TGGCTGGTTCAACACCGAGGGATCAAAGGTCCGTGCTAGTATGCGTGGTAGAGGTCACGCTAACTGGAGTGCCGCTTCGGCTCGTGCCTGGTATGGCAACCCCTCCCAGTCGGCTTCGACCCGCTACTCTGCCGCCTCCCTACAAGTAGCGCTAGCGTAAGGCGCAGCCGTTAGTTCTCCGTTACGTAGTCCTTGTGAGTAGCGCAGCGGGCACGAACGAATAGGACGTAGTAGGAGAACCGCTTTATAAAACTGATATTACCATGATTAGTAATAGGTTTAAAAAATTCTTCAATTGGATATATACTGGTAACTTCAGTAAACACCTAATTGGTGGAATTATCATAGGAATAATTGCAATATTAATTGATACATTATTAGGACACCTCATATGTGCAATTACTACGATCCTACTTTTAAAGTATAAAGAAATACTATATAGAAACAGTTGTGAATGGCCTAATTGTTGTATAACAACAATAGGTGGATTCTTAGGAGGAATTCTGATTTCTTTAGTATTAATTTTTATGCTTTAAAGAACAAAAAAATTAGCGTGGCACTAAGCCACGCTTTTTTATTTTATAAAATTCTGAAATTTAATCCTGTTTTCTACCTAAAATAATCATTTATCTATATGACTATTCTAAGTAGAAAACCCCGAATATTACTTCGGGAGGAATTTCAATCGATATTTCCATTCCAACTGCTTAAATTTATCTTTCATAATTTTATTTTTCTTTATTTTCATACATATATAAGGCTTTCAGGCGATTATATCAGTTCATTAAAAATCAAACTGTTTAAGAATCTCTGCCTTATAATTTAAAATCTCAGAAAATTTTAGAAAATCATTTAAAGATTTCATCTTATCTATCATGATTAACATAGTTGATACTTCATAAACCTCTCCTAAAACTTCTAGGAATGACTCTAATACTTTCTTTTGAGAATCAATATCTGGATATTTACCCAGTTCATTTGCTATTGCTGCTATTACTGAACCTATCATAACTCATATTTTAATAATAAATCCGATACTGTTGCTTTATGAAAGTCACGAGCTGGATTTTTAGTTTTTAACTTAATATTATTTTCTTCACAAAACCTACATTGTTCTTCCCAAGTATCATATTGACATTTGATAAAACTAATTCTCCAAAGATCTTTCATAAGAATTCCATCTTGATCTTTCATTAAAGATGTAGGTAAACAGAATAATGATCCTTTGTCAGTATCATCCTTAATCGAACATAGTGATAAGAATAATTCTGCATTATCTTTACAATCAATACGACCCGCACAATTCCATGTAGTATGAGGATCTTTGGAATCGAAAAGCTCAACTCTAATAATTGAAAAAGTTCCACAAACTGAAGTTGCTATTCCAAATTCTTTGTTATTCTGTAGGTTTTCATCAAGTGGATATTTATCAGTTGTATATCCCAATTCCAATAATTCTAAGATTGCTTCCTTAGTTACTTTTCTAAGAAAACATGTTACACTATTAAACATCCTTCCTCTTTTTCATTTCTTTTATAATTTCAACACAAATGAACACTGAAACAATTATAGATAACACTATTAAAATATTAACTATAATTGAAAGTTCTGAAAAATGAAATATAATAACATATAATCCCATTAATATTGATGTAACCATTAGCGAGGTACAGATGTGTCCCCAACTAATATTAGGAATTTTAATCTTCTTCATTTTTATCTAAGATATTGGCTGATTTTAAATTGATAATAGGTTTCATCTTATATAGAACTTCGACAGTTGGCTCAATTAAGGATTCAATTAGTTCTGAGTCCTTATATGCCATTGGTGATTCATCTATAGTTTCTTTACAAACTGATGTTGAGAATACACCTGTCATTCTTTCTTTAAAGGAATCAAGAGTTATATTTTTCTTAGCTGCACTTCTGGAAAACTTTCGACCAGCTCCATGAGGTGCACTATAATTCCAATCTGGATTAGATTTTCCTCTACATACTAAAATTCCATCAGCCATATTCAAGGGAATAATTAGTTTTTCGTTCTGATAAGATCTAATTGACCCTTTCCTAAGGATATGATCTGTGAAGTCTAGATAATTATGAACTGATTCTATTCTTTCTACCTCTTTCCACCGAAGTGCTGAGGTTATTCTTTTAATTATCAAGTATCTGTTATAAGATGCATATGCCTGAGCTATACACATGTCACTAAGATATCCTGACATATCAGACCCTTCTAAAAATCCATTAGGTGATCTTAGGTTATATACTGGATCAAGTCTAAGGATTTTTATTCTTCTTTCTATCTCTGGTCCACTATATTTAGCTCGAATCTCTGCTTCTAGAGGTTTCAATCGTTTTTCATCTTTTCTCATAGATTTTCCAATCTTAGACCAATACTTCCACACCTTAATTCCAAAATTTCTGGAACCACAGTGAACAGTAAGAGCCCAATTTTTATCTGGAGTTTCTGAGACTTCGATAAAATGATTACCTCCACCTAATGTACCAAGTGATTTATAAAATACACCTTGATCCATTCCTAATCTACGGAGCATATCTCTCAGATATTTCTCTCCGATTTCACCAACATCTGGAATTACCTCTGGCCAGGCTGACCTAGCTTTAGAGTATTCTGTCCGAAGATATCTATAAAATTCTTTCTCATCTACTATAGGTTTTTCATTTATTTCCATACCCATTGGTATAAGATTGCGAATTTTATAATTTACCTTAGCTAAATCTGGTGAATCTGGAATAGCAGTTTTAGATATAAATGTAACTACCCCACAGCCAATATCACAACCTATGTACTCTGGATTTACTTTTGTCTCAGTTGGTAATGTAAGACCAACTATACACCCAGTTCCAGAATGACAATCTGGCATTACTCTAATTGGAATATCTTGTGAGATGTCATTATCTAACACTTTATATAGAAACTGAATAACATCTTCTTCTGGATCATCCACATATATTTTGCAGTCCTTTCCATGTTTCCCTATCAGTTCAATCATCGTTTTTGGTTTTATTTCTAATTAATAATGCTTGTAATACACACATTGGATTTTTCTCACTACATTCATCAGTAATTCCAGCCTCTGAATAAAGAGAACAAAATTCTCGACAAATGGTACTATGAATATCGTTTAATGAAAATCTAGGGTCAGATTTTAAGACTTTATCCATAAAATTAGGGATATATTTTTCTATATTCACCGGATAATAAGTGTTCATAAGAGTATCCTGATCAGACGGATTCTTATTATCCTGAGCTATACAAAAGTCCATTAAATTATCACCCGGTGTATTTAAATCTGGATTTGGAAGATTTTCACAACAGTTAGCATATTTGCAATTTTCTTGACAAAAACTAAAATGTTCTTCGTCTCCTGCTTCCCGACCAGACATGAATCTAATCGTTTTCTCTCCATCCGGAGTCATAATTTTTATCGTTCTATCTTTTTTACTTGCCATAATATAATACAGTATTTGGATCAAATTTTAATGAGAATGAAATTCCATCAAACTCGTAATTTTTATCATCGCTTTTAGTTCTTTTCAGATAACTCTTAAGTCCTGATTCATAATTGAAAGCTTCAACTATTAAATGATAACCTGATAAAGTTTTTAACTCAGAGACAATCGATGTATGTTCTTTTATTAAATTTTTTACTTTTTCCAAGTCTTCTATATTTTCTGAATCAAAATCGATCAGCCAATATGGTTTACTCTGAAAATTTCTATCACGAACATTCTTAGAGATTCCTAATTTATAGTTCAATTTATAAATAGCGGAATAATCTCCATTGAGAATTCTTTTAGATAACTCAACTTGCATTAATTTTGCCAACATTTCTTGAGATGAGGCATTAATATTAACATAAGCTCTAGCATTGTAATCATTGCAAGTTTTTACAATTCTCTCCCAATGGATTTCTAATTCTTCTAAGGATGTTATAAACCAGTACCCTCTTTGATATACGTCTTTCTTCATATCAGGATTTTCTTTTCTTCTCTGAAGAACCTGAATGAGATAGAAAATATCATTCTTTCTACTATCCTTAAATCTAAGGAATGGTAAGATTTTTTCTTTGTTATTTATCATAATAATATATTTTTTCAGTTGAAAAAGTCCAATTAACATCTACTAACTGTCCCTCAAGATAAATTGGAACTGATTGTTTCTTCCCTCTTTTGAGATCAGAGAATATACATTTCTTGGACATTATAAATCTAAATTTTCTTTCAGATATGTCAGTATCGATTCTCTTTTTCTCTTCAATTAATTTTTGCTGAAGAATAGAAATCTTATCTGTCCCAATCTCATCAATCTCAGATTGAATTGAACTAAATATCCCATCCATGATTTGATCACCAGTAGTCTTTTTAGCACGATATTTATTAACTAATGCGAAAACTGAGTTCTTAGAAAATTTAAGATTTGGATAACTACTAGCACTTAATGCTCTAACTGTATAATATCCACTAGATAATCCAGTTTTATCGAAATTTAACGAATAAGTTTTCTTCCCATATATTCCAAGAGTTCTTAAATATTTTTCTTCTTGAGAAATTGGAGATAATATATTTAAATAATATTCTAAATACTTAAGTTTAATTGATAAAACCAAACTTTGAATCTCCTTTTTAGCTAAATACATCGCTGATACTTGTCTAGTTTTTGATCTAGTAGCAACTGGTAACTTTTCTAGATCTAATAAATATTCACCAGAATATACCAACGGTGTATCAATGATTCCTAATTTTTTAAATTTACCAGCTAACTTGTTAGAAATCTTTACACCAAGATATTTTCCATTTTTCACTCCATCTTTGATCAGACAAAAATTCTTATTCATTACAAGATTTAACTCTTTCTCGGTGGTATATGGACTGCTAGGAATAGAAACCTTAACTGGTACTTTATAAGATAGTGACAAGTTAGCTCTTCCTTTATTTCTTTGTATTCCAGTTATATTGTAGGCTTGTAAGGAATCTAAGCTTTTCAATTCTACTCTATGAGAGGTTTTGCCAGAAATTCTATGATATTTGTACAGATCATCACTGACTATTATTCCAGCTTCATCTTTGATTAAATCTTCAACCAAGCTTACTACCGAATATCGATGACATTTCTCATTATATTTATAGGTGGTTTCAAATTTATCTTGCGGCTCAAAATCCATCCATTTAATCTTATGTCTAAGATAGCTTCTGAACTGTAAAAATCCAACATCACCATAAGTAGAGTAGTAATTTAAAACAACTTCTTTAGAATCTGTTGCTAGAGCTAATGCTTCTGTAACTTCTGGATAATCAGAACAAAATCCAAAGATCATTCTTAGCACATGATTACATTCATCAGTATCCAATTTTATATCACTTGGATTTCTATCATTAATTTTCTCCAAAAACATGACAGTCGAAACTTCCTCTGGAATAATTATAGATTTCAATCCACATGTTGATATCAATTTCGGATCAACAAATTTGTCTGGATCAGTACTATAATTATATACTACACTTTGATACCTCAAATGTTTCTTATTTCTAAGAACTGCAGTATTAGTACTACCATAAACTAATTCTGATCTAGTTTGAATAACTAGTCTAAGTTTTGAATTTTTAATATTTATTATTTTCATATTTTAAATATTTAATACACTATTAAGGTTTTTACATCCCCCAGACCATGATATACTTATCTATGTAATTAATAAATATATAAGTTATGATAGCAAGTGGTATAGTATTTAATAGATTTTTTGACATTTCTTTATATACTAAAGAAGATATCTATCAAAGATATAATCCATTTGACGTAGTATCTGGGGGTATTGAAGAAGAAACCCTAAACACTACCGTTGGTGGAATAGAAACTGAAATAATCAGGAAGAAAATAGTAGCAAATGATATGAAAATAATTTCTTATGAAATTTCTACTAAAGAAATGGCCTCTAATATATTTACTTGCTGTAAAGTATTAGAAAAAGCATCTCCTAGACTATGTAGGGTTGATTTGATAGATGAGAATCTTGTTTTATTCTCATATCCGCATTTCAGTGATGATATAGAATTAAGCAATAAAATAGAGTCTACGATAGAAGAATTAGCTAGATTATCTATGTTTATTCTTAAATTATCTGATGATTTAGATGATTGGATAAAAAATTTATCAGAATATATTAGGATTTGTTACAAATTTACAGAGTCAACTGATGGTCCTGAGGATGAAGTTATTTCAAGACAAATATTCGTTGCACCAAATGAAAATATAGACCTGTCAGAAGATAATAAAGACGAAGATTAATAAATAAATTTAATTTTATGTTAGAAAAAATAAAAGCATTAGAAGAGGCGAAATTAAAACTAAAATCTGAATTTATCGGTATTGATAATATAATTGATCAGATTATAGAGAACATTACTCCTTGGTATGTTACACCAGAAATTTTGGAAAAACCAGTAGTAGTATCTCTATGGGGATTGACTGGGACAGGAAAAACTAGTGTTATCCGAAAATTAATTAATTATCTAGATTTATCAGATAAAAGTATATTTTTTGACTGCGGTCAAGAAACGAATACTAATGAAAGTTCAGTAGCAGAAAAATTAAATGACTTATTTGATAATTCAAGTGATGGACTTGGTGATATAGATCCTTTTGCAGATAAAGATTTTTATTCTGAAATGGAATTAAATCCGAGCGCAGATAAGATCAAAAAAAGAACTCCAAAAGATTTCATCTTTGTTTTTGATGAATTTCAATACGCCAGAACACTGGATGAACAAGGAAAAGAAATTGATAAACCTACTTTAAGATCTGTTTGGAATTTAATGGATCATGGTGTACTTGATATAAATTCATATCAGTATGATCTTAATAATTTCGTAATGTTTATAGAAGAGTTGGAATACTTTTCTAATGAACATCCAGGGTTAGGAGCTGATAAAGGATATTTTCCAAATATTCCTTCAGTTATATCTGAATTAAAGGATACTTTAGGTCTTTATTATAGAGGAGAATTTCAAACTTGTAGTGATGGAGAAGAAGATGGAGATAAGTTTGAATTAATACCAAAAGAAAAACTCTATGTCTTGATGAGAAGATTAAATAGAATCGAATCTGGATTAGGATATAAAGTTGTTGGGAAAATAAATTCAATGACATCCTTAGCAGATGTGATAGAGTTGGTTAAGAAATATATCAAAATTCTTACTAGACCAAAAATCTTGAACTGTAATAAATCTTTAATCTTTATCTTAGGAAATTTAGATGAAGCATTTGGGGTTAAGAAAGAAATAGATCCAGATGTTAGTGCTGATATATTTCATGAAATGACATCTAATGTCGGTATCACCGATCTAAAGAAAGCACTTCAAGAAAAATTTAGGGATGAACAAGTTGGTAGACTAGGTAATAATATAATCAAATATCCTTCCCTCAGGAAGAAAGATTTTGAAGAAATCATTGATAAAGAATTAACTAGAATATCTAATAGGTTTAAAGAAGTAGCCAATATTGAGTTAACTTTTTCTGCCAAAATGAAAAAGTTAGTTTATTCAGAAGGAGTTTATCCAACACAAGGTGTTAGACCAGTTATTACTACAATTAATTCTATGATTAATCCAAAACTTTCATCTATATTGATTAATAAAACTGATGAAGTAGTATCGGTCAATTTTGATGTTAAGGAGAATAATTTTGATAGAGAAAAAGCTACTATAATTTTGGATTTTTGGGGAAAAGATAAAAAAATCAAATCTGTGAATTTTTCTCAAGAATTAGCACTTGGAACATTAAGATGTCCAAGTAATTGTAATAAGATAGCAATTCATTCTGTTCATGAAGCAGCACATGCTGTTATTTATTCTAAATTAACTGGTGAAATTCCGACTGCAATTATATCTATCTCATCTATGGGTGGTGGATATATGTGGAGTGAAGTTGATGATCAAGACGGAAAATCTAGTGATTCAATTGAAGAATTAGATAACGAAATAGTGATTGCTTTGGCTGGTTACTATGGAGAACGGGAATTTTATCCAGAAGAAAAATGCACTTTAGGGTCTAGCAGTGATATTTCAACTGCCTGGAATAAATTAGCTGAAGCTGTATATAATTGTGGATATTTAGAACCAATTCAATTTGCTGCTACAAGTGGTGAAATTGATCATTCTACTAATTCATCTTTTGGAATTTCTGACGATTTAAACCTGATTGGAGCAATACTAGATTCTAAATCTCTTGGTTCTGTAAAAAGTATAAAGAAAACGATGTATTCTTTATTGGTTGCATTTCAAAATAAAACAGAGGAATTAGTTAAATCTGAAAGAGATTTAATATTAAAAATTGGATTATATCTCAGCAAAAATCGGAGTATGTCTGAAAGTACATATAAAAGATATATTAAGAAATATGCTAAAACTTTTTCATTGGAAGATATGAAAAAAATGAAAAAAGATAATGAGGGATATTATCTTAAAGTTCTGAAGAAGAAATAAAAAAATATAAAAGTATAGGATTAAGTTCCTATACTTTCTTTTTTCTTAATTATTACTTTATGTGGGTTATGAAATTCATATTCATCATCCAATGGGACCAATAAATCTATCTTATTTTTCCATCGACTAGGCATTACATCATGAATTATCCATTCACCAGATATTCTATGATTTTTAGATTTTAATATAATAGTATCTCCCATTGAGTATTTATCTAAAAGATCTCTAGATACAGCTACCCATTTAAGATCATGATTTTCTAATTTATCTAAGTCTATAGTAGTGCCATCGGCTGTTACTAAACAATCTTCTCCACACTGTTCTGGTACTGGATTATATTTAGTAGCCAAAACAGTATCATATCTACATTCTATTATATTCTCTACAGAATCCTCTAGAACTTCTTCTTTTATTGTTACTTTTGCCATCCCTGAGGAATAGAAAAATCCTATATATAATAAGATAATTATAACTAATTGTATTAATTTATTCATCACTTTTTTCTTTTTATTGAAATCCATTCTAAAGATTTCAGTACATTATTTATTGTTTCTTTCTCTGATTTTTTCAAATCTTTTCTTTTTAGTGTTAAAAATTTATCTGGACTCTGTAATATATCAATTCCTAAGTACTTCTTCAATTTTTCTAGATAATATTTATTAAGATTATTCTCTAGTAATTTAAATATTGAAGTTTTAAGATTTTCTGGATAATCTAGTAAAACATCTTGTTTATTATAAGAACAAATCGGATTCAACCAAATTTCTTCTTCATTAGATCCTACTTGTAATAGAAAATTTTTCTTTGGTAAATATAGATCTACTAAAGAACCATCTTCAAAGTTATAGTATTTTCTCCTAATAGTATACCTTAGTCTTATTACCAAATCAATTAAGATTTCATCTGGATCTTTTTCTATTTCCATGAACGGAAAAGAATATGGACCCATACTACTTTCTTCTACATAAGAATCTTTTAATACCTTATCCAGATATTTAATACTTTTATTAACTATCCCTCTTCTATCATTGTCTCCAAAAACCCAACTGAATATATCAGTATCCTCCCCAGTAAAATAAATTCCAGGAGTTGTTTTCTCATTAACTTTAACTAAAGAAATAAATGGAAGACAATCACTGGATAGAGCAGGAGAAGTTACCTCATATAAGTAAAAATCTATTAATTTTTTGTTTTGATTTCTAAGCCAAAAACAAATTTTATCTCCAATTTTATACATATTTTAATTTATTTATATTTCATGTATAAGGCTTTAAGAGGAAAAATAAAGAGGGCATTGCCCTCTCATTTCTTTTTTGGTTTCTCTTCGTTTTTATCAGTTTCTTTATTCTTAACTGATTGAGAATTATCCAATCGAGACACTATTCTGCCTCTAGTTAGATCATAAGGACTTATTTCAAGTTTTACTCTATCCCCCGGTACGACTTTGATATAGAATTTTCTCATTTTACCAGATACTTGAGCAAGTATTAAATGCCCAGTATCTAGTTCAACTCTAAACAAAGAATTACCAAGAGCTTCAGAGATTACTCCAAATTGTTCAATGTTTTCTTGTTTTGCCATTTTATTTTAAATCTTCATTTTCCGGAACCCAAATAGTGATATAAAAGAATTTTTCACTAATTATATCTTTCTTTAAGAATTCAGACATTTTATCTATTCCACCAAAATAATTAATGATATTCATTATTGATATTGTACATGTAGTGATATTAGTCGGTTTTCTTAATGTTCCGCAGTTTATAATTTCATACTTTTCAACATATCCACCAAAACTATCTCTAGCTTCTTTGAATAATTTCATAATAGCATCTCTCAAATGATTACCTGATATAGAATCGTTTAAAGTTTTATATGATGCTGAAGTTTTAAGAGATCTTTGGTCAATTGACTTATTATATTTATTATAATCGTGTCTCTTATAGTAATTTTCATAATCTAATAAACTTTCTATATCATTATCGAAAGAATCTTTATTACATTCAAATCTAGTTAATGTTTTATCAGCTATCTGTTTTAGATCAATTCCGATTTTTTTAAATAAATCAGAATAATAACTGATCTTCAAAGTATTACTATCATCCAATGAGTAATAGAAGTATGATATAAGTGCATCAACATTTTTATCTCTTCCTTTCTTAGAATTTACACTCTGCTCAACATGATAATGAGTTAGATCATAATAATCTACCAAATATTTATATAAATGTTCAGAGATCACTTCCTCTACTTTAGACTTAATTGAATCAGATATTTTAACTTCCCCATCAGTGAGATCTGTGTAATCAAATATCCTCAGTAGGCTAGAAACATCTTCATGAAAATATAAAGACGAATTAGGAGAATATTGTTTTTTCTTTTTCTCAAGATAAGTATTTACCATATCTTCCCAAAGTGATTTTATACTAGTTACATCATCTTCTAGATATTTTCCAGATTCAACCAAAGTTCCAACATTATCTCTCATACAGATTCTAAATCGGTTACTTCTATCTTTTTCATCTTTAACATAAAGACGTTTCTTAATAACTTCAGATACCGATTTTTCTGTATCCTCATCAATTTCTGTTACAAACAAATGAACAGTTCTTTGAGGAGTTTCATAAAATGATGAATTGGTGGGATGGATTTTATGACTAGATACTTCACCAAGATAATATAATGAACTATCTATAGAATCATAACGATATCCTACTTTCCAATTTTTAGTTCTGGAGTAGATTTCACAGTTTAGTCTTCTTCTCATTTCTTCCAAAGTTTCCTTATAAGAAGACATCGATTTAGTTATTAGTCTAACTGAAGTTGCCTCACTATGGAATACTAGTTCAAATTCTTCCTGAATATCTCCCCTCAGGATAGTTGAACCCTCGGCTATTTCAAAAATATTGCTAGGATCTATATTACCAACTTTATAATAAAGATCTTTGTCTGGCAAACTTTCGTTTTTCACCAGAATTACATCTTTTTTTATTTGTGCTTTGAAATTTTTGTTTGTAAGATGTATTTCTGCGGAAGCACCACCGAATATTCGTTTTACGGGGTCTATATACTTCTTTTTAGAAGGATCTGCAAAATATACAGTATCCTTGTTGACTATAAACGCAACTACATCACTAGTTAATCTCCAATCTTTCATTCGATATAAATTTTAGTTTTCTTTTGTGAATAATTAAATTTTAAAGTTGATCCCCCTAAGACGTCTTCTATCTCATCCAGTGAATCTAAAAAATCTTGTTCGCCAATATAGGTATCACTAGATTTACATAATTCTGCTTGGACTAAAGAAAATCTTCTTCTGGTTTCATCTTGATCGTAAACAGCTGTTACCTCAAATAGATGCCCATCAAAGGCTTCGGCGTAAGGTCTAAGTTCTGGTATACTAAAACATTCATAGTTTAGTCTACATTCAATAAATTGTCTAAATGATTCCACTCTTTCTTTATCTCCAAGTGGAGTTCTCTTGACAGAAATATAATCTTTCTCATAATATGGTAAGGAAGAATTTATATTTACTATCATTTGTTTTAACGATTCAATATCCATAATTTAAGTGCAAATAATTCCTCTATTATTTTTCTTGTCTCTTGGCCTACATTAAATGTATATAAATAATTAGACCAACTTTGAGGAGTACAATTAATTATATACTCTCGATCTCCTTTCTTTAATTTCCACCAAGTCTCACTATCACGATTCTCATCTCTAAATAGACATGTTGAGTATGATCTAAAATCAGATAAATGAATTTTATCAGTGGAATAATTTTTAGGAGCGTTTGGTAATTGTTTCACTTCGACAGAATCTAGGAAATTCTGGAATAATCCAAATCCACCCTTTGTTTTGGTAATTTCTGAATTTAGATATCCCCAAAAATCTTCGAGATCATTCTTAAGATGTACTGGGAAAGTCTGTTTTGAAAAAATTATTCTTTCTTTGATACCAGACAAACTAATAAATTTAATTCCAACATCAGTTAAGAGAATATCTGGATCATTAAATCTAAAATATTTAAAGATATTGGAAAATTCTGTCCATATAGGTTCCCCATCAACAATAGACATACTTTCAAAGTCACTATGAATTGTAGGGATACCTGGAAAAATTTTATAATCATAAGGATCTGATAAACCCTCGAAAAATTCCTCTCTAGTTAGTATTTCTAACATGATTATTTTTAAAATAAGTTATTATATCTAATCCATCCCAAGAAACTCTCTCACTTTTTGGTGATCTAGACGTAGGAGCATACTCTCCATTTACTGCATCTAAATACATTGAATGGGTGAATTCATCACCAAGATAAAATCTATCCCAATCTTTTTTGAGAAATGCTGATTTAAGATCAAGTTGTTCTAGAGCTAAATTATCAAAAGATAATGTTAAATTATTATATTTGGTATTCATTTGATATTTTATTTTTCTGACAACTTTTTTCCATTCATCTAATTTATCAATAGTTATTTTTTCTCCTCTCCCGAATTGTTTAAATCCAAGTAAAAGAACTTTAGGACTAGATTCACAGATGTATTCAAATTGGTCTGGTTGGATTACTCCAATGATAGTATGTATAACTTCAGTTTTTACCATAGTTGAGAATTCAATATCAAAATATCTTAATGTTTCTATTTTTCTATTACAACTATTTGTAACTGATTTTCCGACTGCATTAATATTCTGATAAATTTCTTGCATAGTCTTTTTAGACTTTTCGTTAATATAGTCATTTTCCGATAAAGTTATATTTACTATAAATTTTTTGCTCAATTCATCAGTAATTAATTTTATATCTGGATGAAGTAATACATTCCCACCACCAAGAGCTAATTCAACACCATCTGGCAATTGACCTAACTTTTCAAGTAATTTCTCGGTATCACAATTTTTTCCACCAGGGATACTTGATTCATGACAGAATGGACATCCATAGTTACAATTATTAGTGATTTTAACATCAATGGAATCCGGAAAATCTGATTCAAAAACTTCACCAATAAATTCTTTTGTTCCATCATCATCTAATTTAACTAGGTATGTTCCATTCCGATACAATGTTTTTGAAGGAATAGTACTCCCAGTAAAAGCTCCGCCTGGTCTAAAATGATTTATCCCACAGAAAAGGATATTATTAGGATTAAAATACCCCGAACTCTGATTTGATTTCATAATCTATAAATTTACATTGTTCTGGATTATTCCCAATAATTTCTTGATAGTATTTCATTGGTGGAGTATTAATAGAACTAGGAGCCACCAGTTCTTCGTTCACATATAAAAGTTTTTCATTAAAAATACAAATATATACAAATTTACTAGTAGTATCTGAGGCATCTATTTTTCTTCTATTTATCATACTATCAGATTTTGGATCATAATTTAGAGAATTAACTACACTCCATATCTCACTGTTCAATTCTTGAACTGTTGGATAATCTCTAAATTCATAAATATCATCCCCTATCCCTGGAAAATGAATTATCACCTTATAAGGGTAGGTCTCAGTAGGTACTATAAAAAACTGTGACGGATGATCATCATTATCATTCCCTAAAAATAACCAAGATCCTGGATTGAATATAAATTCCTTCAAGTAATCCTTATCTCTCAATAGCTTGGTATCTAAAGTATCAGTTGATTGATGATCTATTGTTGGATAACATTTAATCTCAACTCCATCCGCACCAGTATAATCACAAATAACCTCTTTAAAAATTTTCTCTAATTCAAGATATTCTTCTTTCGGATTATATTTATGATACATACCTAATGTAGCTAAAACATACAGAGATTTAGTATAAGAATCATTATATTTTTCCCATTCCCAACCAAAATTTCTCTGATCATTAAAACGAATCCATCCATCAGACTCTATTACTAAATTTTGGAGCTGTGGATTTTCACATAATTCGATATTATTTGAAATTGTTATTGAGTGAGAGCTTGAGCTATTAGTTTCTGGCATTTTTGCTCTCACTATCTTTCTTATATTTTTCTTTTCCATACATATATAAGACTATCAAGGAGTTGTGACCGAAAAAAAAAAGAAATCACCATATCACAATTGATATAGTAATTTATCTCATATCCCCAAGACATATTTACTAATATATCTTAGAGATTAGAGAGGATATATTTTCTAAACGAAATATATTTATTTAGTTTTTACGAAGTATTCATTCGTACGTTCTTATTAGTTAAGACTTTATTATGTTAATATTGTTGATGCACTAACATGAATCCTAGGATCTACAGTGAATAATTTTGAAATATTATCAACAATTACTACCATAGAATTTATGAAATTACACACCTGAGTAAATACGTTTTGAATTGTTCTGAGACCATCTATTGCCTCCGAACCTTTACTCTTTTGTGATGGCTGATTATCATTCCCTTGATTATTTCCGATCATCTCAGAATTGTTTCCTTCATAGGTCCGATTTGGATCACCACTTGAATTACCTCCGCTATTCATCTGATTTACAGAGTTGTCTTTCTTTTTTCTACCTAGTGCTGCAAATACAGTTATACCTGCTAACAAACCCGCACCAATCTTCATAAAAATATTCATAGTATCTATTTGTATTGAATGATTATTAATTCTATTAATTATAACATTCGGTCCGAACATATCGGATGTAAATAGATACCCAACTATCCCGTCAAAATCACCATAAAAGATATAATCTTTATTCGTCATTAATTTCCATAGTGAAAATTTTTTCCTCCATTTGTTTAAATTAATTGGTAATCATCTCTTTATACTTTACACACATATAAGAAACTCAAGTTATTGTAGACCTATTTTTATTATAATATATCATTCCAATAATAAAGTCTCATAAGTTCACTTCTCACCAAGGGATTTGGAAATTTAGTTGGAAGTTTATATTCAGGAAAACTAATTCCACTATATCCAGAATCAACTAAATATTCATAGATTACCTCACCAATGGCGTAAGATCTAGATTTTCCAGCTGCACAATGAATAATTAATTCTTCAGTCTCATCTGTAAAAATTCTCCGATCCAAGAACTCTTTAACTAGTTGTGCTAATTCTGGAGTAAAACTACCTGGTGATACCTCAGAGATATCATAAAATTCCAAATTTAATATCCCTGAATGAGGTAATTCAAAATAATGATCTCTCCTAAAATCCCAATCCCGCCCTGAGTCATTCTGTTCAGGAACTTCAATTGAAATTATACTAATCTTAGGATTATTTAGATCTTCTACTGAATCCTCTAATCCCAATGAGTTTACATAATCAATGAATTTTCTCTTTGAAAAAACTCTGATTGTTTTTAATTTAATATTATCCATGACTTAATTCAATGAATTTTTCTTCAAATTTATCCCACATAGTATCTAATTCTCTACGATAAATTACATTAAATATTGAGTAATATCTATAATCAAAAGTTTTATGACGATTAGATAATAAATAAGTCATAGTATGTTTTACATCAAAAACAACTGTCAAACCTGGTTTAGCAGTTTCAATAAAATAAAACTTCTTTGACTGAGGACTATAGGTAATTTTCCAACCATCCTCTTCAAATATTTTTATAGAATTATCATTGTACTCAGGATCAAGATCATAAATTCTAATAGGATTGGAGTAATCTGGATTCATGGCTGTACTGCCAATTCTTTGTTCCTTAATCTCTCGAGGGAGAATATGGAATTCTTTAATTTTCCCTACGTTTTTATATAAATCTAAGAAGGAAATTTTGATATCTACCTCTCTTCCAGTATTATCAAAAGAATAATTTATTTTTAAATCATTAAAAAAGTCTATTAATTCTATATAATCTATCTCGGGAAGTTTAGATTCTGCCCGATATATTAATTTCGCTACTGTTTTAAATACACTCATCTCTAACTAATTTTTCAAATTTAATATAAAAGTCTGAATCATTGGAGATTAGATCTCTTCTATATATAATATGAGAAAGATTAAATATAAACTCATATGATTTATCTTTTGGATCTTTCTGAAAAATATACTCTGGTTTGAATATTCTAATATCACAAACTTTTTTTGTGTTTATTATGAAAAATTTTTCATTACCATTTTGTATAAATCTAAGATCTCGGATATTAGGATCAGTATAACTTCCTACAAAATCTATTAACGAATTATGTAACAATCTCCTATCTTCATACATAATATATTCAAAAGGAATTTGCCCGGCTGTACTATCTAAAGCTTCTCCGGAACTATCAGTTTCATAGATAAGGCATGGAGTATATATAAACTTAGCAATCTCAAAATATTTATCATACAAATCACGGGGTCTTATCTCTATTCTTAAGCACCTAGCCGGCTCTTCTTTTACTCTAAATCCAATTCCTAACGATTCAAAAGAATCTATCATTTCTATCTCCTCTTGTGGAGTTAGTCGATAATATCTTAATACAAAATAGGATTTATATAATTGTGTATTTCGTTCCATTAATATTTTACATCATTAAAATGATCCACAAAATAAGAATACCCATATTTCTTAATTCTCTTAAAATCAGACATTACAAAGTCTAAGATTAAACTCCTTCGACCTGTAAAATGATGAACAAACTCAGATTCAGGGAGACATCTAATTTCAAATATTAGCGTTGACATAAACATACAAAGATACATCCCATATGAAAACAATACCATCCCAAAATACATTAAGGGAAACAATATATACTTTAATCTTGACATATCTATAGATCTATTTCAAAAATCTCATGAAGTTGAAGATGATAATTATCTCCAAACCTGGCCGCTGTATCTATGGGAGTAATAGAATAAGGTTTAATATCTTTGAATAATTTAGCAGAATTCTTGAATAAATCATAAGAACTTGTTGTAACTTCAACATTCATTTTATTTTCCCCAGAATCTAGTATTTCTAGAGAATAATTATCAGATAAAACTGAATTAAATGTGTCAATAATAACTAAAGAATCTAAAGCACTTGAATCAGGATATATTAATTTAACTTTTTCTTCCTTTAATCTTTCAATCATTTCAACTTTTTCAGATTCTTTTGCTGGCCTATAATATGTAGTATAACCTACTCCACTTGAAGTATAAGCCATATACTCACCATCGTGCATTAAGGCTGCTAAGAAAAATAATGCTCCAGTATCACGGGTGGTATGACTATAAATTACAATAGTGTGATGAGAATCACTAGCCAAGATATCTCCTTTCCTAAACCTAGATTCTATACTCATAGTCCAGTTTCTTCTCTAATTTCCAACATTATTTTCTCTAACAGATCTAGATCTGGTGAATCTGGGAGTTTTGATTTTTCAAAAGCTTCATGCATCTTCTTCTCTAGGTTTTCAGTATACTTCATAATCTCAGAGTATTGGATTTTATGATTTTTGACATCTAACAGAAAATCTCTATCGATACCTCTTCTATTCAGAATCAATCCTTTACCTTCAGCAATTTCAATAGCCTGAGTGACCAAGCGAATACAATGACACATGTTTTTCGAGTCAAAATCATATCCTTTGTTTAGATTAAATCGTTCTGGATTTCTGTCTCTTACCCAATTGTGATACCTTTTATAGTCAGAACAGTGTTGACTAAACGCATTCATACCAAACTGAAAATCACACAAAGCTATCTCTCCTTTAGGAATACTACTTAATCTAAGTTGAGTTGTGTCTGGATCTGATGGGCTTAAAATTCCACGATAACCAATTGGTTCTAAATTTTCTGGTACACTAAGGCCATCATGAAATACTCGATATGATTCCTCAATATCTTCTCCATTAGCTCTAGCATTACCCCAATCATAGAACAATGCAAAACCTTCAAAGAAATTCGGTAGTCTAACCAGCCCACAATATCTCTCAGATAGTTTATTTTCTCTTAGCCATTTTTCTAACGTCCAAGTGCTACCTTTACCGATATGTAAATAACAAAACTCAAGTGGAGTCTTTCTCCATTCAACAGTTTTTGGATCTATCATCATTGCTTTATTTTGCCCACGTGATTTCTTAATTTGTTTAAGAGCATAATTAGCAAATGGTTGGAAACATGCCTTTGTTAAAAATTCATCTCGATGAGAAAGTAATTTATCCATAACAGGATTTTTATATAGAACTAACTCATCTGGAACAAATAAGGATTCTAAAACTTCAGGAGATGACTTACTTAATTGCCAAACATATTTCTTTAGCTCATCCCAAGAATCATCATTTTTCTCTGATTTTATATTATCAATAGCTTCCAGACCTAATCCTAAAAACCAACTACGTGGTCCAATAAATACTCCACCAGTATCAAGGTCTGATTCCGGAGTATCCAATCCAAATAACTGACTACCTCTAGTATATTCATAAAGTAATCTACCCTGTTCTCTAATATCTTTAAATGTTAACATAAGCTTTCATATAATTCTTTTGGTAATTTTCTAAAATAAACTGTAATTAAGGCTTCACCAAAATTCAGATGACAAAATTGTCGATCTAATGCCCAATCTACTTGAAATACTCTATTACCAGATAATTGATATCTCAATTTTTGATAATAGTAATCATTTATTGACAACATTGAGCAGATAATTTTTTGATCATACAGATATTTAGATAAAACTTCATCTATTGAGGTTGATAGAATATACTCAGATAGTAATCTAAATATTTCTTCAAACTCTTGACAAAATACACTACACTCTCCTGTTTGACCAGATTCACAAAAGACTGGAAAAATAATCTTCCCAGTGAGTACTGAAGCTAGGTATCTGATATAAATCCGGAGTATCTCTGAGAGATAAGTAATTATGTAATCTTCATCACCTTCCAGATTGGATAGATTTTTAATTAATTCTCTATCCTCTGGTGGGATTTGATTAAATGGTACTGGCACTGCTAGGACAAGTTTGCTCTTTTTCCACATATTCCAACTACCACGATTAGAAAAACTTGGTGGAATAATATAATTAATATTAAAGACAGTTCCTTTCCATCTCTGGTATAGTGTAATTGACTTGGCTCTAAGTTTTGTATACTCGCCAATTAGATCATAAATGCAGCCAATCCTAGTAGTGATCGGATAATAATAAAACTCACATCCTAAGATACTATAATATAAATCATATATCTTCTGGGATATATCACAATATTTTACCAGGTAGTTTTGAGAAGGAGGTTTTACTTGATCTAATTCTGTATTGAGAGATTTTATTTTCACCAAGAAACAGTTTATCGTCTCTAAGTATTCTCTTAGGTTATCTTCTTTATTTTGAGGCATACCATTTCAGTTTAGCTCGTTTAAGTGCATTGAGGAGAGACAAATAATTTGGAAAATGAGGGATAAGATAATCCTCTGATGCTTTAAATTTTAAATCAAATTGTTCACCTGTCCTAAGGATATTCTCAAATTCTTCGGAGAAAAATCCTTCTTGTAATACTTTCTCTGGGATCCCCATCAATTTCTTCTCATTAATTAATGAACCCTCTAATTCAGTTATTATAATTGAAATAATAGCTTTATCAACTGCAGATAATTTAATCTGTCCCATACCAGCTAATTGAATACATGATGACATAAGTTCCACCGAATATTTACATAATACTTCTGGAATTAAGTTATCAGATTCATAGAGTGAATATAATGTACCAACTGGAGTCACTAAATTAGAACCTGATCGACCTGAAGACCAGGATATCTCTAAGAACTGAAAAATCTCAAAAGGATTCGGAAGATTATAAAATATTCCACCACCTATCATATCTTTGATAGTTTTATATCTCAGTTTACTTGGGAGTAGTGATTTAAACCCGGGTAGTATATTTGGAGATGTAGGATTTTGCTTTCTAAAATTCTCTAGGGTAGTAATAACTCCAGCTCTAGTAACATTAAAAGTATTTACTAGGTCTAGCAACCTACCCCACTCAGAGGGATCCATACCATGAAAACATAATTTATAATAACTGTCCCTCTCTTGTCTTAAGGAATCAGAGATCTTAGTAAATTCAGTTATATCTGTAATTTGTTTAGCTTTTCTAAATATCCCAAATAAATTCAACCTCAGAGTGTTGATGATCTCCTGATAATCTTTTGTAGAGTCTTTCGTAATCATATAGTTTTTTAAATATTGATTTAAACAATGTTGATATTGGGCTATTGATTATAGTTCCCATATTATATAAAAGTATCTTAGATTCTTTAGTTCTGAAAACGTCATATAATCCTTCCTCCGTAGAGAATTGAAAAATTCTGAAAATATACTCAGTCAAACTTATCCCAGATGTAAAATTGATACGATCCATTAAGATTGCAGGTAGAGCATATTTAAAATAATGAAGATTTGTCTCTTCTTGCCCTACCATTGTAACTGGTAATTCATCTGAAACATACCAATCAAACCAATCTGGAACATTACGATAATATTCTAGGAGGTTACTTCTCATAAATAAAACTGGATCTTCTTTTAGTCCTGTTTTCGATTGTTCCTCAAAATAATCGATAAAGATTCTTCTGAATAATATATAAACTCTATTAATCATCTCTACTTCGCCTGGATAATTTTGAAATCCAGATCTTAATACATCAAGGTCTGGGAATATAATATTTCTATAGAAAGGGATGGTTCTAAGAAACTCGTCTCTTGACATTTCTCCTTCCTTCAACCATTCAAAAATTTCTTTACCTATCTCATAAATTTCAGAATAATATAGATATTTAATTTCTTGAAGAGTTTTTATTAATTTATTTTTATAATAATCTATGTTTTTAATTTCTTCCATATTTTATTTTTAATTAATACATAATTAAGGAAAAGGAGAGATACTAGAGATAAAAAATTGCATTTAGTGGAACAAAGAGAAATTTCCTAAAGAGTAGCCCAGCTCCGTTCCACTACGCTTCCACACCTCTCGCTTCGCTCGTGCCCTACTCTTTTTCCAGGTAAACCTGTCATAATATATCTACAATTTAAAACAAAAATATTGGGGTTAGGGAGTGAATTTTTGAGGAATGAAATGACGAAAAAAGAGAGGTGGGTTTGGCTAACCCCAATAAAGGAAAATGTCGTAATTTTATGATATGGATTAATATATTATCTTTTTCAGCAAAAGAAATACGACACTTACCTGTATCCACTAACCGGAATTAGCCTGGTTTCTTTTATCTTTGGGTGTTTTGTCTTAATTTTTTGCAATATTGACCCAAAACTCATGAAAAACACCCACTTTTTCTCTCAAAATTCACTGAAAGCCTAGAATATGTAGGGAATCAGTTTCTCTTTAAAACTGGTCTCTGTATCAACAAAAATAGTATAAACCAAAATAATATATTATATGAATAAAACAATAATAAATGTGCCTGAATATGTTAATTACATCTCTGATTGGACAGACTTTTCTCTTCCTTTAGGTCACTCAGTTATTAATAAAACTGTCTGTGGCTGTGGATTTACACAATACTGTCTAGAGAACTTTGATGATGTAATCCTTTGTTCACCTAGAGTAACTTTGCTTGAGAATAAAGAAGATCAAAATTCTCAATGCTATTATTTACGATCAATTCAATTAACTGCAAAACAAAAGGAAGTTTTAATCAAAGATATTCCAGAGGATCAAATAGATAGTGTTTTAGAAAAATATATTTATCAAAAATATTCTGATTCAGTTTTTGAATACATTCAAAAAAGAATTCAATTATCAACAAATCTTAGGTGTATTCAACCATTAAAATTTTTAGTTACTTATGATTCTTTGCCTGTTTTGATTAAAATTTTAAATTACTTGCTTGGTGAGGAACGATTATCTAAATTTTATTATGTAGTAGATGAATTTCAGTTAATATTTAATGATTCTCATTTTAAAGCATCAACTGAGTTAAATTTTATTAGTTATCTTCAAGATTGTCCTAATGTAACTTATGTTTCTGCTACTCCAATGCTAGGAGAATATCTTAATGAATTAGATGAATTTAAAAATTTACCTTATTATGAATTTAATTGGGGAACTAGAATTATTAAACCAGTTGTTCACAGAGTTAATTCGTCCAATTTAGAACAGAGTGCATTAGAAATTATTAAATCTTATCTGGACGGAAATACAGAATCTAGAATAAACTATAAGGGAGATTTAATTAAATCAAGAGAAGTAGTATTTTATTGTAATAATGTTGGTATGATAACTAGTATTATAAAAAAAGCCAAATTAACACCTGATCAAGTTAATATAATTATCTCAAAAAAATCCATAAATAAGCAAAAATTATATGGAATAGGAAAAGGATTTAAATTTGGTCAAGCACCTCTTAGAGGAAAACCACACAAAATGTTTACTTTCTGTACTTCTACTGCATATTGTGGTATGGATTTTTATAGCACAAATGCAAAATCAATTATTCTTAGTGACTGTAATCTAAAAACAATGGCTCTTGATATCTCTCTAGACTTACCACAAATAATAGGTAGACAGAGACTTAATGAAAATCCATTCAGATTTGAAGCTATTTTTATATATTCTACAACAGTTAAAGAAGAAACAAAGGAATCTTTAATTAGATTGGTTGAGAAGAAAAAGAAAAATACCGAAGACCTATTGAATATTTTTAATTCTGCAAAATCTTCTAGTGAAAGAAATATTTTAAGAGAAGATAGAAAAAAATTAATTAAAACATATAATTATGTAGACGATTATACAGGAATAGATGAAAAAACAGGAAATCTAGTTTTAAATAAATTAGTTCTTTTAGCGGATTTAAGAGCATGGGAAGTTCAACAGTTAAATTATAAGGATGACATTAGTGTTCTTGGAACTATAAAAAATTGTGGAATAGAAGAAGATAATAAGATAAATTACAGTAGAGAATTATCTTATAAAATAATGTCTCTAAGATATTTTGAAGAAAGAATGGAAGAGGTTTGTAAGGAATACGATAAAGATCCAAATACAGATGTGTTTAATTATATCCCTTCTGAATATAAAAATTATATAAATTTATTAGGTACTGAACAAATCCGAAGTTGCTATTTTAGAAAAAGTTTAATAGATAAATTAGTAGGAGAGGGAAGTAAAAAAGAAAATTTAAATTTATTAGATTCAGAGATTTATAAAATTTTTAAAGAAGGAGAAAAATATGCATTATCTGATATTAAAGAAATTTTTAGAAATTTACTTAATCAATTATCAATTATATCAATATCCCCAAAAGCATCTATGATTAAGAAATATTTTGAAGTTAAGAGAGTAAAAATATCTACAAATAGTGGAAGAGTAGAAGGATTTGAATTATTAAACAAAATAAAATTATGATATACTTAATAAAATCAGCAGCATTTGATGAAAATGATAATTATATAACTATCCTAAAAATAGGATATGCAAAAGAAGTAGATAAAAGATATAATCAATATGTAGATCATAACCCAACCAGTATTCTTCTCAAAATAAGGGAAGGAGATAAAACCTTAGAATCTTATCTACATGGATATTTCAAAAAATATAAATTTCCAAAGAAACGAGAGTGGTTTTATTATTCACAAGATATAGTAGATAATTTTGAAAATATAAAGATAGATAATTCATATACAATTGATGAATTAAAAGCAATCCTTTATGATTCTTCAGATTTTTCGTCAAAAGATAAAAAATATAGGTTATCTATTATTGAGTCATTTGATTCTTATTATTTTGATGGGAAATTAAGCGAATTTGATTATAAATTTTATAAGTCAAAAACATTTGAAGAAAGAATGAAGATAATTTGTGAGGAATATAAAAATAATCCAGATACTGATATATTTGATTATATTTCTCCAGAATATAAAAATTATATAGATCAATTTGGTATCGATTGTATTAAAAAATCTAGTTATAAGAAATATAAGTTAGATGATAAAATTGAAAAGATCGTAGATAGTGAAAGTGATTTATTAAAAACTGAGATCCTAAAGGAGTTTTTGATTGATGGAAGATATTCATTAATTGAAATTAAAGATAGAATAAAAAAGATTTTAGGGAAATTAAATATAACTTCTATTACACCAAAAGCATCTATAATTAAGAAATATTTTGAAGTGAAACCTATAAAAATTTCTAATAATATTACTGGAGAAAGAGAACATGGATATCTAATAATAAAAATAGTATAATATATTTATTATTAGAATAGTAATTATATTTTTCTTTATAACCTAATATATGTGAATAGACTTAAAAAATTAATATAATATGATAGAAAAAAGCAAAAGAGTTTGGATGAGAGGAAATCCCAGTAATCCAAAGGGTATAATAACTACCTTACAATCTTATGGCGGTTGGTATGATGGATCTTTTGATGATAGTTTATCTATCTCAGGAATGGTATTCTATATTGATCATAACTCTAAGATCACTATGATTAATCCAATAAAAGTTGAGGCTCAGTGTATTATGGAATGCTACCAAGAAATAAAATTATTCTGTGATGGAGATATTTTACAAGATCAAGATGGTCATGCGTTTATATTTGACGGAGAACGAGTACTTAATGAAGCTTTAAGTTGTCATTGTGGAATTAATTCGAAAGGAGAATTACAGATGTTTTTTGATAAAGTAATTCCAGTCAGGTGGTGTTGTTCATGTGATGAGAGTTTAATTACCTACGCAACTACGGAAAATAGAGATATTCTCTTAAAAAGATTAAAAGAGGAAGGATATGAGTGTGAATTGGGGAACTATGGAAAAAGAGTCACCAATATATCTAAGATTAAAACATATAATGATTTACCTAACCATAAACTCCCAGCTCCCTCTGATAATGAAAAACTCCAAAAACATCATGAGGCGGTTACTAAGATCACTATGTTGCTGCCCTACTATGGTGGAGAAATATCAGACCAAGAATGGAATAACATAGATCAAGAAAAATTTATTATTCAATATAGTAATAAATTTAAGAGTTTAATAGTTACCAAGAGTTCTGATATTAGATGTCTCCTAGCATTTCATACATTTGAGAGGGCTAAAGATTTTATGGAGAATAATAGAGAACTGATCCGAAATTATTATCTGCTGTAATCCCTTTAAACCCTAATATATGATGTGAATTCATTTTTAGAAAATAAAAATGAGGAATAGTATTAAGAAGACAGGCTGGTAATAACTGTCTTCTTTTTTTTGTTCCCCTGAAATTCTTATATATGATTATAAATTAGAAAATAATAAAAATACAGATGTTGTTTCATTTATGTGTTAGGTATTAAAACCGAATTATTAAGTATTTTCCTATACCACCTGTGAAGGCCGTGTAGGAAACCCTTCAAATTCTAATTAGTGTATGAATATAATAACATATAATAAGATTTAGACTTATGAAGAAATTAAAAATGAACGCATTGCTTGCATTAGTTGAGCAAGGATCTAGTCGTTTCAATGAAATGATTAAAGATTACACGAGCTTCTTCAAAGGAGAACAAGGTCAGTTTAGAGGGCAAAAGAAAACCTATGATGCTAGACCAGATTTCTCTGACAAACCGGAAGAACGTGGCGAAACAATTATCGTAACGACTGTTAACGAAAAGTATGATTGGCTCATTGAACAAGCTACTTCGTATATTTCCCAGGCTATGGGTATCGAAGCAACTAATTCTTTTGGGGCGAAGAAAGTATCGTTGATTGTCGATGGGAAAGATTTTGGTGAATTGAGTGCAAATGAATTGATGAGACTTCGAAACCTCATTAATCAGCTCGATGGAACATTCAAAATTACCCCGGTCCGTGATGACAAAAGAATTTGGAATCCAACCACTAACTCTGAATATTCAGGACGTGATGTTTGGGAAACTCCGTTACAAGAATCAGTTGAAAGAACAACAATCAAAACTCAGCAGATTTTGCCGGATCCAAATGTTGAAAAACTTCGTGATACTTCCAAGTACAACCCGGTGGTATCCGATATCAACACTATCCAGGAGATTGGTGATAAAACACTACAATATTTCTCTGGTGAATGGTCACACAGACAAAGAGCAGAACTCATGCGCCGGAAATCCGCATTCTTGGATGCAATCGCCGTTGCTTTGAAAGAAGTAAATGATATCGATGCACAAGATACAGACTTGAAGACGAATCAGTTCATGCAGTATCTTATCTACGGAAAATAATATATAAAGATATTTGACACCAGAATCAGATTCAAATTTTAGATTTAACTTAATGAGGAGTTTTAGATTTAGATTTGTGTCAACAGATTTAGTGTCAGATTTACGGAATTTTACCATGGAGGTGAAAAACCTTATTACAAAGGACGGAGGTTCGAATCCTCTCTCGCCCTCAATTGAGGAGAAATATATGGGCGAGTGGTCTAGAGGTCAAAGACGTTGTATTAGAAGATTTAGACTAAACATCCATGAAGTAAATTCCACCAGAACTAGTGTCTGGTCTAAGGGACTCCTGCAAAACAGGATATCGTTATGGGGTCCCTTCTTTTTAAATCGGGCGGATACGCAAACGGAAAAGCGGCCAAGGTTCTCCTCGCCAATTGGTGTTGTTGGTGGTTCGACTCCATCTCTGCCCACAAGAAAAATTAATTCCCTTCGGGGAATTTTCTTTTTGTACACCTAGATAACCTTATATATGTTATGAAGAAAATAAAAATAAATAATGGTTTTTGGCCTTCCTTAGAGGAGGCTGATTATAGAATTATGAAATCTTTCGATAAAGTTTTTGGATTATCAATTACCTTCCTATTTGAGGAGGGAGTTATTATTGAATATTCAGAAGATACTTGGACAGAATATCAACATTCAAGAGGAGATATTATTATGTTACGACCTAGTAATAATAAAGATATGAAACTAGTAGCTACTATTCTTTTATTAGGAAATTCCATAGAGGTATCTCTGAATAACTCAGTTCCTTGGATTATCGATGGTATTTTTGAAAATTTTGAAGTATTGGATATTAAAAGAGTATCAGAATGAAAGAAAACCTATCAGTTACCATTGATTTATTACCACGTGAGATAAGAAAAGATGTTAAATTATTTTTAAATAAAGATATAATTATTAGTCGAATCTTATATCATCATCGGGCATCCGATAAGTATTTAATGCATTATCATAAACTTCGTGATAATTCAGCACCTAAATCTATGTTGGTAATAATCAAAGGTATTTTTGATTACAATCAGGGAGAAATAAAAAATCTACTGAGTATCTTAGAAGATGGTCAAGAAAAAGAAATGCTTTGTGAAAAATTACAGATAGATAATGTATCTTGTATATTATGAGAAAAAGAAAACTAATTATTAGAAGATCTATTATACCTGACCTCGAAAAAGAAGCTATATTATTTCTAAATTCATTGAAGACTAAATATCAAATTTCAGTTAATTTCCTATTTGAGGATGGGATTATTATTGAATATGAAGGGAGAAGTAGTTTAGATCTTTTTGATCATACTAGAGGAAAAGATCTAATCGAGATAACTCCGGATGTAACAAGATTATCATTTTACGTGGTTCAAAAGGATCCAATAACAATTGTATTTGGAGATTACTCTATTACAATAATAGATACAGCTACAAGAATTCAAAAAATTAATTATATTTAACATAAAATCAATATCACCATGGCAGTTTATAAATGGAATGTGATCGACTTAGATCTTGCGCAAGAAATATTCGAGGGTTATATTAATAAAGATCCTGAATATTCTGGAAAAGTAATAGAAATCCAATGTATGTATGATGTTTTCTCCAATTCTGGCAGAAGATATTATTTGGATGCCTATAGTAAAAAGAAAGATTATATGAAATATGATATGATGACTAAGAGAGTTCTAGAAAGTATGGGAATTGATCAAGAGAGTATGGAGAAATCTTGGGAACTATTAGATTCTAAGGGAATCCCCAATATGGTAATTCTTGAACAAGGATCTAATAATGATATATTAGATGAAATAGCCAGTAGTCTTACCTTATCTGAGAAAAATTCAGTATTTGCGAAACTCTTATTAAATCCAGACCCTCAGATAAAATTTCTACCCATTCAAGATAGTATTATGTGGAAAGAAATTTGGAATAGATTATTCATAGGGGATGAAACACAGGAATTATCACTAGGATTTTGGTTTACAAAAGAACCAGATGGAAAATTTAAAGTTAAACATGATCCATCTGATTGGAAAGGAACTAAGTATTTTAGAATTCGATCCTTAGATTATTCAGATTATAAGGACGAGATTGATAATATTCTAGGAGGTTCGAAAGAGTTTCTTACATCAGAAGGTATAACTAAAGAAAGTTTATCTTGTGATATAATATAAACAAAAAAAGAAAAAGAGGAAATTAATCCTCTTTTATTTTCTTTTCTTCTTCTAAAAGTTCTTCGACAGCAATTTTGAAACTGTCTCTTCTTTCTTGTTTCTTTCTTTTAAGGGTACTATATTCTCCGGCACCCATTCCCAGTATCACAGTCCCAATCATGTAGAGTGAGATAGTTATACATTTTTTTGTAAAAGGCATTTTCATACGTTTTCCTCCTTTTCTTTTTTTAATTCTTCATATTTTTCTGAGTCTTTATATAACCCAGATACTATTACAGCCACAACCCATGCTGAGGCTATAAGAATTGCAGTACCAGTTGTAATATCTGCTACTTTTTTAATTGAATTTTTCATTTTGTTCTTTTTAATTTGTTATACGAGGAATATTCCTCTATGTCCTAAGGTTTTAGTTATAAAACTAATGATAGATTAAGTAATATAAATTTATCCTTAGTCTATCATATATAAGGCTATGCGGTGATAACATAAGGAACAAAAAAAGAAGACAATCTTCACAGACTATCTTCTCACTAATACTAAACTAATTTACATTTGAAGTTTTGTTATATTCATATATAAGAATTTCAGGGGATTTCACTATTAAGTAATGGACATTCAGGTGGACAACTAGTTTTCCCAAAAATACAAAAATTACTACAATAATTCTTTATCCTATCATCTAATTTTATAATATTACTATCAAGTAATTCCCAACTATTAAGAATTATATGCAATTCTCCATTTTGTGCTGGTTTATATACATATGGGGATGGTGGAGATAAAACAGATATAGATTCTTCTACTATTCCATCAATAGAAATAGATTGTTCTTGATTATTGTTGTCTTTATCCTGAAGTTTTAATACTCCAGTTACTCTTCTACCTACCATATTGATTCAAGTTCCTCTAAAGTAAATTCAATTTGTTTTATTTCTTTAGTTTCTTTAGATATAAATATTATCCCAATAGAATAATATGTTATTTTTCCGAATTCTAAAAAATCCCAAGATCCTTTGACCTTATCAGATGCCATTTGACATAATTTATCCTTGAATCCATCTTCACCTGAAATAAATTCTTGACCAATCTTTTGAATATTGTTTTTTAAAGAATTTATTTCATCTTGATATTCTTTAACTGTTTCTAATAAATCTTTAATATTAAATCTTATCATTTTATATATCAAGTAGAAAGGTATGGTTTTCTTTCTACATTAATAAGGAAATTAAGGAGATTCATTAGAAAATACTTGAATATTCTCCTGAACACCTTACTAATGTAACCACCATTATGATTTGGTGGAGAAATTAATAAAATGAAAACTAAATTAAATATATTATGTATATATTAATATTAATTATTATATGGATATGTATTGGAGCATGGATTGGCATTAACTATGGAGATTTGTGGACTATGTGGATAACAGTTCCAATATGTATTATATTTGGTCCTCTTAGTTGGATATATTATAAAATCAAAGAAATAAAAGAAGCATCATGAGGAATAAAAATTGGATTGAAGCTCCAGAGAATCTGGATATTAAGAAAAAATCAAAGTATTATGTTTTCTTGGCGGGTCCTATTCAAGGAGCACCAGACTGGCAAAGAGAAATAATTACTAGATTCGAAGCAAAATGGAAAGATGAAGTATTATTTTGCAACCCCCGTCGCAGTGTTTATCAAGATGGTAAGTTTGATTATCAATCCCAAGTTGATTGGGAAACTACTTACTTGAACGTAGCAGATCTTATCTTGTTTTGGATACCTCCAATGGATGTTGTAGTAGAGGGGAGAAGTTATGCTCAAACTACTAGAACTGAATTAGGTGAGTGGTTAGATAAATGCAAAACATCTGGAAAACCAATGATTCTGGGGATAGATCCCAGTATTTCTGGTTTTAAGTATATTCAAAAGAGGGCACCTGAAGATTTTGGAATTAAAGTTATAGATAATTTTGATATGGTATGTCAAGAATTAGAACTAAACTTAAAGAAACTTCATGATCCTAGAAAAACTTGGTTCATATCAGATACCCACTTCGGATCTTCTCGTGCATTAGAATTATCAAAACGTCCATTTATTAATACTAGAGATATGGATATGACTATGATTCGGAATTGGAATTCTAAGGTTGCGCCTGGTGATATAGTTTATCATCTAGGGGATTTTGGAAATTACGATGTAATGAGATATTTGAATGGAAATGTCACACTAGTCACTGGTAACTATGAGAAAGATGAACAGAATGTTTCTGGAATGGGGATGATTGATTTTTATGATCATCTAATCATAGATTATGGATTCAAGGGAGTATCATTTAAATCTGCTCAAATAGAAATTCCAGGAATAGGTGATGTGGTGTTAACTCACGAACCACTTGATGCAAAATCAGAGAAAGATGTGGATTTTTCTCTTTTTGGTCATATTCATGGTAGACAAAGAATGAAGCGATATGGTATGGATGTGGGAGTAGATGCTAATTATTTTAAACCAACCAGTGAAGATGAAGTTAAATTTTATTACGAAGCAATAAAGAAGTATTATGACTCCAATGTATTTGAATAAAAGAATCACAGTTAACGATAAAAATCATCCAAAATATGGAAAAACAGGGATTTTATTGTATACATCTTTTAGCAGTGATGGTGTAACAACTGGAGTAATCTGGTCAGATGATTTAACCAAAGAAGAGTTAGCACCAGAGAAGATAGTAGAACTTAAAGATGAGACTTGGGTAACAATGTCAGAACAAATATTAAGTTTTATAGAAAATGAATGTCCTGGAGTCGGAAGTATAGTAAAACGAAGGTTAGATCCTAATTATTTTGAACTTGGGTCAGTAGTTTATGTTGTATCTGGTGATCTATTTCGGAGTTGGTCAGGGTATTTTGGTGACCAGATCGGTCCAGAACATCCATATCGAATTTGTTCAATTCAATATAATAAATCGGATAAAGATCCTGATGGTATAAATCTAAATTTTACGGTTAGAATTTGTTCAACTAGTATTAATGATTGGGAGAATACTTCTGAATGGTTGGCAGAATTTAACTGTTCATTAGATAAATTTTATCCAAACGACGGTTATCATTCACTAGTTAGATATGACAAACTCTACTAAAATTTTACAAAAATATAATATTGGGGATAAAGTACTTGTCCCTGATTATAATAATGAATTAAGAAGATGTACTATCGATTTAGTTCAGTTTGATCAAGAGAAAAATGAAATTAAATATATTGTAGTTTTTGAGAAAATAAGGTCAAGCACACAGAAACCCTATCAAGGCCGACTTGAAATAAATGACAGTGTTATAACTGATCTAGTGTCCAGATCGGTTGTAGGGGATGATTTTATTTGGGACTATATAAAAGAACATCGATGCAATAAATGCCCACTCCCAGATTGTGAAGGTTGTCCAATATATGATAAATATTATTCAGAATCTTTATCTCAAGGTCCTTTCTATTTTCCCAAAATTGGTGATAGAATTGAAATATCATTAGCTAAACTTAGTACCAAACCAAATTCAATGTGTAGGGATGTAATAACTGTTGATGATAAGAAATTTTATGGTAGGATTGACACAATTTCAAATAAATCTGGATATCTTAATCTTAGAACTTTAGATGATCTTCGAATTTCTGGTTGTTATACAACAAAACTGGGGTATACTGATTTTCCTCATAGATTTGATGATTTAAAGCTAGATAGAACTAAGTTGTTGCAAAGATCAGATATGATTCAATTTGAATTCAAGGATGTATCAGATTATCTATGTAGTTCATGTATATACTCCGATTGTAACAATTGTAAATTCAAAATAAACAAAAATGTATAGGCAAGAATATATGATAGGTGATATTGTTATCCCATCTGGTATATTTGATGATGAACACCCAAGTATTACTGATCAAGATTTACTTGATTTTGGAAAGATAATTATATCCATTATGGGATACCCTGGCGGTGTATTCAAGTATTTTGGGATTAGATATAATTTATTTATACATAAATCCGAATATTTTAATATTGAGTACCTTCAACACAATTCTGAATCTATTCAACCGGAGTATCATATAATCTATTCTCAATACTTCAAAAGACCAGCTGGAATATACTGTCAAGATTGCCCTATGAGATCTGTTATGGGTATTTGTGAAAGTTGTTGTGATATTACTAATACAAATCCCTTGAGGACAGAACATTTTCAATTGAGAGATAAGGTAAATGTTTTTAGTCACAACTATTTAGGGAAAAAAGAAATTTTGGGGAAAATTTTGATTAATAAAATTTATCTCTATAGTAAACCCAAGGGAAATATAACAGAAAGTCATATTAGATATGGTGGGATTATTTTATCCTGTAAAGATGATAGAAACAGAGATAGACTAAATCTTCTGTGTAGAGGAGTTACTCATAATTCATTACGATTATGGAATAGAAGTGATACTATTATATCTAATACTCATATAAATACCTTTTGTAAGGAGTTGTGTATATATCGAACTAAGGATTGTTATAAAACGTGTAAATTATTAAATTATGTTTAGTAAAGAAGAAAGATCAAGTTTTTCCTATTGGTTTGCTCATTGGTGTGCATTTCAGATGACTGCACTTAATCTTCATACTTGGAGATTCAGATTTATATTTCATGATATGGAGAAACCATGGCTAAAATTGTTTTGGCCATATGACAAAGTTAAAAAATTTCATAGAACTCATAATCGTCATCACCCGGAATATGATGGAAGAAAAGATTGGTTAGGAATGGTTATAGACTGGGAATGTTCTAGGTTTACTAAAACAGCAGCACCTATGAATGCTAGAGAAACATTGGAATCTATGAAAACTAGAAAACCGAGATGGTATCCAGAAATGAAAAAGAATATTGAACCAATACTCAATAAATTAGGATTATGATAAAAGAAGAAAGTTTTTTCATTCCAAGTAAAATTAAAATAGGATTTCAGAAAAGATCTGATACCTACACTGGTAAATTAGCTTATATTATCTATTATGATAATTTAGGTGTACTTAGAAAAGAAAAATCATGGGAAGGATGGAGAGATAAGAAAATTACTCCACAAGAAATAGAAAATGTACCAACTGAAGGATTTATGTTAAATCGACAAGCTGGTGGATGTAAATCAGATTGGAATTATAGACAAGCTTATTGTCGAATATGGGATCCACGAGGATTTGAATTCGAAATAACCATTGATAATCTATTGTGGATCTTGGATTTTTGTGACTGTCAGAAAGGCAAGGTACTTAGTGGAAAATTCGTATACTCTTGGGTAGGTCAAGATTTAGTTCTTCTCCCTGAATGTACAAATGAATATAAAGTATCTTCAGTTATCACTAGTAAGATGGTATCTAAAGATTTCAAAGCATCAGATCTTAAACCAGGATCCTTATATCGAATAAAACAGGTTCCACGGGACTGGGAAGTAGGATATTCTGATTTATACTCAGAAAGGAAGGCTGTTTTTATAGGAGAAGTCAAGTTTATGAAAGATCTAGGAAGTAGATATGAAACTAAACTATTATTTTATGATGTAGGGAACGATGATAATACAACAAAGATTAAGAGAGATTTCGTAACAACCATACCACTGAAGAATATAGAATATGAAGTAACAGGAAATTTTCTAGAGGAAGATATGGTTGATGAAATTCTTCATAGATTTCAATTAACTGCTTTTTCTTATGATTTTTGGAATACTAAAGAACAAATAATTGATAAGATCTATACCAAAGATGATATTCTTGTTAAATTTCTAAAGAATAATTATTATGATAGTAGAGTTGACAGGGATTGTTGTGTTGTTGTAGATGAATTAACCAAAACTATTGATTATTATAAATCTTTAGTATCTTTTAAATTAATTAGTACTTCTAGGCATTATAGTTATTATGGAAGTGATTATAAAAAAGATGCTAATCGTTATTTATCATATCAATTCTCTTTTGACACTGGTCAAATTAAGATTTCAAAAGAATTTATTGACATAGGAAAAGAAAAACTTAAGGATTATTATGGATGTTCAGTTAAATTACCGGGCATGAGTGAAATTTATCCAAAAGCTTCTGAGGATGATATAGAAAAAGCTAAGTCATTAATAATTCCAAAAGATAAAGAAAAATTGATGACTCAAATATATTATAAAACTACAGATGGATATTGTTCAGAGTCACTTCAGATAATATTATCTAATGGATATGGAAAATCTGGAGAAAGTCTATCAGGATCTTCCTCTGTAATTTGTTTACCCATTAAAAATGAAAAGAAATGAAAAAAGAAGAACGTGATCAAGTGATCGATCTAAAATTAGGTGAATTAGGAGAAAAAAGACTTAAATTACAAACAGAATTAGCATATACACCAGAATATTCTACTAATATGAAAATTCAACTACCAGGGAGAACAGAATTAACTATACTTAGAACAGTTAAAGATGAGAAAAAATTAATTTTGTTACTTGGTGAATTGTTATCCATCAAAAATAAATGGGAATTGGGATATAAGGAATGTTATCCTAAAGCCACCGAGATAGAAGATTTTGAAATTTGTGGATTTTCAATAATGAGTTGGATTTCTGATGTAAAAAATCTTATTCGAAGATTACAGATGGAAGATGAAATTAAAAAATTGGATAAAGCTATTCAAGATCTTCCTAAATTTTATACAAGCGATAAGAGAGATGAAATTGAATTTAAAAAACTATTAGATTCACTTAATTAACAAAATTAGAGGACATATGTCCTCTTTCTTTTCTCTTCATTTCCTTATTGATGTATGAATAAAAACAAAATAAATATGATAAATATTGAAAAAGTAAAAACAAAACTAAGAGAATTAATTAAGGGAACTATATTTGAAAATAAAGTTTATCTTGTTGGTGGTTGTATTCGTGATACACTATTAGGATTGCCAGTTAAAGATGTAGACTTAATAGTAGATCTTCCAAATGGTGGAGTATTACTCTCAGAAATGATGGAGTCGAACCACCCAGAGATATCTGATGGTTATAATATTTTTGAAAGATATGGTACAGCTAGATTTAATTTGCTAGTGGATTCTTCTGAATGGGTGGAAATCGAATGTGTAATGCCAAGAGTAGAAGAGTATCTTGATGGTTCGAGAAATCCAATTAATGTAGAGTATGCTTCATTAGGACTTGATGCATCACGGAGAGATTTTTGTTGTAATGCACTTTATCAAAATATAATGAATGATGAAGTACTAGATCCAACTGGTCGAGGATTAATAGATCTACATGATAAAGTTCTTATGTGTCCATTAGAACCGAAAGTAACTTTTTATGATGATCCTCTTCGAGCATTCAGAGCAGTTAGATTTTCTTGTCAGAAAGGTTTTGATATATCAGGAGTTGTTTTAGAAGCAATTAGAGTAGTTCCAAAATCTCAAATAGATGGAGTATCTATTGAAAGAGTGAAAGATGAATTTAATAAAATCTTAATGTCACAGGACCCTATTAATGGAATCATACAGTTAATAGACCTTGGGTTAATGAAATATATTTCTCCAGAATTTCTTGAAAATTGGAATTTCGATCAAAGGAATCCACATCATTCACTTACTTCTGGAAAACATTCTTTGATGGTTCTAGAAAAAGCAATAACTGACTATCCAGATTCGTCTTTGGAAGTTAGGCTGAGTTGTTTATTTCATGATATATCAAAAGCCTTTCGGAATGAAAAGAAAGATGATTTAAATATGCCTGATGGATATAAATTAACTTATCATGGACATGAAATTTGGAGTGCAGAGATGTCTTCTGATATACTTAAGCGATTAAAATATTCAAATGATATAATTGAGAAAGTTCATTTCTTGATCATAAATCATATGAAAATTAAATCTTGGATAACACCAGATAATCATTTTCGGTCTACTGCAAAGCAAATTAGAAAAATTGTCAGAGAACTTGGGGATGATCTAAGAGATTGTATGATCTTAATTGATTCCGACAATAAATCTCATGCACCGTCTTGTTGTATGCCAAGTCAAGTAACTGAATTTTGGGATGCTATGAAAAATACTACACTAATTCCAACTAGTTCTAGGAAATATAATATCCCTCTCAATGGGAATGATATAATGAGTATATTTAATATTCCTAGTGGCCCTCAAATTAAAAGTATCCTAACTAAATTACAAGATTGGTACGATGAGGATCCCAGTTTATCTAAGGAGAATTTAATTGAAATGTTAAGGAGTGTATGGAAGAGTGAGATTTATTATCCAAATAATACACCAGAATTAAGAGAATGGTTAAAATTACAGGGACTCACTCCAGTAACTTATCCGGATTGTGATAGACCTGGTTTAATTGCTCCATATCCTAATTGTGAAGGAAAAATGATTATGTACAGTGATGGGGTTAGATATGAGACTGATGATGATTTTTGGGAATTCATTATGGTAGAAACTGAAGAAGAATTTAAGAAATTAATATTAGATAGATTAAAATGAATTTAGAAAAATTAAAGAATTTTGAGAATCTTAAAATCGGTGATAAGGTTACCAAGATAACTCTAGCGAAGCATGAATGTTTTGAATTTCTTGGATATGATCCTAAATTGAAAGATACAGAATATGCTGAAGAATATGGTTATTTTTTAGATTCTTTTGGAAGAACTGAGGTTCATCGTTGGTATCGAGGTTTTCTAGACCAATCCGAAATTTATTTGGGCTATGATACTGAATTTGTCAGATCTATTAGAATAGGATTATTAGAAAAAGAACTTGAAGAATTAAAAACTAGAGATTATGGAAATTAACGAAGTATACCTCTGCAGAAGAAAAAGTAAATTAGGTGGTCCATACCTATACTCAGTATGGTCAGAGGAACCTAGGATGGATGACTATGGAAAACATTGGGGAGAAGTCTTTAATAATTATTCTCCAACAAAATTTATAGTACCAATTGAAGATCATTATATTCCAGATAAATGTCATTGTAAATTTAAAAATGATATTGTTCGAGTTAATTTTAATAGTCTCCCGGATAGATTAAGATTAAAGGTTCAAAGGCAGGTTTTTATGAATGTAATGTTAAAACGAACAGAGGATATTTTTAAGAATACTTGGATAGAATTGGCTCCCCAAGATTGTGAATTTGTAGAATTTCACATAGAAACTCCGTCTGGTGGGGATTGGAGCATAGAGGGGAGATTCGGGAATGATAGTGAATTTATACTATAATAATATGGTTAAAAGGTGTAATAAATCTTTTAAAGAAGTAAGAAAAAAAGATTCATATCAGTTTATTCGTTGGGGAACATTAAGTCCACAAAAACATAAAGAAGCATCACTCCCAGATGAAGAAAGAACTTTTCATACTGCCCCTGTTAAGTATGGAATTTATGCTTTCCCGAAAGGATACATAGAACCATTTCTTTTAGGTGGTAGTTGTAATAATCCAGATAAACGAAAAAATGGAAGATATCTTTGGTTGAGAGATAATGATGGAAACAAAATTACAAGAGATCAATGGTACGAATCTAGAGAAGGAAAAACTTTTTCGGATGACTGGATAATAAAACCAGAATGGGAAGAACTTCTTAAAACCAGAGGAATAAAAAGAAAAGATATAGATTTTTGTTTCCCCTTCGATGAATCCGATGATAAGAAATGGGAGGATGGTAGTTTACACTATGTAATATATTCACCACCCCCAAAGAAATTTATATATTCTGGAATGATATGGCATCACTTAGACGGATATTATAAAACAGAACATCCATGGGATCCAGCAAAAGGTAATTTTTCTAGAGATACGAATGATTTTAAGAAAATTGTTTCAGATGAGGATATATTAGATAGAAAAGGAAGTTGGATTAAAACAACTATGAGTGTATACTTAAAAGCTCTTAAGAAGATGACAACTCTTTATCGATGGTATTCTTATTTTAAAGGATCCTTAAAAGAAAATCGTCATGGAAATCCTCATACTTATCCATTTCAAACAAGCAAAGATGAGTTTGAGGTGTTTATTGAGAAAGTCTGAAAGCCTTATATATGAGAAAAATGGCTGCTAAGCCTTGCATTTTCCTTAATACGTTATATGATTACTTAAATCCTGGTCTGAGAAGATCGGGATTTTTTATTCCTTATGTTATCACTTAATAATCTTATATATGAGAGAAAATAAATAATAACTAGATGTTATTATCTAAAGAGATTTATGTAGAAATACATTTATCTCTATTTTCTTTTTGTGATTTACTCACAGAAACCTTAGACATATTAACAAATTAATAAAGAATTATGGAGAATTTAAATGAAATTTGGAAAAAAGTAAAAAATGCAGATTATGAAATTAAAAAAGCATTTTACTCAACAATAGTTGGAGTGAGAACAAAGAATATTCTAGAAGAACAAGATGTTCATCTAGTTGGAATCAGTGTAAAAAAAGAAGACATTGAAAAAGATTTTAAAGAAAATTTCAGAAATCTTTTAATGTCCGAATCTGAAAAAATTTCAATGGATATTAGAGTATCTATAGAAAATGAAAAAGAGATTGATACATTTTTTGTGATGAGATATCGTCCTTTAGATAATACAAACTTAATTAATGTATATCCATGTAAGCTAAATGGTTCTCTGATTAAAAATCCAGAACGAAAGAGCAGAAAAGAACACATTAAAAAATATACTAAAACAAAAGAAATAGAGGATATTAAAAACTGGAAAGATGTAATAGATCTGTTTAATTAAAAAATATAAGAGGGCATTGCCCTCTTTTTTCTCTTCATTTCCTTATATGTGTGTATAAAATATAAACTAATAATTAAAAAATATGAAACAAAGAGAGTTTGTAGAATTATCCAAGAAAAAAGTTGAAGCACTAAATTTAGGAAATTCTGATGCAGAAGAAGCATGGAGAGATGGTTATCTTTATGCAATTAGCAAAATCGAAGAAATTTTTGCGAAAAAAGATAATGATGAAGCATGTTTCCTTATTGAAGAGATGATTACTGATACAGCTTTTCTTGATCAATTTGAATAACTATAAAATGGGAAATATAAAACAAAGATTTTTAGTAGGTGATAAAGTAAAGTTTCCAGATCATTTTACAGCAGCAGGTACAGTAACTACTATTAGCTACCTTGATGGAATCTTTTATACAATTGAACCAGACCTAGCTGAGGTGTGCGAATTTAATCACATTACTATTAGCAGTAGTTATTTAGAAGAGAATAAAACTAAATATGAACTAGTTTCTAGAGCAATTTTTGAACCCCTAATAAAAGGATATTGTTATAATAGGTGTAGGTTATTAAAAAGTCCAATGTGTAATGATTGTTTAATAAAATCTTTTGAGGGAACCAGGTACAGTGATTTTATCATCGGTGAAGCAATACTGTATGATCCAGAAGTATCCAATTTTGAATCAAGTATATTGGGGTATATTACTGGAATTTTTATATCACCGGAGGATCCATTTTCTGTTTTATATCAAGTAGAGTTAGAGGAGCAGAAATCCAAAAGAATAACAGCTACTAAAGTTCACCTAAAGAAAAGAGAACATCCTAACTACTTCGGAATTACTCTTGAAGTAGCAGAGGAATTATGTTTAAGATGTATTTACTCAGATTGTAAAATTTGTAAAATTAAAGACTATGTTAAATGATGTTTATTCACTCCCATTTGATTCATCTAGACCCGAGAAATTGTGGGGATCTCAAAGTGTATGTCGAGAAGAAGGATATCTACGGGAATTGTCAGATGATGGAAAACGGGTAATACTCGAATTTCAAGAAATTATAGGAAAGAAAATATATTCCTTAGAGAAAGGATCTTGGTGGATACATGATCTTATTAATGATAATAAGATATTAGGAGTAGAAAATAAAGAAAAAGGATATACTGAATATCCATTTCAACAATTTTCTATATACATGTATTCTGGGTGGAGTCTTATTGATGTTGAAGAGGTAATATTACCAAGAAAAACAAGTATTAAATTGCAGAATATTTCTAGAATTTATGTTCTTATTGCTAAACCAAGAGCAGCATCACCAGTATTGTATAAAACTCCGAATCTAATATACCCCAGTACTTACAAAAAATTTCTAAACTGGGCTTGTAAGGATAAAAAATTGGCTAAGGGAATAAAAATATTGGAGGTATTAAACTATAACGAAACAGAACAAAAGTATTACTTCCATAATGGTCCAGCAAGAAAAAATATAAAAACACAAGCTGATTTGGATAATTATATATCTGAGTTTAAGGATTGGTGTACTAAAGAAGGAAAAGATTTTTCTACCTTTCGATGGTCAGATCCAATTCCAGAAATTCCAATAACAAAAGAACATGTTGATGAATTTATGAGAAATTTTGGTGGAGATATATTTTCTGTTAAACTATAAATCTCCTATCAGACCGGTAGAGAACCTTATGTATGAATATAAAATTTAAAATATGGAAAATATACATCAATATTCAAAAGAAGTATCAGAAATACTAGATAATAGTAGAGAATTAGCTCTAACCTATAATAATAGATGGATACTTTCTGAACATATTTTTTTATCTATCATGGATAGATATTTAAATTCTTCAGTTACTGCAGTTTCTGATAGTAATTTACACAAATTGTTATTGGATTCTCATATATCGTATGATAAAATAAAAGAGCCAATCTTAAATGAAATTGAGAAAAATCAAAGATTAAATTGGATTAGTTTTGATGAAAGCTTAATTTTAGAACAAAGTGCTAGTCGAATTTTAGACATATCCTCACTAGAATCAAGAATTCTTGGGGCGGATAGTATAGAAACAATTCATCTAATTCTGGCTATTTTAAAAGATGGTGGAAAATTAGGAAAAATTCTCGAAGAGTATAACATAACTTATAAAAATCTTGTTAAAGAAATGAAGAAGAATACAATTAAGACAAGTCAAGAGCAACATTCTGATAGAAATAATCTATCTGAGGAAGTTCAAAAAGGTCCAATGGATAGTTTTGGTGGATTCCCAGATGATGATGAAGAGGATGCTCCATCAACAAAAAAAATAAGTGCAGGCGATAAAAATTCGGATATGCCATTTTTGGAACAATATTCATTCAACATGACTAATGCAGCCAAAGAAGGAAAATTTGATCCAGTTGTTGGTAGAGAAAAAGAATTAAGCCAACTTATTGAAATCTTGAGTTGTCGGAAAAAGAATAATGCAGTTCTTCTTGGTGATCCTGGAGTAGGAAAAACTTCAGTTGTGGAAGCCTTAGCATTAAAGATAGCTTCTCGTGATGTACCAAAGTATCTCCTCGATAAAAAAATATGTTCATTAGATCTAACTGCATTAGTTAGCGGAACTAAATATCGTGGACAATATGAGGAAAGATTGCAGGGAATCATTAAAGAAGTAACATCTCACCCTGAGATAATTATTTATATTGATGAATTTCATAATCTTGTTGGTAATGGTTCTTCTAGTGGTAATGGTGATGGGTCTAATATCCTAAAACCGTATCTAGCCAGAGGAGAATTTCAATGCATCGGTTCAACAACAATCGAGGAATATCGAAAATTTGTTGAAAAAGATGGCGCACTTAAGAGAAGATTCCAGAATATTATGGTTGATCAGCCAGATCTTGAAGAAACCAAAGTTATTTTATCTAATATAAAAGATAAATATCAAGATCATCATAAGGTTATATATTCACAGGAAGTAATTGAGAAGTGCGTAGAGTGGTCTGGTAGATATATTACTGATAGATTTTTTCCAGATAAAGCTATTGACGCACTCGATTTGGCGGGTTCTAGAACAAAATTAAATCAACCAAGTAATCTTGAGAAAATCAAAGAATTGCAGGATAAAATTGATGAACTTAAACAATTAAAAGGTCAATCTGTTAAAGATCAAGATTTTGAAGCAGCTGCTAATTATAGAGATCAAGAGAAAAAATTAACTCAGCAACTCAATATCGAATTATCTGATCCAGGTGACCCGAAGACAAGACCAGTAGTGACATTAGATACACTGGCTGAAGTTGTTGGGAAAATTTCGAGTGTCCCAGTTGATAGTATCGGTAAATCAGATATGGAAAAACTGAGAGGGATGAAAGGAATTCTTGGGTCTACAGTAATTGGCCAACCTGAAGCAATTGATGAAGTTATCAAATCATTGCAACGAAATTCGTTAGGTCTCAGAGATCCAAAGCGACCAATAGCATCATTAATGTTAGTAGGTCCAACGGGGTCTGGAAAAACGTATCTTTGCAAAACTCTTGCTAAAGAATTTTTTGGATCTGAAGATTCATTGATTCGATTTGATATGTCCGAATTCAGTGAAAAGCATGAGATTACCAAATTGACTGGATCAACTGCATCTTATGTTGGTTATGATGACACGCCGTTGTTTGATCAAGTTCGTAGAAGACCATATTCTGTAATTCTATTCGATGAAATAGAAAAAGCAGCTAAGGAAATCTATCAGGTTTTCTTGAGTATCTTAGATGAAGGCATGATTACCCTAGGAAATGGTGTGAGAGTTGATTTCAAGAATACAATCATTATCTTTACAGGTAATGTAGGTACTAAAGAATTAGCCTTAAAGGGAGATGGTGTTGGATTTATGAAACTTGATAAAGAAGGAAAGAAGAAAGATATTGAAGGAATAATTGGAAAAGCAATCCGCAAGACTTTCTCTCCGGAATTTATAAATCGTTTATCTGGGACTGTAGTATTTAATGAATTATCTACCACCGATATGATGAAAATTTGTGATCTAGAATTAGCTAAATTATCAAAAAGATTACAAGGTCAAGGATATACTCTGGCGGTATCAAAGGAAGTTAAAGAGCTAATAGTATCAAAGTGTGATCTTAAGTATGGTGCTAGAGATCTTCAGAGAAACATAGTTAAATATGTTGAAGATAATATTTGTACTGAAATGTTGGTATTGAAAGATGATACTAAGAAAAACATTAAAGTAACACTTAAGAAAGATACAGAACTAATTAAAGTAAAATTTAATTAATCCAAAAAGAAGAAGTATTTTAGGGAAACCTAGAATATTTCTTTTTTCTATTTAAATAACTTATGATTCTTATATATGGGAAGTTAAATGGTTAACTTCTTAATAAAATTAATAATTATGAGTGAATATTTTGAAAGTGATTTACCAGAATCTGAAGTACCAGATTATGATGACGACGATGGAGTAGATGACGAAGAAGATGCTTTTGAAGATTATAAACAACAGGAAACTGAAAAAATATTAGATCAACAAAGCTCATCTACATCTTATAAACCGAATAATTACTATAATCCAAATAATATGCAAAATAATCCATTCGGACAACCTGTCACTCCTACTTATGGCGGAGCTGGTTATCAACCACAATCTCCTTGGGCAACTAATCCATCACCATGGTCAACACCTAGATATCAACCTAGTTATAATCCTAATCCAGTATTTGGTGGAGGAACAACATCTCCATGGCAAACTCCAGTAACTCAAGGAGCTAAACAACAATTGAATAGATCTAAGAAAATAATATTCTGTGATTTGCTAGATAATCTAATTGAATCTATTCAGTCAGGTGGAAAACTTGGTGTTCAACCGAGAGGTATTTTTGATATCAGACTTAAATTTGAAGTTTGGGATAAAATTTCATGTTTAGCGCCTGATTATGTGTTTGTGCTGACTAATCAGAATATAGTTCCTGGAAGTATGCAAGCAAGGGTATTTAGTGCAATGACTGATTATGTAATGTATTCTCTAGCAGAATATCTTAGATTACCTTATCAAAATTGTCAATGTTTTACAAAGGCTGGTTTTGAGATAGATAATCCATTGACTAAACCAAATACAGGATTGATATCTAAAGCATTAGAGAGTATTCCTGATGTATCACAAAAATATAAAAAAGAAGATATGTTGGTGATAGGTGCTATGTCTGGATTATCTGGACAAAGTAATAAAGATTCACTTATGGCAGAAAAATTTAAGATAGATTATATTGATATTGGTCAATTGTTAAGTATTTATTTTTAATAAATACCCGAAGTTCTTATATATGTAAAATTAAAATAAGAACTTATGAAGATCGATACTGAAGAAATTAAAAAAGACTTTTGTCAAAGCTTTTGTGTCATGTATTCTGGTGAGGATTATGAATGCGGTAAAGGAGGATTATGTCCTTTTAAGGGAAAAATTACTCACCAGAAAGAAATTGAAGAAGAGAGAAATAAAAAAATATTTCATCTAGTAACTAAAGACTTAAAGTTTATAGATCCAGAGGAAGAAGAGTTTAGAGCTAATAATATCTTAGGTATTGTAGTTAGATATTCACATTCTGCCAAAGCATGGATGTGTATGTCCTTAAATCAATTAAATAGTGACTGTCAATGGTCGATAGATCTTGAGGTGGATGTTCAAACTACATTAGATAATTCAATAGAGAATATAAAAATACTAAAAAGTATTTCTCCGGACTTATCTAAATTCCCTGCTGCAAAAGCTGTAGAAGAATATGCAGTAGCTACTGGTAAGAATTTTTACCTAGGATCATCTGATGATATGTTTACTGTTCAAATGAAGGCAAATATCATAAAAGATATGATCGAAAGATATCGTCTAAAAAGCAATATTAATTTTGGTAATGCTTTCTGGACTTCGTCCACTGGTTATGATAAGTATATTTGTGGATTGTTCTTAGATAACATTAACGTTAACTGTAGCTATGGTAGAGGTAATAGTTGTTCTGTTCTTCCTTTTCTAGCTATCTTAGACGCTTAATCACTTGTGCCGACTTTGAGAGGCACGATAGTTTTATAAAAATATGGCAAAATTTTCTTCATTAGATATAACTAGATTATTATTTAGTCTAAAAAGAGAATTATACAAATCAATGTCATCCCTTCCAAATAATTTTAAATGGAGTATAGGAAATGAAACAACAAATCTGCTTTTATGCTCTTTGAAATTAATTCATCAGATTAATGATAAAAATTTAGATCCAACAATTAGAATAGGTTATTTTTCAGATCTTAAATTCAATATAGAAATTTTAGATGAAAATATATCATTCTTATATGATTTAAAATTTATTAGTTCTCAGAAATTATCTGATTATACAATATTAATTGGAGAACTGAGAGATCAGATGGATAAATGGAAATCGGGATTACAAAAATATTATAAATTAAATTAAAAGAACTACCTGGAGATAATCAGAACTCAATATCTTAGTTTAGACTTGGGGAGTATTATCAATTTTATTTAAATCAAATAGGGTTGTTCACTATAGAAATATAGTAAAAATTAACAGTAACAACAAATAATTTGTGGATTGAACTTAGATAACAATAACGTTAACTGTAACTATGATAGAGATAATAGTTGTTCTGTTCTTCCTTTTCTAGCTACTTGGTATAATGCCAGGTAGTTCTTTTTTGTTCTAAATTAAATATATTATGATTACAATGGAATTATTATTAGAAGCTTTCTTTGATTGCTCTAAGTCTAAGAAGTCTTCTCATGACTACATAGAGTTTAATCAAGATCGTTCGAAAAATTTAAAAGATCTTTTAGATGAAATAAATAACAGAACTTATACAGTATCACCATATACTTCTTTTGTTATTCTTAAACCAGTCCCTCGAGAAATATTTTCAGCAGCATTTAGAGACAGAATAATTCATCATCTCATTGCATTAAGATTATATGACTTGATAGACCTAAAGTTCATAAACAATACATACTCATGTAGACCCAAAAAGGGAACTTTGAATGCAGTCTTAGATTCACAAAGGGGAGCTTGTGAAATATCTCATGGATGGACTAAAGAATCATATGTAATGAAGTTAGATTTAAAATCTTATTTTAGAAGTATTCCAAGAATTTTATTATGGGATAAGTTAGAAAAGTATATTTTCCCAAGATATTCAGAAAATGATCGAGATGACCTATTGTGGTTATATAAAAGAGTGATCTTAAATGATCCAACTGATAAATGTAAAATACTTGGACAGGATATGTGGATAAATATACCAAAAGAAAAATCAATATTTACATGTAAACCAGATCATGGGCTTCCAATTGGTAATTATACTTCTCAAATTTCTGCTAATTTTTATTTATCTGAATTTGATGACTGGATGTATTCGATATTTGGAGATTATTACTATAGATATATGGATGATATCTTAATATTTCACGATTCTAAAGAATTTTTACTTCAGATGAGGCAGGAGATTTATAAAAAACTAAAAACTATGGAATTAGATCTTCACCCTAATAAATTTTATTTACAAGAAATACACAAAGGATTTAGATTTTTAAATTGTATTATAAAACCAGGTCGATTATATACATCAGAAAGAACAATATCTAGTTTTAAAGAAAGCATATTTGATATTAATTCTTTAGAACAGGGATATTTATTAAAAAATATTCGACAGATTCAATCTATAATAAATTCTTATTTAGGTTCACTAAGTCATACTAATTCATTTAAATTAAGAAAGAAGCTGTATCAATCATTATCTAGTCAGGCTCGAAAATTACTTACTCCAAATCAATCTTTTACTAAGGTATCTTTAGCTGGTTTTTCTGATTATGATCTAACAAAGTATTTATCACCGAAACCCTAAAGTATGTAAAGATATGAAACTAATAAAAGATTTTTATATAGTAGAGTGGACAGATGAAGAAATAAAAAAGTATTCTGAGTGTTATAAGATAAATGTTTTTGTTACATTCAGAACCTACGAAGATATAAGAAAAATTTGTTTGGAGAAAAGCAATAAAAGAGATATTCTTAGTCAATTTTGGAAATATATCTTAGAAAACAGTGGATTCTTAATCGACCCATACCCATTTATCCCTGTAGGAATTTGGAAAACTAGAACAGATAATGAGATTTGGGATTTTTGTAAGGTAATGTTTAAAGAACTAATTGGGAAATCAATAGTTCGGTATTCTTCCCGTCTAAAAGAACCTGATGAACTTATTAATGTGATAAATAAACAAAATTTTGAACAATTATTAAAAGAACTAAAATGAAAGAAAATACAACAATTAAATGGTTGTTTTCTGGTGGACTCTATCAACAACATTCCGGAGATCTGGAAATAGTAACAACTCCAGGGAAAGGAGTATATACTTTGTTGGAAGATCCAAATCCTATGTCAAAAGTAGTTTTGATGAAACCATTATTCCCAAAATTTCAATTTGATTACAAATTGTACGATCTTGAGATGGATAAGTATCTCGAATACATTCAAAAAACTTGGGAAGATGATCTCTTTGTGGATTCAAATAAAAATCTTGGAGTGATCTTTAATGGAATAAAAGGAACAGGAAAAACAGTTGCAGCAAAATTATTATGTAATAAATTGGATCTGCCTGTTATTTGTGTACCTGCTGCATTTGACGGACTTGAACTTTTCTTAAGTCAAATTCCATTTGATTGTGTCATCTTTATAGATGAGATGGAGAAAATCTTCAAGAAGGATGAAAATGACTCAGTTCTGTTGAGAGTAATTGACGGAATTTACAGTGGTGGTCGTAAATTATTTATTATGACAACAAATACGTTGAATATTAATAATAACTTGGTTGGCCGCCCTGGACGTATAAGATATATTAAATCTTTCGATAATCTTCCAATTAAAATAGTTAAGGCCTATTTGGAAGATAATCTTAATGATAAGAGCAAAGTGAATGATCTTATCAACTTTGTAGATACTCTTGAAATATCAACTATAGATATCCTCAAGTGTCTAGTAGAGGAGATGAATATTCATGGAAAAATTGAGGACGATTTTGCTAAAATAATTAACGTTGAGAGAGCTGCAAGCGTTTTTGATGTGGTTACTTGTTATGATGCAAATAGCGTTGGTGGTTCATTTGATAAATTCAAAGAATTAGTTCCAAAAGAAATAAATTCTGTTAAGGAGTGGACAGAATATGTAAAGCAAGATTCTACATATAAAGGAGATAGTGATGAGAAATACTGGTCAAGAGAAGATTGGTTAAATGAATTCTATGATGTATCTTCCTGTAGAATGAGTTCTTCTTTCCAATCACTATTCTTGAATTGTAGAACAAGTTTGGGAAAAGTGGTTAGAGAACCAGATGATGACGGATATTTTATAACCGAAGAATATAACAATACTAGATATTGTAAATTAATTGGGGAAAGAAAAATGGCGTCTCTCTATAGAAATCAGATTTTATAGAAATATTGATTTGATTTCAACTCAAGTAGTGGAAATACTATGTGTAATAACATTGGTAAATCCACTACTTTACTTTTTTCTTCATCTATCATCCTTATATATGTATTAATGAAAAATATATGGAAAAGAAAACATTATTAATCAATTTTTATGGAGGTCCCGGTTGCGGGAAATCAACTATCTGCGCAGGTTTGTTTTATCAATTAAAAATCTTAGGATACAATTGTGAAATGGCACTTGAATTTGCGAAAGATAAAGTTTGGGAGGAATCTTATAAGGTTCTTGATGATCAAATCTATATACTTGGGAAGCAGTTTCATAAATTATATAGATTAAAAGATAAAGTTGATATCATTATAACTGACTCTCCTATTCTACTAGGTGCTTATTATCAAAAGACGAGATCTAAAGCTTTAGAAGACTTGATTTTGGAATGTCGGAGAGAATTTAATAATATTGATATTTTCTTAGAAAGAAGCACGGATTATGATCCAAATGGTAGGATGCAAACTCAAGAAGAGGCACTAAAGATAGACGACGGAATAAAATTATTACTTCAGGAGAAGTTTATTGAATATACTAGTCGTCCTAAAGAAGAAGCTATCGATTGGGCTATTAAACAAATAATTTCTTATTTTAAATAAAATGTATTATGTATATTAATCAAACTGCAAAACCAATTATAACAGGTCTTAAAGCCCCAAGAATGAGTATCCAGGATTTCAAGGATATGATTTTTTCTGAGATAATAAAAGATAAAGATCTTATTGAACAGAAATATATCTCAAATTGTTGCAACCAAGCACCAGATGTTGAGATAGGTACTAAAGATTCAGATTGGTTAGATAAATTTAAAAAGTTATATGATGACCCAAGATACTCAGATAATATTTATGATATAATTGAAAGTTATATTCATTCAGTTTCGTATCTGGAAATAAATAAAGATGCTGATGCCAGTTGTATTAATTTCAGTAACGAAAATTCAAATTATCAAGGTTTTGAAATTACAAAATCTGGTATTCCTTTTTTCCTATGCTCAGGTTGGGGTGATGGTGAGAGTGGAGAACTTTGCTATCTTTATTACTGGGATGGGAAAGATTTCCGGTTCTATGTACCAATAAAAGGGAATCTTTATAATCCTTTGACAAAAGATGCTATTGGTACTTGGGGTGGTTATTGTGATGAAAATTATAAACCTTACGGATCCAACCTTAGTATTCTTAGTAAAGATGAAATGGATGATTATATGACAGGAGATTTTAGATATGTTATGACCCAAGTTTATCCAAATGAAGTCTTTAAACATCTTCCGACAGAAGATAATATAAAACTTTATGAAAAAATATTAAATAATGATCTAGAAATAGATTATTCAAGCTGTAAAGAGGATTTTGAATCAAGAATTAGTGTAATATGAATGTATTTATTAATCAAAACGTAAAAATAAGATATGGTGGTAGAAAAGCACCAAAGATGAGTATCCAAGATCTTAGTAATTTAATCTTAAACAAAATTATTAACGATAAAAACCATAAAGATTACTTAAATGTAGATTTTTCTGATCCTCATTGGATAACTGAATATATCAGAGAATGGAAAATTTCAGCAAAAAATTCATATAATAATATTGCTGAAGATATACGAAACTATTTAGTTTGGGGTGGCGGAAAAAACACTAAATTAGAACGTGATTTAGATAAATATGATTGTGATTGGGAAAATTGTGAAATTAATTCTTGGGGTTTAACTCCAAGTGGAATTCCATACATAGAATGGTGGAGAGGTGGAGATTGGGAGCAACCAACATGTGTTTACTTCTATTATGATGGAAAAAATTTTAGGGGTTATATTCCCGAAAGAGGAAATTGTGTCAACCTCCTGGCTAAAGCAGCATTTGGGAATTATATGGGTGATAATATTTTATCAGCAGCAGCTTCAGAAGAAGATATGTATGATATATCAAAATATTCTAAATCTGAATTAGATGAATTTAAGAAAAGTGATTTTTATTTCCTAATGTCAGAGTTATTTCCAAACGAACCAAATAAACTATTACCAACTGAGAAAAATTGGGATATTTTTGAAGCAAATGTAGAAGATTTAGAAATAGACTGGGATAAATGTAGAGAAGATTTTTTCGCTAGATTGGAGGCAATATAATGGAAAAAATAACATCAAGAACTAATTGGATTAATATATTAGATCTACATGGACTAATAAAATATTTTATCCAAAATAATAAATCTATATATTTGCCTTATCATAATTATTCTCACACACTTGGATTTTTATATCATGCACTAGCAGCAGGGATGAGAGAATTTGGAACTGATAAGAAAAAGTTACAAGAACTTGGAGTCGCTGTTATATTCCATGATTTTAACCACTCTGGTGGAAAATATGAGGATGAGGTTAATATTAGATTTGCATTAGATGCACTAAGAAACTGTCCTAGAGAATATTTTCCCACAGGTTATGAAGATTTTTCAGTATCAGAGGACTTAATTAAATCTACTCAGTATCCTTATATAATAAGTGATGAAGATCTTAGTCAACAACAGAAAATCATGAGGGATTGTGATATTCTCTGGATAATAGATAGTTCTAGTTTAATACAAAATATATTAGGATTAGGAACTGAGATGTCATTCAAGGGTGAGATCCATGAGTTAATTGATAATCATAAAAAATTTGTAATAGAATCCGCTAAAACATTTAGAACTGGTTATGCAATGGATGTTTTTGATTCATTAAAATCATCCTGGGAATTTAGATTAAACCAATTTATAAATAATATTAAATGAGAATACGATTAAAATTTGTTCTAGCTATTCCAGAGAATTTACCTGGTGATGTAGTAGTTAGTTATGGTGAAACACTAGGAATTGAGGACGGTTCTAAAAAATTATACGAAGTTTTTCAACCTAGTGGGTTATTCTATAAATCTGAATGTTCTGGAATAAACTTCAAGAAACGTTTTGATCAGATGGGAATTAATATAAATAATTACTATCAAGTATCATTATATGATGTTTCAGCTAATGCTGCAAAAATAGTAAAACAAGAAATATCTAAATATCCATGGATTAAAGCTGTTTTTCCTAAATCTGGTTTAAAACAATATTTTAAGAATAATGATAAATTATCTATCTTTGAGTTTTCAGCAAAAAATTCATCAGAAGATATGGTAATCTTTTTTGGGCCAGAATCAGAAGACTATGAATTAAATGTATTACATGGATTACAAATTTATGATTATACATTTAATGTTCCCAATGAAGCTGGAATTGATTATCTTACTAAAGACTCAATTTATATAACGGATAAAGATGAGTTAACAGAAATTTGTTCATTGCTTTTGAATGATCAGATACCACAAGAACTACAAGAAAATATAGACTGTTTTGTGAAAGGTAGAGATTTTGCTATGTGGGATTGGGGAAGTATCGATGGTAGAAATGAAGGAATAGATTTCTCTAGAACCCCTTGGAAACTAAAACTTTTAGAGACAAAAGAAAAACTAGAAAAAATATCTGAAAACAAAAATATGTGTTTTTGGGAGAAAATTTGTAAAATGAAAAAAATATTAAAACAATGACAAGGGAAGAAAGAAGTGAAGTGTACATGAACACTATCAGTGCCATTAAAAATTTAGGATATGAAGTAAATAAAAAATTCATCCCTCTTAAGGGTGCTAAAAAGTTAAAGGAAAATTCTGTATTCTATCCAAAACTATCAAAATTGCCAGATACAGATGTAAAATTTGAAACTAAGATTTATGTAGAAAACATAGATTGTCTAGTGAAAGCAAAAGAGTTTGGAGAAAACGGAATTTTACTTAATATGGCATCAAGAAAGAAACCTGGTGGTGGAGTATTTAGTGGTAGTGCCGCTCAAGAAGAAGATATATTCCGAAGAAGTAATCTTGGTGTATCCTTATACCAATTCCACCAAGACTATAAAGATATTTATATGATAGGTGAAGATAAAAATATTGAAGGGTATCCAATTACTTCAGAAATATCAGGTATATATTCACCTGGGGTTACAGTTTTTAGAGATATTTCTGATAATGATTATGACTTCTTAGAAGATCAATATATCACATCAGTTGTTACTGTCCCAGCTGTACAGAGTCCAGAATTAACCGAAGATGGAAAAATATCCAAGAGATTTATAAAAATGTGGAAAAATAAAATAAGAAGCGTTTTTAGAATCTCTCTTATGAATAATCATACTAAGTTAATTCTTGGTGCGTGGGGCTGTGGTGCTTATTGTAATCCACCGGAACATGTTGCAACATTATTTAAGGAAGTTCTTGACGAATCAGAATTCACAGGAAGATTTGAAGAAATATGTTTTGCAATTCTAGAAGACTATAATTCATATCAAGAGCATAATAAAGCAGGAAATATAAAACCTTTTGCTGATATCTTTGGATTTAAAAAATAAATAAATATGACAACAACACCGCTAGAAGATGAAGTACTTAGAAGATTAAGGTATAAACCTTTTATTAAAGATCAAGATGGAACAATCTCTAGAGTTACTGGTGCTCAGGAAAAGAGTGGAACTTGGTGGTTTTTTCTAGAGAATTCTGAAATACCTATTATTTTAGGACATGTTAATCCACAATATAAAATTGTTCTATATCCAAGAAATCTAGTAGGATGTGAAATAGAATTATTTAATGATAAATTCATACCATTAGAAAAATTTGCTAAAGAACATTTTTTAAAAGAAAACTCAGGATATTCAGAAAAAGATTTAAAATTAAATTTAGTTAAGAATCTATTTGTGAATCTGAATACTGTAGATAAAAAACAATTTAGACAATATAGATTTTCAAGTATGAAAGGATCTTCTTTTGGAATAGATTGCTTAGATAAATGGATGATAGATTGGAAGGATTTATCAAAGGATGGAATAGTGATTAATCCTGATAAATTATTTAAAAATATATTTAATGGATAGAGTAGTATCTTTTGAAATAGCTAAGAAACTTAAAGATTCTGGCTATCATGTACCTTGTTCTCATTGTTATATTTGGTTCCCTGGTGATCCAGTTGATGAAGAGGCTGACTTAGATTTACCACAACATTACAAAGGTGAATGGTGTATATTTTACAACTTTATTTTTCAAGAAATAGAGTGGAGATGTAATGCAATGGATTGGGTGGAATTATTTGTAAACAAATACCATCAACAAACCGATACAACTTCTGGAGGATATACTTTCGTTGACTGGAATATGAATATCTTTGAATATGCTCAAGAAGTAGAATGTGATGATTTTAGAGATGAGGATCCTGAGGGTTGGAAGAACAGATTAGAAACCTATAAATACTTAGAATGGTTGTACACAGCAACTCCTGATGAAATAGAAGCAGAACACTCTAGAGTAACTAATCTTCTTCAGTGGGAACAAGGAGATGATTGGTCGTTTCAATATTATCAGGAATTTGTATCTGCTCCAGGATATCATGAAATAATAGATTGGCTTCGGGAGGAACATGAGATTACTATTTGTATTATACCATCTATAAATGATTCTGGAAAATCTTGGCAAGCTAAGATATATGGATTGGATAATGATATAGTAATAGAGAGGAATAATTATTATCAAGCCGAAGAGGAAATAATAAAACAGGCAATATCTTATGTATACGATAAAAACAATTGATGAGGTTCTGAAAGATAAGAGTCGATATGAATCATATAAATTATGCTATGTTAGTGAAATTTCTGAAACTATATATGACTATGATCTAGATTCTAAAAAATTAATTGAAAGTCCTGGTTTTTCTTGGAAGAAAGAAGAGGAATTATTTGGTTGGAATTCTCCTAGACTTAATATGTGTGATCAGCCAAATCCGGAATTTATTCAAGGTCAACAAGAGCTTTTTGCTTATTTCACCTCTATTCCTCTCAAAGATCAGTGGGGAGATGACTGGAATGATACTCCATATGAACATAATGCAGAATTACCTTATGATGATCATTGGAAAAATAAGATTTCGATTGAACATGAAATTCTTCAGATCCCATTTGCATATAAAGAAGAAATAACCTTTAAGTTACCAGCAGACTGGTCATGGGGAGGAAATTCTGCATTTTCAGTGGAAGATATAAACTCAGGTGCAATAGCTTGGATTTTTGCATATCTAAGATCAGATAGTAAATATAATGGTATATCTATTTATGCTGGAGAAAATCCTTATGAAGTTATAAAGAAAATTTTAAAAATAAATTTACTAGAAACATCTAAGACTAAAGAGGGTTAATTCCCTCTTTCTTTTATCCTGAAACTCTTATATTTGAAATTAAATAATATATAACAATGAATGATACAGAATTAAACAAATTATTTATTGATTGGTTTTATTGGACAATAGAATGTATTGGTGATGAGACTAATAACACTAAGTTTCAGAGAGTAAAGGATAATTTTAAACTCCCAGAGAAGATTCATAAAGGAAATATCTTCGGAAACAAAGAAGAAGTTAGTCTTTATGAATTACCATTACCTATTTTATCTGGTTTTGTAATGTTAACTTTTGTAATGTATACTCATGAAGGCTCTATCACAGATTTTTCTGAGGATGAAAGTTCTCAAATCTTAGTAGATTCAGTTAAGGATCTTTATGAAAGACATTTAAAAAGACCGCTTAGAAAATTCTGTGGGAGAAATGGAATCCCACAACTAGATTTGGATAATTTACAATATTTTATAAAAATAAAAAATGGTAGGAGTCAATTATAGAATTGAGTACTTATTTAGTGAAGATGATCCTAGTAGATCAAATATAGTACAATACAAAAGATTAATATCTCATAAGGATTACCTCAACGATATTAAACCGAAACAGATAGAGGTCTATGAGTTAGAAATAAAGCTTAGTCTTATTTCGGAAAAGAAGAAAAAGAAAAGTCAAGAAGCTAGAGAATACCAGGACCGCATCAGTGAGCTAAAGAAATATCTGAACGAAACTTATGGAGAATCATGGTTTACTGATGCTGGGCTTTTTTATAAAGCTATTAAAACTGGAGTAATTAGGTATCCGACTGATCTTAAGGAAAGATTTGAATATTTGAGAAAAGATATAAAAGTAAAAATAACTAAAAAAGAAGAATAAGTATGGAGTATTTTATGGCTTTGTAGTATTTGTAGTGCTTTATCTATTACTTTTGGATGGTTCACTGCTATATCCTTAATTATTGGAGTTATAGTTTTTATACTAAAACTAATTGTACTTAATAATAATGATGAGTTTGATGAAGAGAGTACTAAAATTTTCCTGAAATATACTGGAGGCTTTCTTAAGTATATTATACTAGGTGGATTATTTTGGATAATGGCTGTTAGTATTCCTAGCACCAAAGATGCTTATGCTATTTTTGGAGTTGGAGCTACACTAAACTATCTTAATAATTCTGCTGAAGCTCAAAAGATTCCTGATAATGCTCTTAAAGCAGTCAATTATTATTTGGAATCAATCGTTCCAGAGAAAAATGATAGTACAAAAACTACTAACTAGAAACCTTGAAAGCCTCATATATGAGAAAAAGAAATAAATAGTAATTTTTACTATTCTGAAGATTCTATTATAGAAATATAATTAGAGTCTTCATTTCTTTTTCTAGAACACTTTAAAGAGATAATAACAAGAATAAACAAAAATGGATATAGAAAATTTAATAGAAAAAATTGAAACCCAGGGTGAAATAATAGAAATTCCAGGGTATTCAGGGAAATGTTATAGGTTACTCGATAACGAGATGATCTATGAATTACTTAGTATTGATGGATTGAAAGAAGAAGAAATAAGTGAATTTTATAATACATATGAGCTTTCAATCAAAGTAATGAATCTAATTGCTTCAGCAGTTTTTAATAGAAGCATAGAAAAAGAAACTCTCTGTTTAGAAAACAGAGTACTAATTAGTTATGGAAATTTAAAAGGAGATGGATTAAATCTATCGGACCTTGAAGAATTAGGGAATATATATTTTTCCTCAGACAAATTTAGTAGAAAATTATCAAAATATATCGAAACGAAGTCTATTGATGTATGTACTGAAGAAACTATCTTAGAGTATGTAAACGATAATACTCAAGATGTTGCTGCCGATATAATTGATTATTGGAAGAGCCTTAATTGAGCTCTTCTTTTTTTCTCCTCTCAGAAACCTCTAATTTCTTATATATGTAATTACATAGAAAAGTGGAGAGATCAAGTCTAGATAGATCCCTCTTTGGAATTAAGTTGACCTTAGTTTGTAGATTCCCTATTAACTTTTAATAGCTAGAACCTTGAGAGTGATATAGGTAGCCACGAAACTCTTTAAAATACTATATACTAGTCTATATAGTATTTTATTTTTTTTTCTTCTCATTTCCTTATATATGAAACAATTATATAAATTATGAAAAAGATAGCAATAGATGTTTACTATAAAGAAACATGTGCAAAGGTAGCTGGAGTTATATTTCAGAACTATTCGGATGAAAAACCAGAGGAGATCATAACTACAGAAATTTATAATTTAGAACCATATGAATCAGGACAATTTTATAAAAGAGAATTGCCTGGAATTCTAAAGCTCTTGGAAAAAATAGATCAAAATGAGTTTGATACTATTCTTCTTGATTCACATACTTGGTTGTGGGATACTAATGCTAAAATTCCTAGACCAGGATTGGGAGCTCATCTAAGTGGATGGTTAGAAAACAGAAAGATAGAGATTATTGGAGTAGCGAAAACATTTTATTGTGATAATAATTTACACACTCATCTTTGTTTTCGTGGGCAAAGTACAAATCCATTGTATGTTGATACATTAGATCATAATAAATCTCTTAGTGGAATAATTGAATCTATGTATGGAAAATACAGAATTCCTGATCTAATAAAATTAGCTGATACAGAATCAAAATTAAATTTTAAAGAAGGGTATAATGAAAATTAATTCAGATCGAGTAGAATTTTATGATTATTTAAGAAATATTTACTCTGATGATAATGATTATTTGGAACCAGTTTTTGATCGGCAATTTAGTTATGGATGGCAAATTTGTAAGGGTTCTATCGAAATGGATGAAGGAAGATATTTTATTAAACAATTAGATGGTGGTTGGGATGAGAATGAGATAACTATTCTAAATCCATCTCAGAGATCTAAATTTGGAAAATATTTTATAGCATTTTCTCTACTCGAAGTAGGAAGAACTAAGTTTTTATTTATGGAACCATATAATTTAGAAACCTTAGAAGTTGAAGATTTTCAATTACTGGAGAGATATGATGGTGGGGAAAAATTAGATAACTCTGCAATGTCTTGGATTTGTTTGGATAAAGGAGAATTCATTGATAACTTTGATAATATTATATCAGGACCTATAGATTATCCTGAACAAATTCTACAATACTCATTACCTAATCAGGAAAATTTAAAATATCTAAAAGGATTACAGTGGTATAATCATATTTATGAATATCCGTTTCTTATCAAAACTAATATTCCTAAAATTTTAAAACCAGAAGATATTTATTTTCCATTAGAACAATATCTAAGAGAAATACAATTTCCGGATAAAATCCCAGAAGATAATAGAAATGATATTCAAAAATTGGAATCTAAGGGATTTGATAAGAAAATTTCATTTAAAAAGAGAAAATCATGATGTCAGAAAGTTATATTATAGAAGTTTTTTGCAAAATTAAGTGTCCATTCTATGAAGAAACCTTGGAGTGTAATTCTTGTGATTTATGTCCTTTTAGGAATTCCTTGAAGGTGGAAACTGGTGGTAATAAAATTTTCCATCTAGTGACAAATAAACTAAATACAATTAATCCAGAAGTAGATAAGTTTGATTCTAATGAAATTATTGGAATAGTAATTAGATGGGATAAAATCAATCATCTTTGGATATGGATGGGATTAGATGTATTAATAGATAGTATTTGGTGCACTGATCCTAGTTTAGAAATAAAAACTACATTAGAGGATCCTGTCGAAAATCATAAAATTATGGAAAAAGTATCAAAGAACTTAGTAAAATTTCCTTCAGCCAAATTGATTGAAGATTTCTCAAGAGGGGTTGGTAGAAGATATTATCTAGGTTCATCAGTAGATTATCTAGAAATACAGAGAAATATAAAGAAAATCAAAACTATTATAAAAAAATATAATCTTAAGAGTAATATTGATTTTGGTAATTACTTCTGGACTTCGTCCACTGGTTATGATAAGTATATTTGTGGGTTAGACTTAGATGGCAAGTACGTTAACTGTTGCTATGATAGAGATCTTAGTTATTCTGTTTTACCTATAGGAATATTAATATTATGAAAGAATTAATACTTCCTAAATATGTTATAGACAACTATATAAAAGGAAATTCGTATTCTCTCTTAGATATTCACTTTCCATTAGAATATCTCTCCTGGCGAAAACAAAAGATCTTCGAGTCACTAGATTGGAGAAAGCAGAGATTAGAATCTAGAAGTCCTAATGAGATAAATTTTAGAGATAAAATATATGAACTTAAGGCAATATCTCCTAGTTCAATCGAACTAGATTTTGAAGAAGAAGTTCAAATTTTTATTGAGGATAGAGTTTTATGGGATGAAATCTTAGATCATTTTGGGATATCCACAGATTCACCAGATAGGACTAAAAATTTCTTTCAGGTAGATTTTTATTTTTATAACTCTGGGGTTATATTTGAGGTTGATTCAGATTATCATAATGATTCAGTTTTAGAGGATAAAGCTAGAGATAAATATTTAGAATTAAAGTATGGATTAGTAGTATATCGATGTTTCTACTATACTCCAAAAATTCATAATCTTCAGGATTTTCTAGGATTATTAAAAAGTAGATTGGGAAATAAAGTCGATTTAAATTTTAGATTTACTTTTGAAAGACTACTTAGATTTAAAGAAAAAGATGTTTTAGGAAATTTATCAAGAATTAATGAATATACTGGTGGTGATATCATCTATTCTTCAAAAAATATAGCATTTACTATGAAAGATCTATATCTATCTGAGTGGGTTGAAGAAAATCGAGACTATAGAATTACTAATGATATGATCAGAGTGAGTAAATTTTTTGAGGATTATTTTTCAAGAATATTTTATATTCATCCAGGATCTTCTGAATATACTTGTCAAGATGTTATTGATTTATTAGGATGTGATGATCCTTGGGAAACTTGGAGAAATAAAATTATCCCTGGTTGGGTTATTGGAATACTTGGGAAACCACCAAAAGGACTTAAATACGATACTTCCAAGGGTTATGGAAAATCAAAAGAGTTTGTAAGAAAATTACAAGAACTAAAAATAATATAGAGGATTAATTTCCTCTTTTTTCTTTTATTTTCCTTGGATAATCTTATAAATGAATAGAAGAGCATCACAGTTCTTCTGTAAAATAATATGATATGGCGTTAAATAATAATCAAATCAAGAAAATTCAAAACGAATTTAAAAAGAATTGTAAATTTTTAGAGGAACGGGATTTACTTATAGCAGAATTCTTAAAGAAAATGGAAGAGTATTCGGTAACTAGACTATCTCCACTGGAAAAAGAATTTTGGGAAAAATATCCTCAACTAGTCATTACTCAACAAAATTTTTATATGACTGAGGATTGTATGAAGTTAAAATGGAAAAGAAGTCTTAATTGGTATGAAACAGATGAATTAAAATTTAGAAATCTTGATTATCCTATATTATTCTTTTCTGGCGGTAATTCAAATCTTACTAATAAAAATTTACACTCTTGGGAGAATTTTGTGAAAACAGATAATGCTTTCTCAAAATATATAGTAGAAACCTGTGAAAAGATAATTAATCATCACACTGATTATCTAGATTTCTGTAAAGATTTGGATTCAGTAATTAATTCAAGAACTTCTATTACTTTTTTAAAAAATTCATTCCCGGAAGCTTATAAAATATATAAATCATGAAAACATTGACATATAATGACTATCTATCCGATATTACAAAAGAACAACTATATCGCGAGTTATTAAAAAATTCTGGATTAGAAGAGAAATTGAAGAAAACCGAGAAAGAAATATATGATGTAATAGGAATCATTATTAATAATGCAATGAATCCTGATATAAAAAGATATTGGGAAAACGGTTGTCAAAGAATTCAGAAAATGCAAGAAAGAATTGATATCAAATATACAGATTTTGTTCCAGATAGTACTGGTCTTTATCCAGAAACTTCAGATTCTCCATTAATGGTACCTGGATATTATCAGAGAGGATTAAATTATAGTTGTTTCTATTCTAAATGTAAATGGGAGTCAGGAACAATTGATCAAATATTTCCAGCATTGAATCCAGAGAAACCTAATGAGGTATTATTATCAAAATTGATAGATTTAACCAGTGTGAAGAATGAATACTTAGAAACATTAAAAAATATATTATACAAGTATGGAGAAACTTGTTATAAAATAGATACATTCTTGCATGAATATAAATTTGGATATGGGTACAGTAAAAAATTTCTTAAAAATATTACAACTTGGGGAGCACTAAAGAAAAAAGACGAAGAATGGTTTAAAATAGCTTGTGAATTAGAAAATGTTGATCAAACTTCTTTTACTGTAATGGCTGGTAAAACTGAAAAAGATTACCAAAAAACTAAATCAAACTTAGTTGAGAGTACTATTGATAGAATAAGAAGATCTATTCCTAATAGTCCTAATCCATAGCAAATAAGTCGGAGAGCCGAGTGCTCTCTTTCTTTTCTCTTCATTTCCTTATTGATGTATGAATAAAAACAAAATAACATGAATAGAAAAATTAAATCTATATCTGGGCTGATAACCAATTCAAGCACTGAATGCTTTATACTGCGTGGCTCACCAGCTCAAATAAAAAGTTTTTATAAAAAATTTTCTAAATATTTCATATATCTTCCAAATATATCTAAAGTAAAAGATTTTATTAGTGGAAAATTGGGAATAGATCATCATTATTCTAAGTACGTTTTATGGTCAATAGCCAAAGCAGAATTATCTCTATTAGATGATATACTAAATATTACTGATCATACTTTTGATGAAGCTTGGGATTTTCTATTACCTAGTTTAATTGAAAAATTAGATGGAGGATTATTGATTTATTATGACTATCGAAATAATAATAAAATCATTTCAGGTTTAAAGAACTTATTTCCGGAGTTTGGAGAATCTGATAAATATGTATGGACAATTTCTGATTAATAATATCTTATTCGAAATAAAAATGATAAAATTTAAAAGAAAAATCAAATCAGTATCAGGGTTAATAACTAACTCTAGTACTCAAGTTTTTAATTTACCATGTACAGAGGATTTCCTTAAATTTATTAAAGATATGGGCATAAAGGACGATATCTTAATAATATTTGATAAGGAGGACCTAATCAAAAAATTAGAGGAACATTATAGCGATGAATATTATAGTGATAAAATTTTTGAATTATTATATAACCACCTAGATCCTGAAATTGGCTGTATCTTAGGAGATTCTTATGGATCTTCTGAACTTATTAATAATCTAGTAAAAACTTTCAAGAAAACACCTAGAGAAGTAGTGGATTTTATTGGGGAAGATTATTTCAAACCGGCTTATAGAAAACCATTCTACTCTTATTCCGATGATTGTGGATATCCTACTACAGCTAAAATTTTGCACGAAGCAGGATATTCTTCTGATAGATAAAGGTATTGAACTATGGAAATAGCTGTAGTAAGTGATCTTCACGGATTTCTTGATTTTGAATTGAATCCAGTTGAATTATTATTGATAGCCGGTGATGTATGTCCATATGGAAATGAATCCATTACTTATCAACAAGATTGGCTTAAGAATGTGTTAGCTCCGAAAATAAAATCCCAACCAACTGAATTATGTTTCTTAGTAGCAGGTAATCATGATTACTGGTTTGAAAGAAATGCTTGGAATGAAACATTAGTTCACCAGATTCTTTATCAACCTAGTGATGGAAAAATCTGTTATTTACATAATGAAGGATATACTTATTATGATATCAATGGAGAACAGTGGAAAATTTTTGGAACACCTTTTTGCAAAATGGATGGGAACATGGCATTTATGAGAAGTGATTCTGAACTGATTGAGAGATATGCTGCAATAAAAGAAGGATTAGACATATTAATCTCGCATGATACTCCGAGATTTCTTGAATTTCCACCAATCAAAGATACAGATGGTGATTATGGTATGCCAAGCGGAAATTATGAACTTAGAGAGGCTATCATTCGCAGTAAACCTAAATATACATTTTGTGGGCATATTCATCAACCATCGCAAGAACTAATTGATCTTGGATATACTAAGATACAAAATGTATCACAGAGATTACATGGAAAAGATACTGGAATAATTAATTATTTAACAATTGAAAAATGAATAAAATGGAAACTACACAACAGGTATATAATATCAGTAGAAACGATTTTAAAGATATTGATACATCTAAAATATTAACTGGATATTTTAGAGTTAGAGAAGGAAAAGGAGATGGGATAACTACTCTATCTTGTATAATCCCTGATGGGGCTTTAAAAATGGATCTGGGAAGTGGAATCATTGGAACAAGTACTATTAAAATCGTAGAGTAATGAAAGATACAACATCATTAGGACTTAAACTTAGATACATACCAGAGAAGAATTATGAAGCAGTTTGGAGAAACGGAATAACAATCAGGTATGATCTAGGTGATGTAATTGAACTACCAGCAGGATACTCTGAATTTTATGATGTTGGGATTGGAACCAAGTGTAGTGCAAAGTGCCCATTCTGCTATGTATCAGCTAACCCTAAAGGAAGATATTTCCAAGATATTTGTGAAACTTGGAAAGAATGGATGAATACATTCCCCAAAGACAGAGTAATTAATGGAATAACTATAACCAAAAAACCATTTCAAATAGCAATTGGGTCAACATCTGAGCCAACTGAACATCCTGATTTTTGTGAATTTCTCAGGGTAGTATATGAAACTGGAGTTATTCCTAACTATACAACAAATGGTATTATCTTAGGAACTCCACAAGACCCTCGTCGGTTAGAAATTCTTGAGGCTACTGAAAAATACTGTATGGGAGTAGCTGTTAGTTTTGGTAATAAAAGTATCAGGAACTATGCTGAAAGAGCAATAGAGGCTTTGTTGGGGATAGATGTTTATGTAAATATTCATCATATAATTTCTACCAAAGAATCAGTTGATGAATTTTATGCGACTTGGAAAAAGTATTCTGATAAAATTCATTACCATGTCTTATTACCACTAGTTCCGCAGGGCAGAAGCATTGATGGAATTGAGACTGGAGTTTGGGAATACCTGGAAGATCTGATCACTAGGGAAGATATGAAAAACGTTTCATTTGGTGCTAAATTCATTAAAAATCTGGAAACATCCAAAATAAAAACATTTTTATTTCCAGAACAAAGTTATTCAAAAAATATTATTTTGGATAATCATAAGGTAATGATCACAGCATCAAGTTTCGATCTAAAACCCTTAGAAACCTTATGTTTGAATGAAAAAGAAAAATCAAAACCTTGTAATAAAGTCAAGGAACTTGATAATAAAAAGTTTAAACCATCTAAAATTTAATTAAAAATGACAGACGATCGTTTTAAAGAAATCACTGAGATTTTGAAAAGTGGTAAAGCTACTGAAATTAAAAAAATCAAGAAAGAAGAACTTCTTGAGTACACTCAGAAATTGATGGAGGTATTCAATTCTGAAAACCCTGAGCCTATTTCTGAAGTTCAAGAAGAGGTTGGAGAGTCTGATAGTGTTGATCTTATTTCGAGACTACGGGAGGAATTGGAAACATCAATTAAGAATGGAAATCTGATTGATGGAAAATTACACACTGCCGAAGCTGCATTGGAAGAAAAGAACAAAGCATTTGATCAACTCCAAGCTAAGTTTACAAAACTCCAAGGTAATAGAAACAATATTTCTTGGGGATTAATTTTCGCGATTGCTATCATTATAATTCTATTATTTGTATGATGGACGATTTTAGAAAATTCTATCAAGCAAGAAATCCTTTTGGGATGACAGCGTTTGATGATGTTCAAAAAGTTCAAGGGCAATATATGAATCCATATATTCTTGAAGAACGTCAACTTAATGTAACTCAACTTGATGTATTCTCCCGACTGATGATGGATCGTATCATATTCTTGGGAACAGAGGTAACTGATGTTACTATGAACATCTTAGTCAGTCAATTACTTTATCTTGAATCAGTTGATCCAGGGAAAGATATCTCATTGTATATCAATTCTCCGGGCGGTAGTGTATACGCTGGTCTTAGTGCAGTTGATACTATGAATTTCATAACATCTGATGTTGCTACTATCTGTACAGGTATGGCTGCTTCGATGGGAGCAATTTTATTGGTATCTGGTGCAAAAGGAAAACGAGCAGCCCTAAAACACTCACGCGTGATGATTCACCAACCGATGGGCGGTGCGCAGGGACAGGCTTCGGATATTGAAATCACAGCCCGTGAAATTCAGAAATTGAAGAAAGAACTTTATACGATCATCGCCGAAGGGTCTGGTCAAGATTTTGATAAAGTATGGGCAGATTCTGATCGTGATTTTTGGATGACTTCAGATGAAGCAAAAGATTATGGTATGATTGATAATATATTAATCAAAACACCTTAAACAAAATTGAGAATCTATAGGGAAACTTATAGATTCTTTTTTCATCACTTGATGATCTTATTTATGAATAAATATATATTAAATTCAAAAGTATGAAAAATTTAAGTAAACAAATTCAAAAACATTTTGATGACATGTGTCTCTCAGGGAAACTCTTTAGAAGTTCTATTGATGGAACCACCATTTGGGAGCTATACTTGTCTTCATTTAAACCAGAGGATGATCCTGTATTTAGAGATCCAGCTTCATCTGTACATAACTGTAATCTCTGTAATAACTTTATCAGACGTTATGGTAATATTGTAGCAATAAATGAAAATTTAGAGATCATAACTCTATTCGATATAATCCCAGAAGATGAAGAATATCGGGCTTCATTTAAAGTTCTATCAGAAAAAATTAAGAATAGTCCAGTTAAGGAAGTATTCTTTGAGACTTTTGATGAACTAAATTCATTACCCTATGAGAAATGTAAGAAAACTCAAGATATATTCAGACTGGGTATAGCTCAGAATACAAAAATGTACACCAAAGATGAAGCCCTTAAATTTGGTGTAGTTAAACCAGATGAAATTAGAACATTTAATCATTTTCACTTAGATATTGATAAAATGTTTGTTGATAATTCTGGCAGATCAGTTGCATCGATAATGTCTGATTATCGGGAATCAAAAGAGGTATTCATGAGAGCAATGGAAGAGATTCCACTCAGTGTATTGGAAATAGTATCTGATTTAATTCTACAGGACTCTATCTTAAATGGTAAAAGTTATTTGGAGAAACTTGAGAAAATTATAGACTTTAAGAAAGTTTATGACACTATTAATTCAAGCAAAAAAGATAACTGGTGTTGGGTTATGTCATATCGTTTCCCATATGCTAAGTTTAAAAATGAATTGATTGGTGTATTGTGTACAGAACTGGCTGAAGGAAAACCACTAAACGAAGCATGTCTTAGTTGGAATAAGAGAGCAGATCCAGTAAATTACATGAAAGCAAAAGCTCCTATCACTCCTGCTCAGATAGAATCCGCTCGGAAATTTGTAGAAGAAAATAATTACGAAGCATCATTTTACCGTCGGTGTGCAACTATTGATGACATTAAAGCGTCGGAAATTCTTCACATGGCAGCCAGTGATAGCAAAATAAAAGAAATATCCATTTTCGATAAAGTAAAACCAACTGCTCCAACGGCTGGATTGAAAAAGTCTGATTTTGATAAAGTTCAAGAAGTATCAATTGAGGAATTTATGAATGATATCCTCCCAACATGTGAATCAGTTGAAGCATTACTAATAGGTTCGCAATCAGGAAACTTGGTAACAATGTTAACCACTGATAAGGTAGGTAGTAAACCCATTTTTAAGTGGGATAATAACTATAGTTGGACTTATAAGGGCGGATTAGCTGGTAAATCTTTAGTTAAAGAAAATGTAAAGAAGGTTGGTGGAAATGTAGAAGGATATCTTCGATTTTCAATTATGTGGAATGAAGATGGAAAAGACATTGTAGATTTCGATGCTCATGCTATTCAACCTGACCGGCAGGAAATATATTATGCCAACTATAAAGGAACTAAGACCAGTATGTCTGGGAGCCTAGATATTGACATGATTAATCCAAGTGGAATTGGTGTTGAAAATATCTTCTGGACTGATAAGAATAAATTAGCAGACGGGAAATATAGATTCTTTATTCACAATTTCAATGGTCATCCAAACAAAGGAATAAAAGCTGAAATTGAGATAGCCGGAAAATCGTTCTCTTATGATATTAAGAATCAAGTCATGGGAACTTGTGATATTGCAACTATAACATTGAAGGGTGGAGAACTTGTTGATATAGTTCACAATGTAACCCCACTGAATGTAGATGACTTTGCACAAGAAATCTATGGGCTGGAAACAAATAAATTTCACAAAGTAAACTTGGTTTGCTTAAGTCCTAATTTCTGGGGAACAAATAAAGTAGGTAATAAACATTACTTCTTTATGTTGGATAAAGCAAAATCACCGGATCCACTAAGAGGTTTTCATAATGAATTCCTTTGTGCCGATTTATTAACTCATCGGAAGGTGATGGATACTCTAGGAGAAGTATCAAAAGCCGAATCAACTGAAAATCAACTATCAGGTCTTGGGTTTAATTCTACTGTAAGAGATGAATTAATTGTAAGACTTACTATTGACAATAATAAAAAAGTAGTTAAAATCAAATTTTAAAAATTATGTTGAAGTACAAGAAAGCATCGAGAATTGGTTTAAGATTTCCTACGAATAAAGGATTTCTTAGTGTTGAACAAGTATGGAATCTTCCCCAAAAAGATTTGGAACATGCTATAAAGAAGATTCATGAAGAGATCAAGAAAGAAGGTGTAACTGATGATGATCTTTCTTTCCTCGCGGAAACTGCGGTTAAATCAGAAGAAACTGAATTGAACGAACTTCGCTTTGAAATTCTGAAAGATGTTTATCAAACGAAGAAAGCAGAAGCTGAAGCACTCAGTAGTGAAAGAGAGAAGAAAGCTTATAATAAGAAAATTCTCGATATCATTGCTAAAAAGGAAGAGGAAGATCTCAATAACTTATCAGTTGAAGACTTGAGAAAGAAATTAATTGAGTAAACATGTAAGAAAGAGAAGGGAGAATTAATTTTCTCCTTTCTTTAAACTGGCTTCTGTATTTAATCCCCTGAAATTCTAATTATTGTATAGAAAGCTATGTTAATATTTATAAACTCTTTTTTAGTGCGTCATAGTAACTTCTATACATTCCCGGAGAAGAGTCTCCGGTTTTTATTTCTCCTCTCAAATACTTATTAATGTAAACCAAATAAAAAAAATTAAAATTATGATTGTGTATCATGTTTGTAGTTTAAAAAAATTACTTAAATATAAAAGTGTTGGGAGAATATTAGCTCCAGTTAGGGCTTGGGAAAATATCGAACAAGCTCAAAGATTTTCCCTTTCAACGGGGCGGAGAATAATTCTACGATTAAAATTTCCTGATGATGCTGGGAAATTAGAAGGACACTTTAATCAAGCTAGAGTTCTTAAACAAGATTATGTATTTAAATCTGGAGAATTTTAATGAAAACAGAAGGTTATTATTTAGGATCAAATGGATTAATTTATTATTATAATCCAGCTACTGATCATTATCGGTTGAAATCTCCTAAACCAATATCAAGGGAGATTAAGGAACCAGATTTCTATAAATCATTAGGAAAATCTGAAGCAGATAAGTTATTAAATGAACAATATAAAGATATTGAAGAAATCTGGGAATATAATGGTGAACAATTTAAATCTGGTAAAAATTTCGCAAAAGATAGTTTAGGGAAACATATCAAAGGAAAAAGTCATTATGAAGGAGAAAAGTATGCATTAGTATATTATCGTGGCGGTGTATTTCAAGTTGAATTTTATAGGGCTGATTTAGATTTATTTGTATTAAAAAATATGAGATCTAATAAAAGAACTTTTTATATCCACGCCAGACATTGTTCTCCGATTTATAAGATTCTTCGTGGTAGACAACTTGAATATGGAATAAATAATGAATTATGAAAACTAATCCCAAAGAGATACTTAGGCGTGAATATGAGTATAAAAATCATCGAAGGAAATTAGATTTCTTAGAGAGAAAAAATAAAGAACTCTTAGAATTAGAAAAGGAAGGGGACCTTGATGCTGCTGCTAAAAGACAATCTCTGTTAGAATCTAAGGAATGGGAAAAAGAAAGAGATATGGAAAGTTTCGGTCCAACCTACGATCTTCCAATTGAAGACATCGAAGATCCGAACTTTAGATTTCCATTTGGTGGCAAACCATTAGATCAAAAATTTATAATAGAAGAATATAATGGAATTGGGAGCAGAGTAAAACTTAGACATTCAGATGAATATGGACTGTTTGAATGTTTATCCTATGATTATGGTGATTTTTATTATAAAGTTTTATTAGATACTGGAAAAACTCTCTATGAGACCGGTTGCGCTGGAATAATTAAATATACATTTATAAATAATCAGTCAACAGAAGGAAAAGTAATAGAACATGTGTCAGAATTAAGTGATATGATTATTTTATATTTTACTGACCAAACATGGACAAGTTTTTCATTAATTAAGAAAGAGTGATGAGAAATCATCATTCTTCTTTTTTATTCCCTTGATAACCCTATTTATGTATATAAACATTATAAATTTATGCAAGAAATAAACAAAAATCTTATTGTAATTGGAATTGAAGATAAATGGGATGATTCCATGAATGACTACTTAAAAATTTATCTGAGTGGATCTATCGATCTAGGAGAAACTTTTAATTGGCATGATAAATTTATTAGTGGTCTAGGAAAATTAGTCGATCCAAAAAATGGTGATCTTAGATTTAAAGATAAAAAATTCTTAATTATGAATCCAAGAGTTGATATCAAAGATTCAACAGTTTCTTTAGATAATCCAGAGTTTGTAACTAAAACAGAATGGGAACTTACTATGATGAAATTATCTGACGGGATTTTCTGCAATTTTTTAAAAAAATCTAAATCTCCATTTGGAATGCATGGGTTCTTATTGAGTGCTACATCTGGTAAAACAGTAGTGAGATGTCCATTGGAGTATGTAAACTTTCCATATGTTAAATTAGTAACTAGTAATCTTGGAATTCCATTATTAGGAGATACTGGAACTACAATTGATGTTCTATTGGAATTTTTCAATAGTATTCCAAGATTTTCTGAAGTAGCAAATTTCGGGTTGTAATGAAATCTATGATAATTCTTCGTGGTTTAAATACTACGAGTAAAGAAAGACTTGATTGGATTGAATCTCAGGAACTTGGTATCTATACAATTGGAATAGATGAGATTAAGAGATTATATAGTAGTCCTGAAGCTCTATCGGAAAGAAATATAAAATTAACTAGACTTGATGACTCTGAAATTCTGTGGAGATTTTATGAAGCCCTAGAATTAAAACTAAGGAAAGGATGTTTAGTCGTAATTAACGATGAAAATATAAAATTAACCAAAATAAATAAATTATCAGAGTTAGCCAAAACATTTGGATATAAAGTTTTTATTAAATCTTTTCCAATACCAGATAAAATTCTCAATGATTTTCACTCAAAACGAGCAAATTCATTCTTCCAGGTAGAGACTCAAGAAGAAATATTAGGGAAAGTAACTGATTATCTAAATTCTTCTGCTAACATATCTAGTATTGAAAATATAACAGAAATAGATACACTGGAAGATGTAAAGAAATATTGGAAAAATCAGAAAAAGTATACTCTAGAGATTTCAGAGAGTACTACGATAATAAATATTGGAGATATTCATGGATATGGTGATCTAATAAAAAATAATTCTCTTATCACAGACGGATTAAGAGACAAACTAGACATCATCTATGTTTTCCATGGTGACTATATAGATAGAGGGCCTAAATCTAGAGAAACTTTAGATTATGTTCTTTATCTTAAAAAGACATATCCAAATCAAGTTTATTTATTAGAGGGAAATCATGAGGTTCATCTAAGAAGATACCTAAGCAATATTAAAAATCCTAAGACTGGCAATCGAGATTTCTTTAAAATAGTATGTCATGAATTTTCAGCCACAACTATGAAAGATTTTGATAAATTGTCTGACTTAGAGCGGGATGAATATCTTGAAAAATTAAATAAATATCTTCAAACTCATTTAGTTATAAAAAGAGGGGAAGAGACTTATTTCTGTACTCATGCAGGATTTTCTAATTATAGACAACTTGAGTTTGATTTAATTGGGAATGTAATCTATGGGAATAGAAATATGAATGAATATGATCGGAAAGCATCTAAAATTCTATCAAAGGATCATTATAGTATTCATGCTCATTGCAAATACACTAGAAATCCAGATGAAACTTATGAAACTCGTAAATATCCAAAAGTAATAAATCTAGATCCAGAAAAAGATGGAGATATTATGGAGTGTATTAACGAGTATAAAGAAGAAATCAAAATAGTAAATTTAAATAATAATTAGATTATGGATAGAAAAATTAAAATTTCAATTTGTGCGAAAGATTTGGAAACAGTCGTTAAATCACTAGAACTAGGAAAATCCGAGAATGTAGATAACTTACTACAGACTGAAATTGATCTAGAACTAAAAATTTCTGATTCAACTAATAACTATAAAACCCTAGTTGAATCTAATAAAATTCTTGACTGGTGTTTTATCGATGATGTATCACCTGAGGAACAGAAACCTAAGGATGTAGAAAAAGATAAAACAGAAAAATTAATCGATAAGCATTTCACCACTCAGGAAGAACCGAAGAAGGATAAATCTTTTCTATTATCTTTAAAAGCTCAGCTAATGAGAGAAAGAATTGATATGAAAGATATTAATAATATTATATCATTAACTTACTTTTCTTTCGTAATTTGCCGACAGAAGAATGTAAAAGATTTAACTCTGGAACTTCTTGTGAGTATAATAGATACAGCTATTCTAAATCCAATTGCTGGTGAAATAATCTTAAATCAAATCTCTGAACAATTAGTTAGAGAGATTTTAAGAGCATTAGGTAGTTGTCAGGATCCATACTTAGATTGGATTGAAAGATTAAGAAGAGTTATATCTGATAGGTATAATAAATCCATTGATGAACTTTTTGCATCATTTATTCAATCTATGTATATTATTTAGTATGAGTGTAGATTTTAGTAAAATAAGTCAGATGAAGAGCAATCAGATAGATGTACCAAAAGAGGTTAATCTTAGTCAATCAGAGCTAGACAAAATAATGAATCTTCGTGAAAATATTATATATAATACATCAACTAAATATAAACCAGGTGATGTGATATATAATGCCAGAGATAAAGAAGTTGGATTTATTGTTGGACAGCACCCTGAACGGAGCAAACTTGGTGGAGGGATAATCTATTTTATAATCTCACGAAGAAGTGATAATGGAGAAGTTGGGGTTAGATATCTTCAAGAAAAATATATAACTCCGATTGAATCTGCTAATGGTGGAATTCCAAAAGGAGGAATCCTGAATGATTTCTGCAATAACTATTGTATTATGGACTGTGAGAGTTGTCCATTAAAATCAAAAGGTGGGAGAAAATAATGACTGCATTAGAAATAGAGAAAAAGATAAAAGATTTTAGAGAAAAATTAAAACTAAAAAACGATCAAATTTTATATAGACCTATAGATCTTTTAGAATATCTCGAACCTGGTGATATATTAGTAGCTAGACAAAAACCAGGTCTTAACGAGAAAGAAAAATTTATAAAGATTCTAGATATTAAGAATTCTACTTCTAGAGTTGATGTATATCCTGCGGCAATCTACAATACTGATGATTTTGAATGTGAAGGATTTACTGGATTCTCGGAAGAGAGGTGGGAAATTATTTATATCGATAAAGACCCTAAGAAAATAGATACTAGATTTATGGACTTTTGCAAAAATTTCTGTATTATGGATTGTGAGGGTTGTCCAATCAAACAAATAATTAATGAAAAAACATAACTATTATTTACTAACTTGGAAATATCCAACCAATATCGCCACTTTAGATGGATTTTATATATTTGATGAGATATCATATCTTTCACTAAAATCTGATTTAGAAAATTATCTAGGAAATATAGAAGATACTTTTTTAAAAAAGACTCTTAAAGATATGATAGATGGATCTCAAAAAATAAATGAAGAGAAGTTTAAATGTATTCGAGACTGCTTGGGTATACAAATTGGAAGAGATTTGATAAAAGAATTTTATGATAAGCTTGAAGAAGAATAAATGGATCTCCGGGGCAATTCCCGGACTTCTTTTACACATTTGTGTAGGTACTGTATACTGTTGGAGTTTACTTAAAAGTGATATATCAGCATTTATACCTGGGGATATTAGTTGGGCTTTTAGTTTAACTATATTCTTCTTAGGCATCTCTGCTGCAGTTATGGGACCATTTGTAGAAAAACATATGAAAAAAGTATCTGTCATTGCAACTATCCTATTCTCTATCGGTATGATCGGTAGTGGATTTAGTTGTCATTTCGGATCATTAGCTGGAATATATTTATTCTATGGGGTAATAATGGGAATTGGGACTGGTCTAACCTACATAGTTCCAATTAAAGCATTAGCTCTTTGGTTTAAAGATAGGAAGGGTTTGGCTACTGGATTGGCTATTACTGGATTTGGATTAGCTAAATTTATAGGAGCACCAGTAATGCAGTATTTCATAAATCAGATTGGAATAGCTTCCATGTTTACCTTGATGGGAACTATTTACCTCTTAGTAATGCTATTTGCATCATGGTTACTGGAAAAACCTGATGGAAGTATAGTAGTGAATAAAATATCCAGCTTTAAAACGTGGATGCAAAGTATCTTTAAAAGTTTCTCACAACATGGATTTTGGATATTATGGTTAATATTTTATATAAATATAACTTGTGGATTAGCTATAATTAGTTCTGAAAAAGAGTTATTTATGCTATCTTTAGTTGTTCCAATAACTCTTGGAGCATCACTTAGTGGAATATTAAATGCCTCAGGTCGATTAATAGCTTCAGGAGTATCTGATTACCTAGTGGGGAAACGATATTTGCTTTGGTATGCCATTTTGGGGATGTCTGTCATCTCAATGTTTTTGGGATTAATAACACCAACATTATTATGGATAACCGTTTTCTTAGTTAACATAGGATACGGAGCTGGGTTTTCTATTCAACCTTCACTACTAAGTGATCTATATGGGAATTCAGGGTTATCAATAAATCATGGAATGATACTTAGCGCCTGGGCGTTTGCCGGATTGACTGGTAATCAGATAGCTGAAATGACCTTAGGACTCGGTGGTGGATTGAGAGAGTTAATAGTAGTGATAGGATTCTTATATTTAATAGCAATAGGCTTAACGTTCTTATTCATAAAAACTAAAAATCCACATAAACCAGTAGAGATTACAAATTAATAAATTATAAGAGAGATAGTCGATGAGATTATCTCTTTTTTTCTTTCTCCTGATTACCTTATATATGAATTTAAAAAAATTAAAATTATGATTGAAGTTGTAATGAAAAAAGAAGACTTAGAAAAAGCATTGATAGATCTAACTGTGCAAGAAAAATTAGGATTTCCTGATTCAGTAGCTATATTAGTTTTACAACAAGATAAAGGATCTAATATAACAGACGATAGAGTCTATTATACTAATAAAACAATTCCAATAGTTGATCAGAGAATTCCTAATTTGTATTTTTCTCGACAACCTAGTAAACCTAACTGTAAATTTAAAGACGGAAAATTAGTATCACTAGATGGATTAGATAGAGAGTTAGTCGAAGAATATCATAAAGAACTGGAGGATAAAATTCAAAAAGTTCTAAACGAAAGAAGTTCAATACTATGAAAGACCTAAAACTAACTTTAATTAAGGTTTGGTTTGATATGATTCAGGGAGGTACTAAATTAGAAGAATATCGTGAAATCAAATGGTACTGGATTAGAAGATTTTGGGATATTACCAGAACTGATAATTTGAGAATCGGAATAAATGATCAAAAAACTATTGTGAATGAATTTCAAAAAGGAAATACAAACATCAATGGATACAATATTACTCCAGTCCATTATGATACCTTGATGTTTTATAATGGAGGATATTTCTCTGATACACTACCACACATAAAATTTTTACTTCCGACTTTTGAAATAGGCCAAGGCAATACTAGCTGGGGTGCACCAAATGGAGAGAATGTTATCATAATAAAATGGAAATGATAGATATACATCTGAGCAGAACTGAATTTACGCTCTTCTCAAAACCAAAATCTGGAAAAGTTATTTGGATAAAACCAAACAATACATACTGGAGAAGGAAAATATGTAATTTTTCTGGTAATAAAAGAAAACTTATCGGATGTCAGGTTTGTAGTGCTATTTGTTTATATTCTATTGGAGTACATTCAACTTATGAAGTTAGATTAATATATAAAAATAATATTTTACTAACTAATAGTTCGGCGGAAATTAAATTTAGTTCAGACAAAAAATATATAATATTCGTATTATAATGAATAAAGAAAAAATTGGAGAAACCATTGGATGGATATTTGTGGCACTAATGGCACTATATATTGGTCATACAACAGTAGGATTTGTTGGTTGGAGTATGTACATAATAATTGAAGATCCATTAATTATTGTGATTTATTTTGTAATCTATATGATTCTTATGATGATATTTAATAAATTAACTAATAAAAATAATAAAGATGAAAATTTACCTACCAGTGATAATACTGATATCAGCTGAGGTCTGGTGTCTTTTTAATTTATTATATCTTATCGAAAAATCCAGATTAGATAAAAAGAAAAGATTTAAACGTAAAACAATCTTAGTAATACTAATAATATTAATTCTACTAACACTTTTTATGATATGATAAATTTTGTAAGTCAAACTAAGTTTATAGATTCCCCTGCAGATATTTTAGTTCATCAAGTAAACTGTTGTGGAGCGATGGGGAAAGGAATTGCCAAAGAAATAAAAGAAAAATTCCCAGAAGTATATTTAGGTTATAAAGAAATCTGTTCAAAAATTGATGAACCTAAAGATCTATTGGGTGAATGTTTTATATTAAAATTAAAGGATAGAGAACAGTATGTAGCTAATCTATTTGCTCAACTAGAGTGGACTGGACTACCAAGAAAATATCCTGCTGATAAAATGTTATTTACCCCATTGTATGGAAGACAGGTAAATTATGAAGCATTATATCGTTCCCTAGAAGAATTGAATAGAAATGCGATGATGATATATAATCAATCAAATAAGAGAACTATTAGTATTTCATTTCGCGAAAAGATGGGATGTTGTAATGCTGGTGGTTCTTGGGATATAGTCTTAGGGATGATATCACATTTTTGGGAGAACAATGATAAAATTCAAGTAATCATCCATGGGCAATAAAGAAACCATAAATATACATGACATAGTATTATTTCCAGGGATTGGATTAGGAAATACTAAGTATATTGTAACACGAATTTATAATGGAATAGTTTATTATACAGATGATGTTACAGATCTCACCAAAGGTAGTTTAAATCTTAAAGAGAATAACATTGAATATACTATATTAGATAAGTTTCCAGATATTTGTGGTAGATGTGTATATTCAGATTGTTCAAATTGTAAACCAACACCACAAAAAGTGAATCCACTTGTTTGGTTTAAAAAATTCTGTAGGTATAGATGTCAAATGGATAAAGAAAGTTGCAAAACTTGTGAATTATATAATGAAGTTAAAAAATATAAAGAAAGAAATCAAGAGATATTTATATTCTCTAATATCAAGATTAAATAAACTAGGGAACTGCTATTACGAATCTATATTTAATTTCTTTGATAATGAAGAAGAGGTAAAAATTGAACCTATACAGGATAAATTATTACTTCTATTGGATTGTTTCTATATAAAATTATCAGTTAAATATTTAGAAGATAACAGTAAAATAGATATAAATGAAATTCAACATAATAGTGGAATATATACTATTTATCTAAGAGATAGTTTTAGTGAACATAAAAAATTGATGAAATTGTTAATAGATTGTCACCAAGTTGTTAGAGATTTATGTGATAGCAAAGGAATAGCTGATAATGAAACCGAAGCATATTTGTATGGATACATTATGGGTGAATGCTTTGTCTCATTACTAAATAAGAAAAAACTATTCGAAAATGTACCAAAAGAAAAGTATATTGAGTTTTTATGTAAGTCATCGAAAATCCGATGTATAGTAAAATCCCAGATAACAGGCATATCAGAACCCGGCCAACCAAGGTATACTTTATCGAAAGATTGTGATGGTAGCGTTCAATATAGAAATAAATCAAATATTTATGTTCTATTAAAACCCTATAAATACAATTGGAGTAGAAAAATGGATATATTTTTCCATGAATTTTATCATCTACATAGATTATTATTTAAATATTATAACGATGAACTAGATAAATATATATTTATCCAAGATCTTATGAATAAAACTTTACCAATTTTAAACTATTATTACAATGGAAAATGAGGGATATACTGGGTATCTTATTATGATAGATAACTTGGTTTTATGTACAGATTCTATAGCTTCCTGTAAACCACTTGATAAAGCTAATTTTTACTTCAAGGAATTATCCAAAATAGACGATTATAGTGAAGCTATAATAACTTGGATTGAAGATCTAACTATATATTTAGGAAGTATTAGATCAAATAAAAATCTTTGTGAATTTATTGAAAAGTATGTAGATGTAACTAAGCTCTGGATGTTAAAGGTAGAAATTACTTCAGATGGGAAATTAGTTATATGAACAAAAATAAAAAGAGGGAAATTTCCCTCTATTTTTCTTCTTTTTTTATTTCTTCATAAATTTCTCTATAATCTTTTTCTGAATAAAAGATTTCATCTTGAAGATATCTATCATGCTCTACTACCTTGAGTATTAATTCTTCTTGCTGATTTGGATCAGTAATTCCTAGTTCTTCCCAAAGATCTCTCCAAAATTCGGATTCTAATAATCTAAGTTCTTTTTTAGATACCTCATCTTTCATTAACACCCATTGTGATGTTAAATATTTTATATCCTCTGAAGATAATTCTGGATCACCTTGTAATAGTGATTCTTTAAATCTATCTTCATTTTCCTGTGATATAAATTTATGACTTGGTGTACAATAATAATCAAAAGGTTTCATTTATAATTCCCTCCCCGATATAAGTCATTATACCATCTTTTTTACTAAGAAAGCAATATTTATTAGAATTTTGGTTGGCATTATAAAATTCTATTGCTTTATCAAAAATCTCTTGTGGAGCTAAGAAAGTAAATTCCACTGTAGTTTCAGGAACATCTGGATCGTCCCAGTTATAACCTGGGATATCTATTATTTCACAATTACTCACCCAAGAGTATTTCTTTGATTTTTCTAGAAATTCTTGTGCTGCCTCTCTTGTTTTTATCTGAAGATTAACTACAGACGAAATATTATCACCTTTGATTGTACAACTAATGTGATCTCCATTGCACTTATACAACATTCCGTCCCATCTACCGCCATAGTATAAATGATCAAACTCTGTAAAATTATCAAAATCATTCAGAGTTTTAAATTTTTCTTCGCTCCATAATCGTATCCAAGCAACATAATCATCACTACTCCAATGAAGTTTCTGCAACTCATGAATATCAGATGAATAGAATATAGGAACTTCACAAGGAACCTTTTTCGGTCTGTTGGAGTAAGTCCAAGTATATGATAAAATTCTACCATTCATCATGGTTACTTTGGCTATAAATCCATTTTTATAATCAAAAGTATATACCGATTTAACATCAACACTAGATTCACAAGACAACAGATTCATTCCCTTGATATCCCTTGGAAATTTTATTCCATCTGATCTATCAGTTATAGTATATGATTGTTCAATACTATCTACTAAACAATCGATAAGTTCTTTTTCTTCTGTATTATCCATAGTTTTATGATTCCCCACCAAATACTACCTGAGATAATCTTTCTTCGATCCTATCTGGGTCTTCTTCACTCCCTAGTTCAAATTTAGCAATACTGATGTAACTTAAAGCATCTTCTGATAATTGTATTACATCTGTTAGTGGTAAAATTATATCGCCACTAGACTTATCAGCTGAGATATTAGCAATCTCAATAGAATCATAAATTTTTACTTTTCCAGCCTCATCTAGATTGGGATTTACTTCTGTTCCGTTGAATTTAATAATAATGTACTTCATTTTTATCCTAATAAATTTAAAACAATATCTCTTATTCTTTCCCAATCCACTACAGGCAAATCATCAGCGCCTATTCTCATAGGTACCCCAGCTGCACAATCATCAATATACAAATCAGCATATACTTTAGGCGATGTTGTCCAATGACGTTGAGATGGATTGTAATTAACTCCATATAGTGGTATCTCTCTATCTCTGCACCATCCAACTGCATCTTCCAGAGTTGTTTTTAGACCTGCTTTTTTGGTAGTCGCATCATTACTTACTAACTTACCTGTGATCGGATTTAAACAGTTAAGATTAGATCTCATGGTGTATAATATTATCTTAACACCTTTCCCAGCCAATTCTTTTAACACTTCAGAACAACCCGGTGATTCTTGACCAATCCTAGGAAACATGTGAGTTACCATAGTTCCATCAAAATCTACTGCAATTGTCAAACTTTTTCTTGCCATATTTTAATCAAAATTTGGGATAGAATCATAGAATATTGTAAGATAAGATTCTATATAATCTATCATGTTATTATATGCTTTTTTAAATTCCTCTTCAGACTCATATAGTTTGCTATAGATATGTTTTATGTATACTTTATGATCATCCATTCTACAACTTTTACGAGTTCTTATTCTTTCAATTCTCGGTTTCCAGTCGATATCAGAATATAATCTAGATGAAATAACTTCCCGGCTGACAGTATTGACATAAATTTCAGCTGAGAAATCAATAACATCTACAATAAAATAATATCTTTCCTTATGTTCATTTACATAAACCGAAATATTCATTATATTGTGAATATCTACAACTTCATCTGCTATTTTAAAATATCTTTCCATTATCCAAAATGTGGAGAATCGTTCAGTACCAAATATACATATGATTTAAGATATTCATATAAATATGATAATGCTTCATCACGTTCTTTTTCAGTATCATATAATTTACTATGATATTCAATAAACTTATGTGAAGTATAGAAATCAAATTCACTAGAATTATCTCCTTCACCGATAAACACTTCTAATTCTGAATCCTTATTCAGTGTTAAAAGAGGAAATTTAATATCAGTAATGCATTTCAAAGAAAAACGATATTTCTTAATAAAAGAAGATTTATCACTCTCATCAACAACATCCTTGTATTCTTTAGAAATTCCTGCTATAGTATTTATATCTACTATTTTTCCATTAAAATTAATTAATTTTGATTCATACATAATATAAAATTTTTTGGTCTCAATAATAAGGCGATGCAGGTATACTAAAAGAAAAAAGAGGGAACTAACCCTCTCTTATCATTATAGAATTAGAAGATCTTGGTTCTACTAGTAATTTAGATTTTTGTGATCTTATAACTAAGTTACCATTCTCTTCTATTATTTCTATCTCCTTCCCTGTAGATGATATTACTTGGACTGTATTAACCTCAGTTAACTCTTGAGCGATATCATTATTTTCTAATATATTCGTTACCTTCATAATCTCTCTTTTTAGTATTATATATTTCTTTTAATTTTTCCATAAATCGACTTTGACAATCTGTTAAAAGTCTACATGCTACTTCAGTATCGTCTAATTTTTCAAGTTCAGGATGTTCGTTCAGATATTCCATAGCTACATCTGGTAAAACTGAATTTGCGATCGAATTAAGAGAAATAAGATCACATACATCATCACCTACATTATCATAGGTTATAAATGTAGTTCCAGATTCAGATATAATTGATTCTGAGATATCTTGTCCGAAAATATTTCTTGAGATTTCTCTGACAAACGCCATACCAAAATCCCAAAATTCTTTGTCAGCTTTAGTGATTTCACTATCAACCACTAACCAGATTCTTCCACCTAATAGATATGCTTCGTCGATACCATTAAATTCAATTCTTTTTCCTTCTTTTTGTAATTTAATTAATTGTTTCATTTTTGTTATATTTTTATTTACATACCTAAGGCTTTCATAGGATAAATAAAAAGAGGAACAATGTCCCCTTTCTTAATTAAATACTACCTAATTCAACTAAAATTTTCTTAGTGATTAGGTTATCATTTTTTATCCATACTGCAGTTCTAAAGATACTACATAGTGCTGACACAAGTGCTACACCGACTACAGAGAATATAACTGTTTTTGTAATTCTCTCATTGTCTTTTTTCTTTTCCATAATTTTAATTTTTAAATTTTCTCTCATATATAAGGCCATGAAGTGAGAAAAAGAAAGAGAGCACTTGGCTCTCCGACTTATTACTCCCCTGCATCAATTATGTTAAAAGATATATCTACCCCCAAATCTCTTAATTCTCCTATTAGGAGAACTCTAATAAAACCGTTTTTCAGTTTTTCCAGAATGGAGCCGGTTCGAAAATAAGTTAATTTCTTATCAACTAGAACCGTATTTCCTCCAAACGATTCTAATTTTTCATTGAGGAAATTAATTTTTTCCTCATCGGTGTCAAATAGACTTAATTCTTGTTTCACACCAATAACATAGTCCATAGCTTGAGCTTCCAAGCTCCTTATTTTTCTTTTTAATACCAATCCTGCGGTAATTCCCGCTGTTGCTAATACTACTACTATTCCTCCAATAACTTTCGTTTTTGTTTTCATAATTTTTAATTTTAATTTGTTAATATGTCTAAGGTTTTGTGATTCACTCACAAAAAGAAAATAGAGATAAATGTATTTCTACATAAATCTCCTTAGATAGTATTTCACAATACTATTTATTATTTTCTCTCATATATAAGAGTATTAAGTGTTTATGGAAGGAACAAAAATAAAAGAGCCCGAAGGCTCTAATATTAGCTTTCAAATGACATAAAATTACTTACCATTGGTAATAATTCAAATCTTTTTCTGTCTTGATCAATTATATCATTTAGTCTTGCCACTAATTCCGGACATCCCAGAAATTGGTCTGTTCCTCTGAATTTATGGTAGAAGGATATAAGATCCCTCTCACATTTATATGATTTATCAATCACGATAGAATAAATATTGTCAAATTCTGAGATTTTACTCTCAATTTTTACGTCATTATTTTTAAAACAAGTTTTCATTTGTTCCAAACTTAATCCAACTCTTACTAAGATGGATTCTTTCTGATTTTTTGGATCAAATATACTTCTCAATTGAGAAGCTTCTTTTAGTTTAACAGTTCTCCCACCGGTTCCGATCTCAATGGAACCTGGATACTGTTTTTCTATTTCTCTAAGTAGCTCAATTGCACGTTTAGTAGAGATAGTTTCATATCTCCAATTTCGCACAACTGCACAGACATTCTCAATATCAATAATTGACTTTGTGTTTGCCTGAATTACTCCAATACTGCTTATTAAGCACCATTTTAACCAAATTAATTGAGAATTATCTACAATTACTTCTGGTGCTTTTGCTATCTCTGACTTTTTAGAGAGGTACTTGGAATTATCCACCTCCTCTTTAAATAGTTTTTGATATTCCTCTGACACCATTGCCAGAGCCATCTCTACATTCCCTGCAAAGATGTATTTCGTTCTTCCGAAAGTATCGATGCGAAAATTCACATCTTTCTTCGTTAGATAACTATTGAGTCTAGTTGTTGAAACGGTTCTTGTTAATTTATGCTTACCGAGTTCGTCTCTAAACTCTTTTGTTGAAATAGTTCCATTATGTTGCGATAAGATTCTTAAAACTCCAATTAGGGTTTTATATCCTTTCTTATTCATTTCTGAAACTCTTTCTTTTGGTTTCTTTTCTTTAACTTCGATCACTACCGGTTCATTAACCGGAGCTGGTTTACTTACTTTTTCTCTTGCTTCTATTTTAGCAAAATATTTTTCTAATTTTGCCACTATAGTCCCTAGTAATAAACCTGAAATTGAATACACTTTCCCTCGACCTTTGCCACTGGGAACTTCTTCAAAACTTGCCTCTAGTATATTCCTTAAATCCGGAATTACTTTAGCATAAAGGGTATTATCGCTACAATAGGATATTCCCTCTACTTTTACTATGATCTCTTTTAAATCCCTAGAAGTTACTACACCTCTAGCGATTATCTCTTTAATAACTTTTTCATAGTAATCTTTGTTTCTTTTAATTGATTCTTTTGTCTTCATTTTCTTTGTTAATTTTTTAATTTGTACTTTGTTTTTTTTTGTTTAGATGTATCTATTTCCTTCATCTTCGTCCATATCTAAATCGATAGGATCTGAAATATAGATATCATCGTTAGAATAGATTTCTATTCTATATACTGCCAATGTGTTTCCTTCCGGGAACTCTCCATCGGAATCTAGTGGTTCACCTACGTTTTTCACGTAAATGATTACGTCACCTGGGATGAATTCTAAGTCTCGAAGTACCGAGCGAAATTCAAATCCTGCAATTTGTTTGATTGCTTTTGTATAAATCGGCCTTTTAATTGCTGATATAATTGTACTGCCGTTATACCTACATAATTCTTCTCTCAAACCTGTTGTTATTTTGGTTTGATACGCTTGTGCGCCTGCTACTACCATTGAGGTAGGTTGCCATACATCAACGATGTAAATGTTTTTTCTTTTCATAAACTTTTTCTAATTTTAATTTGTTAATTTCTAATTTTGTTATATTTATCTCTACATCACAGCCCTAAACCAAAATAGGGCTATACGTGATGGATTTTTATGTTGTTTAAACAATCTCTTTTCCTAATTTTAATTTTGATACTAACTCCGTTAGCCTTTTAATCTCTTCGTTCTGCTTGCCAATATGATACCAATCTTTTTTAACTACCTCTACCAAAGCAGAGTATACGCTTTTTTGATTGTTACATTCTCCAAAAATCTGTCGATTCTTTTTAAATAAATGCCATGCAGTCCAAAAAGACATACCAAGAAGTACTACCAAAATTAAAAAAATAATTTTCCAAGCTCTTTTCTCGTTGGCTTTTTTTTCGTTTTTCTTGTTCATTTGTTCTTTTTATTTTTGTTATGATGTCTTTAAGGTTTTGAAATGAAAGGGACCCCAATACTAGGATCCCCTCATTATCTATTGTGAGGATTATTCTTCCTCTTCTGTTTTCTTTTCTTCTTTTAAATCCTTGATTTCGTTTTCTTCGATATCCACTTGGATATCTTCTTTATTTCCGTAAATTTCACCGAGACCTTCATCTCGCCAATCGGAACATTGTTTAAAACCTTTTTTCCCTAAATAGATACAGCCAGCGGTGGCTATTCCTAGGGTGGCTACTACTGTTCCACATAATACTTTGTGATTTTTAACGAAGTCAAGTGTTGCTTTCGCTGCTTTTTTAATTGAATTTTTCATTTTGTTTAATTTTTAATTTGTTAATATCTCTGGGAAGAACTTCATTGTTCCTCCTTTTCGGCTTGTTTATACTCTTCTTTTGCTATTTTTATTGCATCGCTAAAAAATTGCGATACACAGCACATAAATGCTGCTTTAAATATTCGTATAAGTATTACCATTTTTCTTGTTTAATTTTATTTTCTAATTGTTTTAATATTGGATTTGAGTTTTTTTCTCGTTCGTAAGTTTCTATATCTATTTTTACTACTACATAACGAAACTTCTTAAATCCTATAAAATATAAAACTTTCCCACATAATTTCCTAATAAATGGGAATATGTTTTTTTCTAACCAAGAGCGACCTAATTCATAACCCGCTCTCCCTAAAAATTCACCTGTTGCTGATAATATATATATCGCTAGGCCTTCAATAACAAGGATTATATAATCCTCAGTTGTTTCTGGTATTTTTACTTTCATCTTTTCTTTGTTAATTTGTTAATATGTTTAAAAAGATTTTGTCGGATGCCCTAACACATATTTTTAATCCTCCATAGATTCAAAATACATGTCCTTCAGACACTCCGACTTTGGTTTGTACATGTTACGCCTCTCTTACGATCTATAAGATTGACCACGTACTCGAAGAGATAATATATATTATCCTTCATATATTAGGGTTTGAGGTGATCTTAGGCGGATGAGGATTATGAATAAAAAAGAGGGACTAGCCCTCTCATTCTATTACTCAACTCCATAAAATTTTCGGAGTACTTGTTTTTCTTCTTCGCTTCTTAGTTTTCCTTCAGCATCCGGTGTGTTAAGGAGTTCTTCTAAGAATTTCTTTCTTTCAGATTTCTCCATCTCCATTAGGTTTTGATTAAAATCTACTGTGGATTGTTTGATGATGCGATTTATAAAAAATTTCTTTCCTATAATATATATTCCAGTAATTATTCCCAGAATAATAGATATTATAACTGTTTGTTTTCTTGATAATCTTTTCATAATTTTCTTTGTTAATTTGTTAATATCTCTAGGGTTTTTGTGATTCACTCACAAAAAGAAAATAGGAATAAATGTATTTCTACAAATATTCCTTTAGACAGATTTCTCTGTTTATTTTCTTTCATATATAAGGATATTAGGTGATAACATAAGGAATATTTATAATACAGAGACCAGTTAAGAAAGGGGATTTTCCCCTAACTTTTTTTCTTTCTAAAAGATCCAATTGTCTCTATTACACCTACTACTGTATTTCTCACCCCATCTTTAATAGAATCAATACCTTCCATATATCCTTTCCGATAAGCTGCTTTTATTTCACTTGGAAATGGAGCTCTATAATGTACAATCTTTTTTGTTTTTGAAGCTCTGCCAATATAAAATACTGCTACAAGAGCTGCTGCACCAATGGTGCCATAAAGAAGTCCTTTCTTTAAATTTTCGTTCTTCTTTTCTGTATCCATCTTATTTAATTTTTTATTTGTTAATGTTTCTTTAGTATGTTTAATAAAAAACCAGGACCGCTGTCCTGGTATAATTTTAGTTTAAGTTTCAAGAATAGTAATCCTGTCCTATCTTATTCATATATTAGGCTTTCAAGGGTTCTGAGGATTTTAAGAATTCATAGAAACTTTCCCATGAGATTTGAAATCCTGCTGCTCCTCTATGACCGCCGCCACCTAAATAAGCTGCTAGGGATGAACAATCTATTTCATCTTTTGATGTATAAAGTGAACATCTGACAAAGCCGCCAGGGTGAAAACAGAATGGCATCATTATGTCATATTTCTCTGGATCCCATTGTGCCTCAAAAGTCTTAGATGTAAAATCTTGAGTACACATAGCCAAAACTTTATACCCAAAGAAATCTGGAAATTCCATTCCATACTCTTTTAATCTAGATTTATAAACTCTAGTTTGATAATTAAGTATCAATTCACCAGAATCCCTAAGATCATCAATTACAATTGAGTTAGGTTCAATGGATCTGACCAAATCATAGATAATAAGGGCTGGATCAATACCATATTTGGCCTTTGCTCCCCACTCTATCTTTTCAATTATTTCCCAATTAAAACGGGCTTTATCCCAAACATCATAGGTACTAAAATATTGTATTAGTTCTGGACATTCTTGATCTGGAAAGAAATATTCCCAACATAATTCACAAGCTCCCTTACCTATCTTTCTTAGCCCAGGTAGAGATGGACCTTGATATGAATCAATTGCAGTCTTATGATGATCAATCCATATTAGATTGGGTAATTCATATACCCAAGGTTCATCCCTGAAACTAATATCAACTGCGTAGATTTTATCATATCCCTCTAACCATTCTGGTTTTAACTCTTGACCAAAGTTATATTTAATATAAGTAACTTGGTCAGCTTGATGTGCTAATCCGACTACAGCTGCACTAGCTGCTCCATCCAGGTCAGTATGATGGATACATAAAATTTTATTCATATAAATTTAAAATTTTCTTGTTTAACATTTGATCTAATTCATTACCAGGTTTAAGTATTTCTTGATAATCTTTTAACATATCTTCAGTGATAAATGTTTTATATCTAATCTCCCCTCCAGGATTTTCTTCTCCGAGTAATATTCCAGACTTGGTTTTTGCTCGTGTAATTAAAGTTTTTGCATTTTCGTCTTCATTAGAATCTTCTTTCGGAAAATGATTGAAAGGAAATGAATCGTTATTAGTAAAGAATATATTTGCTATCTCTTCAAAACTTAAATCTTCTTCAATTAGATCTGGGTTTTTCAGAAGAATATATCTTTCTTTGAATCTTCTAAATAAATGAGCTTCAAATCTAAGAACCGCCAAAGACATATCATCTTGACACTTAATTATATCAGTATTTGGTATAATGCAAGGACACAATACTTCTCTTCCTCCATTATCCTTATTGACAATTATGTATTTTGTACATAAATACTGATAATCATTCCTTTTATAAATAGATAAATCAGTTATAATTAGTGTCCATTTATTTCCCCTAGAAGTTTTAATAATAACACTATTTTTATTCTCTTTCAACTGAAATGGCATATTCCCATTTCTTCGAAAAGCTTCTTTAAATAATTTATACTTAGAGCTAATTTTTTTATCTATAATTGATTTAGCATTTTCGTTTAACTCTTTTAAGTCTAGAGATACTTCCTTAGATATCTCTTGATAAGTCATAGTTGGGACTAACATAATCTTAATTTAAATAGTTTTTAAATATTATTGCTTTCATAAGTTCACTATTACTTTCTGGTACTTTCTGACCTGTATCCTCAAGTAATTTAATCCCTAAGTCAACTAGTAACATTCTAGTTATTGGATCAGAGATATCATCAAGAATAATTCGTTCTCCACTCGTTCTTCTATAAATGATCTCCTCAAAAAACTTATAATCTGAAGCAAAACTTTCAGAAATCAAATCTGCTTTAGTAAGATACGCTGCCAAGAGAGTATTGAAATAATTCATATTCTCCCCACGGTATGTGTGGAATTGAAGTTGACCCAAAAGAATTTGTATTTTCCTTGATTCACTCAACTCATCACAATTATCTCGATAACTATTTAAACCAAAACCAAGATCTGGCAGTAATGTTTTAGAAGAAGAGAATAAATCTTCCATAATAGTATCTTTATCATGATAATAAGTACTTTTTGTGGAAATAAATTTATCAGAAACATCAAATAAATTGTTTTCTAACATTTCTTTTGTTGCCCAGGATGGTACAAAATATAATAATAGTTGTTGAATATATTCATCTGTATTAATAGATTTTACTTCAGATCCCATAAAATGAATACACTTCCAAGTAGTTAAACAATTAATATAACAATCGGTTGAGATAACATCATTTAGGAATCTTAGTCGTACTCGAAGATATTCCTGTACATCCTCTGTTGTAATTGTATCATCAGCATAATTAACTGCTATTGCCCGAATTAGAGGATACATATTTCCTTCATGATTCAACCAATAATTTGTTACAAACTTAGTCATATATATCAGATTCTTTAGATATTGTTCGAAGTGTGAATCTCCCCAATAACATACTTCTCCAATATATTCACCATATCGGTAAATTTTGAATTTATCAGAACTTTCAGAAACTGGCATCACCTGGATACCATAACTCTTCAATAATTCTAAACGATAATCGTTGATCGTTTTCTTTTCTTCATTACTTTTCATAATTTTTAATTTTAATTTGTTAATATTTCATATAGGTGTTTAAAATAATAACAACCAAAACTTCACTGGGAGGTATGGCTGCTACATATATAAGGCTATCAAGGGACAAGAAAAAAAGAGAGCACTAAGCTCTCCTATAGTATTAATGTTATCTTTGGAATTCTTTCTGTAATTGAAAAAACTTCTTGAGATCTGCACTCAACTCTGATAACTCCTTCTTCTTTGACTTCTTCTGGATCATATATAAATCGACCCACTAAGGTATATTCTTTCTTGAAGGGCTTCATTTGACTCTTTCCCAAAGTTTGTTTATTACTATCGAAAGCCCAAAGCTCACCATTCTCTCTATCTACTATTTTAATTTTCACAACATCATTTCCGGGTTCTACCTGAGTAGTTACTTCATACAATCTCCCAGGTATTAAATCTTCTGGTCGTGATGCTATAATCTTTTCATGACGCGGTCTGAATACAAATAAAATTGCTGTCGCCGCTCCAAATAGAACAGCTCCTGTTCCTAAAATCTTTGTTTTCTTTTTCATTTTGTTTAAATTTTTTAATTTGTTATTGTCTCAAAAATAAAAACTGGGGACGCTTCCCCAGTATACTACGATAATTAAATACTACACTATGACAGATTCTTTTAAATAACCCTCACGGGCGATGTCATAGATTACGAATCCAATTGTGTACATATATATTCATATATAAGGCTTTGAAGTTTCCTGGAGTGGAGAAATAAAAAAGAGGGAATTACTCCCTCTCCTCCTTTTCTTCTTCAACAACTTCTTGCCAGGCTTCAAACCATATTTCTGTTGAATTAAGAACTTCATTATACTGAGATGTACATTCATCAAACTCTTTCTTAAATATTTCCAATAATGTATTTGGACAACTGATTTTCTTTGATTTAGAAAAATCTAAATAAGTAGTTCTTACTAGAAGGTTTAGATTTTGGAGAAAATTTTCTTTTCCTTCTTCCAATTCTAATAGACGATTTACTATCATCTTTCTTCTCCCTGGGATTTCTTCAGTCTCGAGAAGATCTAAAAATGTATCTACATAAGTAGCATGTTTTTTATCAAATTCTTCTAATAGTTCTTTTTGTTCAGTTAATATTTTGAGAAATCCTTTGTGAAATTTTTCACTGTTTTTCTTCTTTTTTCTTTTTACGTTGTTATTGATAAATCCGACTGTTGCGGATGCTGCCAATAAACCACTTGCTATAAATAATAATTTTGTTTCTGTTTTCATAATTTTCTTTTTTTTTTAATTTGTTAATATCTCTAAGGTTTTTATTATTTGTTAATAAGAGGGGAGTAGATATATCCCCCCTCCTTCTTTTATTTAAATTCTCTTTGGTGAATCTTAAGACACTTCATCACTGTTGTAATCTCTGAACTAAATTTATAAATTGCTAGATCACACTCGCATTGAAGCTGATGTAATGTTTGAGAGAGACCAATTGTTCCCTTCTTTTTACGATAACTATCATACGTCTCTTCAAACAAACGTAAGATTTTTAAATTACATTCAGCTCGAGCTTCTGTCAAATTCAAAATATATTGAACTAACGTTTCTTTAAGATCCGTCTCTTTCTCATCTAGGATATTATATCTGCATTTATGAATGCAAGTAAAATAATCTCCTGTTAATCTAATCTGTTCCAGATTTGCTTTATGCAAAATATCTTCCATTTTTCTTGTCTTCTTTTGCTCTCGTTTAGTGATTATACAGTTCAATGCAGTAATCTCTACTCCAGTAATGATTGCTCCTGTAATCATTCCGATAATTGCTCCTTTTTTAAATAAATCCATATTTTTAATTTTTTATTTGTTAATATCTCAAAGGTTATAAAATTTATAAAAAGAAAATACTAAAAAATTAATTTCTAGTATTTTTCATATATAAGGTTATGAAGTGATAACATAAGGAAATAAAAAACCGCCCACACTAGGACGGTTATTAGCAATAATATTTTTTAATTATGACATAGATGAGAAATCTATAATCTTCACAGACTTTCTTTCCTCATATATAAGAATTTAGGGTGTTTTTTATATTTAATAATTCATACCCTTTTTGTCTCTTCCCATCTTCTGTTGAAATATCAACTACTTTATATACAAAATATTCTTCTATATCTTTTGCTTTAGGTGTTTTTGATAGCCCTAATGAAGAATAGATTTCTCCTAATTTTTCTTTTATTTCCTTGAGAGTATATCTCTGCGAAACCTGAAAAGTATTGAGAATTATTGATAATATAGTATCGCTTTTTTTATTATTTATTATTTCTATTTCATTATCTAATTTACTTTTCTGATACCCCAGCGCTCTACATCTATCTGGTCCTAATATATAATAATAATTTTGATATTCTCTGGGTATTCTAAATAAAACTAACTTTCTAATTTCATCTGATCTAAATTGATATTCACAGAAAAATCTAAGTGAATCTTTAAATGTTTTCAGTAACTCAAACTGATTAAAGAAATTAATTATCTCATCTTGAAATTCTTGAACATTAGATACGGTAGTTAGCTCATTATAAATACTAACATCATCTCTATAGACTTTTTGTTGGACTTCAAAAGCTCTTTGCTCCGATAATAATACTAGCTTATTCATTATAAAATTTCCGGTTTTATCTGAAACACCAATATAATTTTTTGAATATTTATCTAATCGAATCAATGTTCTTTGATTTTCAATTAAAGTAGATTTTTGAACAGAATTAGCAATATTAAACAAAGAAACCATCTCATTGGTTTTATTTAATTTTTCATTTATATATTTATTGAATTCTTCTTCGCTATATTCATCTTTAAGACTTTTATAAAATACAGTAGCATCATATTTAAATACATTCTCCTCTAGTCTCTGTCTTCCCATGATCTGTGGTAAATCTAAGGAAATGTCAAGAGATAGAGAAGATATATTGCAATCACTTACTATTACTGTCGATGCACAGGGTGAATAAAAGTCTGCTCCTAAGTAGACAGTGCGAGTACAGAAAGTAAACATTTTATGAGGTTTTCCCTTAAGAGGTACTTCACCTATTTTCATCTTGATTTTTCTAAGCTTGGCTTCATTTTTCTTACACTTACTACAAACAATATTAACTTGATCTTCTCTTAGTCCTGCTTTTTTAACTATATTACAAATAGTCGTAACACTATTAACATAAAAGACTATTTCCCTCGATTCATGAATAACTTTATCTGGAGTTACTAGTTTTGGAAATATACCATTAAGATAATTATTAATGATCCCTAAAACAGAATCATTAATTGATCGAGTTCGAATTCTACTAATTCTTGGTTTGATTATTTTATCTGCTGGCCATTGTAGTTCATAGTAGGGGAGATTTTTAAATTCATCTAGCTGTTCTAAGTATTTGTCCAACATTGGTGTAGCCGAGATATAGGTTACATACTGAAGACAACTAAGATACTCTACAAAATTCATTTCCACTGAAGCTTTAAAACGAGAGTCTATAAATATACTCTGAAATTCATCAATCACATAGTAGAAACTATTAATATAATTACATCCTAGTTCTCCTAATGCTTTAAGAACATGTCTTAGGGAGTCATAAGTTACTAGGATTTTTGGAGTATAATATGTCCCCATCCCAGACATAACTACATAGTTCTTAATAGAATCTATTAGACTCAATACTTCCTCTGGGTTTTCAATTATATCCTCCTGTTTTTCCTCTGAATCTACTATAGTAGTTTTATCCATAGAATTCACCACCAGGTAAACATTATCTTCTAAGTGTTGTTCATATTTATTCTCCAATAGAACCTTTCTTGGAGAACAGAGGATAGTAGGAAGATTACTTCGTAAACAATATTCAGTAAAACCACATCCACAAATAGTTTTATTGATAATACATTTTTCTTGAGGTAATGTAAAACCATTCCAGTCTGAAATATACTTAATTTCATGTGGAACATTAATTAATACTTTATTCATATATTATTATTTAGTTTATATTAAAAAGAAATAAACACTACAACTGCTGTTTTATATTTTATAAATTTTGCAAATTGTAGTGTTTTAATATTTTTCACAAGGAGGATCGAAACTATGTGATCCTCCTTTTATTTCATTATTCAGGTTTTAGAGGGAAAAGAGGAGAGTTTTGCGAAATTTTTAAGATTTTAAAGAGTATTAGTCTATAGTAATTACAAAAAATTCGTAATTTCGAAAAAGCCCATTCGCTTCGCTCATTCCACACCTTCCTTTCCTCACCCTGTTCGTCAATTCCCTCCCTTTTTCTCATATTTTTATTTTAACCAGTAACATTATATGACAATTTAAAATAACCTAAGGGAAGGGCAACGAGGGAGCGACTAGAAGGAGGGAGTGAGGGGAATGGTGGGCTTCCCTTGATAATATCTATTTTCGTATCCACCTAGTACAAAAAGAAAAAGGGATATTACTCCCTTATTCCTAGATTTTCTTTTAATTCTTCAAGACATCCTTCATAATCTATTTCTAGTTCATCCATAATATTTTCCAATCCATAGACTTCTAAGATATTTCTAATATTATAATCCCAATAATTTTTATCAAAATTTGTAGTTTCATTAATTTTCTCCAATACTTCTGGAGCTAACTGTCTTAAAACATAATTTTCCGGAAGATTATTCCACCATGCTTCGTTACCATCTCGTCGCATTCGTATATTAAAAGAAGGGTCATCTAGTGCATCTCTAAAATTTAAATAACCCTTTTTAATTGGTAACATTACTCTACCTTGAGAATTACTGGATTCTATCAAGTATACTAAGTTTCCCTTGAGTGGTGTATATTGGAAAAACCCTTTCTTTTGAGAATATAAAATATACAACATATATGGTAAATAATTTGTATCTGAATCAATTATTTCAGCTACCATATAAGGTATTCCACTCAAGATTCCAATTTTGGTTAATTTTAACTTACCAATATTATTTCCATTAGGAGAACTATATGACTCTATTAAGTCAGAAAAATAAAGTCGATCGGAATTATTCGGCCATAGTAGGTTATCTAGATCTCTTTGTATCTTCCCACCAGGTGAATCTATATTTTCCAAATAATATAATTCCCTCAGATACGAATATATACAAAATCCAGAAGAATGATATTCTATCTTTTTTGAAAAATCTTTTAAAAATTTATCTATATCATTACTTTGATAGACTTCCAGAAAATTAGCAGAGTTTTTAATCCATGAGACATTTTGATTTATTTTCATATCATTTCGACCCTACCTTTGTCATATAAAGTTCGTGATACATTACAATAGCTATCCCAGTTTTCTTTTTCTGATAAAATTGAATCATCTGTACATTGATAGAAAAACAGATCTTTCGCAGCCCGATTTAATATATACTTTTTACTATTCTTCTCATAGTATATAACATCAGATAGTAAAGAACCTGAAGTAATACTCAAGAAAAAACTGCCACTAATTATATTCCTCCTGATATATGGATATACTTGATTAAAAATTAAATCTCCCTTATCTTTTACTTTCATTTCATTTAGATCACCTAGGAGATGAAGAAATATTATATTATTCTCTCCTAATTGATCTTTTATGTTTAGGATAATATCTTCGAAAATAGAGAAATCGGTCAGTATAAAATTAAATACTCCATTTGAGTTATTATCTTCTAGATCTTTCTTTAAGATTTCTATTAGTTCTTTTCTATTTTTAGTGTCTATCATGGCTATATAATTTACTGTAAATATAATCTTCTGGATCCACTAAGAGGTTTCCTATTAGATAACAACATTGAATACTCCCCTCATCAGGATTTGGGTTGGATATAAACCTAGCTGCTTTTGGGAAGATTTCCTCTAAGATTATCTGATCTAAGTCCATTAGTGTTATCTTAGTTCTCCCTCTCTCAGCGAACTTAAATATCCAAATTCTTTTGTATTGAAATTCTGTTTCAATTTTAAATGTAATCCCAGAATCACGCCACATTTGAGAATCTACCCAACTGTATTTTTCTGTTTTTATTAATTTCTTTATCATACTAGTTTTCTTTAGGTTTACCCCAAGTGTCTGTTCGATAGACTTCTTTGGAATAAATATCGGATTCATTATCAAACACATCAGTTTCACATTCTTCAACAGTACATTCATATTTTCCACCACGATAGGAAGCATGTGATTCAGCTACTTCAATTGCTTTCTCTAAGTTAGTCATACAACCAACTGTATAGGAGTGGTTATTCCTCTCTCCCCAGCGATAAGCAATTATTACATAAGACTTACTCATACTATGTCTTCTATAAAATCAACTACAAAATATTCGAATGGACCACCCTCGGAGGGAAGACTCTGTTTCTTCTTCATCTGTTTCGCCCAAAATTTAGGCCATGGTATCAGTGCATTCCACCCTAAGATCATTTTATAGTTATGATTAATTACTATCTCAGTGTTTGGGTTGGTATAGATAAGATTCCATGGATTTTTGGAGCCAACTGTATACCACTCTATCTTAGGGTAGTCTCTTTGTAGAACTTTATGAACAGCCTCTAACCATCCAGTCATCATTTTTAATCTTTCCCCTCGCTCCCATTTTCTATTCTCCAAGACTAATCTGACTATACAATCTCCCTTAGAATTTAAGTATTCAAAAATTTCTCTGGTATTTACCTCAAACTTTACAATCCCATGCCAAACAGTTATTCCACTCCGACCTGGTCTAATTCGAATATCAAAATACCTAGCACCTAGGTCATATTGTTCTTGAACTGATAGATTTTGACATTGAGCTGTCCATCGAATTAATTTTCCCCAAAATCCTTTGACTGGATATGAGGTACATGAATTATGAGTTCCTAAATTAATTTTTCTTGTTCCCATATTATATTATTTTATTTATACATATATAAGGAAATAAAGAGAAAGAGGGCATCGCCCTCCATAAGATTAGTGATAATATATTATCTCAACTTCTCCGTTACTCCAAATACAACTAAGTATTTTCTTATATTTCTTTTCTGTATTCTCCATGATAATTTTATAAATTTGGGATTTGTAATTTTCTGGAGGCAATTGTACCTGATCTTTTATCAATGTAATAAATTGTTCCCCGAGGTATTATACATTTAAGTACTTTTCTTCTTTCAACTCTTATCCATTGAGCTTCTTCTTGTGCTCTAGATTCAGTCAGGAAAGCATGAATATATCCTGAAGTAATATATCCTCTGGTTAAATTTAATATACAATTCCATAGAACACTCTTAGATTCATCGTCTTTCCATTCCCCAATTAATAAATCACCCGGCCTAAATGCTGCATGTTGTATCAACGATTCATATAGGAAACGACTGATGAGAATACCGTTATTTTGAGGTTCTGTTTTCAACGGTGTTCCCAAAAGTTTAACTGTTTTGTATACTAGTATATCAGTTATAGCAATTCTTGGTATATAAGCTCGTAAACACATCTTACTTAATTGTTTTTATATTTGTTATGTTACTGTTAAACATATTACTACATTTAATATAGTAAATGGTCTCAGATACTGTATCCTTTAATAGGTATTGAGAATCACTTAGTACCCATATCTTAGAGTTCTGCCCAAATTCTTTTTGTACTTTCTCTATTTTTGCACCTGATGCTGCTGTACTACATATCATCCCAATTCCAACAACAAATGCTGCAATAATTGCTATAGTATATGTTGTTCCTAACAATGTTCTTCTATTCATCGGCCAGAAATGATTTTATTAATTCAGATTTAGATTCAAAAAATTCTCTCTTCAATGTATCTTCGTATACTTCTTCTCTTACTCCTGCACTTTCACCAATCCTTAGTCGGTATTTAATAGTTCCACAGAGTTTTTTATTGGAATTAAGAGACATATCAATGACTATATTCTCTACTGTATATATTTGTGGTTTATTATTATGCATTTTCCATAAGTTCTTCCCCACCTGATATACTGGAATAATTATATTACTCAATGTAGTTTCATATAATTCGATTAAGTATGATAAAAGAGCAGCAGATAGTTCAGGGATAGCACCATTAGATAATTCATGATATACTTTCTCAGTAAATTCTTTCGGAGTAACTTGTATCTTTTTAGTATCAATATCTTGTAGATACTCCAAAAATTCAATAGCATTTGGGAGACTTGAAAAAGTTGTCCTATCGGTTATTAACCTAACTCTCCCAAGATCATCACGAACACTTACATTATAATGATTGGTATCTATGTCTAATACTACTCCAATCCAGTGATTACAAAATCTTACTTCTTTCATGTTAAACTATATTTTAGACAATTATTAATATTTTTTGGATCAAAATCATCAAAAGGAATTATTATTGTTCCCTTATTACCATCAAGTTGGTTCATTCCGTCTAAACCTATATATTTTCCTTGGCCTTTATAAATTTTTAACTTCCATGTAGCCCCCGGAGAAGTTCTAACCATAACATGACGATCTATCATTTTTCTATCAAAATATTCTTTCCAGGTTTCGTTGTTATCTTTGGGGAATAATAATCCCACCAATTCATTGTTCTTCTCAATCTCACCGTTACTTTTAACTTGATACCCTTCACTCATTTTTACATAATATGGAACACAATCTTCTGTTATTCCTAAGAATTTTAGATTTTCCTTAAGAGTATCGCACCAAAATTCTTCACCTTGGGAAGTGTATCTCAAATACCTGGTTAGATCTATCTTTTTTGATTCCCAATTTTCCCAGTTATGAATTTTCTTAGAGGGAAAGATTACACAACATTCAAATTGCCCATATTTATTAAGAATTATTTCTGGAAAGTTTTTAGGTTTAATTATAATTTTACCAAGATCTTTATCAACCTTCTCTAACGTGACATCGCCAAATATTTGACTCCATAAGTGTTCTCCTGTGGGTGTATTTTTTAAAATTTCTATTAGATCTGGATGGATATCTTTTACTATTCCAAGATTACCATAGTAAAAATTCATGAGATCCTCTAATGACACTGCATTCTTTGGAATCTCTTTTTCAGTGATTATTTTATAATGAAGTCTATGATCAGTATCTAATACTAGATTTACTAGCATTCTGTGTATGGGATTTTCATAAAATTGTTCCATTGTATCTTCTGAAAAATCTCTCAATGGATTTAGGATATCAAGATCATCAAAAAATTTAGATACTTTTTTAAACGACCCCAGTGAATCAATCAGAATATCCTGTGGCGACATCCATAATCTTGAAATAACTATTTCTTTAAGTTCTTTTTTATCCATAATATGTTATTTTATCTGGTGAATATTTATTTCTTATCCAAGTATTAATCTCTTGAGTACTAGAAAATGTTTCTTTTACTTTCCTAATCCAATGATGTTGATAAATATCGTCTAGATTTATATGATATACTTTATCTACTGTTATTTTACCATCTTCTTCAAAAAATACAAGTGTTTTAAGATATCCCTGATTCTGTATTTTCTTGGTATCTCTCCATATTCTTTTATAAAAATGTTCTTCTGCTACTCGATAGGCATCTGAGAAAGAATCAAAATAATCCCATCCGACCTCTTTCCCATGTAAATTCCAAATTTCTATGGGTATCCAATTATCTCCTTGTCTTTCCTCTACATAGTAACGACCTCGAGCTACAGGGAATGATTGAAGTTTTATCCTATATTTTTTCTTCTTCATGATAGATCAGATTTAATAAATTCTTCAATTTTCTCAGAGGCATAATAATTATCAGTTGTATATTTCCGATATTCATCGTCAATCGTTTTTCCTAGTTCTTTGAGTTTACTCTCTAGTCCAACTCTGAGATTCTTGATCAATTCTTTCTCGGATGTTTCTACTATTTTAACAACATCTTCTCTATCGTATGCAGTAAAACCTCCCATATAGGTAGTTTCGAGTTGATCTAATAATATCTTTGCTTTTTTACTTTTCATTTTTCTTTAAAAACTTTTTTGTTACTTTAAGCGCTTTACTTTTAGCTCTCTCCAAGTCTTCGTTTGAGATAACAATATCAAATTTTTTCGAGTATTTCATCTCTTCCTTAGCTTTCTCCAATCTTTCCGAGATATCCACATTTGTATCTGCATCTCGTTTTACTAATCTGGTTTTTAACTCACTAAGTGATGGCGGCTTTACAAAGATACTTAAAGCTTTCTTTCCATAGAATTCTTTAAGACTTACTGCACCTTTCACATCAATGCAGAATATAACATTATTATTTTCTAATAACTTATCAGTTGTACTTTCTAGAGTTCCATAGTATTTATCTTTATATACCTGTTCCCACTCTAAGAATTGATCTTCTTCAATTAGTTGCTCAAATTCATTCGTACTTAAGAATATATAATCTACTCCATCTTTCTCTTCTCCACGAGGTTTTCTGGTAGTAGCTGATACTGATTTTACTAAACCTAGTTCTTCTTGAGAAAGGAGATAATTAGTTATTGTTGTTTTACCACTACCACTCGGACCTGCTATAATTACCACTTTGTTCTTTGGCCAATCTACAAAATAAATTCCTTTGAACATTCTAATTCTAAGTTCTTTTTCATCTATCCCATCTGGCCAATCAGATACGGACCAGTGAGCATCAAAAAGAGGTTTACCTAGTTTTTTGGAACACCATCTTCTAAGATCATTTGGCCATTCAGAATACCATTCCCAAACTCTACGACATTGTGAATCTGAAATGTTTTTTCTACATAAGAAACTAAATGTATATCTTGGGAATGATCTTTTCTCATAATCCATTATCTTTCGACGAACTACATAAGGATCTAAGTATGATAGTACTTTGAGAAAATACCATAGTATAAGTGGACTGCCCGAATATTTAAACCATTTCTCGAAAGGGTTGGATATTTTGTAAAACCACCAATGTGAGAAATAAGCTTTCCATAATGGTGTTCCAGTTTTCATTCGTTCTTGAAGGTCATAGGATAATGATGCATAAGACTCCATTGGATTTTTCTTGATGTACTCTACCCAACTTAAAATTTCATTTTCTTTCTCGTCTATCTCTCTTTGTGAAGAACTTGTATCAATTTCTATTCCCCAATCACAACTGGAATATCTAAACTTATCCATATTCCAATCATGTATACAAAATACCGCAATTTTTGGTTCTACTACATCACACATGTAGAATTCTGACCAATCACCTATTGCCCAGATAGCAAACCACCAACGAAGACCTCTTATTCTAAATGATATTTGTGGATCATCTTTATAACCCTCACCATATCCAATATCAATTTTATATCCCTTTGATTGTAAGAGAGCTATAATTTCTAATGACTTGCTTCGATAAATTCTATAATTTTCTGGTGTCATAATTTAATTTATTTTTATTTTTCATACATATATTAGGTCTTGAGGAGAAAAAGATAAAAGAGCCCGAAGGCTCTAAATATAATTTACTATTAGATCACATTTAACTGCTGGATCTTGTATTCTCTGTTTCCCCAGATCATCTAGGATTTTTTCTTCTAAGATTTTCTTAGGTGAAGTTTGGATTTCACTACTTTCAAAAAGTAGTTCAGACTTTCTCCCACTATAATGGGTTAGTATTGCTTTTTTCAATACATAAGGTTTTTTCATTTTGTTATTTATTCTTTGTTAATATGTCTAAGGTTTAATAAAAAACCAGGACCGCTGTCCTGGATAAATTATAAATCATTAAATATTAAAATGCTTCACAGCATTTCTTTTATTTCATATATAAGGCTATGCGGTGATAACATAAGGAACAAAAAAAATAGTCAAGAGCTATGTTCACACACCACTCCTGACTGAATTATGAAAGAATTATTTTTTGAGTATTAGTTCTTGGTTTAGGAATTTATTTAATTTTTTCGATATTTTTGATATCATAACAAAAATTCCAAAAACTATTATAAATATATAACCGACTAGCACGGCTGTTGCATTCCTCCCAAAGATAAGCAGAATAGATAAACATGTTATCGCCCAAACTAATGAATAGACGAAAACTATCAGATCTCTTATACTTATTTTCTTCATACTAAGAATTCTTTGATTATATCAGAAATCAATTTCCCGGAAGCACTTGGTAATTTGGTCTTACAAAATTTCATCACATTACCCATTACTTTCTTTTGGATTTCGATTTTTCCCTCCGCAGTTATGTAAGAATCATCACAATCCTTAATAACTTCAATGATCTCTTCTCGGCCTGGCTCTTTGGGAACAAATTCTTTGATTATTTCAATCTCAGTTAATTCCTTACTTTCCAAATCCTCACGACCAGCATCTCGATATTCCTTTGCACTTTTTTCTCTCTGTTTAATGAGAGTTCTGAGAATATCTAATTCAACTGAATCAGTCATCTCAAAATTTTTCCCTTGTGATGTATATACCACAAAGGCGGTTTTGATAGCTCTAAATGTTTCAAGTCTATCTTTCTCTCCATTTTTTAACGCTTCTTTAATTAGCGAGTCTATTTCATTTCTCATAATTTAATTTATTTAATTACATTAATAAGAGTTTCAGACTCATCTTAATATATAGAAGTTTTAGCGGCTCCTATTGTAGCTTTTTTAATTAGTTTTGCTAAATCTACTGCCAAAGAGTTTAGGTCAGTCATTATCAGGTAATTCTTAAACATTTTCCCTGGATCATAACATTTATCTACACAAATTTGGATAATGTTAAATCCTAGTTTTTCTGTTCTAAGTACAGAATCCCTAGTATCGTGAATAGCAAAATCCCCGCGATAATTATCTGCACTAGGTTCTCCATCTGAAATTATAAAATATAAAACTTGTTCTTTGGTTTGTTTTCTAACTCTAAAAGCTACTTCTTCGATTGCTCTTCCATCTCGGTTCTCACGTCTGTCATTAACTGATCCAAGTGAATATTTAGGGGTATAGCCAGGTTCTCGATATACTCTTATCTCTGTAGCCCCACTATAAAAAGAATCACCAGTATGGCCATATATAAATAATTCCACGCCCGGTAAATTTTTTAGTGCCTCATTAAGTAAGATTGCAGTATCACGAGCTTTATATATTTTATCGCCATACATAGAACCGCTCTCATCAATCAAAAGACACACTGATACTTTACTAGTTTTTACCTCACCTTTTCTAAGGTATACACATGGTACTCCTTGATAAGCTTCAGCTAGTTTGTCAGTATCTAAGATGCCACTTCGACAGCCTCTATGAATTAATTCATAATTTCGACAATGTCCCTTAATGGATTTTCTGATAGCTGTTATATATTTGCTTATGTTATTATAATGCTCTTGATATCTGTATTTATCATCTTTTTCCTTAAGAAATAAAACATCTCTTGTAGAGCCTTTTTCAACTAGTCCTTCTATATCCTGAGCTACCATTTTTCCAGACTCTCCTTTTAGGGAACTAGATATTTCCGTCCCATCGAGACTAGTTGAATAAGAATCTTTATCTTTACCATATTTTGGATCTTTAGCTAAACCTTCTGCTTTCTTAAGAAATTTAGACAACATAGAGTCAAATTCACTAGCTCCTCTTGATTTGCCAGTACTACTACCACTATCTTTTTTCTTAGTCTCACCTTCTTCAGATTCTTGATCCATAAGATCTTTATATTTCTTCTTAAGAATTAAGTAAATTTCCTCAGCAGCTTTCAGAGTATCCTTTGTATCTTTTGGGAGTGGAACAATTTTCTCCTTTATTTCCATAAGAATATCACCATAATCTTCCATTATATCTTCAGTTAGATATTTAGGATAACGTACGATACTTAAGAAAATGTCAAGTAATTTTTCAGCTTCATTCATTTTATCTCTTCTTTTATCAGCATCAACTGATTTAAGATAAAGAGTATCAAAATAATAATACTTAACCTTCTCCAAGAATCTTACTAAACCTGGTTTATCTGATCCAAGTTCTTCTTCAATTCTTTCATCCTCAAGTACATTAAAAATAAATTTCTTAACAGGATTCCTAATTCCACTCCAAGTTTCAAATTTAGCAAATTCTGTATAAAGAAGATGACACCCCTCATGAATAGTTTGTCCACAAAAGATATCTAATTTTTCTCCCTCACTATAACTTTCATTATCGAAAATTGTACTAGAGATAACAACTTTTCTTCCATTAGTAAAATTATCATCTCCTTGTGAAATTTGAATATTTACTTTAAATGGAGGATTCATTACAATAATCATATCCTTGGCTAAGTCATATGATTTTCTAATCAACTCTACATTATTCCTAGGTTTCCAGAAATAAGAAGAGTAGGAATCTTCTTCATCTAAAGATTTCTCCCACCCAATTCTTGATTTGAAGCGAGAGGATTTAGTATAACCCTCCCCACTTCTTTTATACCAGTCTTTAAAACTTGTTATACCCATTTTACTAGTATGCCATTAATATTTTCTTAATAGTTCCTCTTTCACCTTCACTAGAAGTTCCTTCATATAAAGGTAATAAGATAAGTTCTAGAGCTTTAGCTAAACTCCATCCATCCGCTACCAATTGCGAAACCATTAAAGTTTCTCTGGTACTTACTGAACAAGAAATTTCTTGTTTTCTATATACATCTCTAATCTGTTGTGCTACAGTAACAATTAAGTTAGCTGTATCCTTAGGAATTCCACATCTTTTTTGCAGAACTTTGGATTCCTCAGATTTTGGAATATAATCTAATTCTAGTGGGAAAAATCTGTTGTGTAATGCTCGGTCCATCATCATTGTACCAGTATATTCTGATCCAATATTAGCTGTAGCTATAAAGCATACTTCAGGATGAATCGGAATACTACGAAGATCTTTTCCACCTGCTATTTCAACTGGTAATACACGTCTATCATCTAGACATGGAAATAGTATATTATTGCTTGTAACAGGCGCTCTCGAAATTTCATCGAGTAGAATTACTCCAGGTTTCTGAATATCATCAGTAAATTTAGCATAATCAAATATACTAACTCCACCCTCTTGTAATCTATGTACTCCTAGTAATCCACTAACTGGATCAAACATAGAACCCATATCATAAACACTCAATGGTATTCCAAGTTTTTCACAAGCTAGTTTAATAATACTAGTTTTACCAGATCCCGTCGGACCTGTCATCAATGTATTTACTTTCTGCTTAATATTTCTCAATAGAATTAACCAGTCTTCATCTTTAATGAAAAATCCATCTTCCTCTATAGTTGGTCTTTTGCAGACATCTTCTTTCAAAGTTTCATATAGAGTTTTAGGAAGTTTTGGTTCTTCTGGTGTAGATTTAGATGTCAATCCCTGATATTTCTTATATTCGTCTCTTACCTCCTTAGAGGCAACATTCATAGAAGCAACACTGGGTGCATCATAATATTTTCCAACTTCTGAGAAAGCAGTTGTGTAAAATATAGAACCAACTGGATACTTAGATCTAATGAGTTTGTCACATTTCACATTAAGAGAAGTACTAATTGTTTTTCCGGATTCAGTTTTCTGTCCATCTAAAAATCTCATCCGGAGTTGACCTTTAGACATTACAGTTTTTAAGAAATAAAATTTTGCCATAATAAGTTATTAATTAAATTCTATTCAGAGGATTAAAATAAATAATCCTCATACTTAAGAACTTGATTGGTGTTTGGGAGGAGAAAAAAGAAGAAGAAGGGAACTATGTCCCTTACTTATATTAATTATTTTCTATCTTTATACTTTTCATTAAATTTTTTAGCACCCTGTGATGAATTAAATCTTATCTCTTTTATCTCATCTTTTTCAGTTTTCACCAAATTTGACCACTGTCCATGAGATTTGTATGGATACCCATAAGTTTTCTTTATTTTCCCCATACTTAAAATCCTATTTTCTTCGTTTCTACTGTTTTTATTTCATTGGTAATTTTAGCGTTATATAATTCAGCCAGAGTCATCCCTGAAGAATTTACTTCGTCAAGATTTAACTCTTTTGCCAATTCATATAATCTATCACCAACTAAGGGTTTGAATTCATACTTCATAAGTAATCTTCCTTTTCTAAGTAAAGCCGGATCGATTTTGGTTAAGTCACAATTAAATGTACAAATAAACTTAGCCTTTAATAGATCTCCAAGAATACCATCTGATAAATTTAGAATTTCACTAAGGAACATAGAATTACCAGCCGATCCTTTAGTCCTATCTTGAATTAATCTTTCACAATCCTCAAGAATGAAAATTTTGTTTTGAACATCAGTGTTTTCTAGTAGAAATTTTCTAAATAATTCAGGATATCCTAACATTATTTCTTGAGGTACTATATAAAAATTAATATCTTTTTTTGACATTGTATCAATTAGATATTTAATATAAGTACTTTTACCACATCCTGGAATTCCATGAAATATAAAGAATCCACCTTGATCTGATTTTATATTCTTTATTATTTCTTTATGCGGGAGATCAGAATTATAAATTTTCTCTTGATTTATTGGAGAATTATTTTCAATTGTGATAGTTTTCTCCGTAATATTTCTATTTTTAGGATCTATTGTTAATAATCTAACACATCTTTTACTACTTCTTTCAGAGGTTAGTATAGGGACGTATATATCTCGTACCATTTTGAATATCTCAATTGTATCTGACACTGAATCTTCAATATAATATATCACAGAAGGTAATGATCTACTATTAAATATTATTAAGATATTATCTCCTAGATATACTCCATTAAAAGATCTTATTATATCTTTTGAACTATTATAATCAATAGTCGATAAACCTAAAGGAATCAAATTATATTTGTTAATTATATCCTCTTTCAGTTTATAAAATTCATCCAAATATTTTTCAAAATTAATCATAGTATTGTGATATCCTAATTCAGCATATACAGAAATATAATCTGCCTCTTTTTTAGTTATTTCACTAAGTATTGTGCAATATTTAGCATAATTAGGCATTTTTACTAATTCTGGAGAAAGATTTTTTAAATAAGCAGCATTATACAATTCTTTTGTAATTTTCATATTTTATTTTTTTATTAGTTTAAAATACATCATACTTAAGAGTTTCAAGGAGAAAAGAAAAAACTACCCTTAGGTTTCCCCAAAGGTAGTTAAAATATTTAAATATTTTTCTTAGCAATCTGAATAAGATAAATAGTCTGATTAACTGTATGCCAAAAATCATCAACCTCATTGATAATACCTGTATACAATTTTTCGGATAACTTATCTTTCATATCAGCTAGGTCTGCTCTAATAGCACCAAGTAATGCTTCAATTTCAGTTTCTCTTGGCAGAATTGGATCTAAATCTCCAGGTTCTATTTGTCCAAAGATACTTTGAGCATCTTCCATAATACTATCATCGAATTCAAGTAATTCTTCATCGAATTTATCAATTATTTCATGAATAGAGTAGGATGGAGCAGAATAGTGTAACTCTTTTAATCGAGTGTGATAACCATGGAGTTTATTCTCCAAGTTAACTAGATAATCGTTTTTCATAATTTATATGATTTTTTTATTAAACATTTCCAGATGCATATCCATAAGATATAGCTGTATCATAGTTACTAGGTTTATTAGAACCAGAATAACATTTATCATAACAACCAGTTTTCGCAAGAATTGTTCCAAAATACCACAGTGTTGGGAGTGTAGTTGTACCAGTTAATGAAGTATTCATAACCATCATATATTCTACATTTTCCAAAGATCTGTGAGTCTTTGATGTAAACAAATTACTATTTACATATCTAAGTGAGTGATTAGTACCATCGGTAATAGCCAAGATTGTTGTAAATCCTGTTCCTATATCACCACCCTGCCAAGTATTCTTAGCAAGTCTAATTGATGAATTTTTACCAAATGGTGTACCAAGTTGATCGAATGACCCTGAATCACCGCCTCCCCATTTACCATAATAGAAAGCATATGAGATATCAGTCAATGATGTCCCCATTCCACCGAATAAATTGGTAGGAAGCTTTATATTATATGGTACATGTAAGTATGTAAATATATGTTTTATATCTGAAACTTTAGTGTTATTTTTAAATAAATCATTCGGGAACATAGATCCATAATAGTATGAAGATCCTTCACGGTAGTATGGAATATACTGAGTTATCATATAATTACAGTTTGCAAATAATCCTTCAAAGGAAGTCGTATTGGCTAAGGTTGATAACAATTGATCTTGCAATCTCCCCCTCAATAAACTCTTTCTCATTGGATTTTCGGTCAAACTTGTATTTCCACCTATATAACCAAATGCATATTTTACTGAACAACTTGGGTTACAGTATCTAAATACATCACTAGGGAACAAGAAGTTTCTAAATATAGTTCCATATTTTCTAACTCCATTATCTGATGATCCGATAATAACACCTATTTCGTCACTAATGTAACCACTAATAAATTTCTTATCATCTTCAGTATTCATAGAACTAGGTAATGGACCATATTTTTTAATTACTTCATTTACTATATTACTATGTGTAACTATAGCTGTGATATCCATCTGTGAAATATGACTAGTCTCTGTACCGTTATAAAGTACTAAATATCTATATTTACCAATAGCGCCAATTTTCATATGGCCACTTGTTCCATCTGTGGTAATCCAATTATTTTCAACTACATTTCCTCCAACAGTATCAGAAGTTGTTGCTATATTAACTAGATTACTTAGATCAATCTCACCAGAGAAAATTGCATCACCAGTTATTTCCCCATAAACAGATATAACCTCACTAGTACTCATATTAACCCCATCATTCCATAGAATTAATGATTCTACATCAATACCATGATCTCCAAAATCGAACACCAGATAGTTATCGACTGGAAGTGTAATTGAAGTTGACTTATCTGAATCAAATAATTGAGAAAAATCTATAGTTTCTGTAACATTTTCATTTTCAAAATAAACTTTATATGAATATGTTTTCAGATCTAATAGTTCTTCCTTAGTAAAAGAATCTACTGGATTAGATGGATCGATATATACTGCACCAGTATCAGTAATACTAGTTGGTTCGAAACCAGATCTATATTGCCCGTCTGATGCCCATTCATCCCATGCAAATTCTAATGGAGAATAATTAGGATTGTTTATATATGGATTAGTTTGCTCGTTATAATCAAGTTTTTCGTTAAATAGGATATACTTTCTCGGGTCATAATTATAATTATACCAGATAAGATCTCCACATTTTCCAGCTTGATCTAATATAAACCCACCATCATTAATCTCATACTGTATCTGATTACTTCCCATAGTATCATTACCATAGAATACATAGTCAGCTGCAGTAATAGTATTTCTAACAACCTTTCTAGTAAAGGTATCTCTCTTTATCTCAGAAATATCATCTGGGTGATAAACTTTTATTGGATCTGAGTCATAATCCATATAAAAGAATCTCAAAGGTATTCCGGAGTAACTTGTTAAAGTTGTATTAGAGAATCTTCCTAAACATCTAAAACTATGAGATACATTAGATAGCTTACAATTTCTAAATCCTAATGCATTTAATTTTACAAAGAAATCATAAGGTACTTGAGTATTAGCAAATACATATGAGATATCTGTTAAATTTTTATTATCAGAGAAGATATCACCAGGTAATTCAGTTGGATAGTTTTCTGAATTCTTAATTCCATGGTTACTAAAGAAAGCAGATACACTAGTTAATGCTGTTAATCCTTTAAATACTTCAGTTGGAAATTCTGAATTATGACTACCATCTTTTTTAATACCTTTAGTGATATAATTAGCTGATGACAAGTATCCCCACATACTTTCCAAAGTAGTAATCTTGGTTTTATCTTGGTATGCAAAGAAATCATTAAATCCATCCCAATCTAATTTTACTGTCGATCCTGAATTATAGGAACACAAAAAGAATGAGAAATTAGTTATTCTACTAGGGAAATTAGAATATGTTGTAGTTCCTGACTCAGAAGTATCATCCGTGAAAGTAACTGAACCGTTACAAGATCCACCAAATAGACCAGCTGTTATTCGACCTGCTATTTTATAGTTATTACCATATCCAGAACCTTGTCTAGGGAATGTATTATTAACTGTCTTAACATTAGGACAATTATGAAGGAACAAAGTTACTTCTTTATTAGTCACTAAATCTTCGACTGTTTCAAATTCAAATGTAATATTACTACCACCACTACCAAATAAATAACTTGTACTTTCTAAAGCTGGTAGGTAATTCAAGAACACAGAAGACTTAAGAGGAGCAGGGGTATTATCTACACCAGCCTGTCTAACTGATAATGTAGTTCCTGCACCAGTACAAGCAGTCATCGTTTTTATCTTCAATGTTTCAGTATTTGATACCTTATAATAGAAGTATGAATCCATAAATTCACTACCTCCACTATAAAATACTGTTCCAAATGCAGTAACATTAACCAAAGGTGACATAAGTCCATCATATTTTCCACTTGAACTAAAAGCAATTGTTGGACTAAATAATGGTCCTTTAATATTATTAGCACCATAGAAAATTGAATTCATTGATGTTACATAGGTACAATACTTAAATGTATATCGACCAAGCGGTTTTTCAGAGGAAGTAACTATAGAAGTACAACCAAAGAATGTACTACTTAAATTAGTAACATTAGCTTTAGAATATGGAAAACCATCTAATTTTTTACATCTAGATAAAATATAATACAAGTCATACTCATTAATACTAGTTTGATAGAATGCATTAGATAGATTGGCTGTGTTAATTGTTAAATTAGTAGAGTAACCATCAGGTGAATCTGTATCATCAATCCATACTTTTCCAAATGCTTCCATAGCTGTCTCATTATTTCCATTAGATGGAGATAATTTGCAATTAGTATCTGCATTAGAATATGAGTTAGGATTATTTAGATAAAAATTAGTTTTACTTGATGTTCCTTGAAATACCCCACTAGCACTTAAACAAAGATGCCCAAAAACTCTAACCAGATTAGAACAACCTGTTAAAAATGCACTAGTAGCTATATTAAAATATTCAGATTGATTATTTCTAAATCTTAAATATTTTATTTTGGTGTTTTTATTTAATGATAAAGAAGAGGTATCCTTTAAATTCTTGAATTCAGAAAAATCTGTAATTGGATAATTATCTATTTCAAGGGGAGGAGTTGTATCAAATTGAATTTTATATATTGATGATTCAGATATATCAATATTCTGCAAAGTATTTTTGATCTCACCACTTACTAATATTCCAGTAGAATTTACATTCTTCAGATTTAAAGTTTGTAATGCTCTAGCACCTAAGAAATTCAATGTAACAGCATCAGAATTATCTAATGATATTGATGACCCTTCTAGATCAATTGAAGTTAAGGATTGACATGTATCTATTTTAACCATACTTAACGAAGTACAGTTTCTAGCACTAAGACTAACTAGATTAGCACAACCTACTATCTGAATACTTTGTACTGATGTATTATCAAAATTTAATGAAGTTATTGATGAACAATCTGAAATATATACTTTAGATAGATATACACAGTTTGTAAAATCAAGAATGCTTAAGAACGGTTGACTAGTAATAGTAAGTTCAGAGATTTTTGATCCAGATACTAGTAATTTTTCAAGACATCCTCCATTAGGGAGATTTATACTAGATACATCAGAGTTAGATACATCAATTTCTCTAAGTTTGGTACAATTAGTACATACAATAGGAACACCTGAACTATACTTTCTTACATTCATATTGTTTAGATTCAATTCCCTCAGTTCAGTCATAACTGTAAATGGTGAACTTGATGTTGTACCTAAACTAGTATCATCTGATAATGAATCCATATCCGCCAAATCCAATCCTTCTAGATTTGTTAGATATAATCCAGTTAATGAAGACCAATATGCTGCAGAGAAGTTATCTATACTAGATATAATATCCTTTAGATTAATAGTAACCGAAGTATCACCATCAGCCATAGGAATAAATACATCAGTGCTAGTATCTTCTTCAAGCATCGCCCTGGTTGTACTATTATTAACTGTATATTCAAATATATTTGGAGCTGCTGCAGTTATTCCTAGTCTAATCGAAGGAACACCGGCTTGACCGGATCCACGTAATTGAATTTTAGTTAAATATTGAGAATCATTAATAGCAGCTTCAGATTTCTTAGAGTAATTATACAAGAAAATTGCATCTAGAAAACGAAGTCTATCTTTCAACCAGTCAGTAACATATTCTATACGACGACCATGTAAGAACCCGATTGATTCTGTATCTTTTCTAACGGTTTCTCCACTTTCATCTACAATAAAAGTATTATATGGATTGAAGTATTTAATCTTATAGTCAAGATTAAACATAATCTCACCAATACCAGCTATCTGAGATTTATAATAGTTTTCTGTAAAATTACTATATGTTGAGAAGATCTTATCATTTTTTCTCCATTCAATCCAAAGAGTTCTAAATGATCCATCCTCGCCATTTTCAATATTACCATCCTTGGCTAAGATACCTTTAGTTACTACGTTCCATAATCTGGAATTATATGTAGAATAACCACTAGATCCAAATCCTCCATAGTTTTCAGTTACTTGAATAGCTGTATAACCAGAAGTATTTACATTCTCATACTTATCTATTGATACATTTTTCCCAATAATCTGTGCACCATAGTTATTTAGTCCAAGACAGGTATCCATATCATAGAAGCAAGTGTACCAAAGTCCAACTCCATTATCTTCTGAATTACTATTCCAAGTTCTTAATGTCATATTTTTCCCAAGGGAGTCAACCATACCTAATGCCATAGCTAACAAGAAGTATGAATTAGCATTTTTCCAATGGAATTTTTTATTAATTACATAAGTAGCTGTATAGTAAGTACTAGCATCTTCATAATATTCGCCTGGTAATGGTTGTGGAACAACTTCACCATTTTCATTCTTAATTGCTGTATATTTTTGAGATCTATCCCCTTCATAACAGTTGGCAAGAATAGTGAATAAGAATCTAAGAGAATTAAATCCATAATTATCAGTAGATGTAGTTTCAGTTGGATATTTTTTATCTATGAATAAATTAATAAGATCTGTATCATCCTGTTGGAATGAACCATATTCATTATTATTTTGATTAAATTCATAAGAAAAACATCCTCCTTGATATGGATCTGTTGCTACTGTATAAGTGCTAACTAATGATGGAGCATCTACTCTAGTAGTATCAGAATTAGATAAAGTATAGTCAGATAACACTTTGAATCCCATATTAAAGAATGAACCACGACCTAAGTTAAAACTATAGATTCCCATAAATTGAGGAGTATTGATTAAATCTCCTAATGCTGCTACAGCTTCAATATCATCAGATGAATATTGAATAAACAGATAAACAGGGAAACCTTCTAGTGTATGTTTAACTTTATTAGCATATTTATTAGAACCCAATTCTTGTGGTGGTATATTTTGGAATACACCAGATTCATTCATAAATTTACCAACTGAAGCATTATTACAGTGTGCACTATCAACTACGTCAGCTTTCAAAGTAAATCTGTTTTCTGGTAACCATGAATCTTTTTTCGGAGTAAATAATCTATCATTAGTACCATCAACTGTACCCATATACATCTCTAAGTTCTTAGCAGAATATCCCATAGTTGTTGTACCCTGAAGAGTTACATAAGGTGAACTTGATGTAGTCCCTGGAACTTGCTCTGAGGTTGTATTAACTACCACACTCTGTCCATTAGTATCAGTATAAGTGAAAGATGCATTAAAACCGACAAAGGTCATGTTTTCAATCTCAGCAGTAGAATACTTTTTATGATAAGTTTGATAAAAACCAGCACTAGTAACTGTAATTAGTAATATTGGTATTGGATTGTCCGATTTAGCTTTAAGTTGATCATAGAGACCTACCCAAGTTTCATCAAATTCATTATTTGCATCACAAAGATCACAAGCTAATGTATCTTCGCCATCTGGATTTTTAGTAACAACTAAGAAATTATTTTGTCTAAGTGACTTTATCAAAGACCAATCTAGGTTATTAGAGATAAGAGATGCTCTAGCTTTTGAATTAATATAATTTCTAACAATACCATAAGCATTTAGTGATGTTACATACATTTTAAAATCATATATATTCACATCACAGAAATTATCATTCATATCTGCTACAGTTGAAGCTCCTGCTCTAGTATTTCTAGATCCAAACCAGATTCTTGATTCAGCGTTAATAGATACATCATTAATATCATTGAAGAAGTATGCAGCAGAACAAACACCATTGTGATATAATTTTACACCAGCCGTTCTATTAGCACCAGAACCTTCAATTTCATATACTAGATCAATTGTATTTAACTCATTTTGAATAATAGAAGTTGATATATTTTGAACATTTCCTCGGTCTCTGAATTTAAATGTAACTTCATTCAATCCTACATGCAATCCACTGGATAATGTTTTTTCAGAATAATCACCAATGTCTAGAATAGTACCATTTGAGTTTGGATGTACATCAGATTTAAAAGTAATTGATATAACAAAACCATTATTACTTTGTAATTTACCCATTGTATATCCATTTCCGGTTTTATTACCTGAATCCCCAAATGGTGAGAAATCAATCATACCATAGGATTTACCAGATAATCTTAATGCTGGTGCCCCAGAAGTAAGATCTGATGTTAAAAAACCAGAAGTTTGACCATTTGTTCCAAATATTTGAAGAGTTCTAGAATCAGCTAATCCTAAATTATCGGTTATTCCAGTCTGTGGATAGAAAGGTTTATTGTTATCAGTCTGTGTACATTTCCATAGAGTATCTAGAGGATTTTTTTGAGCTGAATAAGTGTTATACTGACAGATCATTCTCTGATTTGGATTGTAATCTGTTACCCAAACATTCTCAGATTCCAATAATTTACCTCTAACTGTTTTTGTAGCTGTATAAGAACCATAAGATGATGCCCAAGCTTTAACAGTTAATGTATAGAAACCAGTTGCCATACCTAATTGAATAGGGTTGAATGTTCTAGTTTTAGTATATCCAGCTAATATTGTATCATTTTCATCTGATGCATAATTATCCCAATCACCAACTGTATGAATAACATTATTCCCGTCGACTAATTGATAAGCTAACTTAAATGAACTATAAGATGAATCAATAATCTTTATACTTGCTGAAATATTATCATCTTGTGGCTGTCCTTTTATATCTTCCTCTGAAGTAGTTGTTGAGTATAAATAGTTACCAGAAACAACGATAGTAAGAGCACTAGAGTCAGCAATAAATACAGCAAACTCGATAGGCTCTGATACAATTGGAACTGGTAATGACGAACTTTGAATTTCAATAGATGCTGATATTTTATATTCAGCTCCAATTTCTGGATTTGTAATATTTGCACCTCTTAGAAGATCACCAAAGTATAATGTCCTATCCCAAGAACTTGCATCAAGATAAGATACACCTTCAGTGTAAGCATTAACTGCATTACATTTAACAGTCAGATATGCAGTAGATCCTGGGATCGCATTTTTAATATAAAATCTAAAGTTTTGAGAGTCAATATCATTATAATATGTAGTAAAGATATTAGTATAACCTTCCATAGTAAATGAGTATGACCCAACTCTTATGAAGAGAGTGTATGATTCTAATTCTACACCATTTCCATCAACAGCAGATATAACAAGAGTTGCATTTTCTTTGATACCAGTTAAGGATATAGTTTGTGCAGTTGTTCCATTTTTGCTTGAATATACTGAGGTAGAATCCCAACCAGGTAATACTTTAGAATCTAATTTGGCAGTGATATAATATTTAGAAGTAGTTCCAGCAGTTTTTACATAAAATGTTACTGTAGTTGAATCAGATCCAATATATAGGAAATTTTTATTACCAGATATAGTAATTCCCTCATCTGTTACAGTAATCACATCACTAGATCCTACTCCTCCGCCACCACCGCCTCCACCTCCGCCAATGGTACCATTTTTGTAGATGTAAGAGATATTCTTTTCGATAGTATCTAACTTTTCAGATACCTGTGAGAATCCTTTTGATACGGTGATAGGATCTCCAGTTTCTGTAGCAAATTCTGGGTTATCTAGTTGGATTGAATTAGCATTCCCGGATCCAAGAACTTCCCATTTTTTACTATCATCATCATATTTTCTTATCATAATTTTAAAATTCTTGTATTTAAGAAAACTGGATCAATTAATTACACTGAATAATAACCGACCCAGTTATACTATTATTCAGATTTAGATCCATGAGGAAATAGATTTAATCTCCCCATGGAATTTATTTTATTGTTTCTTTATTATGATTGAATCAGTACTAGACCCATTACCTCTAAGTCTTTGTTTCTTATTCGTATTTGGGCTATTAATACTATATTTACCATTAGTCATAACATTACCTACTCTATAAACATCTCCTCTAATATAATTTTCAGTTATGTTCCATTTAATATAGAATGGATATTTCTGTCCTGCTGAGGCTGCTCCACCAGTGGCTGGGAAATAATTTCTTAACCATGGTATAATAGTAGAACCTGCTGGTAATTCTTTATTAGAAGTTTGTTTATATCCGGTAGCCTGTGACATAACATATAACGGCGCTGAATAGTAATCTCCCGCCGATAATTGTTCTAATACACAAAGATCAGCATTACTTGTGGTTATAAAGGATTTATCCTCTCCATTAAGTAACTGAACAATCGGTTGCATAGTATTAACTGTACCTGGGGATACATAATCAGTTATATCTTTAGAAGTTATTATTCCTTCTTGAACTAATTTCCAAGGATACATATCTTTTGATGTATATTTCTTTCCTTTTTCTAGAACAACTGTATTATCTTTTCCTTTAACTGCTTCACCAGTCCAAGTCCATTCATAATTTTCTCTAATATTTCTAGAACAACTATAAGTATGTTTATGACCACCAATACAAAGAACTACTCCATAGTTTTCAAGTAATTGAGAAAACCAATATGGATTAGATCCTACAGTATTAAGATGAGATCCACCTCTTGAATATTTAGATGGTTCTTTTTTCCAGTTATTAATTAAAGAATCAGTTATAATTGTAAATGGCATTTCATGACAATAGGCTACAGTCCAGGTTGTCTTGGATTTATTGAGACTTTGTAAATCTTTTTCACACCATTTCTTCATATATCCATATACATCAGCTCCATTATAAAGTCTACCGATTGTTCCCTTATCTGACCCTGTTATTTCAGAATTAACTGCTAAGAAATGGGTTTTTCCATAATTGAACGAATACAGGGAATGAATATAATATCCAGTTCCATTAGTATCATATGCATATGGTAAATTATTAGGATCCATTTCATAAGTATAGAAAAATTGGAAATTAATACCATTTATTTTTGATGCATCTTCACCATCCCCTAATCTCTCAGGTCCCTGGAAAAATTCAGGACATAAATCATTATTTCCGATTATGTTCATCTGAGTAAATTCTGAGAATAAAGTATCACCAGCATTATAATAATCTAACCATTCATTAAGTCTATTACCATTTTGTGTCATATCACCAGTATTTAGAGTAAAATCAAATCCCTTAACTTCTGGTGAATTTTGGATCGGATAACTTTGATCATAAGATTCATCAATATTTCCATTTAGTTCCCAATCTCTAATACTATCAGCAGCCATTTCCCAAACATTATACTCATCCTTATTAAAGCCCTGTTGATCAGATGTTTGGATGAAAGCAAAATTATTACAATCTTCTGAATTTTTAACAACAAAAGTGTATACCGGACTTTCATGACCTGGTCTTCCTACTTTATATTGATATGTAACTGGCATTTTAGCTGTAGCTCTAAGACCTGGAAGAATATACTTATGAGATGTAAAAGCTTCTCCACTAGTTGCTACCACTCTTTGTCTATTATAAATATTGTATTGATATTCTGGTAAACGTTCTAAAATAGTTTCTGCCTTAAATGATTCAACTCTAGTCCAGTCTTCAGTATATTCTTGATCTCCTACTTTATATCTACGATACCACAAATATTCATCATAATATCCTTTAGATACCCAATTAAAACATCTAGTAGCTCCTTGTCCATAGTCTGTAGCATTTATTCCAAATGATACTGTTACTAATTCTGGTTGACCTTCTAGTTTTGTTTTATTATAGAAAATATTTTTATTCTCTTTAGATGCCTTCGGTTGATAATTTTTAACATTTACTCCAACACCATTTATACCAGTTTCTTCATTAGTAGTACTTAACTCAACATAATACCAATCGTTTGCATTACTTCTAGAACCGATAGCTTTAGTAGCCTGTTTGACGGGGTCCATTGTATAATACTTAGTTAATATTCTATTTGAATTAAGTTGTGCAAATTGGGCTTTTTCAAATCCGTCAACCGTAGTAGCAGCAGAGGTAGAATTAGGAATATTCAAACCAACTGAATCGATATAACCCCACTCACAATATGTAGTTCCTGTAGCAGTATCTGTATAATAAGGAGCAGTTGATGAACATTTATTTGTTCCGTAGATTAATAGAAATTTAGCAGTTACATTAGAAAATTTAATAAGAGATCCATTATCATACCATTCCATATCATAAGTTGGAACATCAATTATAGTAGTATTAATGTCTCTTACACTACATTGAGCACCTCTAATTAAAAATGTACTACCAGCTTTTATTACTCCCTCTAGTGGAAGAACTTTCCAATCATTACCAGCTGCACAGTATTGTAAGCTAAGGCCAGATAGATTAATATCTTTCTTTGTTAAATTAGATAGTTCTACAAAATTATGAGAACAGTAGTTATAAGAAAAGTTATCAGTTTGTAAACCTCCACAATATACTGAATTTATATAAAATTTAGGAAGATATAATGCTTTAGAGGCTATTCCTAAACTAGGTATACCAGATACAATCTCAGATGTACTTGGTTTTGTTTCAGGGGTATCGATAGTAGTTGGATAGCAAATTAATTTTCCTTCTCGATCAACTCTAACTGTATACTTTGATTTATCAGTGGTTCCAGCTATAATAGTATTAAAATTAATTTCATCAACATCTGTTAAATCAACTTTAATTTCTTCTCCTCCACCACTTGAATTTCCGGAGTTAATTAGAACCAAAGAATTATCAACCGGACTAATTGTATATAGATAATTTCTATCATAGCAATACAATAACTCACCACTTAAGAATGGAGAACCACCTTTTCCAGATTGAGCTGCCATAAGCTCTTTATAGGTACCCATCTTAATACGAATATGTTTAGCATTTGGAGTATAAGTTACTATACTTTCAGTTGCCTCTGTGGTGGTATCTTCAGTAGTAGTATCAGATAATAGATTACCGTCTGGATCATATTCTTTAACTGTTGTCCTAGTGGTGATAGTGGTAGTAAGATCCTCAGAATTTTTAACTATAACTTTAAAAATTTCAGACACTTCTTTAGAACCGTCCATTTGAATTACAGTCAGAGTTCTATTTTCTATAGTAGTATCTTCATCTTGTTCAGTCGTCTGAACTTTATCAATTGTCGTTACTCTATTTAAATTACCATCATTATCTATTGTAGTAGTAATGGTTGTTGTAGTCGTACCAGTACTATCCTCTACTATACTTTGTAGTATATTAGTAGATGTAGTTGTTACAGTTTCGTTTCCATCAGAATCAACATTTGTCGTAGTAATTTTTGTAGTTCTTGATCCATCTGGCTCTAATGTTATAGTAGTAACTATTTTACTAGATTCTTTATAAAGTATAGTCTCTTGATCTTCAATAGAAGTTTGAATTATTACTTTATCGATTGTCGTTATAGAATTACCACCAGAATTGGTTGAATCGACAGTCGTAGTTGTAGTCGTTGTTAATATACCATCCTGTTCTTGAATATTAGTAGATACAGTTGTGGTTGTGGTTGTGACAGTACCATCTGGGAGAGGGGTTATAATAGTAGATGTTGTTTCTTCTGTATTTGGTTCTAGACTAGGCTGACTACCTACCTCTGTTTTTACATTATTAGTAAAATTACCAAAAGAGATTTCATGTGTAAATGCATAGTCTAATTTATCTACTTTTTTCTGAACCTTCTGTAATGCTAAAATTAATGAAGCAACATCCTCATTAATTGTTGTTGGAGTATAAGAATTACTAGTATCTATCCAGATTAAACCTTTTTTCAGAGGTTCTGTTTCTGAAATTATAATTGTTTCTTCTCCGACTTTTTTCCAGTTATTCGGATCGGTATAGTCTGTACCCCTAAGTGAATACATACCATTTCTTTCCGTATCTGGATCTGCTATAACTGAAACTATCATCCCTGGATAGCTCCAATCAATTCCATTAATTACCCAATTAGATTCTTGTAAAAGATCTTCATATGTATCAGCAACTAAAATATCCTGCTTCGTTTCTACCTCAGTTGTTTTATCTTTTAAAGCCTCTAGTCTATTATTTAAATCATTATAAGCTTGAGAAATTACTAACTCTTCATCTAAAAATCTTTGACGAAAAAATCCAGTTTCATCATTCTTAGGAAGATCTGGTCTGTATTCATACCATACTCCATTAAATGGGACTTCAAATCCTACTGGAACTAATTTATCCCAATTCTTAAGATCGTCTAGAGACTTTACTAGACTTTGTCTCTTATCAAGAAATTCTTCTCCTTCAAAAAGGAAATTTGAACCTATTCCAATTGCCATTAGTATGTAAATTGTTGTCTAAAGTTATTAATAGTTGCTTTTATACCTTTCAGATAGACGTAGTATAGAGTTCCATCGATTGAAACTTCTGATAATTCGTAATCTGGTAGATAATCAAATCCATTTGAATCATAGATATGGCTTAATTTTCCATAGGACTTTGGATAAGCATAAAAAATTCTCTGTGCGTTAAGATCAGTAACATAAGTTAAAGTACTCTTAAGTCTAAGTGTTCCTTGATCTTTTGCTTTTATATTTTCAGCACTTAGTATAAAATCATCTTCAACTGTAGCCCAATAACTACGTTTAACATAGTTAACTGTTACTGATGCATTAGATGACATTAGACTTTTATATTGTGCCACTAGTGTAAACGTTGTAGTATCTGTAATATTCTCAAAAGTATTTGAAGTTGGGGTAACTGGGACATCATTTATTGTAAATGTACAGTCTGCTGTTACATCTAATTTTTTTCTAATTACTGAAAACGTAAAATTAATATTATTGGATGTTCCTACTTCATATATTTTAGTTGGTGTATCAAATTTAATAGTTAATGGAAACACTTCAATCATTAACTCTTGAATATCTTTAGATAATTCTTCATCAAGATGTTTAATACTATCCTCTAAATCTTTTCTAAGAGTTTCTACATCTTCTTTTAACTCACCTAACTTCCCCTCTAATTCTTTTTGGAGAGTATCCATATCATCCCCAAGATTAGCTAATAATATATCAATCTGTTCTTGAGTATAAAAATCAGATACTTCTTTAACTATTTCCCCAGATGCGTAGTAGGATTTACCTGTAGCTAATGAAACTACTGTTTGTTCTTCTTCTAATGGAACATAAACTCTATCTACTCCTTCTAAGAATACAAGATAATTTTCTTTAAGCACTGTATCAACATAAATATAGCTTTCACCATGTACTAGTTGTGATACATCTGGTAGTTCGGTTACTACATCATTAACCACTAGAATTCCACCAGTTGCTATAATACGATAAGTTCCTATTCCAGATCCTTCAGAAATACCGATCGCAAAAACTATATCTATCTTCGTTTTAGATGAATCTGAGAAGTATTTTATTATAACTGGCTGTCCTACTTTATTTTCGGCTGTATTTAATTTTAGTATCGCAGCTTCTCTAGAATCAGCTATAGTTGTATTTCTTAAAAATTGAATAGGACGATATTTCTTTGAACCCATATCTTTAATTTATTTTTTTTAGTTTAACCTAGTTCTTCTGGGAGAATCGAACTCCCAAATTAACCTTTGAAGAAATCCCCAAGAATTTTATATTCCTGAAGAATTTTAATTGTCTATTCCTTAGATTTTGGAATATACTTTTCATAAATATTTTTAGCAATCCAGCCTACTATACAACCAGAGCCAAATGCAATCAAACTTGTCACACTAACCCAAAGAGGGAAATAATGTGAACACATTAGTACTACTAAGACAATCACAACTATGATTATCCAAAATACATACTTCTTTTTCATAACTTTAAATTAATTTTTTAACTTAACCTTCCAATATTGTTTATGTTACAATTATTTTATAGGTTGAATTATTAATTAAACATTTTTTAAATCAATTTTGAGGATAAAATATAAGTTTATAAAAGCATTTCCCTCATCAATACTTAATGAACTATCTTCATGATTACCTGAGTACCGTCTACGCTCTTGCGTGGGGTCAGGTGCAGTTCGTCGAGGACCTCTTGCGGTATCGCATTTAGATTCTCTGATGGGAATACAATGTATTTCATGAACTTTACTTTTTAAACATTAAGTATTAATAAGTTAGTTATATTGAGTTATCTCAGGTATGTCGCATAATATTCTCATTGCCTCCGCTTTTGCTCCTAATGCTGTAGGGTGAACTCCGTCAGAAGATAGATAACCTTCATACCAATCATGTGTTAATTCATTGCCTGTTACAGCCTTATACATATCAACGTATCTCAATCCCAAAGATAAAGCTATAGAATTTTTGGTTTGCCAATCCTTACCTCCTTCCTGTTCTCCAAGCTTTGCGTGACGAACAAGAATTAAAGTTATTCCTCTCTTATCGCAAATATCTTTAATCTTATATATATATTCTTCATAAACGGCGTTGGTATCATTAGCTTGTATCTGATACCATAAGTATTTAGGTGTACCATAATTTAACGCGTTCAATAAATCATTATATGCCCCCACATGACCATTAAGATCATTGCTTGTTTGCCCTGCAAGGGCAATTAAAAACCAACTCTTTATCTTATATTCGTTTAGTAAGTAGTATGGCCATCTTGCATTATTATCAGTTGAGCAGTATGAATCTCCTATAATCCATACAGGCTCTCGAAATCCACGATTTGTTCTTCTTAATTCAACATCATTCAAAGTCGTCTCAGAGTTGGCATAAATGAATGAGTACCCATATATATCATTGAGCTCTATGCTGTCTGTATCTCCATATACTTTCTTCCCCATTTCAGTATCAGCACCATAATAACTTCCACCAAATGTGTTGATTACATATTTAATTGTATCTTCCTTATAGTCAACTAATACGTTAATAAATGCCGATATTGTCAAGTTATGTGCGTGAGTAGCTAAGACTGTCTCTGTATTATTGATATACATAACAACCTTAATGTTCGTATTATCAATTATTACATACAACCCTCTTGTAGTAAGATGACCAACTCCAACAGCTATTTCCGAAAATGATTTAATTTTAGAATTAAGGCTTACTGTATATTCCCTTTTTACATATCTTGGATAATTTGTAATCAGTAACTCTTCATTAGAAATACTGTCTGCGGTATTAACTGCTCCGTCCATCCCGGCAAGAGAAATGACCGGAGCCATTTTTGCTACCTCAACATTTACAGGGATACGTGCAGTATAAGTAGCATCAACAGATATCCCATGTTCTTTGAAAAATGAGAATTGTAATTTTGTTGCATTTTGCGGAACTATAATTTCATATGTATACATCCCTCCTCCATGTTCCGAGGTGGAAACAAATGTAGTATTATTGTCATTATCTAGCCATTGGTAACCTACTATAGCGTTAGTGGATGTCCATGCGGTAACTCTTAGAATTCCATCAGTAAAAATCGAAACATCAATTTCAGCGTAATTTTGGATAGAAGCATCCCTAATTCCGTCAACTGTAACTTGTTTATTCTCTATTATTGTCGGCATTATAGACGAAGAAACAACCTTACTTATATGAGAGGCCGTATTTGATTCTTGTGCCTCGTTAGATAATTCCTCAAAGTTTCCATCAATCGCAGTAGCTAAAGTGCCCCACGATTGTTCATTGTCTTTTGCTATATCAAATATCTTTTCCATATTATATTGAATTAAAACAATATTTTCTTTATTTAATATAATTTAGGGAATCTTTAATCTAATTTCATAACAAATTTCCATTGAAAAATAAGAGTAATTATTCCATTAAAGTTAGAAAATATCTATTATGTTTAGTGTATTTATATTAAATTATTTAATTTATTCCCTAAATAAGATGCGATTTTTCTTGTTCCATCTTCTGATTGATGTGTCCCATCATAAGTAAATAATCCATATCTTTTTACTGCATTTGAGCTTTTAATATCAGAAGTGACAATTTTTCCATCTGGTTCTACCCAATTATATATCGGATATTCTCTTGAAGCTTTTCCTATTTCCGGATTTAAAATTTCTGATCCATCTGGTGTGGTTACATAATATGGTTTACAACATTCTAAAAATGAAGATATTCCACTCTCTCTGAATGAATCTATAGTTAGAATTGACATTGCATCAAAAATTTTTTTTGAATGTATTGCTAATTCCTCAGCACTCCCTCCTACTCCATTCTCTAATCTCTGAAAAACAGTTCCACATGCTATAATAGCATCTGGGAATTTTCTTTTTAAAATTTCTATATTTTTTCTAATAGCTCCATATATTAAGGTGTCATCTACATCATTATAATTTGAAATAAGTGCATTTTCTATAGTTCCAGAATAAGATGGAAAATAAATTAAATCGTTTCCACCACACTGAATAAAAATTATATCTGGATAAAATTCAGAACTTTCACTTATTAAAAGATCTATTTCTTCTCGTATACATTTATAAAACTTACCATCAGAATATCTTGTCATCCAAGTATATCCACCTCTAGCATAATTTCTAAAATTAAACTCATATTTTTCAGAAGCTATTTGAACCCAATTACTATATTTTTTATAAGGTGGATATGGATCTGATATAACAGCAGTGGAACTATCTCCTAATATAGCTATATTTTTTCCTTTCAAATTTGATTTACTGGAAAAATTGTTTATACAGTATTCTATTGTAGGAATATCAGAATTTTTAAGTATATTAGGGTTTATTGATATATTATATTTATAATCTTGGTGTGGTATTGCATCTTCTCCCTCATTAATCATTATTAGATTTACATCTCCATAAGATTGATACGTACACTGAATTCTAATAAATGCAGTATCTGAGTGAGTTCTAAAATTACCATTTGTTGTTAAGATAGCAAAATATTCCATTTCACTACCATCTAAATTTAGAGGTTTTTGTTTTGTTTTATCTGCAGTATATAAAATTAATGTAGATATAGCAGAACCATAGGCAACTCGTCCACTGATGGAGTAATTAGTATTTGGATGTACTTCAATAAAATCTGATGTAAATGTCATTCCATCAGTGTCGATAATTTCATTCCCAGTACTTCTACTAATATGTGAATTAATTACTGTTGTTTTATCAAATAACTGTGATGTAGGAATATAAGTAAGTCCTTTTCTAAAAAGAACCCATGGATTTATAGTAGAATTAATCTCTGATATACTACTCTCTAAGTTAACTGAAGTATCTATTACACTTGATATTAGAGATTCTTGATTAGATAGTCTATTAATAATACAACTTGGAATTATTGATCCAGTAATTTTACTTGAACATCTAATATAGCATGATTCAGTTATCAAATGTGTTCCATTAAGTAATTTACTTTGATATGTTTTATTCATATCATAAATTCCAATTTGATCTATATTAGTTCCAGAGGCTTCCCCGGAGGTAGTTATAGTTGTATTAGGTCCAATTAATATTAATTCAGTAGATCTATAATTAATAGATTCATAAAATACTCCATCTATATAATATCCTAAGACATTATATTCAATCCTACTATTCTTTATAGAGTCAATATTTTCGGTTATTGTTTTTTGACTTACTGTTTTTATTTCAGAGTTTCCTAATTCATTTGATATTTCTGGAATACTAATTTCAGGACCTCCACCAATAACCTTAGTATCTATCCACCCTGTTTCATCATATTTCCAAATTTCACCAGGAATAGATCCAACTATAGCCCAATCTCCTATTTGAGATATTGGATTAAATTTAATCAAATCTTCTGAAGTTAAATAAAATCCTTTATTTCGAATAGTTTGATTCTCTAATAACAAAATTATATTATCAATCTCTTCCTTAGTATAAAAATCGGTGATATCTTTTAATTCTGTTGATGTTAGATAATAAGTTTTTCCAGTATTTGCTACCTGTAAAATCAATTCTTCTTTTACCTCTCTTATTTTTCTATAAGAATTGGATAAATATAGATAATAATTTTTCTTATTTATTAAATCTTGATAGATATAAATCTGTCCATGTACTAGTTGTGATACATCAGGTAACTCAGTTACAATTTCTGTTGCTAATAAAATTCCATGAGATGATATAATTTGATAAGTATCAGGTCCAACTCCGTCTTTTATACCAATTGCAAATAAAATATCTACTCTAGTTTTATCAGTATCAGAATAGTATTTAATTATTTTTAATCTTCCATTTTTAGAAGGACTGGTATTTAATTTTATTATAGCAGATTTTTTATCCTTTGATATAATATCATTTTCTATAGTAGAGTATTTTTTATTTCTCATATTAACTTAGATTTAAAGAAAAAGAAAAGTCCCCTCACGAAATTAATATTCAAGAGGAGACTATAGTTTTTTTATTTTTTGAATTTTTTTCTTAGTTTTTCTCTATGACACCATTCCATATATGCTCTACCATAACGGATTGGATATGTATCATCTTTTATATATTTTTCAGTAAATTTCAAAGTCTGAGATATATCTGAAATTAACGGATAATACATAGAATATAGAGAATTAGCTACATAGGTTATATCTTCAATAGTTACACAATTATCAAAAACTAATCCTTGTGCTGATACTAATCTGGAAATTTCTTCTACACTATATTTCATTTTAACACCTGACTTCTTTAGAGTACAGTCATCGAAATGAGGACCATGAATTAACATATGAAGACTATATTCATATTGTTCTTTATTTCCAGATTCGTCTATAAGAGATTCCAACATATCTGCTAGTATCTCCATTTTATCGTGATCACCCTCTTGTCCTATCTTAAATAAGAGGTCTTTCATATTATACATTGTTTTTCTGTAATTCACAATAAATATTCAAGATCTCTTCAAAATCACGATCTGTGAATTTGACATTCCAAACTTTAAATCCTCCCCTATTCTTGACTTCACTCTTGATTGCATCAAAAAGAAGAGGGACATTTATTTCCCCATCTTTAGTAGTAAAAACTTCAAGGATAAAACCATACTTATCCATTACATTTCTAACACCATATTTCAATAATGTTTGGGCAGGGAGAGAAGAAATCCCAAACAGCTTACCAACAGTCTTAGTTACATACATTTCAAAAGACTGTGTTAATAATTCTTTATCGGATACCATTATTCCTTAGATTTTGAACGACCTCCCCTAGTAGTTGTTGTAGTAGGAGTTGGGTCTGGAGCTACAGTGGGAGCAGTTTGTGGTGCAACACCAGTAAGCTCGTTATATCTTTTTCTCATCTCTGGATCATTTTCCAACATTTCAAGAACTTTATTTATCTTTTCGTTCTTAATTCTGGTTTGATAAGCTATTTTGTCTTTAGAATTTTTGATAACTTTCAATAGACTAATTGCAGCTTCTCTACCTTCTGGAGATCCGACATATTCATTTGAAAATTTATTTGATATAAATTGAAGAAAAGTAGATTCATACAGATTCTTCGCCATCAAATATTCTTGTGATTCATATAGAATTTGTTGCTCTTCCTTTGATAGTGCGCCTAACTCTTTATTAATCTCGTCTAGGACGTTAGTATTTGCTTGAGCCTGTTTCATTCTATTTAATGTATCTATTTGCTGTTGATATTGACTTTGAAGTTGATCTAAATTCTGTGTTTGTAGTGGATTTCCCCACGGATTTACATTCCCAAACATATTGATATTTAAATTGTAACCAAAAATCCTACCCAAAGAGGGATTATTCCTCTAAGGGTAAGACATTGGTTGTTTATTTGGACATATCTCTTGTAATTTTGGGATTTACCCTAATTACACTGTTCCGTTACAACCGCAGCATCCTGGATTAACTGGAGGTATTCCATAAGGATTTATACCACCGTAGTTAGAAAATGGTGCTGAATAAAGTGCGTTAATTGAAGATTGTGGTAGAGTGTTACAGATCTGATTGCAGCTCAGTGTCAAATTACCGTCTATCTTGCGACATGTAGCAGCAGTGATAGCACCAGCTGTGTTAGTTTCAGCAAGTTTGAACATAAGTGGTAATTGAGCAGCTGTCACAGCTTCATTCTTCTCTAACTGACAAATTCTATTAGCCAAGCAGTTAAACTGATTCATAGATTCCATACGATCTTCATAAGATTGTTTCATAGAATCGAATGCTAATTTGTTAGTTTGTCCACTAAGATCTTTGTAGAGTGCAAACTTCTCAGCCTGATCTACTTCGCGATTTCTTTCGATCTGCAATTCAAGATTCTTGTCCGCAGTAACAGTAGTAGCATAAAGATCAGAAACATTCTTGTAAGATTCTAATTGATTAGCTGCAACTTGTCTTTCGATAACTCTGTTTTCAGCGACACCTGCTTGATAAACATCAGATAATCCCTGAATAGTGAAATCCTTGTTTGCATCAATCTTGTCTCTAAGATAATTGTTTTCTACAGCACTTTGTCTATAGATATCACTCTTTTCTTTGATATCAATTTCTCTTGTTGCCATAGCAGTTCTTAAAGCATCAGCTTCTATCTGACCCATACGAACTAGATCATATTCTTGATCTAACATTTCTTGTTGTGCACACTGCCATGAACTAGGACCAGATGCTAATTCTGCACCTAATACAGTACCAGCGGCCATTGTTGCAGCACCAGCAGCACCGCATCCACAATTATTTCTGCCACCTAAACCTAGGATACCGTTGTTCCCACAACCTCCCCAGTTTCCACCTAAAGCTGCTAAAGCAGTTCCAATAATCAAATTGGTCTAGATATATTCTATCTAGTTTAGACTATCTCTTCATCTTATGATTCTTCATCACAAGAGCTCTCCATATAGCCGTTTAATTAATCTTTATATTTGATTAATGTTCCTATTACTTAAATTTTTGTTTTAAGATTTCAGGGATTTAGGAGAGTTTTGTCTGAGCATTATTGTTTACCCAGAGTCAATCCAGCTTTTGTTTGCATCTAGTGTAATACTATTAGTATAATTTTCTAGTTAGACTATATCTTAGTGAAAATTTTCCACCTCATACGTATAGTCGTTGAAGAGAGACTTATATTATCCCTCCTGCTGATTACGAAGATTTACTTCAACTTCCAGCAATTTGTATGATTAAAAGGCAAAACCTACATAATACCTTTCTTACCGAATTTATCTTCGGCTTCCTGCATTGTTAAAAATTCAGCCATAATATTCCTTTTTATTGTATAGCTGTTATACGTCAATTCTCTTGAGGTATACACCCCACGTATAAAAAGGAAAGGAACAAATCAAGCATTCTCTACAATCTCTTGTAAATTTTCTCAATTTGTTCCTTAAATGTGTTATTCTATTACATCAATTAGTATCTCAAGCTTTTAGAGCCGAGTTTTATGCAATTTTAGTAATAGTAACACGAACAGATTCAGTTCCAGTTATTACTGGAGTGATGGCTACCGCTGACGAGTTAATCAACGTGAAATTGTTACCACACCCTGTACTTCTGATTACAGTATCTCCCATTATTTCACCAGTAAATTCATCAGGATTTACTAATCTAGCTGCCTGAGCTGGTTGAGTTCCCTGTGAAGTTTGAGTAACTGATTGATTAACAGTTGTTGCGCCGTTATTCAAACTAACTATAACTTTTTCAGCTGCAGTTGTAGAAGCTATAAAGTTATAATTGATGTGATACAAACCACATGGTAGTGAGAACGAACCATCAGGATTAATTCTACCACCAAATTGGTTAATAGTTACAGAACTTAAAGGAATTACACCACCAACAGGAACTTCAGCTGTAGTTAAAGAAGTAAATGCTGTGAATGTTGAAACTGGGAGTTCATTCAATACCCATTGTTGACAAGGAGTGCCTGCATTTCGGAGAACATATCCGAAGAACTTTGATTTTGCCATGATAATCTAATAATTTTATATCATGTTAAACGAGCATGTTCTCTTGGGTCATGGCTGATATTTGTTCACACAAACTGACCCATATTAAATTTCAAATCTGTTCTCTTTCCTAAGAAAATAGTTAAACTTTCTTAGAAATTCTAAAAGTTTCAATATTATCTTGATCCCACCATAAAGAAACTCTATGATCCTTAGTCATCAAAAATTTGATTGGATTACTAAGAACACCTTTATCATACCACTTATCATCAATCTTAACTAATAGATCAGGATAAGAGTCTAATTGGTCTGAATTCGGAGTAATTGTAACTTCCACTTCGATATTAGAATCCATCTTATATTGATTAATAATCTTCTCGATCTGAGCCGGATCAAGAGTTATATCACTTGGAGTAAGAGTAAATGTATACCAAGTACCTTCGTCATCTCCAAGGTATTTTCCAGGCATTCTGGAAATTTCTACTATACTTGAGATAGGTAAGCATTTACCAACTTTTCCCCAAGTAGCTTCTACAGGTTGTGACATAATAATTTATTTAAATTTATGAATTAAACTACTGTATTCTGACTTTTTCAGAACCAATCCGTTAATTCTGGTTATATAATCTTTGGACACTTCTTCAATAGTATCCCAATCCCTCTCAGAGTTATCCATCCACTCAATAACAATTATACCTATTGGTGTATTTATTCCGGGGAGATTTAAGAAACATTGCTGAATTGATCCATCATTTTTTTCTACAAAATCTGATATTCCTGGGTATTTCAATAAAAATTCAGTATCGCCTGGGCCTCTATTAAAAATAACCTTTGATTTTTTAAGATCTTGATATAATGTAGTAATAACTCCAGCATTAATCTCTCTATATTTTCTAAAATCAAATTCAGGAACTCCATATTTCTTAACAGGTAATACCAGATCAACGTACTTAAATGGAATACCAACTAGATTTTCCTTAGAATTATGATATTCGAAATATAGGACTCTATCTGCCCCTATTGTTGCTCTCATTTCTGTTAATATTGGACTTAGCTCTGCTAATAGTTCATCCCTAAGAGCCATCTTTTTGGTGTGCTGTTCTTCAAAAATATCGTTAGATATCTCGATAATATCTTTGACAACACTTTTAAAGTTAAACACACCATAGATGACAATTAAGAATAATACATACTGCACAAACTTTCTAAATCCAAGTTTTTCTTCAACATAGGTAAATATTTCAGAAAGAGACTTAAATTTATCTAGTAACATTTAGAATTATTTAAAGTAATTATTTTTAATTTTTAGCCACTCTTCTTAGTAATTTTCAGATAGAATTTGAACATATTATAAAACTTATTTAAAGCTGGATGAACTACTAATTTATACTTTACATTAAATGTTCTATAATAATCCGTTGATAAAGCATTATCTGAATTATATAAAACATGGAAACCATCTACACTAGGATCACTCTGATTAGTTAATGCTATTGTATATAACTGATCTAGCCCAACTACCCTATCATAATCGGATCCAGCATATGCTGAATTTTCAATGGTTGATCTTTCAAAGGAAGATGGATCTAATGATGAATCAGAATATCTATATCCAAAATTAAATATAGCAGCTGAAGTTCCTGGTCCAACTGATACAGGAATATTATAATTATCCGAACTTCCTGTATTTGGTGAATAGGTTACTCCAGTTTGCATATTTGTTATAACTGGATAGAAATAATGTTGATCTAGGTGAATATTTTGACTATACCCTGGTATTGATATTGAGATTAAACCTGTATCTCTTTTATTAGTTGCAGAGTTTGGCGTAACAACTCCAGATACAATATAACCCCCATTTGGATCTTCTGTTACCGTAGCAGAACCATTATAAACTATATTTTGGTGATGACCGAGTTTAATATCTGATTTCGATACATTTGCATATACATGAATTTCAAATTTACCACCACTAGCAGGCATAGTTATAGATTCTGGCGTGCAAATTAAATTTCCAATATTTTGATAGAATGTAAAGTTAACTCTACAGCCTGATTCATCATTACTATCAAAATACATGTAAGGTCTAACATATCCTTCTCTAACATGATTTTCAGTATTAGCTGCTACTGTTATATCCATATTGTCCGGAATAGGAATCGTAGTTGTATCATAATCAGTAATATTTACATTTAGTGGATATGGCTGATCATATACAATTGGACTCCATTCTGATGTATATCTAGGCGGAGTATATACTGGGGTTACTTCTACTGAATTAGTACTTTCATTATATACATATTTTTCACCATATATAGAAGTACTATATGAGATTGGACTTGCACTATTAGTAGGATTTATATCAATAGTATTTCCCTTACTTTCTGCTCCCCAATAACGTTTTCCATTCACTACTAAAGAAGTTTGATAACCTTTCTGAGTTATTGGAATCACCTTACTATAACTAGGATCATCATCTGGAATAGTAATTGTTATATATCCCTTACGAGGTTTAGCATAATCACGAATACCAGAACTAGGGGCTAATTCACTACCTGCCGTATAATCTCTCCATTTTCTACTAGGAATTTCCAGAATTATATTATCTGAAGTTGTCGATCCACCAAAAATCCAAGTATCATCAGGTTGATCCACCATAGTAATAGAATAATCCCAATATGAAGCATTAGTTTCAATAGTTATAACACTATCACGTGGTTGATCTGGTTCTATAATTAATTCTTCTACATTAGTTTCCACATAGAAAGACATAGCCTCTTGATATACTCCGATTGTTTTAGATACAGTTTTGCTAGAATCTAATGGATCATCAATTCTTAATTGAATATTTCCCAAGAATTTACTTTGGGTAGTTGAAGTATTATCAGTCTTAGCAGTTATACTATATCCTATTGAACCAACAGGGGTTAAAGTCACATCAGTCGGAACTGTTTGAAGATTAAAAGAATAATTTCTTTGTATCTCAAGAGAAGTCAATTGACCTGCTTTCGCTTTAACTGTAACTCTTGATGGAGCTATAATATATGGATATGCCTGTCTTTGACTAATTGTTCTACTAATCACTGCAGTTTCTCCACTTGGAGCAGTACATTCAACTCTAATAGTTCCTATATTTCTAGATGAAATTAAATTATTAGTAGATACTGCTGATAATTCAACTGAAAGATTTTCTCCCGCAGCACCATCGATAACCTGTGCTTGACTAGTTAGTTCATTATAAATTATAGTAGCTGTCCAAGGATAATTGGTTGAAAATACAAAATCTCTAGTTTCACCAGCAGTAGCACCGAGAACAAAAGGATCTTCAGCTGGACCAGCTATATAAGGACTGGCTGCTGACTGTTTCACATTAATTACAGCTGAAGTTCCAGAACCATCACTAATTGTTAATGTACCGAGATTAGTTGCAGTAAGAGATGAGCTAGCGGCTGTAGATGTAACTATAATCTCAACTGCACTAGTTGATCCAGAAGCATTTGTTCTATTTATAGAAAATCCACTACCAAGTACTATTGCATTCCAACTAACATTGGCTGTTACTCTAACTACACTAACACTTCCCTTAAGTGGACCTAAAACAACTTCTGTCGTATTAGTTGTGATCTTCTTAGCTGCGGCTGCTTGTCTGACTTCAATTGGATACTCTTCACTATCACCAAGATTATTAGTATATCTAAGTGAAGCATTTCCTAAATCTACTTCATACGGCCAAAAATTAGTTTTCTTAGATACAACAGTTATATTAGCATTACCATTTCCTTCTTGTGGTGAGAACATATAATTTGAAAAAGAATTACTATCAGTAAGTCTCCAACTAGTATTTGAATTAACCCAAAAATTAGTGGAAGTTGTACTTTCAACTGCTGGTGCTAATATAGTATAAACTTTAGGACCTCCTTGAGTTTCTGATATATTAGCATATAAATTAATTCCTTTCTGATTAGCTCTAACGTCACAACTGGCTGTGGTTGATCCACTAACTGATCTAGTTGTAAAGGTAAACGTATCATATGATGTTGCACTAGAACTAGTATTATCTCTATTTGCCTCAAAAGTAATTGTAGTATCACCTGGGCTACCGGAAGTTGGAGATACAGCAAATTTATCTGAATCAGTAGGGTTAACATCCCAATAAGCATTAGAAGTTAATGTAAAGGATGCACTGCTACCTCTAGTAGATTCTAATGATATCTCATCAAGACTAACACTTATTTCACCCGGCGCAGCGTCTTGAACAATTGATATACTCAAAGATTCAATCTCACGACCTGTTACTGAACCGTCAGTATTAACTTGATTGTAGGAGAATTTTCCTTTAATTGTGGCAGTTTTTGTAGAGTCACCATTAGTATTCTCATTAAATTTAATTGTATGTCCTTGATCCTGAATCACCCAACTACTTGGTACAGTATCAGGTTTAGCGAGCCATTCATAATATACTCCAGAAATCCCTGTTACTGTTGTAGTATCAATAACACTATCAATCTCATTGATTATTTCATGAGTTTTTCTGGTCATACTACTAGAAATTCCAACAGTTTCACCACTCGATATTACACTAGAATCAGTAGCTGATATAACTAGATTACTATATTCATACCAAATTGTTTTACTAGGAGCATTCTGAACAATAGTTTGATCATTATTTCCAGAACTACTAAGTCCTTTATAGGTTGCCCGAACTATATAATTTCTAGAAGAATCAGCTGTATTTTCTGGGATAGTTAATACAGCACCAGTAATAGAACCACCAACGCCAGATACTAGAGTAAAACTAGCACCATCATCGATGGTCTTAACAACTCCATAATAAGTTGTACTAGATCCATCTACTCCATTAATTATCTGAGTAATTTTTTCATCAATTTTACATGATAATGTAACAACTCCACCAGAAGCCGATATTGTGTCTATATTAGAATCAGCATACACAGCAATAGCTTGACTTCTAGATGAAACTGTACCTGCCAGTTGGGTAATATCAAGAGTCTTAGTTACCGACTTATCAGTACCGTCTGTGGCTGTGATTTTTATTTGAAATGATCTATCAGAAGTTGTCTTATTTTCTTGAGCAATTACATACAAATTATTTCCTGGTGTTATTGTAGCACCTGGTTTTGGATTTGTAGTTAACCATGATGGGAAAGAACTAGAATTACTGATCACTGAATGATTAACATTAGTTGATACTGTGATATAATTACTAGTCTCACTACCTGGGACAGCTGGAATTGTTAATTGTGATGAAGACAATGTAAGTGTAATATTACCTGCCTGACTAACACTAATGACTGATTTTCTAGTTGAATCCGAAATACTAGTCAATACCACTTCACCATTTCTGGTAAACCCAGTTCTATTTATTTCAGATAATCTAATTTTAAATTGACTAGAAACTAAACCTTGTCCACTAGATCCACCTGAAGCAGATGATAGCCAAATCCAACTACTAGATGTAGTAATTGTATACATATCATTAGCTAGTACATTAATAGTCGTCTCAGTTGAAATATCATTATAGACATCATAAGTAACTGTATATGGATTAGGACTAATTGTAATTTCACCAGTACCGGCCTGGCTAACAATTATTCTTCTCTCGGCTCCACCACCCACAACTTTAATGATTCCATTAATTCTATCTTCTGCAGCAGTATTAGCTGAAGCAGTAATCTTAACTGTTGTATTTGTCTCAACACCAGCACTACCACCACTAACCTGATTAATAGTAATCCAACTAGGTTTATCTGTTATCTGCCAAGCTGTATTAGATTTAATTGATACATTCTTAGCATCAGCTGAACCACCATCAGAAGTATAATTTAGAGATAGATCTCCTGCTATATCATTAAGATACAGATATACACTGCTAGCAGCCTGAGTTATATTAATATATTTAGTAACATCACCTGCTTTTAGTTGAATATTACCAGATCTTTCTTTTGTATCTGAATTCTTAGTTACAGTAATCTTAAGAGCACTCTCACCGGCTGTGGATGAAGTTGGTTCTATTGTTACCCAATCAAGAGTTTCACTAGCTGCCCATGAATAATTAGACTGTATGATAACAGATGAATCTTGAGCTGCGGTACTTAATGTTGGTAGAACATAAGTATTACTAGTTTTATCTCCATTAATATATAAGTATGCTTGAGCTTGAGCTTGTATTACTTTGATAGTAATAGATTCTCCCTTATAGGTAGCTGATATGGTTGCTGTTCTAGAAGCTATAGTACTCGTATTTTCAGAGGCAGATAATTTTAAAGATTTTCTCTTATAATCTTTTCCTCCTTCTTGATAAGTTTCTTCTTCAACTACAACGGTTAACCAGGATCCCTCAGTTTTATTAATGATTAAGTTGAAATCATCAAATTCTGCTTTGGATTCTACTCCATTAGCTATTATTACTGGATAGAGAGCATATGCTACATCATTAAAAGATGCACTGGTTTTATTAATTTCATAGTAACTACCTTGAGTAACAAGAGTATCATTAATTCTGAAACCAATAACAGTGTTACCTGCAGTTTGTGATATATTATATTGTAAGATATTATTAGATTCCGCCTGAGTAACAACAATATTTCCTCTTCTTATCTCATTCCCAGTATTCTCAGATATTTTAATAATGACATGTTGATCGTTATCTAATCCTGTTATTTCTGCAGAAATCCAATCTTCTGAAGCTCCACCTTGATCTATTGATTTAACAGATACTAATGGATAAGTTGTTTCAGTTTCACCATCAGCTGTTACTGTATCTAGGATTGATATAATTCTATAATTCAACTCACCACCGGGTGTAGGAACCGAAGTAGATGAATGAGAACTATCCTGAAATTGAAATGTATATCTCTTATCAGATACTACACTACCTGCTATTGCTGCTAACATCTTAGATAGATAAGTAATAGCTTGTTTCATAGCACCAACTGGAACTACATCATCATTGACAGAACTAAGATTATTTCCCCACAATAAAAAATTATTAATCATGGATGAAATACTCTCAGTTCCAATAGGAAGTAAACTATATTTACTTAATTTACATAACCCATATTCAGCGCTATCTGATTGATATACATTAGGAGTAAATCCTCCCACATTCTCTATTAATCCGACTTGTGGATGTTCTCCAAGTACTTCCCAAGAATGTTCTCCAGCGTCTACCTTAGTAGGACCAGCATGTTTAGCTGGAACAGTTATATCTCTCCCTGATTCTCCATCAACTGTTGAATCTAAGTAAGCAATAAAGGGTACTCCATTTATTCTGGGGAAATTATAGTTGTCTGAAGAACTAAGAGAATCCCCAACTTTTACTTTTACAAGTTTTCCATCCTCATCATAAACAGCCAAACCTAAAGAAGACCCAGCCGTGTTAGCTCCAAGATAGGACTCTGCACAGGAAAGTTCTGAAATTAAAGTAAAACCATCTCCATATAGAGTTGTATCATTTACTTTGGTAGAATCTAAATTTTTTGTTCCTAGAGTATATTCGAAAACATTTACTCCAAGTTTAGAAATATTTCCATTAATTACATCAGGAAGTTCTAAGATAACATTACATATTCTTTTATTGTTAACTGAATCAATTTTCTCATAAAAGAGAAGTCTTGAATCTTTCAGATAAGTGGTGCCAAGTGAAACAAATGTTCTACAATCAATTGCACCATTTGGATCATTTTCAGTATATATCGCTTCTAATTTCAAACACTCTATGATATCACCATTTGGATTAATTAACCCAATAGTTATCATTGAATGTGCGGATTTAGTTGTAAATTGACATATACCTATTTTTTTTACTCCAGGATCTGATTTACCAATAGAATAAATATTATCATCATTAATACTATCTTTTACTAAGTCTAGGATAATATTAATATAGTCACTGGTGCTTAGATTATCCACATTGGGCAATCCAATATCAGCTTTCTTCCTAATTGATCCTGGATCTCTTCTTTCCGGATTAATTGGTGTTATTAGTGACGACATATTTAATATATTTTTATTCCAAATTTATTTATAAAAATTGTCTCAAGGTGATCATAATCATCCTGAGATTTCTTTTCTAGTAGGTATGAATCGTATGATAATAATGAAACATACCTTGTATCTTTTTCAGTTTCTCCTATCTCCGGAGCTGAATAAATATTATAATATTTACCTAATCCAGGTCCCTCTAAGAATTGAGTATCTTCGTCTGAGCTTAACTTAATTAAACATTGAGGATTAAAATTTGAAACTGTAATTATATTTTTATCTCTGCTAAGTCTAAGTGGTAATATCTCTAACATAGACTCTGAATTAAAAAATGTATCTCCACATAAAATAAATGCTATACCATTTTCAGAAGTCATTAAATCAGTATATACTGCATATACCAATTTATAATATTCTTCATTCAATAGTCCTATGTCATATGATGGAATTTCCATATTTAATGTTAAGACTGAATCTGATAGGATAGAACTAAATTGATAATACCCATCTGTCGGAGATCTACCAGAATCTCTCTGATTCATATATCTCCAATCGATATCACTCAATTTTTTAACAGATTGACTATAAGATCCAAGCCTAAACTTTCCGATCTCAATATATCTATCAGGAGATTTTAGAATCTCTTTAAATTCTTCAGTAAAATAAACTTTCATTATAGATATCTTAATTTAGTTTTTGTATCGTCTATATAAAATAGAATACCACAATATGATGAAATAATTCCATCGTTTAGATCAATATTACTACCAGGCAAATTTAAGTTATTAAGTGGACGACGACGAAGTCCATCAATTAATGGCTGATTCTTTGCTCCATTCATAGCAGGGATTTTTATTATATAATTTCCTTGATAGTCTTCACTATTTGCTGCAAGTAAATTCTTAGTAGAATAAAATAAATCTGATTTAAGAACTTTTCCAGAATCTATAAAATAGAAATTATAGAATCTTTCATAAGCAACTACTCCGCCTATTGTATTAGAAGAAATATTTTGAGTTAAAATACATCTATCATTAATAACAATGGCCTTCTCAGATTCACTAAGATAAATAATACCATTCTCATTAGAATAAACCCACTCTATTTGTCCAAGGTAATTAACATTTTTAAATACAAACCATGATCCGATCTTTCGATGAAGTCTCATCTCTTTATTCTCTTCTATATCAAGAACTATCCCATATAACGATTTATAGAAATCTGAAGAATCAGAAAGATTAGTTAAATCATAATCTAAGTTAAAATAAACTACAGTCCCTGATGGATCCCAAGGATCTATATAGAGATCTGTTGTAACAGTTTTCCACTCTGATTTAGATAAATCATATAAGTATCTCTTAAAATCTTGATCTGAAAATACAGCATAAGAATATGCCATATAATCAAGAGTAAGTGACACATCGTTAGGTAATTCTATTTTCCCAGAAAAATATTCTTTTGGTATTCCAAAATCATTAATATCAGTTAATGATGCTACTTTAAAGTTATACGTATCATCCCATTCATATAGTACCAGGTCACCTTTATAGTTTCCTATACTAAACTTAGTAAATGCAGTATCGTAATCATTCAAAACTACATCATAACCAACAAAAAACTTGTAAGCTTGTGGATCCGGACCACCTAAGATAATATTAGAATCAGTGAGTATATTATAAGATTTATCTGAGATCAATGATGTTATCTTATTAGTATATCTAATATAATTATCAGATTTTTTCTCAAGATAATCCTTAACTGCTGATAATCTGGCATAATTACTTCCATCATCTGGATTTCTAAGTAATTCCTCACTTCTTTCACTACCAACCTGGCTATAAAGTTCAGATAAAGTATTTACTAATTCTATCTCTATTACTTTATCTTTTTCAACTGTAAAATTAAGTTGAATCTTAAGTGAACTAACGTAATTTCCTTCAGTTATCTCTGTAGATTGGATAGAACTAAAGGTAGTAAATCCAACTGCACTAGTTTTATTATTTGATAAGTATATAATAGTATCAAATTCAATTACTTTATTTGGTTCTGAATTTAATATAAAATAATCTTCCTTACTGGATCGATGTGATTCAATATGAGGTTGAACAGGGTTTCCATTAAGATCTTTATACTCATCCCATTCACCTGATTCTATTTTTTTAAATATATCAGAGATATTATAGAGAGTAATTATCTCTCTAGTTGTTCCAGATTGTTTATATAAATAAATATCTAAACATTCCTGGATATTTTTTGGTATTCCTAAATAATAGGTACTATACCCAATGTTAGATAAGTCCTCCATAATACACAATATAACAATAACTTATTATACACTCGGTTACTTCACTCGTTTTGGGGAAAAGTCGAATGCATCTATCTAAGTATTCTAGAGTTATATTGTTAGAGATATCCTTAGTAAAATCTTTTGGTTTAAGAACTCCATTGACCAAGTCAAATGGCTCAAACATAAGATTCTTAGTAAATACTTCTCCAGACAGAGAATATTTAATTCCCAATTTTAATATACAATCACAATCTAAATATTTTCCCGAATCTTCTGGAGTCTTCTCTAGTAATTCATTAAGATTTAAGATATTAGTATATTCAGATCCCCCTAGGGAAATTAGATCTATTACGGAGGTGTTCTGTATCAGATCTCTTGAACTGATAAGATTGTAATAATATGCATTCCCAAAATCAATTTGGGCCCCATTTATATTCATTATTGGTCTTAAATTCATAAGTTTTTCATAATATTCATTGAATTCCTCTTCACTTTCCTCAGTAATAGTTTCTGATATTTTAATTCCTTTACTATCGTTGGGTATAATTTGTGGAATCGGATCAAGTGTTTCAGAAGGATCTTGTCGATAAAGATATAGATTACTATTATTAACAAATAATCTTTCTGTAATATTCCAGTCACGTATTCGAAGTTGATATTCAAGATCAGAGATTTGGGTAGCTCTCTTAGAACTATCTGTTCCATCGATTGTTACCCAATCTATATATTCTTGATTATCTATATTTCTTTTTATAGTGCTATACTGAAGAACAGGTTCATCATTTTCAGTATTTATTACAATATATCCCTCTCCGATTGATAAATCTTTAGGAATATCTGTAGTTATTATTCCAATATATTCCATAGGGTTATGTATAATATTCTTGATAAAAGATAGAATTAATAAAAATTCCATCTGCTACTTTTCCAGCTATTGTCTTCAGTGCAATTCCAATAACTCCAAAATCTGAATCTTCTGGGATAGTCGTTGTAATTTCAGCATAAATATTATCATTAATATAATATTTCTTAATATCATCCATTGGATCAAAAGAAAACTCAAAACTTTCATATATTCCGTTTAGTTCATTTCCTTTATCTATCATGGTATTTACTGTTATACTACCTACTACTCGAATATTCTCACAGTGGATATAATTATCTCCATCTGGATCAGAATTTTGTAAAATTATTGCAGTTGATTTATTTAATAAATTAACATGTCTATACCTAAAATTTTGTTTTAAGTGAGAAACTAGAGAATCTAAAGCCTTCAATTTAGATGCATATAAGTTAAATAAATTATTGGCTTTTTTTCTGAGTGACTCTGTGTTAACTGTTGCACACTTAAATCCAGCATTAACTATAGTTTCTACTGTTTGAGTTAAATAAGCTGATCTATAATAAATTTGACCATCTAAGTGATCAATTATTTCTTGAACCCTAACTTTATTACCATTAACATCTAAGTAAGAATATTGTTTAAGTATACAACTTTCTTCATCAACTTCCAACTGAGTTGGTAATACTATATCAGTTGCTAACCAACTCTGTACTTCTGGCAACTTTCTAGAAATTCTAAAAATAGCATTATTTATATCTGAATCTATGAGAATATTTGCTAATACTTTATTATAATCTGTGAATTTAGTGATTTCACTTTTTCCATTAAGAATTACTTCATATTCCCCAGTCTTAGTATATCCAATACTATTTCCAATGATCCCTTTCCCAGTAAAACCTTGCATATAAGTATTCAAGATAGCTGGTAGATATTCCAATGAAATGTATTTATCCTCACCTCCACCATTCTCAGCAAAAGTTAAGTAATCTTGAATATCAGTCATCTGTGTTCCAAGATAAACATAAAAATTTTTAGATTCACTTGGGATTTCTCCAACCACAACATCAACATCTGACGGAGAACATATATAAATACTTTTTTCATATACTACAAAATCTCCTTTTTCAAATTCTGCAGTATCGGAATAAGTAAAAAATCCTTGTATACTTGTATTATTTATTCTCATATTTTTCTAAATATTAATTCAATATTAAAATCTGAAGTTACACTTATTATTGTAAGAGATTTAACCTCAGAACTAGAATCTACTCGATAAACTGAAGAATCATTAACTAACTCTCCACTATTTGCATAATATAACTTAACATCGACAAATTCATATCCAGGTTTTTCATAAAACTTCAGTACAAAAGATTTTCCCCAATCTAAGTATTCACCATATTTATTAATTTCACCACCTTCATATGATATAACTTTACATTCATATTTTCTAGTGCTTAGATTAATCTGATAAGCTCTATATGAGAAATTTACATTATCGATATAAATTGATCCATCTTTATCTGGTAAAACAGTGTGATATTCACCTAATTCATCTTGGTACCAAAAATCTTGCAAAATATAATCAGATTCTGAGGTATCAACTTTGATTTGAACTTTATCACCAATATCTACTAATAGCAATCCATTCTCGTCTAGATTAACGATTTTTCCATTAACTGCGGTAATTAATTTAGTATCCAACGCAAAATTAGGATATCTGTAGTAAGCTTCGTTACCTTCATTTTTAATCCAGTCTTTAGCCACATACATTTCGAAGAATATTCTAGATTTAACTGGTTGGAAGAAAATTTTAACATTAGAAGGTTTATCGATACCTCTTAGTTTAATTTTATCACCGTCAACTGTTATATTGTTGCAAAAGAATGGTTCTGCCCCTACTTTAATTAGATCTGTAGTTGACTTTCCCTTATCGATTTCTTCTTGAATTGGGAAACTATATCCTAGATTTGGTTTAACTATGAAAGTAACCTCTGAGTTTTCCTTAATAGTTATGTTACCAACTGGTGATATTTCACCATATTCTTTACTATTAGATGATACAAATATATGAATATAGTCAGAATTTTGTATTGACCACTCCTCTGACTGATCTAGAGTCCAATAGTTAGAATATTCTGGATCTTGTCCTATATTACCAGATATACTAGACCTCCATGTTCTTCCATTGACTACAATCTTATCTCCTTCATTATATAATACATTAGGGGAGTATATTCCTTTTGCTCTAGAAATTTTACTTGAAATAATTGGACAATCGGAAGAAATATTTAACTTCTTAGTTCCCAATAAAGTATGACTGGTTTTATCATGAATCATATTAGATCCTAAGAAATTTCCAGTTATCTTTATAGAATCTCTCGTTTCAAAAAAATAGTCATTCCGGAGAGAATAATCTTTCTGATTTCTATTTGGATTTGGAGTTTGTGTCCAGGCTGAATATGATAAATTTATATCCTTCAAAGTACCATCTGAAGATACTACAATATAAATTATCTTTCGGTCAGTTATTTCCTGCCATAGATTCATGTATTCTGATGTAGTCAAAGTTATTTTACCAAGATCATTATAGATTCCATCTTGATAATACATGTCCTCAGAATTATTCTTTATATTTGGATCAGGTCCTAATACTATGGTCAATGCTGGGGTGGGATCTAAGGTAGAATTATATTTCCCAAGAAACTTCAATGTATCGTGTTCAATAAATCCACCATATTCATTATTATTTGATTCTATCTGTTGATTGTAGATTTCAACTTTCCATACCCCAGGTGTATGTTTTTCCTCTTCTTTAATTAACTCCCAGATTTCACCAGGAACATCCAATAATACAACTGATTGATTAGATACTGTTATCATTCCGAAATAGTTATCTTCTCTTATTTCAGTTACTTCTTTGGATTTTTGAGGAAACATACAATCACTCATCCATTTCAACTTATTATATTCTATCCCAATTTTTTCTCTAGTAGATCTGTCAAAATAATTTGCTTTGAGATATTTTTTATATTTAGTTTTATCAACTTTATAATCAAAATTATACTCAGCAAATTCAACTAAATCACTAGAAGCATTGTCGGATAGATGTAATATTTTTGATGATTTAGAATCTTCTAATAGTGTATCAACAATAGATAGATTTTTTATTTCATCAGGTAAATATGGATGCCATCGATAGAAAACAACTGTACCAATACTGGTAAGGTCTTGTCCTTCATTTGTTAGTGTTTTCATGATGTTTCTTCTATTGCTGTAAATTCTTTATATTTAATTAGTCCTGTTGATATAGAGTTTGAAATTTTACCAGATATTATCAAGTTTATTACATTGATGGATGATTTCAGATCATTATAATATAATAATGCATCTAAAAACTCTTTCATACACTTTATATAAACTGACATATCGACAGTAGTTATTTCTGAGATTTCAAATTTTATATCATTAACTGTATATATTATATCACCAACAAAGGGAATCCCTAAGTAAATTTTCATATAATCGAAAACTCTTAGGGTTCCTTTTACACTATAAAATAACTTTGCTAAGTAATCAATGACACTATCATAATCATTATCCTCTGGGACATCTGATTGTTTGATGCAAAGATTTAAAAATCTCTTTACACCATCAAAGGCGTAGTAGTAGTAGTAGTAGTCAAATGATCCAGAATATTCTGAATAATACTCACTATACCCTTTAATCAATTCTGATAATTGAGATACTATCTTGATATTTTCAAGATGAGATGGAATATGTATTACCATAGTTATTCTGTATATATAATAGAATTTACCAGATAACTTATATTAAAATAAGAAACTTCAAGATTATTCTTAATTGTTTCCCAGGAAACTACATCTCCTAATTCTGATGTATAAGTTATAGATAAATCAGTTATTTGTTTAACATTAGAAATCTTATTTAATAATGCAGTTATTTCATCCTTCTTAGATTCTAAGTCTAAGTCAAATGTATACTTATAATTATTTAGAATTTCTTCTACTTTATCATCAATTGATATATTCTGATAAACTTCAGCTTTTATAGTAAACACTGCTTTATACAGATTTCCACGTTTAACTGAAATATCATTAGTTACATAATAAGATGATCTTAAATTCTTAAATTCTTGTATTTCTTTAGTAGTCAAGAGATTAGATAATGTATATGGAATATAGTAAATCTCTAATGATGGGATTGTATCAGAATCAGCCGGTATCAAATTTTCAACTGTTTCTTCTCGTGATACCCATACAATTTCATATAGATTTATCCCATATTCTTCTGACCAAATATAGAGAAAATCATTTTTCCCTACATTATCAAAGTAGAATTCATCTAGTGCCCCATTGGCTGGTGATTTAAATTCAGCTAGTCTAGTTAATCCAGATTTATCCGCTGAAATTAACAATGATCTAGGTTTATCATACTCTGGATAAAGAAGAATTGATTTTCTGATAGTCAATATTGAGATAACTGATACATTATTTAAAGTTGCTCTAATTGGGATTCGACTGGTCATAACGGATTGTGACATTCCAGTTATTTCAATTATTCCCTCCTGATTAATACTACAAGTTACACCGGGGGATTGAAGAATTTCATAAGAAACTCCTGTTGCCTGTTGTCCACCTACATATAGAATAGCATTGGTTTTAACTGGTAATGTAGTAACATTTCCTAGATAATCTGATTCTAAGTAAAGTGTATCATTCGTTAAATTTAGTACATAATTAGATGATCCAGCCGTTGATGACTGATTACTAGAAGATTCAATAACTGGAATTATTTCAGTATCTACTATTTCAGCTATCTTATTCTCTAAATTAATAGTTAATTTCTCATTAATCTTTTGTGATCCAAATTCTATAGTATTAGTATCCGCCGATACATAAGTTTTACTACCAGAATCGATAGAATAAGAAATACTTATTCCCTCTGCTTTTATATCACTAGCACTAGTTAATAAAACTGGAACTTCATCCTGATATTTCATAATATGAACAGTTATACTAGTGGTTTTCAAAGTACCATCTTCTTTAAGTATAACTGATATACTTGGAAGAATATCATAAACAGACGGAACTGTATAATTACTAATAGAACTTTTATGTAATATCTTAAGAGTACCTGATTTTTTATTGACTGGTATTCTTATTACTCTACCACTAGGATCACCTGATATAAAAACACCATCACCATTTAACTTCAATCGTTGTTTATATTGAGTATTGGGGGCGAATGGGAAAGTATATGAATGATCTTCTATGTCCACCGATAATGAAGGAGTAGCATATACATAAAGGTCATTATCCGCTGATATATATTGTGATTCCTTGATTGGACTATCTGGTCTAGAAACACCAAATGAAAATTTATGCTCATCTTCTTTGTAGATTACTCTAGTTGTTTCTGGTGCTTTAAATATGTAATGAGTTCCAGATTTTCTGATTTTTTCTGGATACATCTCTTCCAGAACCGTTCCTATATCGGAGTTACTACGAAGTATGCTATTAACATACCTATCACGATTAGCTTTATAATGAATTGTTGTTACGCTATCTCGCGGAACTTCATCTAAGAAAATTAGGCCAGTTGATAATGATGTATAACCACCTCTAGATAAAAAATCTGGAGTAAATTCAGTCAGGTTTGCCCCTTTTATTTTTACTTGTTTAAGCTCGCTCTGATTAAATGAATCTAATGTACAATATTTATACACTGTTGCATCAATTGTTGTATTGGCTGGTGTAGGAGTCTCTGTTCTTTCAAATGATTTTCTAAATATATCTGGAGCATAGAATCTAAGACCAAATGATGGAAGAGTTAAATCAAATAATTCTCCATTAGTTATATGATCCGAAAAAATTCTAGTCGTATCAAAAAAATCTCCATTAACTTTTACATAGAGATCATTAGATAGATCATTTTCAGTTAAATCTACATAATAAGTGTTAGATTCCTTAAGTGTCCATGATTTATTAACTACTTCTTTTGCTAATAAACCAATTATTGTGTATTCAACTGCATCACCAGTTGGGGGAATAACGGTTGGTGCATAGATGAATCCTGATTCACCAGAAACTGCTTTGGCGCCTGGTACGTCTGAAGTATAACTAGATCCAGTAGAATTAGAACTCAGATATCCTAAATAATAAATTTTAAAATTATTACTACTTGATATTTCATCAAATATGTTTAATCTAAAATATTTAGTGGATTTAAATTTAATTATAACCCTCGGACAAGTCCCTCTAAACACTGAATACATCTCGTTCATACAGTGTTGAATCTTTGAGTTAATGAGGGTTGCTTTCTCTAGTGATGCTTCTTGTGAATAAGCAACATGTTCTACTTCAGAAATGTATGTAGCATTCGCTAACATTTGAGAAATCATTTCAACTGAATCACCTTGTAGGTTTAAGTTTTTTGCAATTCCTCTATAAATCTCTATATAATCTTGTAATGATTTCATGTATTTATGTATTTTGATATAGATCTATATAATAATCACCCGATACTTTTCCATTTATTTGAATGACCAATTTAATATGTTCCTCATCGATAAGATCTAGTGATGTGATTGAGATATCTAACCCATTAAATCGTTCCTGAATATTTTTCATCAAAGATTTTACTCTAAATTCAACTTCATTTTTAAGTGAATCTTTCTTTACATCAGTCAGTGTAAAATCAAATCCAATTCTGTCTGAATGAGGAATATCACCCGGGTTAACTTGAAGATAGAGTCTAAATAAATCTATCACATAGTCTTCTATCTTTGTAGTACTTTGACCTGAAGTCAGTAAATATTTATAAGCCATAATAATATCGTGTATTTAGTTCTTAGGGAAGTACATTCAAACTAACCCTAAGATAAAGAAATTAATCTTTTTTATTTTTATAATGCTGATAAGCTACCGTTCCAAGAGCTAATCCTGTTGCAGTACCCAAAGCCATCTTTCCTAATTTTCCTTTACTTAAGACTGGTTTCTTAATTCTAACTGGCATTAATGATCTCTTTTTATTACCAATAATAGATTCTTTAATCTGCCTAGCATTCCTATTAGCATTTTCGATGGATTGATCTATTTGAGCCCTTCGATGAGAATCATATTGTTCTTTCATAACCCCATCAGTTCCAGTGGAGGACCTGTAAGATCTTTTTATACTTTTCTTATCTCGTAGTAATTTTCGAGATATCTTAGATCTTTCAGATTTTAATTTAGCACTGCTTGTACTATCTAGGCCCTCATAATCTGCTCTGGTAAATTCTTTTTGTTCTTCTATTTTACTATTCACATGTAGTGAAAATATTTTTCGTCTAATGTACATAACAGTTATTTTTAAAATAAATTATAGATCTAATTGCATCTCAGTTAGATCACCCCAGACACCAGCTTTTAGTGATTTCCCAGGCTTAAATCCAAGTTTCTCATAAATATGTCTAGCATTAGGTGAAATCCCTGGTACTTCAAGAGTCATTTTCTTATACCCACTACTCTTAGCAAATTTAATGATCTCTTCTAGGACTGACTGAGAATATCCCTTTCCTCTATATTTCTGATCTATCTCAACCCAAACAATGTTTACTTCTCCAAGTGATTTTTCTGAAGGTTGAATATCTCCTACTTTTTCTCCATCAACATAGATTTCATACCATGGTGATTTTTCCTGATAATTTCTTATCCTCCCTGATATTTTACTGAGTAACCTAGAAAAACCAGATTGATATCTAACTAACTTAATATCACTTCTGTCACGAGCTTTGATATTAATTTCACCTAAACTGGATAATGAGCTAAATCGTTTAACACTATAGTGCATATTACAATTTTTTAATTGCTTCAATGATCTTCTTAATCACTTTATCTGCCTCTGGTTCCCCCGGTGCATCGTATTCACCACTTTCTAAGAAATCAATAAAAAATTTCTTCGGGTCCTGGACTTCTATATAGTTCATCCCCAAGAATCCTCTTCTTTCATATACCTTACCATCTTTCTCCCACAACAGACCAAAACCTTGTGGTTGATCTATATCGGTACTGACTATAGTAGTATATCCTTTTTTATTAGGTTCTCCTTGTTGACTAGGCAGAATCACATAAGGCAATGCCCAAATTGGAGCTACTTTATTTCCATATTTTTCACCAAACGAAATTAACATGGGGTGAATCTTTTGAATATACTCTCTTAAAAACTTAGGTAAACTTTGTAGATTTTCAGAACTACCTGGTTTCAAAGTACTAATTGTTAAATCTGATACTAGAGAAAATCGTTTAACTTTATACATACTGTTTATTATTTTTATTATGATACTGTTATTTTTATCACAGTTGCAGTCCCTGTCCCTACAAAACTAGCTGCGTACGTAGGGGGACTTGGAATCCCTGCATTCAACCACCCTAATATTCCTGTCGCTACTTGTATCCAAACCGGTTCTTGTGGTGAATCATGATTCCCTTCATGAGCACTCTTAAGCATACCCTGGTTCAAAAATCCACTTAGCGGGGTTGGAACATTTAGAGCAAGTATTGGTGATATTGGTTTAACTTGTGATCCAGCCGATACCATAAATCCAGCTTTAATATTAGCCTCCACCGATGATACCCAACTCTGAAAATCACTACCACTAGGGGGAGCACATGTACCGATTATCTTAATCTGTGAATCAGTAGTGCTCTCTGGTGTCGGCGGTGTACCAGGAATTACTCCAATATATGTCGCTGTCAACTTAGTATTACTAAGGAGATATGAAGTTATTTCCTGGGCTATTATTGCATTAGCCTGTACTGGAGTGGCAGTAGTATAAGAACTACCATCTTTGAGAGCACTGTATAATGCTCCTGCTATATTTTTTCCTAGAGTTGATGCTGACATAATTTATTTGAAGAAAAAGAAACTATAACTCAGTTACATCAAAAGTCTCCATCAGTTTTTCTCTGATAAGATCTATGTTACTAAATTATAGTTCAGTTATTATTTTATTACACCTTTTAGGGTATCGGAGGGTACTATCCGAGTTTTATGATTTTTCTGAATAAACTAAGAGGACCCGTGAACAATCATTATTATTCTTTAGATTCTTTCTTAGTTCTTCTATATCTCCTACTTCAATTCCAGTCTCTCCAAAGTTCTCTGTCCTTCGAGTATCATCATTGGTTATATAAGATGCTCGTAGTACTAGGTAAGTTTTTTCTCTCATGATTATTTTATTTTTTCTATTAAATATCCATCCTTTACTCCATCTGAAGTAGTTATTTTTGTCTTTTTAACCTCATAATATTCTTCTAGGTCACTTGCTTTTGGAGTTTTAGTTATTCCTAGGTTTTGATAAATCTCTCTTAATTTTTCTTTTATTTCCTTTAATGAATATCTTTGTTGAACTTGAAAATTATTTAAAATAACTTCTTTTCTAGTATCTCCAGAGGTAATTACTTGATACTCCCTTTCTAAGGAAGCTTGATAATATCCTAATGCTTTACAACGATCTGGTCCTAGTAGATTTACATAATTTTGATATTCTTGAGGAATACTTGGAATATTAGTAGTTCCAAGGAGAGGATAAAATTTTTTGATGAATTCACAATATAATCTCATCTTTTTATCAAACCAATTCTCTTCAGAAAATTCTTGTAAGAAAATATGATACTCAAGATTAATGTCAAGTAATCCTTGTGATCCATCAGGAAGATCTGAAACTATAAAATTATTATCTTCCATAGTTTTCTTGATATAACATCCGTTTTGATAATCAATTTGACTTATTTCCCAAGCTCTCTGGTCAGCTATTTCTACTAAGTAATTATATATTGCTAATCCAGTTTTTTCTGAGATACCAATAAAATTATTAGAATATTTGTAGGCTTTAATATTATCTTTATATATCTCTGAATTTTTCAGTTTTTCTTCCTCTGTTAGCTTTTGATATCCACCTAAAATAATCTCAGTAGTTTTTCTTTTTTCTGATAAATATTTACTATATTCTTCAAAATTCATATCAGAATTTTTGGATATTTTATAAAGAAATAGACATTCTCCTCTAAATACATTCTCATCTAACCTCTGTCTACCCATAATTTGAGGGAGATCAAGGGAGATATCGACAGTTAAAGTTTCTACCCCACAATCACTACAAATAACAGTACTTGCATTAGTGCTATAAAAGTCTGCCCCTAAATATGTTGTTCTAGTACAGAAAGTAAACATTTTCCAAGGTTTCCCTCTTTTTGGAATTTCTCCATATGAATGTTTTATCTTCCTAAGTTTCATTTTATTCTTGGAAGTATGAGCACAAATTATATTAGTCTCACTTGGATCAAGTTTATTTCTTTTAATAATTTCTGTTATAGTACGCACACTATTAACAAAAAATACTACTTCACGGGATTCATGAATAACTTTATCCTCAAACACTTTTCTTGGGAAGATACCATTTCGATAATCTTGAATGATTTTAGATACCTCAGTTACGATAGATTTAACTGGTCGCCTATTTACTTGAATTCTGCTAATTCTATTTTGTGGCCACTGTAGCTCATAATAGGGAAGATCTCGGAAATAATCCAGTCTATTAAGGTATTTATCTAACATGGGGGTGGCGCTTAAGTATAGGACATTTGGACAATCTTGGAGATATTCTACAAAATTCATCTCTATATCTGCCTTAAATCGCGAGTCCATAAAAATACTTTGAAATTCATCTACTACCACCATGTAATTATTTTTAGTACTCCCCAGTGCATCTAAAACATGTTTTAGAGAATCATAAGTCACCAAGATTTTTGGTGGAAATCCTAAGGAGATTCTTTGAGCAATCCATTCTACTAGATTAACTTTTAATGAGGTAAGATAATCAATTTTAATTGAATCATCTATAGTTTCCTCTTTTTCCAGTATATCATTATCCACCCCAAGTGACCCTTCTTTCTCATTCTTAAAATAATAAAGATCTCCTTGATGTTGTCCTTCCTTATTTTCAAGCAATACTTTACGAGGAGAACAAAGGATAGTAGGATATTGATTACAAAGACAATATTCGGTGTATCCACAACCACATATTGTTTTATCTACAATACAGTGGCCAAGAGGATATTGATATTCATTCCATTCTGATATATATTCTACATATTCGGGCACATTTATTATTTGTTTGCGCATAAACCTAAACAATTATATTAGTTAATACAGAAGCCAGTTTTTATTCGCTCAAACCCATCTTAGGGCTGAGCGAAGCTTCTTTCATTATTCAGGTTTTAGAGGGAATAAAGGAGAGTTTTTATCGATTTTTTCCTTGAAAATCAATATATTTCTATATATATGTCCTTTTATCGATTTTTTATCCCTCATTTCCAGGTAGCGGAGCCTTGAGTGAGACAGTAAAATTTCCGATTCTGAGTGTAACGAAGAACGGAGAAGGAAATTTGTCGAACGTTGCTCCGAATTTGAAGTCTTTGGATAGCGACGTAGGAGCTATTGGTGGGGTAGTGAGGAAGAATGACGAACGAAGGCGGGAGACTTCAAATATACTCTTATATCTAAGCTACGCTCTTCCCTATTCTATTATTTCTTCATACCAAATTTAGGAAGAACCAGTCCATTATTTGTTTCATATGTACTTCCATCTGTCCTAGTTATCTTAATAATTTCATTCTTATTAGGTTTTTGAATTTTTTCCTTTATACGATCTTTTGCATTAACCTTTAAATTCTGGGATATATTTTTCTTAAGATCTTTCCTATTAATTGTATCTATTCCACCTTCAAAAGGAAGCTCAGGACCAGATATCTTTTTAACTGGAGTTTTATCTTGTTTGTAAGAAATAGATGTATATCCTTCTTTTGAAGACTTAACGAAACTATTTTTATTATCTTTAGTTATATCTTTAATATTGTCAGCTCCATTCTTTCCACTTTTTCTCGCTATTTTCTTATTTTTAGTATTAGCAGCTTCTATTATTTCTTTTTTAGCTTTATTTACTAACTTATTCATAGATTTAGTTACATTAGCAAATCTTTTTATACTGTATGTCATAGCTATTTCTAATTATAAGGTTTACCGTTAAATTTTCATTAAAAAGTGGGTTACTTTTAAGTTCCACTAATCATATTACCTATATGTGGGGCTCCTGAGAATGGGCAAACTGGAATTCCACAAAAAGCACCCTGTCCATTCGGTGCTGCTGTCCCATTGACAGTTAATTGTCCACCAGTTATCTGAACTTTTGGAGAATCAATTGTACAATTTCCAGAGACTTTTATATCTTGATTACCCTCAACAGTTACAGTTTCATTACCACTTACTTTAACTTCTTTGTTTCCTTCAATGGTTATTGTTGCATTACCAGTTATTTTAACATCTACATTACCCTCTGCTACAATTTCGATATTCCCATCCTTATCCATTTTCGCCCAACTAGTTACTTCTGGAATTTCTTCATCTAAATATTCAGTAGTTGGGTCAAATATTCCTATTGTTATGTAGTCAGGAGTTATGTTACACATTTTTCCTCTACTTCTAAAACCTATGTAGGTATTTTCCTTTAGTTTAGAATATAAATAGACTGATTGAAATATTGGGTCAAGTGATTTGACTAATACAACATTACCAACCTGAGGCTCATCTACTTCTCCTCTCATCGGTAATGCTAAGGCTTCCTTAGTCACCCCAGGGATATCTATTTTAATTTGATATAGGTCTGGATCTATTATCTCTGTTATAGTTCCAATATAAAATTTACCTTCTTGAGTATTCATATAACTTTGTTTTAGTTTAGTTCTTAGGGAAGTACATTCAAACTAACCCTAAGATTATTTAATTTTAATTATCCAGCATCACTAGGATCAGTGTCTGGCATGACGGATCCATTTTCTTCTATTCCCCTAAGTACTGAAGTAACTGAAAAATCTAATCCATTTTCATCTTTATCTTTTTCTGCAGCTATAAATATATCCATCCGTGATACTAAGAATGTCGTAATGGGCATCCAACTTGATTCACTAGCTCGTCTATATTTTATAACATCACCAATTTTAAATTCAGGCAATGTAGCTGGATGAACTACAGTGAAAGAATTGTATAGCTTAGAACCCATTAGATTTGTATTATAGACATAGTTATCTAGTAATTGATAATAATCTTTATGAACAATTCTATAACTATTATCTAATATTTGAACAGAAATATTTTTAGATTCTTTATCAGAATAGTTTTCTTCCCATGGATTAATATTTTCCTTATACAATTTATAATTATAATTCAGGTTATATGAAGATTTTTGAAATACATCTTTTTCTCCTATTATAGTCCAATAAGGTTCATTTTGACCAGTCGAATCAATTCCAACTAAGTCTTTGATTAAAAATCCTTCAAGTCCAAATGCAAATATAGATCTTTGTTTAAACGAGTAAGCTAATTTTCTGCAAATAGAATAATTACTTTCACCAGTTTGAAACAATTTTATTTCATTATTTATATCAGATTCACATCTAAAATCTTTCTTCCCTGGCCATAACGATTCTAAGGCTGTTGTTATATCTGGCCATTCTAGTACCTCCGATTCAGAGAAAAAAGTTTTATCTGGAAGACATAAAAACTCTATCTCTAATATATTTTTAATGAATTTTTTAGTAGTTATAAAAGCAGGGATATTATAAGATACCCCTACTTTTTTCTTTAATGTGATAGTTATATTAAAAGTTTTGGTAATTAGTTCCAAAGCTTCATTAGATCCATCACAATATAAACTAGCTGTTCCACTGGCTATTATTCCACCTAAGGACTCTGTTAATTGTAATTTTTGAAATTTATATCCACTCTTTAAGAATGGATCTATATCAATAGTAACTCCACTTGAACTAATCCATGCCATAATTATAAATTTGAGATTACAGAATCAAGAGCAGTCTTCGTCAGTAAAGTAAGTACTGCCCCTTTAGTAAAACCACTTAAACCTCTAGCCGCTTGGAGTAATAGAAGTCCTTCATAAGAAGTATCTCCATAAAAATCTTTAGCGATTAGATCAGGTCTATATTGGTATGTTGTTATTTCATACTGTTCTCTATCAAGTGATTGATCAGACAATCTGAGCAGTAGTTCTGAGTTATACACATCAGTTCCTTCTATATAGTTATCTAATCCATTGATAGAACTTAGTATTCTAGATACTTTTTTATACATAATTATAATCTTGTTGGAGTTTTAAGACCAGGGACCTGTGAACTAGGAGAATTCTTTTTTAGTTCCTTCTCTAAAAGTTTCATATTGAATTCTTCTTGTTTTTTTATTATTTTCTCCATCCCCGCGTTATTAGTAAACCTCATAAGAGCTTTATCAGTATACATTGAGGCTGGGGATAATGTTATAGTGATATCGGCATAAAGTGGTGTCAAATTTCCAGGAGTTTCTGGATTTTTTGCCATAACTTTAGACATATTAATAGATATATTTCTAGCTACTAGATTTTCTATACTATAATATCCACCTATCACAAGTCGTAATGTTCCTTTCTGACAATTATCAAGATTTTTAGTATCTGCTTCAAATCCTCCAGGGGGGTTTTGTACCCCAATAAACTCTCCAAGAAATTTGTCAGCAGCTCCTCCTCCAAATATTTGTCCAGTATATTTATCATAAGTTCCCATTACATATGGATAAATTTTGTTAAGTTGGTCATTAACAGTTATAAACGAATCCTCAGATTTATTAGGGTCAAGTCTCTTACTAGTATTCCAATCAGAAAATATTGTATATTTCATTGTTAAATTTCCAAATGTAGTGCTAGTTCCTGCATAATAACTAAATCTAGTTCCTTGAACTATTAAAGCTTTATTGAGATATTCACTTCCCTTGTCAGCTAAATTTCCAACCATTTCTGCTCCAGTGTTTAAAAAGTCAGCAATAGTGCTTCCTAATTTAGTTCCTTGCATTGAATCAGTAGCTTCTTTTAATCCTCCAGATAATCTTTTTAATAGTGGTGCATATGGTTTAGCACTATTAAAAAGACCTTCTATTGGATTACCAGCATCAAAATCAGTCCAATTATTGTTTATCTCTATTTGAAAATCTTCATTTAAAATAGATGTAGCTATTGGATTTTCGCTATATAATTTAGACCATTTATTATCACTCATTTTGTCAAGATAAGGTCCACTAGCTTCTTCCCAAGTATCTCCTTTTAATTCAGTATTTGGATGAAGAGATACAGTTAGGTAGCTGTTTTTTAACTGTTCATCATAATAAAATCCAGAGATTTGGGAATCTGTGACTTTTTCATTGAATTTTTGTATTTCTGGCATAAATTTGTAATATTATATTAATTAAGTCTTATTAGTATCAGATATTGCTTGGGCGTCAGGACTAAAATATGCTCCAAACTGCTGTATAATAACTTTTTTTTGTTGTGGAGCATAAGTACTATTATCAAAAATTTGTGGGCCAAGTTGGCTCTTTCCTTCCATAGCAGATTCCTGAGCTTTCTCTTTTTCCTCTTGCTTTCTTTTTTCTTCAGCGGCTTTTTGAGCTTTGATTCTACCTTCCAGAGCCGTTTTATTTCCTAGACTAGTAGCCAAAGTATCACCCGATAAAGTAAATTCAACTGTATCTAAATTAACTCCAGATTTTTCAGCAGTAGCAGCAACAAGAGATTGAATATCTAACATAGATTTAGTTTGAGTCTGTAGATTATCCAATTGTTGTTTCTGGATATCTTGATTTTCGTATTCTGCTTTAGATAGCTCTTTCATAGCTTCTTCTACGTTTCCATTGTTTTTCTCTATCAGTTCAGCCCACTCTGGATCAGCAGCTCTTTTATCAACTAATCCTTTGATATCTTTTATGATTTTAGATTTATTCTCTTCTTCACTATTTCCAAAACCGAACCAGTTACCAACTGTTGAGCCAGCACTACCATTAGTTACTTTTTCCCAGGTTCCTTGAGAATTTTCTCTCCATTGAACATCTTTTATTATTTTTGTCCAGTCTTTAGTAAGAGGTTTAGATAAATCCAAAACTATTCTACTATCACCTTTTTCTATAACAAGTTCATTTCCATCTTCTTTTGCTCCAAACCATTTCTTATATAACTCTGGTTTACTAAATTCAAGATTTTTTTCTAATTCAGTAAATACATCAGAATTAGATACTTCTCCTAAACTACCGTCTTTACCTAATTTTCCAAATAAAATTCCTTCTTTAGTAAACATTTTTCCATCTTCACCAGAAATAAATCCATTAGTATCACCAGATAAATATTTATTTCTAGAGATTTTAATTAAACGTTGAATTTCTTCATCATTACCTAATATATTATTAGATAAATATTCCTTTTTTATTCTATTATTTAATTCTAAAATTTCGTTTTTATCTCTATCATAGAAGGGAACATTCATATCCCCCAAATTTATTAGTTTATTTAGATCCCAATTAACAGAATCAATCTGACTAGTAATATTGTTACTATCAAAAGAATCTGGTAATAAGAAAGAGAATATTTTTGGATTTTTTTTAAAATCTTCTATAGATACCCACTGCAGTTGTTTAGCATAGTCTGGATCAATTCCATTTTCTCCCAAAAGTCCAGTTTGAGTAACCAAATGATATCTTTCATCATCTCCAATTTTTAATATCGGCTTTATAGCTTCAGCTTTAGATCCATCTTTACTAAGTTTTACTATAAATTTATATCCTCCAATATTTTGAATTATATTTTTAGATGCTTGGATATTATTATTTCCATCTAACCATTTATTATAGTTATGTGAATCAAATCCTAAATCTTTTATTCCAGAAAATATTTGAGTAGTAACACCTAAGAGTTTATCATACCCTATTTCACCTTTTAGTGCTAGTTCATTACTTCTAGTTTCTCTAAGAATTTTATCTCTAATTTGATCCATCGCTCCAGGATTAGTTTTAATCCAGTTTTGGATATTTTTTATACTCTCAGCAGTAAACTTATCTCCCTTCATCTGACCTACTAGAAGTCCTGAAATTTTATGATAAACTTTACCATCTGAATCAGTATAAAATTCTTGAGGATTAGATTCTACTCTACTCTGTAATTCTTCTATTTTATTAATTCCAAGTGCTTTAAAAAATCCAGACTCATTGAAATTTTGTTTAAAATCAACTAATGATGCTTTTAAGGACGTAATATTTCCGTTCTCATCTACCATTCCAGATCTGATTGCGAGGTTTTTATTGTCTACTGTAGATCTAAAATCTTTATCGAGAATGTCATCGAGCTTCTTATAATCAGTACCCACTATTTTCTTTAATTTATCAAGTGCTATTTGAGCAAGCGGTGTTAATTTAACGCCAAGATTAGTGAATAATGGATTCCAACTAACTACTTTCCCCAAAGGAGTCTTAAAATGATTAGTCCAGTATAGATATTCCCCAGTCTTTACATGTTTTTTGTTAATTGTCCAAGGATAATCTATACTAGTTGTCTTGATTCTCACTACTCTTTTTCCATCCTTAGAGAAAAGAATACTATAATCAATTCCACCTATATTTCTATAAATTAACCTAGCTTCAGGGGAGAAATTTTTAGTATCACCAAACTTCCCTAAATAAATCCATTTAGGTTTTCCGTTTTCATAAAGATAATCTTGATCTGTTCCTTTTCCTTCATAAGATATCAACATGTCCTGAATATTAGAAATAGTATCTGACAATATCCGATCTCTTTCAGATCCTCCTATATCTCCTGGTTCTATAGTTCCATTTTTGTTAACTTTAACAACCGAACTGATCGATGATTCATCCAATTTAAGTGAAGTAGAGGATGGATTGAGATATACTCTAGAATCCCCGTTATCAATATATACACCAGATTCATCAATTTTAGCTCCATACATATCTTGGAAGAATTTGTTTCTAAAGTCGATCTGTGAGTTTTTTAAAGAATCAGTAGCTGATGTTTCTACCTGATTAGTTTTTGTTTGATTCGGATCAATAAAATCTGCTACTTTATTTAGTGCGGTACCAATAGAATTTTCTATCTTTTCTAAAGTAGTAACCCCTTTTGCACCAGTTGATTTATCAAAAATATCAAGAGCAGCCAAAACTCCCTCACTGCTTTTTTTCATGAGAGATTCATAAGTATTTTTAGTAGCAGCTGCTCCATAAACTCTATTCATGTCAGCAACAGAAGCCATAGCATTACTACCACCATTTTCAAAACCTCTTAGTACAAAATCACCAGCTTCTATAGGATTGTCAGTATTCATTATGGCATTCATGAATGCAGGGCGAGATTGCATTTCCAAGTAAGCATATTCTAATTGATGTTCTAATGGAGCTTCTTCTGGTGATAAAGGATCACCATATTTTTGTTGATGCCAAGCTCTAAATTGTTTTATTCGGTCATTTGACCATTGTGCTATTCCTCTACCGTATCCTTTATACCCCTTTTCTTTTTCAACCTCATTTATTTTAGTAGGATTCATTCCTGATTCTCTCAAAAAATTTCCCACTATTCCAGCAGCCTGTTCTTTTGAAAATCCCTTAGTTATGAAATAATTCATAGCCTTTATAACATTTTCTTTTTGTTCAGAACCACTGATTGCTTTACTCAGTTTTCTTGCTCCCGTAGCTAAAGTTTTTAAACTTATGTCACTCAACTTACTTACTGCTTCACTAGCATTTCGTCCAAATCTGATACTTTCTGCCCATTCTGGATGAAGTTTTTCATCACTTAGATTTTTTATATTTTGGTTGTATTGTCCTAATCTAGCTTGAGCTGCACTATATTCACCTAAGTCTAGGTATTGAGCTTCTCTTAATCCTCCAGATACACCAAGTTTTTGTTTCTTCTGCTTCAGAGTTTTAGTAATCCAGTCAACAAATTCTTTATTTCTAACATCTAGATCACCAGAAATTCCGATTAAATCTTTTAGTTTATCAAAACCTTGTGGAGTGAGAGCATATAGTGTTTTTGAGATTGGTGCTGACCCATCATCAGATTTTTCTTCTGAATCTGCCGGAACTAATTTATATTTATAGTGATCAGAAACAAGTGTTTTTGCTCCTGATCTAACTAACCCAGCAGTAGTTTCCCCAACTTCTTTACCAGCTCCAGTCATTAGAGTAGTCTTTATTATTCCACCCCCAGTAGCTAAAGAACCTGCAGCACCAACAATTGCACCAAGTCCTCCTCCAACAGAATCCCAAGTTTCAGATTCTCCTAAACTAAGGTCATAGTCTTTATCAAGTTTTCTTTTCTTTATTAATTTATATTGAACCGGTATAAGATTTCTAGATCTTTGAAGATTACTAATTTCTTCATTAGATAATCCTAATTGAGCTAATAATTGAGGATTAATTACTACTTTACCAGCTCTTTTAGCTAATCTAGATAATTCCTCAATACCTGTAGATACTGCTCCTGTCTGGAGGGTATTACTCCTATCATTCATCATATCAGATAAGGTATCTGACATAGCTAAAGAACTTGATGCTGAATTTTTTAGATTTCCAAGTACATCAAAATCAGATTTCCGCAAATATTTTCTAGATTCGTTTCTAGCTATAGCATCATCATCTACATATTTCTGAACTCCTTTTTTATATGTATCTTGTTTTAACCACTCTCTTCCGTTATCTCGAATTTTATTGGAGACGTTAGCTACCATTCCTTTGGATCCTCCAAAAGCTGCTGATAACATATCTCCCAGATATTGAGAAACTCCACCAAGTGTAGTTTTGATTCCATCCATTAAAGAACCAAAACCTGGCAAATTTATGCTTGGAACAGTTATATCTGGAAATTTAACTGATTTTATTGCTATCTGTCTATCTTTTAAGAATAGATCTATTCTAGCAATTAATCTATCAATCCCCTGTGTAAAGATTTTACCAATACCTTCAATTAAGTTAGTATTTCTTCCTTCTTTAGTATTGATATCAATACCTATAAATTTTTTGATACTATCTATAATTGATAAAGTTTTAGCTCCACTCTTAGCTAGATCTCCATTTATTGGCAACCCAAAGGCAGATCTAAATCCAGTTTCTATATTAGCTACAATTTCCATAGTCGGTTTCCAGACTTTAGAAATCATATAAGTACCAAACAGGAATAAAAGAGTTTTTAGTTGTCCGCTGAGACTACTACCCATATTACGAGGATCCATTTTCTCTGAAAATGTTTTTGTAGCTGTTTCTATTCTCCTCATCATTCTATTAGCAGAACGATTTAGATTCCACTCTCTTTTTCTATATTCCTTTTTTTGAACTTCGTAATCATTTTGTTGCTTTGCAAATACTCCACTCAACCAGGTTTTGAATCTAGTTGTATTTGCATCTGGTCCAGCTTGTTGAGAACTAACTGCAATTTGTCTTTGTTGCATTGGTATCTGTGGCTGAACTATTTTTATATCTGTTCTTGAATTTGTTGTATTATTGGTAGTATTTTCTATTCTAGTATTCCCACCAGTATTTGATCGAAAATTCTGGTTTGTTGTTTTAGTTTCTACTTTATTAACTGGTGGTCCTGGTTTTATTCCATACTTCTGAAGAAGTTCTTGAGTAGTAGGATTAAAGTTCCCAACTTGCTGAACAATAGCACCACCAGCTGCTCCCATTAATCCAATTTCGGCAGCTTGTCGTAGAATATTGTTATTATTATTTCTAGCTAGTGCTTCTGATTGTTCCATAGCTAGATTATTTTGAAGTTCAGAATTAATTCCAGAGATTTCATTTTGAGCCTGAGTAACTTCTTGCAGTTCTCTACCTGGTTCAATATCTTTAGAAGTTATTTTCCGAATTCTTCTATCTCTATCTTCTTCTCTAGATGCCATAATTATAATATATCGTTATTTTCTTCTTCATCGGTTTCATCAAACATTGCTGCGTTTTTACCATTTACTTTTTTCCCTTTTCCTCCAAAATCGAACATAGGAAAATCTGGATCAACGCCATCACAATTTTCTAAGAAACTCGAGTATTCTTTTTGTAATTCTTTAACTGTTGATAATGTATAATTTTCAATATTATCAACCTTCGCGAACTTGTTTAAATAGAATTTTAGAGCCATCAATTGGGTTATTGTCACAGATCTCTCGAAAGAAATCGACAATAAGCGATTCTACACTTACTGCCACACTCCTCCTTTCTTCTTTAGTTTTATCTTTATTACAATCTTCACAGAAGAATTCTATTTTTTCTAATCTATCATAATAAAGATCTCTTAATGCTAAGAGAAGTGTAACATCAGAATGTTTTGCGTTTAAAACATCGTCCTCAACTTGATTTCCACGTAAATCAGACTCTTTTATTAGAGCTATAGTTTTGATCATCTTAAGATCAGTAACTGTCCTATATTTTAGATATCTTTGAAATACTTTAAAGAAATCTCTAACAGTTGGAACTATAGTTTCATATTTATGTCCACCAAGTTCTATATAAGACCCTTCCATTATTGATCTATCTATTTGTTTAAAATGAATATCTTTATTCATATAGATAGTTTTAGCGAGTTTCTTACCACACTCTGGACATTTAATACTTATATTGAAAGACATATCACCAGAAATTGTGATAAACTTTTTGAAGAATATCAAAAAATCCACATCCATTATATAACAATCCATTATGTTTTTATCTTCATCTAGAAGATTTTTAATATCATATAGATATTTTTCAAGTGGATCATTTTCTGGGACATTTTCAAGATAATGAGTTATCTGAATAAATGACATAGGCGATACAGATACACTAGAAAAGTTATATCCATAACCACCACTTGGTAATTGTGATGTTAGTATATTCATAATTTTATTTAATTTAAAATTGAGTTCCCAAGGAGATACATTCAAATCAACCTTGAGATAGAAGAATTTATTTATCTTTTTTAGATAATTTTTCTTCTTTCTTGTTTCTTTTGTCTAATCGAACTTGAGTATTTTTACTAGCTCCTGCTTTTCCTCCAACTCGACCACTAATTGCCCCAGACACTCCAAGAATACCTGCTCCGACTGGTCCACCTACTCTTGCACCAATTACTGCGCCCGTTGTACCACCAACTAATGTTCCTATATTGGCTCCTCTTTTCTTAGCAGCTCTAAGAATTTGGTAATCACTTTTTCCTTCTTTATCTGCTTTATTAGCTGCTTTCTTTCCAGCATAACCTCCAGCTAGTCCTCCGATAGGATTTACGCCGACAGCTCCAATATAAGCAGATCTTCCCATACCTCTATGAGATCTGATATCTTTGAGTTTTACCTTATGATCGTCTTCAGCAAATTCTTTTTGTTCTATTAATTCAGTATCTTTAACACTAAAGAGTTTCTCATCTAGTTTAGAGAATACTTTGCGGCGTATATTCATAGTTATTTAATTTTATTAATAAATATATTTGTTAATAACAGATCTAATTTTTCATAAGTATTGTAAGTATATGGAATTTCTATTAATCTAATAGAATTATTTTTACAATACTCTCTTACATTATTATCCCTAGTAATTTGTTTCTGATATTCAATTTGTTGTAATTCAATATCTGAAGTATGAGCAATGAATTTATAAAAATCTATGTTTGGTTCATAATGTCGTATTCCATTAAATTCTATCCAGTATTCCTGTCCATTTACGAATAATCTAAAGTCTATTTTTACTAAATCTGAATTTCTACCTTGTATTTTCCCACTAAGTACATATTCTCTTTCAAAATCATAATTATTTTTTTGCAACCATCTCTGAATATTAAATTCACCATTACTACCATATCGGTTTGGATTGCCAGCACCACTTAGATGTGAATTAGGTGTTTGCCAAAATTCTTCACCAGTTTCAAGATCTAATATCAAAACTGGAGTTTGATTAGTAACATATTTTACTTTAGAGTAATCATATAATCCTCCATGCACTTTAATTGCTCTTTGAATAAATTCTTCAGTGTTACTTTTGAAAACTTCTGCTGCTAATCTTTTAGCACAAATAGGGCAACCATATTTAGATCTTAAATGAGTACTTGGTCTTTGAGTGAAGTATCCTTGATGAATTTTGCAAAATATAGTTACTTTATTATGATCATTAATATATTTTGTTTCAGAGTAATCACAGATATTTCCAAATTTTTCTTCTGCTCTTTTTATCCATTCATTTTGATCTAATGATAATCTTTCACCAACTTTTTTGTGAGAACATTTTTGACATCCTTTAGTTTTTCCACTAAGAAAATCTCTAGGTTCTTTTTCAAATATTTCTCCACATTTATTACAATAAATTTTTACTTTTGTATAAGAATTAATGTAGTCTACATTATGATAATCATATGTGTCTTCTCCATATAATTCTTTTGATCGTTTTATAAATTCTTCTTTTGTTAATTTTCTAGGCATAATAATTTTATTTAAATAAAAACTCTATGAAGAAGTTGAATAATCTCATTTTCTTCATAGAGTATAACATAACTAAAGTTATGCTAAGTTGTCAAATACCGTTTAATCATTAATATTTCTACTAAGACAGACTATATCACCTAGTTTCCTAGTTCACATACATAGTCGTTGAAAATGACTTTATTAGCCATTCTGCTGATTGAGATAATAATCCTTCCCAGCAATTCATGTGAAATGCGCAAACATCTACGCTCGTAATGTTCAAAGTCAAGCGTTAATGGAACTTCTGCTCTATCTGTTCCATCTTCAGCTGTACCATTTTCATCAATACCAGCATCACGAATGATACAGTTATAGAAATTAAGAGTACGAACTTTGATACGACTTGAGTTAGTAATAACTAATTGTGCGTCGGCTACTAAATCATCCTTTCTGAATGAGTATTTAGTATCACGATCAGCAATCTTTTGTCTCCAATCATCTACAAAATACGTGATAGCTTGATCTTCTTTATCAGTGAATTGAAGAGTGATCTGACCAGAAGTCATCTGACCAGTTCTTTGGAAAATAACATAATTTCCACGCATTCTTTTTTCAAATCCACTAACTGAAGTATCTATACCAAGATTTACTTGATTTAGACGCGCTTTGAAGATTTTATCACCTGGGTAGTAGACAATCTTTGGTGGGTTAATTAAGGTAAATTCCCACATATCACCACGAAGGAATTCTTTATTGTCGTCCTTATAGGTGCTTTGATAATCAATGAAGTTCATGTAACCATCTGATCCACGAACTAAACTAGCTACTGATGCCATATTAATAAATATAATTTAAAGTTACACTTAAGTTAATGCTTTTATCCAAAAGTTCACTAACATAAAGTTCTAAGTTAATTTTCATACTAGAGTTTTCGTAATCAAAATCAAGTGAAGTAATAATGATGTTTCTGATTATAGAATATCTTGACTCTAAAGTATTTAGAATTTTTTGAATCTCTTCTTTTTGCTGTCCAGCCATTTGAGTTCCAAGAATATTCCATTTATTATTCATTATTTCTCTAGATAATTTTGAAATACAAAATCTTGTTAGAATTGTAGTATTGTAAATACCATCTTTAGGGTGATTTAAATACTTTTTGTAATAGTATAATTGATTATTATCTACCAAATAATTAGATTTTTTTTCTTCTAATAATTCTTCCATTGAATTATTATCAAGATAAGGATCAGATACTGGTGGATTATATAGAATCTTTTGAACAGACATAGAATAAATATCAGATATTATCCCTCTTAAAAATATATAGTAACCGGGGCGCTGATAAGTTAATACTTCCATATCTTTATAAAAATATACAATCCTATTATCTTTATCTTTAGTCCAATTAAATATAAAATTATTTAGATAAGGATTAATAATTTCTCTATCATTAGATACATCTGTTAACTTTCCATCGATTAGTGTCCAGTAAGATGATATACTATCTTCAACATTTAATTGATAAATAATATTCTCTTGTGGATTTTTAGGAAGAGAAGTAACTATATTAAAGGTATAACCTGTATCCAGATTAGTTATAAGTACTTGACAATTTTTCTGAACTGAATACTCATATAAGTCTTCATATTCAGGAAACCAGTCTAAAGTATCTGGAATTTTAGTTTTTTTATACTGATTAATATTTGGAACTAAGAGAAAATCTTCTTGTATATCCTGTTCTTTAAGAATTTTTAATGAATTCCAATACATATCAGGTGTGAAAGATTCTTTAGTTGCTCTTCTCAAATACCATTCTCCTTCTGGGAGACTAGATTCCGGATCACCAAGATAATACTTATATCTAGTACCATCTGGTTTATAACCATATTGGAAAATTTTACATGTTATTAATTTTGAGTTTTTATTAATAGTACCTTCTAAGTTAGATATATTTCCATCTAAGTCTGGAGTACTAAATAAATTAGCTTCATGTATTTCTGAGTAGTTATATCTAGAAACTGTTATTCTATATTTTTCTTCGTAATAATCAATTTTTTCTATTTTTATTTTTATATCTTCATTATCATCAGATGGACCGATAGTTTTTGAATAAAATTCAATCCTTTTCAGTTTTTCTGTTGCTATAGAAAGAATATCATGAGTTATATTAAAATTAGATTCAATGGTTAAGTTAGGTAATTCATAAAAATATGAATTTTTTCCTTTTCTGGATGAATAGATTATGAATTTATCACCATTTCCATCAATATTATATCCTAATAATATTATTAGTTCTTTAGTATGTTGTATAATTTCTTGTTTACTAAATGCTATACCAGTTTCATCTGAGATAAGTTTTATTGAGACTGAATTTCCTCCAATAAAATCACCCCCAACTGGTGCTACTTCATTTTCCAAATCATTACGTTCATACCAAATCATATAATTTAGATCATTTTCAGTTGATGGAACCACGAAGTAATAAGATTTTTCTTCTTCTGGTGCATAAAAATTATTCACTAGAGTAAAATCTAGGGTAAATGAAAAAGTATCATAATTATTTTCAATTCCAGTGATTCCTCTTTGCATTGAATCGAATACAACTTCTTCATTTATTTCCTCACTATATTCTGAATCCCAAGGATATTTAGGATAGCAGTAAGAAAATCCTTTTTTTTCTTCAGAACCATTTTTTAGGATTCTTAAAGTATCTCTATTTTTCCAGGAAACATAATTTTCTGGCCCATTTATATTTTGTTGTAGATTTTCTACATTAGCATAATATTGTCCCTCAGATATCCAAATAAACTCATCACCATCTCCTATTAGATATATGATACCTTCTGCTCCTTCATTAGGGAGATTAGATTCTTCTGGATAAACAGTATCATCTAAGACGTATTCAGACATATCGATATAATCTTCTAGGTCGGTTCGTTTTTCAGTTGAAATAGGTCGATATAGAAATAAAGTGACTCCAGATTTTAGTAACTCATCATAATAATCTCTCTCATGAAATGATCTACCAAAATATATATCTAGTGAATCTTTATCTCTAATAAGAACTGGATTTTGATATGAACACCCAGACTCTACTATATCTGAAACTATTAAAGAATCTAAGATATCTGTAGAATATTTTATATTAGCTTGATTTAGTCTTATGTATGGCATACTATAAAAGTTTTATCGCACTAGATACTCCACCAGATAGAATAGTAGAATAATCTGTTCTTTGTTTCATATCATTTCTTTCTGTTATAACATTTCCACCTGCCCAAGGAATTCTATCCGATGCTGGTGGATTTTCACCTACGATAGAAAAGCTAACTGTAAGATCAGTTCCAGAGGCATCAGTTTCTCCTTGATAGTCAACTTGATAATCTTTTAGAACCACTAAGAAATCGAACTTTCGAATTGTACTAAATTGTGGAGACATTACATAAATCATACATCTAAATGCTAAATTTTTATATAATCCAGGATGAATAGCTCCTCTTACAATAGGGGTTAAATCTTTAGCTTCTATTTCTGGCCATTTATAATAATCAGCATCATTTATTCGACTAAGATAGACAGAGGCCTCTGCGCATCTCTCAAAATATGATTTCCAAGATTTATATGCATCATCAGCAATAGTCATACGTAACTCATTAGTAAACTCCATAGATATTGGATACGAAATCTCTCCATCATATAGTCCTAAAGTTTTTTGAGTCATTTTCTTTGCTTGTAATTCAAAAGATGTAAATGGTATCCACTCTGACCAAACTGTTTTAACTCCATGATCTCGAAGATTTATTGTATTTATTTCTTGAATTGGAGGTAACCAACTAACATTGCCATTAAGTATTCCTACATATGGAAAAAACTTAACTTCCCAGATATGGTTGGAATCTAAAGTCATTACTTTTGGCCCAAATTTAGATCCTGTCACTTTATTAGCAGATGATATATATTTTCCACTAGCTAATAACTTTCTAAAATCCTCTACATTATTAACACTATCACTTTGAGAAGTTACCCCACAAAGATCTTCTAGGGTTGTATTCATCCCTAGCTGTTCTCCATCTTTGGTAAATATATTTCTAATATAATTAGCAGTAAACACATAGTCTCCGACTCCACCTTTCCCAGTAATTGCGTTTTTTGCTTTAGATAAAATACCTTTTAGACCTTTTTCTCCATCTGAATCTCTATTAGTTTGCCAAACAGTTACATCTTTATATTTATCTGACCTAGGATTATTGCCATCTTTGTCTGGTCTATTTATTGGGTTTATTAGGGGACTACTAAGAGCACTACCTACTACACCAGCAGCAGCTTGACCTATATTTTTTAACCCTAATCCTCCACTTACTAAACTACCAAGAATTCCAGAATCACCGGGTAACCTACTTCTGGATGCCCCAGTTGCTTCTTCTAACTTATCTCTAGCAATTATTAGTGCTGCCAGAGTTTCGTTTATTAGTAATTGTTTAGTAGCACCATGGGTTGGAATTTTTCCTACTGTATTTTCTACCGCCCAACGAAGATATGCTTGTGGGTTAAGTGAATTTCCCTGTATACTAAATTCAGGAAGTTTATATCCTGGTGTATATTCAGAGGTTCCCTTTATTTCTTCTGGGAGTTTATCAATGTTACCATTACCAGAATATTCAAGCCCACTTTTTACTACAGTTTTGAAATTTTCAACGTCTCTATTTGGAACTACACTGAGAAATTTCGAGTTCTTAGAAAGTATTGCTCCAAGATACGAAGCTACTTTTTTCCCCCAATTTCCGTGTTTCATCAATTCATCAACAGTTAATTGATAATTTTCAGCCACACTGATATCATCAGTTCCTAGATATTTCATTAATTCGTTATAATGATTTCTGTTGTAGTTTCCGTAGAAAGTTACATCGGCTTCATTAATTAATGGAGTTTTATCTTTGATATTTTGATCATAAATTACTCCATCTTTTTCCTTAATAATATCTTTTTGATATTTATCTAAGTCTTCTTGTGTCTCAAAATAGTTTCCCTCTGACTCAGCATTTAGATCAATTCGTTGTTTATGATCTATGTTAGAAGTTCTCTTAATTATTTTTTCCTCTAGGGATTCAACATCATCGGATTCAATAGTTTCAAGATGTTCTTCGAGTGAATCTACTTTTCCTCCTTGATTACTAACTGATTTGATTAATTCCTTTTCTAATTTTTCTACTTTACCACCCTGATTACTAGCTGTTGTAACTAATTCCTCTTCTAATTCCTCAACTTCTCCACCTTTATTTTTGGATACCTTTATTTTTTCAGTTTCTAGTTTCGATATCTGAGAGTCTTTATTGGTGCTCTCGATTCCTTTTATTACTGTATCACTTAGTTCTGAATTTTCAGCATCTAGGTAATTTCTTTTGTATCCACTAGTATGAGTTATGTCTGTATCATCATTTTCAGCACCAGGAGTTTCAACAAAGATTATATCCCCACCAGATGCTTGAGTTTCAGCTATAGTTCCTTCTGGATTTTTATCTTGAGATATCCCTTCACTAGAGTATGGATCAGTAAATATCCCAATCATTGAATCAAGTTGTCCAAATCTGGAACTTGGATTAGATGGTTTTGGAATTTGTCCAGGCTCTTCATTCTCCCTAGAGAACTCATCATAATATCCTGGGATCTCAGAGATTTTAGAAATATCATCAACTAGGTCAAATTTATCAACTCCATCTTTTTTATTATCAGGAGATTTAATTTGAGTGTTCCCCAAAGATAGATCATTAGAGTTAGATATAGAATCTATAAAATCTTCTAGGGATTCAACATCACTAGGTTTTATGTTTTCTCTATAATCTTCTAATTCTTCAGCAGTTCCTCCTTGATTACTAATGATTGATACTTGAGTATCTTCCAACTCAGATACATCCGAATTTACATTAGAATCCTCTAGAATTGGTATTCTAGTACTCGATAAATCTTGATCGTCGGGTTTTTCAATAGTCTCAAGGTGGTCCTCTAATGAATCCTTTTGTGTTCCAGTATTATCTGGGGTATTGATTGAGGTGGTGATTAAACCAGAGATGGATTTTTCCTCTATAGTTATTATTGAGGCATCCCCGACTAATTCTTCAGCAGTTCCTCCTTGATTACTAGATAGTTTTACATTATCAGTTTCTAGTTCATTTTCAATCTGTTCATTAGAAGATGTTATAGTAATTTTTTTGTCTACTAACTCAAGTTCTGATTCAGAACTATATAGAGGAAGTTTTTCATCTTCTAATTCATTTACTATATCTTCAGAAACTAATTCTTCTTTTTGATTACTTAATTCAGTATCTTCCGGAGTATTAATTACTTCAACAATTTCATTAAGCTTCTCAATTTTACTCTCTGTATTTTTTAAGTCAATTGAAGAATTAACAAGGTCTTTCTGTTCATCATATCCAATTATTTTTTCAGATGTTTTAGTTAGTTCAGAAATTTCTTGATAGTTTTTTATTTTTTCTGAATCAGATTCTAAAGAGATTTTTTTATCGGTTCCAATAAGTAATTCAGAATTATTTTCTAATTCGATATCACCTGAGGTATTGATTTTTTCAATAGAAGTATTAAGATCTGGTTCTTTATCTTTGGAGATTTTAATGAAATCTTTTTCCAATGAATCTATTTCTTTCCCTTTTATGTTTAATTCAATATTAGATTCTTCTAGATTATATTGTTTTTGTTCCCCTGGGACTTTCTCAATCAAATTATTAAGGTCTGGAATTTTCTGATCTTTTATAGTTTCTATAGATTTATCTAATGAAACATCTTTTTTATCAGAGTATAGACTTTGAATGAAATCATCAAGTGATTCAACTTCATCTGATTGAATAGTTTGATTATAATCTATTAGATTGGGTTCATTAATTTCACCAGGTATTATTATATTACCCTCAAGTAATTCAGATGATTTATTATCTATTGATAAAGTTTCTTGATCCTTAGATAATCTTTCAATTTCTTCATGTGATCCAGGAATTTTTAGAGAAGATTCTATAAGATTAGAATTTTTTTGATTGATTTCTAAGAATTCTTTATCTTTTGATAATGCATTTTCTTCGATATCCCCCGGTAATTTTTGTTTATTCTCGACTAGTAGATTTTTTTTAATTTCACCAGGTATATTTTCAGAGTTTCCAGATAAACTTTCTATATTATTTTCTTCAATTTTTTCAGATTCGTTATATAGTGGAATATTTTTTTCTGTTCCCTCTAATAATTCACTATTTTTATATAGTTCTTTATCTATCTTCTCACCTGGTATATCTTGTCGACTAATGTTTAATACGTGTTCCTCACTACCATCTATTTGTAATCTTCTATTGTCTAATGAATCTATGTTAACAATATTAGGATTGCCAGAATTACCTGGGATCTGTAAATTATTTTCTTCCAGATCTAACATAGAATCCCTAGCTTCTATCCCTCTTTTAAGATATTTCTTAAGAGCATCTATTTCCTCAGGTCTAGTTAGTTGTTCACATCCTGGTATGAGATTTTTCCCTTGAATTCTTTTATCCATATCCATATATTACATATCTAATGTTTCGATAATACTTGATAGTACATAAACATATATTCCTTTAGCTGCTTCGCTGAAGGCATTTTTTTGAACTATCTTAAATCGATAAGTTATTTTATCTCTAGTGTATTGAAGTTCATCACCAACTTCTAGATCATTTTTATCACTATATACTTCAACTGTATCTCGGTTCCTAGACCAAACATCTCTAAGATCATTAAGATTGATTAGTAATTTAGTGGTAAATTGTTCATAGTCATTCTCAAGAGTACTGTCAGATGAATAAGAACCACCAAATACATTTTTCCATTTGGAATTTTCTTTAGGTCTAGATACAACAAATTTTGTTCCTAAAAATTTTAGTTGAAGTTTAATATTTCTCATTCCTATCTCTAAAAACTTATTAGCTTTGTCGAGATATCTAGCTGACATATCTTCTTCTGACATAATTTTATATTATTATTGTGGTGATACTATAACACAGAAACCTTCAGTCTGAATTATATATTTAATAAGCTTGTAATATTGGTCAAAGGTTAATTTTCCCTTTACTCTCATTACATAAATATCTCTTTCGAATATTGTTGTAGTACGAATATATGGAATCATATCTCTAAGAGTTTCATCTATTCCATATTGTGCATAATCGTTATCTTTGGGGAGATATATTTCGAGAGAATCCAGAGATGTATTAATAGATATCACATCTTTTGGAATTTTTGAATCAACTTCATAGTCGTATTCTCTCTCTTTGTCAAGTTTTTCTGTAATTTTCTGAACCATAGTATTATTTTTCCCTAGAACAGAATACCATTTTCTTCTAAATGTTATCATTTTTCATAGATATTTGGGACAAGACCTGATCCACAAATCTTTTGAAGAATAACATCAAAGTCTCGTCTAGATTTTAATAAATATGTATATATTCCAGCTTTTCCTTCAATCTCTGTTCTATTTAAACCTAGAGTTGAACTTAGCTTTTCCATTTTACTGTACTCTTTAGTACCTATCCCTGCACAAATAATAAATGTACCAGAATCTAAGTAGATACATAAAGGAGCACCAGGTATTCCAACAGTATAGTCAATGTTTTCTATATATCTTAATCGTTTTAAAGCTTCTTCTAGATAAGTATTATCAAATGCTGAGCGCTCTACGGGTAGTCCTATAATTTTAGCTCTTTCATTATTATTTAATTTATCTACTGCTATTTTTAATGAACCAATTACTAATCCAGCTATTCCTTTTTTTATTCCATATTTTTGAAATTTAGGAATTGATTTTATACCACTCTTAGCAAATATCTTAATTAAGTCATATTTATCAAAAGCAGATACACTAGAATCTGAGAATTGTTTTTCGGCTATTTTAACATCAACTAATGCTTTATTGTCGAGGAGATTTATTTTTGTATTTAAAACATCACTAAGTTCAATCAAGAAATTAGATATTATTTGATAATTAGTAAATACTATTGATACAGAATATGAATTATCTCTAGAATTAATAACTCTAGATGTATATTCCATTCCAAAATATTTTTTACAATAATAATCTAAACTATCCGATGCAGCCTTTAATTCTTGATCAGTTAATCCTAAAGTATATAAAGTTACATTATTATCTTGAATAGATACGTTTATTTTATATCCACAAACATTTCTATCGTTAAATGCAAATCTTTCATCTAATTTCCCTCTTTTATCTCTAGAATCACCAACCGTTATTCCGGATACTCGATATATACCAAAATCACGGCGAATTAGTTTATCAACTTCTTGATATTTTACCGTTGTCATAGGATTATGAAGCATATTTAGAAGAACTTTCATCAATACTCCTGCTATAAATCCTACTTTACCTCCTGTAGTAGCACCTTTCATTATACCAGTATCTTTAACTAGTGTTCCTATCGCTGCTCCAACACCAGTTCCGGCTAATGTAGATTTTCCAATTACACTAAGTGCACTAGGTACATCTTCCATATCTTTTGGGCCAGTGTAATGCCCTTCCTGAATAGTATATTCTTTTTGTCTAAAATTTATCATAGTAGGATTTTTATATTGATGATTGTATTCCCCTTACTATACTGTTTATTCCACTTTCGACAGTTCTTCCTACTTTTGAAGATGGATATTTTTTAGCAGTTTTTTCTAACTTTTTATCTACTCCAACTTTTTTCCAAAGAGCTTTCTCAGGTTTTCCTAATGGTTTTACTAAGGCTGATGCTCCTGGTACTGGAACCGCTTTAAGGGCAGTTGCTGTTAGTGGAGTTTCGATAGATGGGGCAATTATATTATTGTTAACTGTAGCTCCTGGATTTAGGGCAGCTTGGTTAACAGCTTTTGTTCCTTTCTCAATTGCTGTTTTTCCTTTGGCTATTGGAGATAGGATTTTCTTTTCTAGCTTTAAAGCTTTTCTTTTAGATTGAATATTTCCACTTCCTAAAACCCTACCTACTTTAGCGATTGCTTGAGTCATTTTCAGAGAATATTCTTTTTGTCTAAATACGTACATAGTTTTATAATATTTATTATACTAATAAATCTCCTCTCCAAACAGATTGCAGATAATATTGATCCAATTCACTTTTTAATTGTTGATAAGCTATATCAACAGCGTTGAAAATATCAACATTTATATTAGGTAACGTCATGTTTCCTTTCAGGTTTCTAACATATTCTAAGACATCAACCATACATTGATCTAGGAATTTTTGTCCGAGTACTCCTTCTTCTATATTCATCCAATATATCGCACCAGTATCTGCAAATTGTTTATCAGGTGTATAGTCAACTATAATTGGACGACTACAGATTCCTCTAATGTAGAATTGATTATCCATTACACTACCTAAATTAATAAAGGGTCTATCATAATCAATTGGTAACATATAAGTGCCAGGGTAAGGATAAGATCCAGCCAGTCTTATCTTTGGCATAGCATTAGGAACAAGAATTATCTGCCCCTCATCAATAATACATTTTAAATAGAGGTTGAAATTACTCTTAATTTCGCAGTAACCATCTCGCCCTGCACACGAACAAAGTTGATCTTTGATTACTCTAGATTCCCAAATTAGCGGATTATGATATTCAAAATTTCGAAGAGATTTTTTAAATAGTTCAGCTAATATTTCATCTCCAGAGAACATATCATTTAGGGAAAATATTTCATCTAAACCTTCAACTGGGATTAGGGCAGATCTAAGAAATATTTTTCTCTTAAGATCCACTAATTTTGTTTTATCCATAAAGTTGGTAATATTTTTTGGGTTTATTTTTGTTGTTATATCAAGGCCATCATAAAGGAAGGCATCAAGAATTTTCTGGAATTTGATATTTCTTTACAAATTTCTACTGAAGCACTTTCTTTTGTATATGGTCTTCCCATAATTTAAACATTAATTAGTAATTAAAATTAATTTAACTAGTATTTATCTTAAAATGAGATAGATTTCCAAAGTAGCTAATTTTGTACTCTCTATCTCTGCAAATTACTAATTAAATTGTGCGTAATCTGAGGAAGACATTCAACCTCCTCAGATTTTTACGGTAGAATTGATTAATATTCAAACTCAATCCCCACCGGATAACTATCATTGTAAACGATACATTTACATTCAGAATAATCTATATTCTGGTAGACTATATCTTAATAATTTTCATTATTTTTATCACTTAGTCGTTGAACTTACACTAAATGTAAGCTGCTGATTTTATTATATAGTTTATTATATAACAGTTCCAGCAATTCGATAAATTTAGAGTACACCATCGTATTAATGTACTTAATAGAACTATAGAATCTTACCTCAATCCTTACAATCATTTTATTTGCTCTCTGAACTTCAGCTGGATTGTTTGATTCATCACAGATAATTCTATAATCAGAAATTGAGTAGTTCATTGGCAATATAACTGTTTTAAACCAGTAATCTACAACTGATGTAGCCTCTGCCCATGTACGAGCATTTGCTTGTCTTCCTTTGAACTGATTTAACAATATTGGCATTGCCTTAGAAATTCTAATCTGGAATCTAGAATTACATTCTTCAGACATTACATTTTCTGCACTTTGTTTAGTATAGTTATCATTAATGTAATATCTTTCCAAATATAAATCGTGGAATACAGTATTGATTTTCTTAGTCAAAAGTAATTGACGTTCTGTCTTCTTGAAGTCTTTAGCTGGATTAACCATACTAACAACTCCGGTATTTTGGCCAAAACAAGCGGCAAATTCATTGTTATTTAATCTATTACGACAAACTGTTTCCCAGTATATTACACTAGGACTAGCGTTATATAAGAAACCTACAGTACCATCATCTAAATCCCAAGGACTTAACATATAAAGTTTGCTAGAATCTTTTGCTATTTTACTAGCTTTATTAGCAATTGTCATGTAGTTAGTTGAATTGGTAGTAGATATCGGGTAGAAATAATTACTTGATACTGCCATATTAGCCATGTAGTTTTGTATAATACTATAGGTATTACCTAAGTCTGTTATACCTTCTACAACATATCTTTCGTCGTCTTCGATCTTATCCCAAGCTTGTTGTATATCAGAATCTGATACATTCAACAGGCTAGTTTTTTCTGGATCTATCATTAGATCAGCTTCCAATTCTTCTTCCCCAGTCACTGTATAAGTGTAACATACGAAGTTTCCTTCTCCTTCTGTACCTACTCCATATATGGTACCATCAGCTGCTTTCTTAGGAAGTAAATCCTTACTAGCTACTAGTTGTGAATATGAAGTTTCATTTGGTGTTTCTTTCCAAATTCCATCATCAGCATCATATCCATAATAATTCAAACCCAAATCAAAAAGATTATCTGGGAGAGTTAAGTGGATCATACTGAGTGAATTATTAAGATCAGCCACAGTGATATCACCACGTCCGCCAATTTCTCCAACATTGAATAATTGCCAATCACTAGAAATACTAGGATCCAACACTGCAAATTCATAGAAATCATAGTCTAATACACCTTGAGCAGGAGTAACAGTACCATTCTTTGTATAGACATCAAGCACACTAGTTACTACAGACCAAGGAGATTTTCCGGCTGCTTGATCAGCATCACTAAGAACTTTTTGTTGAACTGCATTATGATTAAAACGTCTTACTCTAACCTTCAGATTTGTTTTTGCGTTAAATAGATTACTTGCGTAGTATTCAACTGGTTCAAATCCAGAATAAGCTGGTCCATTAAGATCAATTATATGTTGGTTATCATCTAAAGATTCCCATTCTGGTGTAGCTGGAATAAGATAACTTAAACCATCAGACAAGAATGAAGTATCAATTAGTTCTGCTCCAAGATATACTTCTTCGAACATAACAGCAACAGCATTAGATGCTTCTGTTTCTATATCAGTAATTACATTCTCACACTTTACATCAGAATAGAATGAGTATTTGGGTGAGAAGAATTTAGTTGTTTCATTCAATCTATCTACTAGATCTGGTAATGTATCTACATAGTATTCATATAGAGGACCATTATCATCTACTCGATTACCTATAACACCAACATCTGCTATAGAGATAGCCCAACCATCATTACTTCCTTCACCTTTTTTATCAATAACAAATTTGAATTTGCCAGATACTTTCTTTAAGATTTCAGAATCTCTTAAGATGTAATCACTCTGATCTTTCTTACTAAGAGGTTTTGAATAGATCAATCCAGATGCACGAGATGCTCTACAAATCAACATGTTAGCTGAACCAGATAAACGATAAGCATTTAACCACATAGTTGAAGCTAAACTAGAACCTGGATCGGAGATGTATAGAGAATCTAGAGATTTTGCGTAATCTTCAGTCAAATCCTCAGCTGCGAAATTAGAGAGGAATTCTGATTGAGAAGTTACTAATGTTGGCGTAGCCGGACCTGCATCAGATATGATAACTGCTCCTATTATTAGATCTTCACCTGCAGTTGGGTTCAGTGGAGCGGTCTTTACTGACTCTATTACCTTAACATACGGTTCTAGAGTTTCTTTCCATTGTGCCATAAATTATTTAAAAATTAATTGTATTATATTATTTTATTATCCTACTTCGATTAACTGTACTGGAAAACCATTTCTTATAAAAGATTCAGCTATCCCAGTAACAAATCCTGCATCACCGTTACTACTTGATATGGTAGATATCATTAATTCATTAAATCTATCGTTTCTTTTTTCAGTAGTAACAGAAGTACTTGGTAGATTTTTTACTATATCATTTGAAATTGATTTCAACTTCGGATCAGATACTGTATTGATTAGTAATTCTAGGTTATCTGATGATCTAGATACAACTATACATACTTTTGTTTTTAAAAGAGTAGCCATTTTTGGATCTTGAGTATAATCTGAACCTTCTTTGAATCCTAATCGTTTTAGATTATCCAAGACAGTTGAAAATAATCTTTTGTTAGCTTTAGATCTAGATATAGATAAGTCTATTTTCTTAATACTTCCAGCTAATGCTCCTAAAGCAGCTCCTAATAGAATACCACCACCTACAATAGACAGTGGATTATCTTCATTCAATTTACCAAGAGTGGTATCTTTAAATGCTTTAAATTTTAATCCACCTGCTGCTATTGAACCAACAGTAGCTCCCATACCAGCTCCCTTTAATGTATCTGATAAGATGCTAAAATCTTTTTGTCTAAACTTTATCATACTTATTTATATTTTTCTTCTTAATAATTATACGAGAATTAATTGAGAAAAGTTTCTTTCTTTTATCTTTCCCCGCATCTTTCTTGCCAGAAATTTCAGATTTTCTCAAGGTTTTATCTACACCAGTTAAAGCATCAGTTAAACCCTCCATGGCTTTTAATTGTTCTTTCTGATATTCACCAGCTTCTTTATGTCTTCTTGTATTAACAGCTAAATTAGCAGATGATATACCTAGTGTAGCAGCAGACAAAGGAACTGTAGGAAATTTCTTAATGAACTTGATAACTTCTTTAGTTTTTCCAAATTCTTTTTGTCTAAAATTAATCATATCTTTTAATTTAATATGTATATCCTTCTCGACCAGTCATATTTTGCTTCCAATCTTTCTTTTCTCTACGTCTGGCTTGTTTCTGAGCATATTCTAATCTATCATTGAAGAATTCATTTTCTTCTTTCTTCTTTGAATTTTTTGCCATGCTTATTGCAGCAGCTCCAAGTCCACCGAGCAAAGCTCCAGCCTTAGCACCACCTTTTAGAGTGCTTCCTTTTTTCAATCCTCCTAATAATCCTCCAGCTATACTACCAGCAGCAGCACCAGTTGCAGCACTTCCTATAGTCTTAGCAGCCATTCCAGAGTTAGACTTTGGTTTTTCTGCTAATATATCTGAATCTTTCATCTGCTTTAGTGCATCTGTCGAATCATATTTGGTATATTCTTTTTGTCTAAAATTAATCATTGTATTTGTTGATTTTGAGAATCTTGATATTTATATGCATTCTTATCAGCAGCTCTGGCTGTTTTATTAACAACTTTTTCACCCGTACCCCAGGTAGCACCCATAATTCCTAATCCAACAGGAGCAGAAATAGCCAAAGATGTCTTAGTATTTTTTTGTATTCCTTTTCCTAAAGATTTAGTCCAAGCATTTCCTGATTTTTCACCAATATCAGATATTTCTTTTCCAATATTCTTGACCCCTTTAGTACCACCGCCACCAGTCATATTTGAGATACCACCAAGTACTGATTGACCTGGATGTGATTTAAAAGTTTCCCATCCTTTTTTCATTCCACCAAAACCTTGTTTCATCTTAGATAATCCCTTTGCTAATCCTTTGGATAATATTCTAGGTGTAGAAAATTTCTTTTCTTTATTGGTTATAGTGGGTGATACTTCGTTAGCCATATCAGATTTTATTTTTTTATCTGTTACATAACCTATAGCGGGAAGAGCACCAATAGCAGCAGGGAACATTAATTTTCCTTTATTATTCCAAGCACCCTTTCCTATTGACTTAAGAACAGATCCAGCAGAATACTCTTTTTGTCCTGACTTTTTTTGATCCGACTGAATAGCTTTATCAGTTAGATATGAAGAAGCTCCTAATGTGGCGCCAGAGGCAGTTCCAATGATTAAGGATTTTTTATGATTAGATATAAGTTTTCCCATATCTTTACTAAATCCTGCTGCATTTTTCCCAACATTCTTAAGTACCGATCCAATTGCAGAGTATCCTCTTTGTTGTAATACCTGTGCTGCAGCCTGTCCAGCTTGTGGATTTTGAGAATTAGCTATCTCTTCTAATTGTTTAGAGATTTTTCTATCTCTCTTAGCTTGTTCTTCAGCCTGTTCTTTTGCTTCTGCTCCACCTTTTACTCCCATCCCTATATCAAGGGCAGTCAGTGCAGTACCAGCAATTGGAATTAATGGTGCTATGAATAATTTTCTTTTTAGTTTTTTCATAGCTTTAATCTTGTAGCGATCTACCAGTTCCTTTTAATATTTTACCAGCAGCTCCAGTTAATCCTGCGGCTCCAGCTCCTACTGCAGCAGCTCCAATTGGATTAGCTGTTAACCCAGCTCCAACAAGTGCACCAACTGGTCCACCAAGTAACCCTCCGATTCCAGCTCCAATAGCGGGTGCAGCCATGAATCCACCGATTCCAGCAGCAGTTTTTGTTAATCCATTATCTAATGCTTTACCAGTACCCTCTAGAGCTCCACCAGTTACATCCTTAGCAGTATCCAAGAATCCAAACTGTTTTCTTTTTAATATAAATGTTGCCATATTATTTTATATCTTTTAATTCCTGGTTAAGTTTTCTCATTTCTTTCCCAAGTAGACCTGGTCTATTTAATTCACCTTGTGCTGTTTTTATTCTACCTAGTCGGTCAAGATCTGTATCATATTTTCTATTTTTATTAAATCCAAGGTTATTCATCCTAGTATTTAATATTTTTCCAGAGGCTACAGCACTAAACCTCTTTATACAATAAATCATGAGTCTAGTAGATAAATTTTATAATTTAATCCAAAAGGTAATATATTTAGGGCCTGGATAGCATCTCTAATTGACTTAAACTCAAGAACTAAAGTCCTAGACTGCTTATCATATACAATAGCATCTCCCAAAAGTTCTTGTACTTTAACTGTTAAATCTATATAAGGACTCATAGAACCAGAGATAAATGGAGGTGGTCCTTTTTTATCTGCAAATTGTTTTTCTATAACCTCAGAATTGTTAGTCTGTTTAGGTTGTTGATTTCGTCCTTTATTACCTTGCTGGTTATTGTTTTGCGCATTATTATTCTGATATTGCTGTTTTTGATTATCAGCAAAAATCCCAGAATTAACATTAACTTGCATATTTCCCAGTCTTTTATCATATACCTTACTAGGTAATCTTACCTCATCTGGCATTTTGGCTTTTGCACCAATTTTTAAGTACATTCTGTATCTATCTTTTCCAAATAGTGTTGTAGATATTACAAAACGTTCAATTACTATGTTATTCCCTTTGAGTATTGGAATAAGTGCACTCTTATCGATTGTGTCGAATCTATTCCTATCTGAGTATCTCATTAATTCTACATACAGAGATCTCATTGCATCATATTCTGAATACTCTTTCTGTCTAAATACTATCATACCTGTACAACTGATAAATTATATTTCCTTCCTAGAACTTCAATTATATCTAATGCAATCCCAAGATAATCTGTTTCGGCTGTTATTATTCTATTTTCTTTATCTATCTCTAAAATTCTCATTCTAAAGATATCTTTAATTAACTTTTGAGTATAATTATAGAGTTCTTTATCTTGAATTTGTATTTGATAGTATCCATTTTCATTCTGTATAAATGAAACGAGAACCATTGCCTTAGAATTTACTTTAGATACTTCATCAGATTGTTGTTTGGTAATTAGATTAGGTCTAATACCATTTTCTTTTAAGTATGCAATAGCATCAGGCATCAGATCTTTAATTACTTGTTTTTTCTGTCTGAAGGTAATCATATTATATATTATTTAAATTAACTCCTCTTTCTCCTTCGATATCAGTAGCATATAACTCCAACATTATTTCTTTGATAAACTCATTAGTTCTATCATATACTTCATAAAAATATAATTCACATGTGAATTGACATTGGTATGAAAAATTAGAATTATTATCTGATTCATAGGTGTGACTAAAATCTTCTGTTATTCTTCCCCATTTAACAGCAGCAGTCCATCTTTCTCCATATTTATCTGTAGTTTTAAATTCACAAAAATTAGTGAGTAAATCTACATTATTATATCTAGCTTTAAAATCATAGAATAATTGCATATTTGTAGTTCTAAGCTCAAAATCAATTGGAACTCTATGCTGCATTATTCCATTGTCTGGATCTGAATATTTTGGATGATTATATTTTGATGGAGTTTGACTAATTCTGTAAGAGATGTAAGAAGTTCGTTTTAGTGTTTCTTCTCTATTATATCTGCATAGTTCCACTCCATACTGATCTAATATGTATCTAGCTTCCTCAAAAAATTGATCTTGATAATCAATCGATCTAATTAGGTAATTATCATATTTATTTCGTAATGAATAAATAACTTCGGAAGAAGAATTTAAATCAAGGGATTTATCTGAAATTATTAGTTTCGGAAAATTTTTAATTGTCCAATCTTTAATACAAGATCTTGGAGTCACCGGAGTTATGTAATATAATCCACCAGAATAAAATAAATATTCTATAAATTCTGGATTCTTATAATCATTCTTAGAAACAACTATTGTAGTATGTAAGTATGATTGAGAAACCCTTGATTCAGAATCAGAAACTATAACAATTTTTATTATGTGTGGATCATAAGTTAATTTCTTAAACTTTAGTCCATTGAGGGATATTGTTGTATCTGGGAACTTTTGAGGCCTAAACATACTCTCTAATTCTTGATCTTCTCCAATATGTTTAATTCCTAATAATTTAGATATTGATAAAGAAGTATTTCCAGGGAGATAAGTTAGTTCTAGTGTTGAGTTGGCAAGATTTTGAACTAATGAGGTTGTTGTTCCTTCATGGACATAAAAGTATTTACATTTTGGAGAAATAAGATGTAGACCCTTATATATTATTTCATTTGTTCCCATATATTAATTAATTTTCTGGTTTAATCAATTTATCTTCAGATAAAACTTCAATATCTTCCCAATCTACATCCTCAATTTGAATAATAACTCCCCAATTATCCATATGTTTGATATAGTTATTAATTTTTCTTGCCATCGCCGTTTGATCTTTTTCCTAATAAAGATGCAGTTGATAATCCTACAGTTCCTAAAGATGCCGCTGCACCAAGTACTTTGGCTTTCCCAGATGCTCCTGATTTCCAAGCTCTAGATACTATATTTCCAGGAGTTTTATTTGAAATAATTTTAGCATCAGTTATTTCTTTTCCTGATCTTTTTACAAATTCAGAAAATTTTCCAAATTGCTTTCTTTTTAAAGAAAATGTTGCCATAATTAATCATCTTTTTTACGTCCTAGTAGTGCACCTGCTCCTAACAAAGCAGCACCACCTGCTATAATTCCAGCTTTCCCTTTAGCACCGGATTTCCATGTATTCTTAAGACCACTCATGATTCCAGTTGCTTTTGGTTTAGGAGTTTTTGGTGTAGATATTGCTGGTAAATTTGTAGATTCTGACAGAACTACAGCATCAGATACTCTATCTCCAGCTACTCTAGCAAGTTCTCCACTAAATTTTTTCTTCTTTAATTTAAATATTGCCATAGCATATATAAAAAGAAGAGAGGAAACCTAGTCCCACATGGGAGACTAAAGAATCCTCTCTTAATTAATTTCCTATACTTTAGGAATCCATCTCAGCGAGAACACTAAGGGGATTCAAGGAATTTATTTTATTTTAGAAACCGAGTTTGAAAGTTACTTTCTGAACCAATTCAGGAGCCATGTAACGAGTACCTTCTTGGTAGTAGATACCAGCTGCCATTTGAGTTGGGTTAGCATAGTTACCGATTGTCGGAGTGTCTGTCAAAGGCATATAGATACCACGAGCCAAAGGAGCCATCTGACCATCAGCTGTCTTATGGATTGCATAGAATGTACCTTCACCAGCTGCTTCGTTTACATCAGTAGAACGCAATACTGGAATACCATTATACCAACCAAGTAAATCATTGATATAAGTCATCTTAGTATTCTTTTCCCACTTACCAATCATACCACCTTTTTGGAATTGATTAGCAGCAGCATTACCAGCCAAGTAAGCAGTAGTAGTAACACCCTTAACAGCTTTAGTAGCTAATGCAGATTCAACGTTGATCAGGTAAGAATCGAACAAGTCAATTCTAGAACGATAATCGTAGAATTTACCAGTCAAGTTATCCTGAGACAGGTTAAGATCAGCCATTGTATTACCAGTGTAACCTTCTTCAAGAGTAGCAACTAGCTTGTAGTTGATCATCTTAGTATAAAGTTCACGAAGCTTAGTAAACAAGAATGTAGCCATGTCAGCATTGATAGCTTTCTTTAAAGCACCAAGAGATGCGATGTTATATTCAGCTACAAGCATATCAGGTACAGTAGTCAAACCAATTTGTTGCATTTTAGCGATAAATCTCTTATCGTTAGCATGTGCATTAGAAGCACCAACTGTATTACAAGGAGTACCAGTTACGTCTTCCTTACCAACTATAGTGATCTTTTCTTTAGAAACGTCACCAGCTAATGCAGTCGCCAATTCAAATTCAACACGACCGTTCAGGTAATTGATGCTAGAGCTTTTCAATTTGCCTGCAATAGACATAAATTGACCTTGACCGTTGTCAATCAATTCAAATTTTTCAGTTTCAGTTACAATCTTAACTCTCAATGAGCTAGGAATTATTTTACGGCCAATCAAAGAAGAGTATGCTGCTGTTGCAGTAGGAGTCACTTCAAGAGTGAAACCACCCATACTTTGGATATCTTGATAGCTATCCGGTCCTAAGTTAGGAATAACTTCACGCATGTCAGTTACACCAAGTACGTCAAACCAATAGAACAGACCAGTTGGTTGTTCAAAGTCACGTTCAACAGACATAAATCCAGCAAATGAGCTACAGAATGAAGCTACAGATGCATTGAAATACTGAGTACTCAACAGTGGAGTTTCTGCATAGCCGGAGAATGTTTTCTGTAATAGATTCTGACGGTTTCCTAAACCGAACATGTCTCTTAATTCTTCATTACGAGAGAACATTTTACCATATTCACGTGAACGAGAGTTAGCATCATCAACAGATACTGAACTATTTACAAGAGCGTCTAGCATTTCAGGAGTTTGCATAAGACGCAAATAAGATGTATTCATATAGTTATATATAATTTATGTGAATTAAATCACTGATTAGTTTATATTATTTACGATTCAACCAAGATACTAGGACTGAATCTATTTGGGTTTTGTTATCTTTTTCTGAGAATTGAGCTTCTTTAAGATCCATTTCTTCACCTGGAGCTGGAGATTCTTTAGCTTCTTGGATAGCTTGTACTGATTCAGTTGTTACATCTTGGATTGCTTGGATTGCTGCCATAGCTTTATCTTCAATAGCTTCAACTGATTGAGTAGCTGCTTCTTTAATACTGCCTGAGAAGAATTTAGTTAGTACATTAAAGTTCTCTAAATCTGAGAATTCTTTCTCTTCCTTATCTTCTTCTTTGATTTCTTCTATCTCAAGATCACCAGTTAATGAGTCAGCTTCTTCTTCTGAAATTTTAGAAACTTCAATTTCTTCATCTGTTAAAACAGCTTTAGTAAATTCACCATTTACTTTATCTTCAATTACTGCTGTTTTAGAATCAACTGGAGTGATAATTTCATTATCGTTTTCGATTTGTTCACCTGATTCAATAGCATCTTCTATTTCATCTTGATTAGCTTCTTCTGAGAATAATCTAGTCATGTAAGAAGTTTGTTCAGATGAAAACTCTTTTTCACCAAGATCTTCTTTAGACTCTGCCGAATTACTGTTCATCAATGAATCAGCTTCTTCTTTAGAGATTTTTTCCATGTCAATTTCTTCTTCGTTAAGAATTGCTTTAGTGAACTCACCATTTTCTTGATCTTCAATTATAGCAATAGTCGAACTAACTGGAATTATCGTTTCTGTATCACACTCAACACGTTTTCCATCACGAATAGCTTCTTCGATTTTATCTTGCGTTGCAGATTCTTCGTTATCAGCTTCGGAGAACATTTTGAACATAAATTCAGTACAATTAGTAAAATATCTAGTTACATAGATAGTATTATCTGAGAATTCAGTTTGTTCTGGTTCTGCTACTTGTTCAGCTTCAGATACACCAGCTCCCTGCAACATTGATGCTGCATAATCACGAGCTTCATCTGGAGATACAAATAATTGAACACCCTCTACACCAATTTCAGTTAATCTTTGAGCTAACACATTTCCTTCTTCTTCAGAATAAACTGGAGCGTCTACGATTACATGATTAATTGGGTCGATACCTACTACAAAAATGGGTTCATATTGTTCTTCATTAGAGAAGTTTTTGAATTCTTTCTGACCAAGTTCAGTTACTTCAAGATCTTCTTCATCTACTTTTACTTTTGCTTGATCACCAGTTGTTTCGTCTGTAATAACTACTGAATCGGGTTCATCAGCGCATTTCTCCACTTTAAGGTTACCAACAACTGCTGTCTGATCTGATTCTATTACTTCTGAGAATAATCTTTCACAAAATTCTTGATCTGAGAAAATTCTAAGAACTGCTGTATTATCAGTCTTAACTGAAAATTCTTTTTCTTCTTCCTGAAGTGCTTCTGGCCCAGCTTGTGCTAATACTTCAACACTTTGTTCATGACCAGCTTCTGGATTTAAACCACCACATGGAAGATTAGGAGAAATTACATCTTCACCAGTCATGTGTTCTTCAACAGTTTCATGTTCTTCTGTTTTAACACTTTCATCTGGAGTAACACCATCTGCCTCTGGATGTAAGAATTTTTCTTTTTCTTCATCAGGCACAGCAATCAAATCATATGTTTGATCAGCATCATCGGCTGCTTGTGCTACTGTTACTTCTCCATTTTCTTTATCGGTGATCATTACTTTACCTTCACCTAGGTTTACATATGTTACTTCGTCGGTGTCTACTTCACCCTTTTCTTTGGCTGCCTCGATATCACCAGCTACCTGTGCTGCAAGCTCTTCATCTTCTCTTTCTACTGCAGAGAACATTACTTGCATGAATCTAGTTTGTTTCATATAAATAAAATTTCTTTATTATTTTAATATTTCTACTTGGCTACCTGAGATTTTGATGACATTAGCCGACACCAATTGGTCTAAGATATTCTCGGGAGCGTCATTGTATTGTTCATTAAGAATTGACATAAATTCTTTCAGAGGTATCATAGTTCCTCCATACTCAAGTCTTAGGTCATTCTCAATTCCACTATCTTTTATATATTCATCTGAATTATCTGAAAATTCATTCTGAATCGGCATATTATGTGCTCGTTTAATTAACATAATACTACGATCTGGTAAATTATCAGATTCTATAAGTTTATGGATAAGAGCTTCTTTTGACTCGACCGGATCAAGATCTAATTCTTTTGTGACTGATATCACAAGTTTAGAAAACAATTTTCTTTGGATATCTGAACATTCAGAAAAACATACTTGTCCATCTTCAGTTTCTTTGGCGTATCCAGAACTAATCATAGACTCAATAGTCTCATTAACTCCACGCTCAGAAAAGATTTTTTGTAGTTCATCTGGTCCAACTGTTTTTCCAGAAAATTCTTTTAAGAACTCATCAGTTTCATCAGAAGTATCAGAAAATTCTCGTTGATCGGAATCATCCGAATCTACTTGAACAACTCTGTTCCCTCCACAATTTGGACATCTAACACCAGACGGAGTTTCTGATTCATTCATAAATGTATGACAACAATCCGAACATTCAAAAGGATGTTCTGTTCCCATAGGATCATCAGCTCCTTCACCATTAGTATTAGGCTGTATATTAGTTAAAGCCGAAAACAATTTCCGTCTTTCTCTAGTTTCTTCACGTATTTCTGAAAATGCTTTGTCTACCTCAGTAGATTCCTCAGTTTCTTGATCAACACCTGGTCCCGCTGGACCTACTGGAGCACTCATTTCTTGAAGAAAATTGAATCTACGACTGCCACAATTGGGACATACACAATCACAAGTATCACCTTTTGTGTGTAATTGATATCCACAGTCTTGACAAACCAAAGTTTTTGTTTCAACTAATCCTGATTTTATTTCTTCTGGAGTTGCTTCCGTTGATTCAGGTGAATCTGAACAAAACAACTTTCTTCTTTTTGTTACAGCGAAATCAGAAAAGAGTTTTCTTTTTTTAGGCTCTTCTTGTTTCGCACTAAATAGTTTTCTTCTTTCCATTGATCTGCTATTTATCTGCTTACTGCTCCAAATCCTGGAGCGGGTTCTTCTGTTACAACTTCTTCCTCAACTACTGTCTTTTGTCCAAAAACCTCTTCGATTAGGGAGTTTGTAAACTCAAGATAAGCATCTTGTATTTTTTGATATCTATCTTTTGATATAAAATGCTGTTTTTCTTGCTGTTGCATTGCCAGTCTAAAAGGAATTTGCAATTTCTGTGAAGCCATCCTAGCATTTTTAGATATACTAGATGCTCCAATTAGAGTAGAAATCTGCTTTCCTTTCATTATATCTGGATAGATTTGTTTTATGATATTCAAGACATCCGTGGTGAATAAAGATTTTAATGTTTTTACATCAAGATCGCTCATTTTATCTATTCCACCTGCTGCCTTCATTGCTGCCTTATAATCTATCATCAATCTTCTAAATTGTTGACGAGGACTAAGTTTAGCATAACGAAGTCTTTCTTTGACTGTACCTACTGAAAATTCTTTTTGTTTCTCCTCCATTTTAGATTCTTCTTGTATCTCAGAGATATTACAAGAACAAGAAAATTCTTTAACCTTCAATGATGTAAATTTAAAATCAATCTTAGAAGTTTTAGGAAGATCTTGAATTTCTGGGAAATCTGTCAAACTAGAGAATGTTTTCATAACAGGAATACCAGATGACATTTTCTTAATCTCTATATTAGAGAATTTCTTTTCTGTAATTGCATCATCTTCTATAATTTCTGTTATTCTAGCCCCTTTCTGAGAAGGATTATTTGTTATATCACAGCTTTTAATCTGATGAATTCTTCTACAAACATCCTGTCCTCCTTGATTATCCCAATAAGCTACAACCACAGCTGACACACCTAACATACAACCTGATCTAACTAGAGATTTAAATCTAGTAATCTGTTCTGCCATGGATGGGTCTGCAGTATTTTCATCAAACACTACCATATCAGCCCAAGCCCAACCATCTTGAGCATACATTTTTTCAATTCTCCATATTGGAGCGGGCATATTAGGAGATACAACCAAAAGAGAATCATCTTTCCCTACAGTACCTTTCAGGTTGCCTATTTCTGGGGGGTTACATTTAGGATCTCTAGATCTATGTGTCAATGATCCCATTCCATTCCCAGATTCAATCATTTCATTATACTCTGGTGATCTGAGATATGCCTCAAAAACTTGTTGGGAAATAATTGACCCATCTGAAGCAGGAGCCTCAAATCTCCAGAACTTGCTACGTATCCGCATATTGCTATATTATTTAATAATTTTTCTTATAATAATTTAATCCATATTCTATAGCTACACTATGAATTTCTGGATCTATAAACTTTCTTCTATATAGTTCATCTTGAATTGTATCAGAAGTAACTTCTTTTCTTTTAGTAATCAGGAAATCAATTATATTTTCGGTATGGTCTTTTCCTTTATTATCTAAATAAGCATTACCATTTTTATCTATTCCACCACCACTCAGTTTCTTAGGATACCTATACCCTCTATTCACATCGGAAAAATTTTTATCATCCTTCTTTTTATCACTGGATAAAAATCTAATTAAGACATTATCTAATTGACTAACAGGTACATAATCATTTATTGATTTCTTTGGGTTTTTAAGAATGATTCTTTTTGTTTTCCCAAGACTAAATAATTTTTCCTTGGAGAATCTTTTAACTTGATATTTCATCCTCTGGTTTTTTAGTTTTATCTTTTTTAGGAATCTGTTTTATATTCTCAATCGTAGTTAATCCAAGCAATGATGCAGAAGTTATGATTAAAATAGTTACAAGATCAGACAAACCTGGGAATGCAGGATTGACGAACATTAAGACTAGCAGAGCTAGAGTAATTAAGACATAAGTTAATGCCCCAATAACAATTTTACTAGATATACTACCAATGTTAGTAGTTATCATTTCACGAAGAACTTTTCTCATACTAGTTTAAATTAGCGTTCCTTACCATTTGACCAAAAATAGTAAGAATATATTAATTATTTAGGTTTCTTCTTTCTAGATAATAGATATCCTCCAGCTACACCCAACCCAATGCCAAGTCCGAGATTTTTTAAAGCTCTTTTGGGAATTCGTTTATATACTTTGGTTCCCTTCAAGATACTTTTCCCAGATTCAGTTATATTAGTAGCAGCTGCATCAACTGTCTTTCCAATTACTGCACCAATAGCAGAGGCTTTTACTATATCTGAAGTATTATCACTAAATCGTCTGACTTGGTATTTCATGATTAATTATTTTTTATTATGATATAAAACTACTGGTTTTAATGTTCGGGTAAATGGATTCAAACCATTACTGTAACATCCAAAATGTTATGTGCTATCATTACACCATACCCAAAGATAATTTTCGTATCTCTTTATCAAATTAATGATAATTTAGATTTAACTGTTTTATCAATCAAATCAACTTTGCTGTATAACATATAATCAAAAGAATAATTAATTCCTTTAATATTTATTATCAAATTTCCTAATACTCGAAGTTCATAAAATCCTGATTCTGTAGAATTAAATGAAGATTTTCCACCTCTATTAATTAAATATCTAGAACTTTGACCATAATCTAATCCTTGATAATATTGAACTCCATCAATATTAATTATATTAAGATTAAACCAAATTGAATTATTACCATCTTTATCTATAGCTTGTATTTTAACTCCAGAATCTGACCAATCAGAAGTAATATAGTTCATCATGTTATTTACCATATTACTAGCTCTTTCTTGAGTCATTGGTGTTAACTCAGTATTTGAGATATCTGATTCTTTATGATTGAACCTAAATATATCATAACTTCCTATCTTAATATATTTCCACCAAGCATAATGTTTTCTTTGTGATAGATAATTTAAGTTATTATCATTATTATGAGCCTCTTCTTCAAGACTTATATCATGATATGCACAACCTTGACAATGTGCTTTAAATCTAACTATTAGATATTCTATTCCATACCAGATATAAAAGAAAATCCACAACATTTCTTTTAATTGTTTAGTATGAATACTCTCATGGTTAATCGTAACCTCATCTATTGGGTCACTAGATTTCCCTCTAACAAATAATATTCCAAAAAAGTTCATTGCTTTATAACCTTTAAATGGAATAAACCTATTATAAATAATTTTCATGATAAATAAGTATTTGAATTATTGGAGCACCTTGCCAGAATCGAACTGACAAATTTCCCTTACAAGGGGAGTATTTTACCATTAAATTAAAGGTGCATATTAGCTCTTCCCTTAGGATTCGAACCTAAATAAGCGAAATTAACAGTTTCGGGCTTTACCTATTAAGCTAGAGAAGAATTAACATTATTATTAATATTTGAATTAGTTGTCCAATAATGCCTCCAATCAATGTTGCGACAATATCAAGCCAATCCCATTTTCCACCCCATTGTTTATCTTTAAATTCCATACCTAGTGCTAGACCAGCTACAAATAAAATGGTTCCTAGAATTCCACAAGGGATTGCATAACCAAGATGTTTTAATCTATTACTTTCTCTTAACCACATAATGATTATATTAAATTATTAATTGCGGAGATGTAGAGTTCCGACCTCTATTCGCTTTCACGAACGATCAAATTAGCAGTTTGTCCCTATTCCTCACAGGTTACTATCTCCATATGTGGTATTACATGGAATCGAACCATGGCTCAAGGATTTTCAGTCCTCTGCTCTACCAACTGAGCTATAACACCAATTAGCGGTGCGTACGGGACTCGAACCCGTGACCCCATGCGTGACAGGCATGTATTCTAACCAACTGAACTAACGCACCAGTATTTCATTGTAGTCCAAATAGGAATCGAACCTATATCTTATCATCCGTAGTGATACGTTCTATCCATTGAACTATCAGACCAAAATAAGTAGTCCTAAGGAGAATTGAACTCCTGTCTCCACCGTGAAAGGGTGACGACCTAACCACTAGTCGATAGGACCTTATTAAATTTGTGGAGCCTGTGAGATTCAAACTCACGATCTTTTGAATGCAAATCAAATGTTCTAATCAACTGAACTAAGACCCCAAATATATTTTAGTTATTGAGTACCGTACAGGAGTCAAACCTGTTAAAGAGGTTTTGCAGACCCCTACCTTAATCGTTTGGTTCACGGTACGATATAGAGCAAATAAAGAGAATCGAACTCTCATCCCTAGCTTGGAAGGCTAACGTACTAACCATTGTGCTATACTTGCTTATTGTGAGGAAGATGTAGGAGTCGAACCCACTCAACGAATGGTTACATCATTTTTGCTCTAAAAATACTATATCATATACTTTCTATAGAATTAAATTAACAATCCTTATAAAAATATATCTGTTTTTTTTATTTTTTGCTATAATATCTACTTCTATTAGATCTATCGCTCTTTCTATTCTTAGATTTAAAAGTTTCTAGTTGTGAATCACAATTAGGGCAAATTAATCTTAAATTATCTCTTTTATTGTTATTAGAATGTCCATCTATATGATCTAGTATAAATGTAATAGGTTTATCATTCCAAGAATCCACTAATCCACAAATATCACATTTATGATTTTGTTCTTCCAAAATATAACTTTTAATCCATCTCATATTTTCTTGTCCTTGATATATTTCAGAATTCTCTAAATAGTTTTCATATTTTTCTTTAGATCTACCTTTAGAAGAACAACCACTACAGCAATATTTTTGTGTTTTGGATTTTTGAATAAATTCTTTTCCACAATTTTTGCAATAACTAATTATTTTCGTTTTTGCAATTCTTGTTTTACTCTTTTTTCTTTTCTTTTCAGAAATTTTATTTTTATTAAAAGATTTTATTGATACTCCTTTATTAAAAGTTTCTTTTGAATTTATTTTTCTCTTTTTTGGCAACTTTATTTCTAATTTTCTTGCCTTCTTTTTAATAGCAGCGCCCGACACCTCGTACTTTCTTCCTATTTCTTCATACGACAATTTTTCTTTAAGAATTAATTTTTCTAATTCTTCCTTTGTTATATTACTTAACTTACTTTCAATCATTTTTATACAATCTAAGTTACATCCAGTGAATAATAATAAATATCTTATTAATTCTATTTAAAATAAAGGATCCCCGTCGAGATCCTACATTTATTGTATAAAAATGAATTAATAAGAATCGATTCACATCGTTAACTTATTGCGGAGAGACAGGGATTTGAACCCCGGAAACGTTATTAACGTTCTCTTGTTTTCAGGACAAGTGCAATCGACCACTCTGCCACCTCTCCAATATTATTCTTTAATTTTCTTTCACAACATTATTATCAACCTACTACATAAATGGAAGTGCTGTATTGCACAACCACTCTCAACTTTCCTTGGTGTCTTCTTTTGGCGGAATATATGTACACCCCGTCCACATCCAAGTATAATTTTGAGCAGACATTCTAAAGTATTCTTTAAATGCCCGTTTAGTAAAATTAATAATTGTTTTCATGTGTATAAAATTAAATTAAACATTAATTACTCTTGTATTCCATTATCTTTCTTGAACATTTTCATGAAATCTTGGACTACTTCATTTTTATCAAGATCTCCAATTCCACTAGAATTATCAATATCACCCAATTTTTTCAATTCAAGATCAGCTCCCTTAATTAAGATCTCTTCTTTCATCGTTTCTAATTGTTGTATATATTGCATAATTTTTTCAATTGATACCCAAATATCAGTTAATTGAAGTTCACCACCAAACATACGTTCTGGATCTAGGATATAATCAATTGCTAGAGTTAATTTAGAAATCATATGTAATATAAGAATAGGTCTTACACTTTGAAAAATCTCAGATAAATATAATTCTAATATTCTTCTAGACTTAGGGTCGCTACACGCTACCATAGTTCTAGACATACTAGAAAAATCTATTTGAAGACTAGTTCCATATTCTTTATTATATCTACTCAATACATCATTAAGAGCTAAGTTTAATTCTGTAGCTTTTGCTTCTTTATCATTTTTAGATAAAGCTGATGCATCTAAAATAACATTTTTCACTCCTCTAGGAATTTTAGGAGCACTTGATACTATTTTTTTAAATTCTGTATTTTCATCAGTAGGTTCTAGAATCACATATTCGTCAGATGTTGAGGTATCAAGTCCTTCTTGTTCTAGAATCTGTTTTTTAAATTCATCCGATGAAAATGGATTAACTACATTCATACTTATTTATTATTTTATCGTCTTGGGAATGGGAAAGAATCTGGGGTATCATCGCCAGGATCTTTAAATAAACCCGCATTATATTCGATAGTTGACCAAATAGCATCACCAAGTACATTAGCTACTGTTGCCATCCCAAAACTACTTTGATCTTGTATTTTCTTTAAAGCAGCTTCTATTTTATCTAATCTATCTATAATTTCTTTAAATTGAGAATCATCCATTTTGTTAGATTTTATTAAGGATAACTCAATTCTCTTAGTTGGTTATAAATATTTTTCTACCAAACTATAATAAAAACTTAACCATTTAGAAATTATTAAATCATCTGGCCCACCAGTTAATTGTTTAAGATCAGCCTGTTCTTTTAACATAACAGATCTCTGTAGAAAATATCTAGGAAGATCCTCTATCACACCCTCCACTTTCAGTTTTTTATTCAATAAAATCCAGGAATTTGTGGAAGAACTATATCCTAAACTTTCACCAGGTTGCACTTCTTGAAAATATATAGTGACTACTCCAATTTTATCACCTAAATCTATATCCTGTAACTGATCTTGTGGAACTGGCCATAAAATACCAGGGATATCTCGAAAACCATCTTTTCCTTGAATTGAGTGTTTTCTTATTTCTTTATCCTCGATTAATTTTAAAGATTGAAGATATTCTTGTGGAATAACTCTATAGATACTAGAGAATCTTTTAACTTGATATTTCATACTAATTCTATTTTGTTCCCCATTACCTAACCAAAGATAATGAGGATATATTATTTAATTTCCTTTATAGAAATCGTTTATAATTTTTCCTACTTCTTTCTGTGCTTTCCCAGCCTCAGAAGTCTTTTTCCAAGTCCCTGGATTTAAGATTTTCCCTTTAGAGGCAATCTTTCCATAAGAATTACTTAGATGACCTGATCGAAGTAGGAACTTTTTTCCTTCTGATGAAGATGGTCCCAATCCTTTAGATAACAAAGATTTAGCTTCTTGTGCTATCTGTGACACTGCTTTACGACTTGTTGAAAATCGTTTAACTTTATATTCCATAACTAAAAAATACCTTCTACAAATCCTTGGAAAGTTTCCTGAGCTTCTTCTTGAGCTGATCTAGTCATCTTTCCTAAGATATCCAATTGTTTAACATAAGATGCATTTACACCATTTTCTTCTCCCTCAGATATACTTATGTGACATGACCATAATGCTCCTGCCAATGAATCAAATACGTCTTTAGATCCTATTCTGGTTCCATCAGTATTATCAAAAATCGGTGATGCGGTTTTAGGGTGATCTATTTTTCCCTTTGGAGTAACTACCAGATCAGATACTTCTCTAAGTAACCTTTTATTTTCTGGAATAAAAATTCTTTCCCGATTAACTACATTTTTAAAATATATAGCAGCAGTATCTGTTCTATCCAAAGATATATTTCTTACTGGTACCCCGTCTCTCTCTAAGTCTTGAAGAATTTGTTGTGAATAAGCAGTATCCGCTGATACTAGAATACTAAAATCTTTAGATAATAATGATAACATCTGATAGATATGCCATAAACTAGTCTGTTGTCCTTTTAATCTATCTATTGATACTGTCAATGGACAATTATAAACAGGTTCTTTGGTCACTCCATCAGGGGATTCCCAGTGTGAGAAATAAACTATAGAAAATCCAGTATGGTCAGTTACAAGACCTAAGTCTAAATGACAGAATAAGAAAGTTCCTTTAGGAATTCTTTGCAACATTGGATAAATCTGTTCATATAAATTTTGATTTTTATCATAGAAATCTACATGAATAGTATCTGGAATTAAATTTCTAACTGAACAACATTTAATAAGATGCGATATATTTCCATCGAAAAATGCATTTCCACTTGATGTAGTAACACCAGCTAAGTCTTGCAGAGATTTAATTATATCACTCTTAAAATCAGTATATAATTGAATAGGAACTTCTAGTACTCTACCTGGATCTTGATCTAGTGGTAATTTTTGATCTTCATCTAGGACATATGGAAATGTTTTTGAATCTCCTTTATAGACTCTAAATGTTTGATTATTAGATTCTATATAGTCCTTTGTTTTAACCTCCCAGTGAGAAGCTTTACAAATCATCAGTTCATTTTTAGGTCTTTCATACTCAAAAATTTCAGAAGGGCCATTATCACCTTTTGCTGATGTATCTACAATTATATTTCCAATCAGGAATCTAGATTTTTGAAAACGAGATTTAAAACGAATTACAGCTGTATTTATTTTCCCGATTGCTTGTTCTGGTTTTGGGTAAAAATTTGCTTCAGAAATTACAGAAAATAACAAGTCACTACCAAGTGAGACCTGATCTCTAAGTCCTGATGCTATATAGGCAATATTGTGTTTGTTGTATAAATTCTGAAAATAGGGACTTTTCTTCATTGTATTATCGAACCAGTCCAAAAACTCTCGCTCTACTACAGCTGCAGCTACATGAGCAAACATGAATGTAATAGGTTTACCCTCAGTTAATCCGAAAGTTTTCCAAGGATTAATCATACAATCTAATTTACAGTGTGTATATAGTGCACATACTTTAGATAATGTTGATTTACCTATACCAATAGCCCCACCTAATGATATATAAGGATATTTATTTATTACTGGACTGGGATATATCTCTTTTAACTTATCATGCCAATATTGATATATACCAGAACCCCCATTTGTGATTAGACCAAGATAATAGTCATCACATAAAAATTGTTCTATCCCCGGGGGAACGTGGTTCATTCCTTTTAACTTACAAAATACAAGAATTTTTTCTTCTTCAGTTAATTTTGAGTATTCAGTGGATAGATCAATCTGATTAAAATCAATTTTACTCGTTGAATCTATCATGATTATTTTACTTTTTCTTTTTTCGTTTATACGAAATATATTTTTTGACTGGAGTTGTTACTCTCTTAATCATACCAGTTTTTCTCTTAACCGGCTCCATTTTTCCAATTTTACTTGATTCTACATAAGATACTACATTATCAATTGGATTAATTATGTAACTCTCAGTAGCATCTTGCATTACTTGTGAATTTATATAAGAACTGCTTTTAACAGGAGTTTCTGAGTACGAAAATCTCCTAATTGAATATGTTGCCATTTGTATAATCAGGTTCTTGATTATCATGTACTGGATTATATGGAATATTATTTTCTCCAAGAGACATAAACTTTTCCATAAATTCTTTTTCCTCCTGTGATACTTCTATTACACCCTCAGTACAAAGCTTTGTTTTAATAGTTTCATTTCCCATAATATTTTCTCCTATTTCATTGGTATTGGTGGCTTAGCTGTAGTATTCTTTTTGACTAAACTCCAATTTCTGGTAGCAGAATCCTCATTACTCTGAAGTTTTTTAGTCTGAACTTGAGACTTTTGAGACTGTTCATCCTTCTTCTGATCTAATTTTTGAGCCTGCAACTGTTGTTTTAATCTATCTTGTCTCTCTTGTTCTTGGAGTTTTTGTCTTGATCGCTGATTTGCCATCATAGCTCTTTGCATCTTCATTTGTTCAATCTGAAGATCTTTAGAAGTTTTTTGAGCTTCAAGAATATTATTCTCCAATTGGTCTACTCTTTTTTGACCATATACATTGAGGTCATCTGAGTCAACTTGTGCGAATCTTTTTATTCTGTATATAGCCATAATATATTTATTAGTATTAATGTTTCAGGATCCTCATTAAAGAGTAGTCTCAATGGACAATCCTGAATTTATCTTAGTCTTTATTCTTCTTTATCATAGCAGCTAAACCAGCTCCGGTTGCTGCAACTCCTGCCCCAATAGCAACAGCTTTTTTATTCTTTCTAAGAAGTTTACCAGCATTCTTTACACCTTCTTTAGTTGTATTTTTAATAGAATTAACTACTTCAGCTACTGCCGGTTTTTGATTTACTACATTAGCTGGTACTTGTTTTTCTGCAGCAACAACCGCTCTTTTAGCAGCCTTATTTGCGTGCATTTCAGCATTTTGTTCTGCTCTAGCTACTTTTCTTCTCTGTTTTCTCTCCCGAGCACCAAACTCTTTTTGTTCATCTTCAGAGAACCGTTTTCTTTTTATTAGCATAATACATTATATTATTTTATTTTAACAACTCTTTTCCAAACATTCATTCTAAGATCTGGTTTGGATTTTGGGATTCTTGGATCTTTAAGTGATTCTAAACCCAATATTTTTCTAGGGATTTTTATTGAGAAATTTTTATATTTCAAAATTCCTTGTCTAATAGTGTCTCCTGTTCCTACTCCAGTAACAGATATAGCAGTAGCCGAATGTAGATAAGATAGAAATGCATTTTTCAAATCCTTCCTAGCTATATCCAACTCTTCTTTTGTACATCCAATTTCTTTCATTACCCTCAATCCATACCAAGAAGCTGCAAATTCTGGTATTAACATTGGCATTTGCATCACCATTGCAGATAAGAAACCAGCTGCTACTTTTCCTGATATTCCAAATAAGAATGAAATAAATGTAATTAATGAAGAATTTCTGGACATTTTCTTTAATATCATTGTATTTTGTATTTTCCCAAAAAACCAATGTTTAGATACTAAGTAATGACCAAATTCATGAGCTAATGCAACAGTAGGATGTAAATCAGAATAACAAATTAAATCTTTATGTTCCAATAAAGCTATTTTGGCATAATCAATCCAGGATTTTGGTTTATCTGAATTTCCAAGTTTTATAATCCTTTGTTTCTCTGCTTTTTTATAATAATTAGATTTAATATAAAAAGATCTTGGACCACCATTAAACAAAATAACTCCTCCATCTTTATTAATGTAATTCACCAATTTATTCATTATATTTGGTGAATATAGTTTTGATGAAGATAACAACTGATTATTGATGTATTCACTGATTTTTGAAGAAAACAATAAATATCCACCAGCCAGAATACTAAAAGGAGAAATGGGCATAGAAAAAGTCTTCTCCTTTTTCTTATCTTCTGTTATTTCTACTATATTAGCTTTTACAATAATACCTATTAGATTTTTGATATAAACAATAAACTCAGTTAATATTTTTACTAATGCTTCATATCCTTCTTTAGTTTTAGGAAAACTTATGTGTGTTAAAAACCACGGCTTCCCAGAATTTGGATGAGGGAAAATATCTAAGTAATAATCAAAATCAGAAGTTCTATATTTTGGAAGAATACATCCAAGTACCCCAAATTTACTCCATAATAGAGGTTCAATTATAAATCGATCCTTTGTAATTTTAATATTAAGTCCATCATCTAATAACTCTTTACCTATACAAATAAAATCAGATGATTTATATTCTCTTTCATTGTAAGGAAATATAATTGAAGTATTTTTAATAGAATTTTTTAATAAACTGAGATTTAACTTATTACTAGGAATCTTATCTAAGGATTTAACGGAACTTGGTACAAAACTATCATACATGTCTTTACCTCCATATTTTGCAAAATCCCAATTATTAATTCTTTTTATACTATACTTCATAAATAGATTTTATTTAAATTGTTCCTATGATCTAACCCAATAAATCATAGGATAATATTATTCAACACCACCAGCACCTAATTGTTCTAATTGAGCTTTATATTTAAGTTCTAAAAGATTAATATAGTTTTCAATAGTTTCTTCAGTTATTAAATCACCAGCTGATGGATCTGCATCTTTTATCATATTTTGAATATAAGATACAAAACTTTTCGTATCAATCAATGGGGATGAAGCTTCTAAAGTTTGTAGTGAAGTTGTTATAATTCCAGAAATACCATTTACCAAACTAGATATATTCTCTAGTGTATTTAAAGTATTATTATATTCTACAGTAGATTTTTCTAGAATATGTAGTTTAATTTGAGCTGGGTCAAGTGTTTCTTGATAAATTACTTGATAAATAGTTCTAACTAATTCTGTAACAGATTCTTTAATTCCTGTCATTATTGCATTAACTCTAGAGTTAGCTCGTTCAGAACCCTGTAGAATTGCCCATTTATTTCCAATAGTAGAATCTAATATCGACGCAGGAATACCTAGAGGACTAAGAACATTCTGTCTAGATTGATCTAATGACTGCATTAATTCTAATAATCTATCCCCCAGTTTATCTGTTGATATTAGACCTTTATTCTGAATGGTTGCATTAAAATCTGGTATTACCTTAGTACTTTGTGATAAAATATTTTCAATAAGGGATGTTACATCAAATTGTGCACTTAGAAAACTAGATAAATCATTGTATGAATTTAACATTCTTTGAACCTTATTACATAGATCTTCTGCATTCTCCATAGGTACACCTTTATCAAACATTAGTGCTAAAATACTAGGAGTACATAGATCTCTAAGGCTTAAAAGACTAACTAATAATTCTTTGACTACCAGTTCTTTAACTTTTAATATATTAGAATAAAATAATGGTTCACCTGTTGTATAGTATTCTTTCTGTATTACTTTATCTCTATTTTCTTGTTTACCAGGTTTTGGTTTATTATCAGTTTTATTATAATCTCTATAATCTTCTTTTAAATCATTAATTAATCTCATATTCGGTGAACCAAGGTAGAAACATTCAGTACTTGGAATTATGTAAGTATTTCCATCTTCTCCTTTAGCAACAAATTCTTCAATTAACTCATCATTATCACCTAGTGTTCTTTTGATTATAACACTAACTGGATCATACAGTCCATAAATATGAAATCTAAGATGCCCTAATTCATCCCGTTTAGTTTGTAACATACTATAATATGCTCCATAATAGATAGATTCATCAAGGTGATCTCGAATATAATCAAATAGTTTTATATCTTTTGACAATATTTCATTTATTCTATCTGTTTTAGCTTCATCATTATTTCCTTCTTCATCTTGAATAGTTACCATCTGTGTAGTAGAAGTATTCAAGAAGTTATTTACATAATCTCTAAAAAATGATACAGCTAATTTAGTAATGTCAAGAAGTTCATATTGTTTTATTTCAGACATTCTTTCATACCAACCAGATATTCGTTTAGTTGGTTGTGCATTACCAAGTAAAGGACTTTGCCGATCCATATCGAATATACGAGATCCTGTAGTTCCAATTGGATTATATGAACCTCTACCTCCTCTCCCAAAAACGTTAGATCTTAGTGGGATTCTTGAGCCTGATGCCCAACCAAATGTTCCAAATATTTTTTGAAATATATTTTCATTTTTCATATATTCTTAATTTAATTTAATAGTTTCAGGATTCCTATCGAAAGGTAGTCACATTTTTGACAATCCTGAATTTTATATTTTTAATCTTTTAGTTCTTCATCCAGTTCTCTCCAGAATAGATCTTCTTGTATTATCCTATTTCCTCTTACTTTAAGAGTTCTTCTAGAAGTTTTAGCATACTTAAGACCTGTAAATTTATCACGACCATTTCTCATTCGTTTAACATTTGGTTTCATGGCTTGGAGTTTTGTGAAGAACATATATAGATACAGAAGCCAATTAAAAAATAACCAGAGTATCTACAATATGTAGTTCTGATTAATAATTATATTTTTGATAAGCTTTCGCTAATTTAGTATCATACTGATTTTTCTTGTATTCTGGACCATTATATCTTTTTGCAAAATTAGCCCAGTCAAGATTCTTAAGATATTTTCCTAGTCCTTGTGAATTAATAAATCCACAAAATAGTTCTAATTGTGATCCTTCGGATATAAAAGATTTAGAGTAATAATCATAAATACTATTACAACCAGTTGCTTTCCAATTAAATCCCATTATTTGAAATAACCCAAGTGATGCTGAAGATAATGCTGCATCTGGATTTATTTTAAAAGCTTCTTCTAATCTATCCCATTCTTTTTCACCACCAGAATATTTAGACTTATCCCACTTTGGATAAAGTATTCCAGAATGACCTGTTATTTTATTAGAATCAATTCCTCGTTTTTTCAATTCACTCCAAAAGATATGTCCTTCAAATAAACAAACTGGTCGTCTAGATTTTCTAAATGCTCCAGCACTACCACTTTCAACTTCTGCCACAGCCTTTACAGTAGCAACTGGCACTCCTAAAATTGATGCAGCTTTGATATAATCTTCATCAGTAATTCCATCTATATCAAATGCTTCACTAAGAGCTTCCCAAGATTTAGGACCACAGATACCATCCGCAACTAAACCAGATAATGATTGAAATTTTCTTAAAGCATCATCCGTTTTTGGACCAAAATCAGAATCTGGATTAACCTCCAGATAAGTTTGTAATAAAATTACGTCTGGTTCATGTGAACCTAACTTTATAGTGTTCATAATTTGGAACAAATTAAATTTAATAATCTATATCTAAGAAGATTCCCCAAAGTGAGAGTGAATTGGTGATCACCACGCGACGCCTCTGACACTAAGGGGATATCATTTTATTTCTTTAAATCCGGGTCTTACCGTAAATATATGGAATAAATAAAGTCGAGAAAAGAAAGGAAGTGTTACATAATCCATGAAAGATAGAATAAGGATAGGAATAAAGTCTCTCGGTAAGACCCGGAAATACAAAAGTTCTTACACATATAAGAGTATGCGCAAAAAAGTGGTTAAAAAGTGGGTGTTTTTTGCAATATTTTACTCAAAAATCTTCAAATTTCATCAAAAGTAACCCACTTATTTATATTTTTGTTAATTTGGTAGGTTATTTGTACATGATACTCTTATATGTGTATTAAAATAATAGATTATGGCAACACTTGAAATCATTTTATTGGTTGTAGGATTATCCATCATTGGTATAATCATTGAAGTTATTCTTCTAATTAGAAAATTTCTTTTAGAAAGAATAAGAAAAGTTTCTTATCTGTATTCAGATAATTCTTGGAGTGGAGGGAGATGGAGTCACTGGAAATATTTAGACTCATACTTAATTGGAATCATTAAAAGAAGAAATTTAGAATGCATGTCTATTGTAGGTAATGGAATTGGGGAATTACCAAATAATTCTACTGTTTTCTTAGAAAGAAAGGAACTACAAGATATCTATTCACAAGAAGATAGAGATCATCCTTTTATTATATTTAGAATAAAAAATAGTAAAAGAATTTTAGTTAGATATTTTGAAAGTATATCTAAAGATGGATTTAGAACATTCTATTGTCAAGGAAATCATGAAGTATGGGAGTCATGGGAGCCAGATGATATAGAAATATTAGGAACAATTTCAGATACTTGTATAGAAGAATAAAAAAAGAGGATTAATTTCCTCTTTTTTCTTTTTGTTTTTTTTAATAATGATCTCGTTTGCATTAATAATTTATTTAGATTATCTACAGATAGTTTAGTAGATAACTCTCTATCCATTATCTGAAATATTTCTTGATTCAACGAATATGATGTATATCTACAATTTTCTAATAGAAAATTGAATAATCTCATTATTCTTTTATTCTGTAATATATATTTATCAGTTATATCTAAGTTATTCTTATCTGATATTACATCTATCAAGCTTGCTAATATCCGTATATAATTTGTAAGGATAGGAGTTCCTTTATAGCTATTAACTATAATTAGATCAGATTGAGAGTTAGCGCAAAGATAGTTAATCGAAAAATATAACCATATCTTCATGATTTCTTCTCCGTTCACTAATAAAAATCCATGGATTCTATTTGGAAAATTCTGAATAAAGTCGAAATCAGTTTGACTAGAAAGACATCCAAGAATAAAATCTTTTATTTCAAGAAAGTTATCATATATCAAAAATAGTCTATTACTCCTAATGTATCTAATAAAATCATATCTATTTGGTTTTTGAAAATGATTAATCTTTTTAGGAATTGAATCTTTCATACTAGCAAAAGATTCAAAGCAGACTTTATGACTCTTCCGATCAGATTCTATGACTGTAATTAACGCTGCTCTGGTTTTATTAAACTTTCCAACCAACATATGTAAATCGATAATGTATTTAGAAAAATAATCATACTCCACTATAGCTTCGTAAAGTGATAACTCCAAGATTGATTTCTTAATCCACTTCAACTCTTCTGCTTTCATATAATAATATGATTCCATCTTAGCTAATGAATTAGAAATCACACTTTCTCTATATTTTTCTAATTTTTCTGATATATACATTAATTTATCTTTTATTGTCATATTTATATAGATTATGTTACATTAATAAGAACAATAAAGGAATGTAATAGATAAAAAAATAAATAGAGACTCCGGCCGGGCAGTCTCTATATCTATCTATTATGTTGAAGATCATATATCTATATTGAAAGGAATCGAACCTATCTTTCTTTTGGGGCATTATTCTATAATATTCTATTTATTAATCATTTTAAAAATCCCTATTATATTTATTATATACTTTTTTATATTTCTTCTTTTATATAACTTCAGAATTTTTATTATTCCCAAAATATCTTCCGCAGATTACAATTAGATATACTTTTTATCTTCATTTATAAGATTATCAGAGCCTATGAGAAGTAAAATAAAGAAAAATAAAAGGAGCCTGAGCTCCTAATATCTATTATACTAATAGTTCTAGTATTTTAGTATAATCACCTATAAAATCTTGATATTTATAGACAATCCAATCTGACGATTTAAATTCATCTAGAAATTGTGCTTCTTCATACTCTGATTGAGTTTTAATTTCACCTTTTCTAGCTAAGGTATTTAATTTCAATAACTCATAAACTCCTAATTCTGGAGTATGTGCATACCAATAAATTATCGCTTGCCAACTTGACTTACATTCAGTATTAATTGGAATAGATGATATATCTTCATCTAAAAATTGAACTGTTTGCTCTTTCAAATCAATTAAAAATGCAGCCATTCCAGATGAAGTGGTATTTGGTTGAGTTGATTGTATAACATCTTTAGGGTACCACTGTTTATCATCATCGACTGGATTAGGAACCTCACAATATCCTATCCAATTTTTCAAGGTATTAAACCCTCTCCCTTTAAAATTATGAACATTAATGATGCACCATCTATAACCACTTTCCACTGCAATTTTTGGACGAATATCAATATATTCTGCACAGTTACCTGGTGTATTTAAAACATCTCCACTGAAGACAGCATATATCTCTCCAGAATTAGTTGCTTGGGAATTCCAACCAATATTACACTCATTGGTCATGTCCTCACTTAATAGGGCAGCAGTTAGATCTAGATCTTCATCTCGATCCTCTTGAATCCAATGAGAGAAAAATCTTAGAGTAGTTTTTCTATCTTTAAGATCAAATTTAAATTTAGAACCTTTTGGGATAACCACTTTTGATTCACTAAGAGTTCTCATATCTTTTGGAATTCGAAGATATTTAATATTATCATCTATAACAATATTTTTTCCTTCTAAAGATTCCTTAGTCTGATAGTTATTAAAGATTTTCTTTTTAACTAGATCTTTAACAGTTCCAACTATTACTTCATCAAGTGGCTCAAGACGGGGCAAATTTATTCTTTTTCTTGTTCCTTTTATTTTAATCATTCTAGGAGAACTAGAAGTTTCTGTTCTTCTATCTAGATAATTATAAAATTCCAATAGAGTTTTATTATTCATTTCTCCTGAGGATATAAATTTATCCAATAACAGATCAATATCCCCTTCTACGTTATTTTTCCATGTCTTTCGAAGAAGAGAATCAAATCTTCTTATTAGTACACCAGGTCTTTGAGAAATTAGTTCAATAACTTTACTTAATGATCCACTATTTTGATTAGATGATTTATATTCTTCATGAATTTTACTCCACCAGGTTTGATAAGCTTTCGCATTATTTCTTAATTCATCAAAGAATTTCATACTATCTGGATATTTTTTATATTCTCCTGGGTGAAGTATTTCTCCAAGTCTTAGCCAACGTCCTGAATAAGTTTTAGCATCACAAATACAAGGATACATACCCTTAGTAGATACATATCTATTTATTAACCCTAAAATATAATCTCTATCCTTTCTAGGAAAATTAGAAAACTTAAATTTCTCTCTTTCAGGATTTTCTATTCTCCTGGTAGTCCAAGATGATTCTCTTATCATCTTAGATGGAACTTTTGGTAAACTTGGATCACCACCGGATTTCCAAACAGCTACTCTTAATATATCATTTATACTAGAGACAACAGAGATTGCTTCCGGTCTCTTCGATAGTACAATCGCTAAATTTTCCTTGAACGAGATCTTCTCTGGAAGAATTAGGTCAGAATAATTATCTAAATACCAATCTAAGATATCTTTATCTTGACCAGTTATTGAATCATTTACTCCAATAATCCTAGTAAAGATGCTAGAAAATTCTTTTTCTGTTATAGCCTTGAGTGGAGTAAGAGTTGGGGTAGGTGACTCATTATGGATGATCTTGTCTATTTTATATTTTTCTTGCAACTTATCAATATATGAAGAATCAAAATAAACACGTAATTGTTCAGTTAAGAATTCTTTTTCTGATAAGTTAATTACTTGATCTGGGAAACCAGGGAATAAGGGAGACCAATCCGATATCCCCAATAGATTGCTAATTTCTGGTTTTATATCTTCCCAGACAGATATCATCTCATCATCACTAATACTCCAAATAACTTCTGGACAAAGTGAATATCCAATAGATTGTAGTTCTTTTATTATACTGCCTAAAATTGGTCTATCTAGTAGAGAAAAATCTTTTGGACAAGTAGTAACTTTTGAATTTACTAAAATTCCTCCTTTAATGAAAGCAATAATGTTTTTATTAATCATAATTCAAATATTGGATTTTTTAATTTATACTCGTTTCCTATAAATTCTAACATAACAGGGAAAATTCTTTCAAAATCTTCTACTATTTTCTGTGTTTCTTTCTTGTATAGTATTTTATTTTCTTCTGTATCCGATGACATAACATCTTCAATTAAGAATGTATATGTTATTGGATTAAATTCACATTTAAATGTACAAGTAAATTTTCCTTGTAAATACATCAATGATGCTTTTATAAATTTAATTGCTTCTTGTTTTTCAACCATAAATTTTCTTTTTTATTACAATCTTTAGGCTATCAGGGAAGAAATAAAAAAACCAAAACCCATACAGGAATTGGTTTTAAAGATCTCAACAATTAGTAATTGCTTAAGCATAACGGTTGATGCTTAAAAGGTATCTGTTTAGAAGTAGCTAAAAGCATAGCCAATTGTTGAGTTTAAGTTAGGTATTCTGGAAAGCGAATGTGTAAATTTACCCATAATTATATTAGAAGTAACATCATTCATAGCCAGAATTTATTTTAATTATAATGAAAGATCATTATTTATATTTTCTCTTTTCACATTATTTAGAATTTCATACCTTCTCAACCGTAAGTTTTTAGATTAATGAAACTAATGGGAGAAACAAGTTTTCTAAATTTACTTTTTGCAACAGAGTTGAATAATTCTTCCAAATACATTTTTTAGATTTCCAAGCAACTAGGGGAATTTCTTCATTATTATTATAAATATCTAATCTTCGACTACTTGGTATATAATAGATTCTGCCAATAATAGATTTTCTAATACTACCATCATAAATATCTATTCGATATATTCCAGCTTCTCCAATTACTGATAGCTTTATCCCAGTATCTGGTACTACAAATATTCGTCTACACACTGAGCATAAATTTCTAAGAGTAGTTGCTTCTTTAATCCCAGATTTGAAAAAATCATTTTTATCTTTAACAGGATAAACTTGAAGTTTAAGATAATCAGTATTAATCATTGCTAGTAGAAGTATCGTGATCTAAGTTACCTAGTTCATTACAATTATTAAAACTAAACAAACTATTAGAAAGCATATCTTTATATGTTTTAAGCAAAGCATCTGGGGTTATGTTGCTACTAGTTGTAGATGTAATAGCTGAAGAGTAATTAGAGATACTGGCAGAAGAAGAGGTTCCTTGATTTTGATACCAAACTTTGTTTAATAAGTTTCTTGGATCATTTTCTTGTTGCATAATTTCAGTAGTATAACTAGAATTATTTATAGCTGAATGGATATGTTCTAAAATCTCTTCTTTATTTATTTTATATATTTCAGGGATATTTTCATCAGCTAAAATCAACACTTCATCTCTGTCTGTTTTTCGACATAGTGAAATAATTACTAAATTAAACTCACTAAGATATACAGATGAATTTGTTTTTAGATGAAACATTGTTTTATGAGATTCTGTAGATGTAAACAATTTAACAGATTCATCGGACTTATCACTATATAATGTTGCAAATAAATTATATAATGGTGGAATAGTTGTTGATAGTTCAATAATTCCTAATGATGTCCACATAGAAACATCTAAATTTTGATTTAGTGGAAGAATATCAAATCCCTCCTGATCAAAAGATTTCTTACACTCTTCTAGTGTTTTATATTCAACTCTTTTTGGTTTACCATCTATAATTATATTATATCCGAAATCCATTCCAGTTATTGAATCTATATCATAATATCGTGGAGTATATCCATATTTATATATACTACTACCAGTAGTCGTTACATATCCACCATATGGTCCTCCATAAGGTACAGTTATACTATTAGAAGAAATTGCTGTATCAGTTCCATTTATATCCTGAGTGGAACAATATCCGATAGTGTAGGGTGTGTTATTATCTTCATTCATATTTTAAAAATTTTGGTTATTATATCTAATATTTCTTCCTTATTTATTTTATAAATTTCTGGAGTATCCGGAGAAACTAAGATTAATCCAAGTCCTCCAATATATGGTAATTGGATTAAAATTTTAAATGAACTTAAAAATCCTAACATATTAGTTTCAAGCAGAATATAAGCATTTGCTCCTCCAAAATCAATAAATCCGTTACATACTTTAATTAATGAATCTATTTTTTCTTTATTACCTGGGAATTTATATAGATCTAAAATACTCCACTCAGGCAATATCATTGAATTAATTTTATCATAATCTATTGGTATTGGAGTTAAACAACTATTTTCGATTATGTCATTAACTAATGTATCATCCACATCTATATTAATCTTATCATCATTAATAGGATTATCATATCTGGCAAACAATCCATTTGAACCACTCAAGAGAGTATTAATAGATTCTCCCATACTACTCTAATTTTATTATGGTTGAACCAGAACCATTAAGACTAAGATTCAATGATTTATTATTAAATGCTGCGATTGATTCCATATGACTAGATAATAAGATACAACCAACATTCATTCCAGATATCATATCAATACATATATCATGATTTTCAGGATCAAGAGATTTTAAGAATTCATCCATAACTAATAATCCTAGTCTAGTAACTATTTTGGATAAAAAATTTACATCTAGAATAGTTTTTTGTCCAGAACTAGCAGCCTGATATGATACCCATTGACCTGATTTATTATAGAATGAAGCTAAGTCCAGATGATCTTTTTTCCTAAAATTATAAGTAACAACTTCATATTTTACTTGATTATCAGAAAATTCTGTACTTAATCTAGTCATAATTTCCTCATAAATTTTTCCAGTTGTTGAAGTTAATTTAATATATTTTTCAAAAAGATCTATTCCAACCGAGACTTTATCCAATTCAGCTTTTGAATTAAGAAGTTCTTGAGTTGCCTGGTTTTTATCATTAACAAAACTATTATAAGAATTCCATATTTGTATTGAAGTTTCGATATTCGCCATAATTTCTAAAAAATTATCAGGTAATTCTACTGCTTCTACAGTTACAGCTTCATTAAGATCTTTTTCAATTCTATCTATTCCAATCTTAGCTTCAGATATAACTCTATCTAGATTATTTCTTTCCTGAATAGTTCTAAAAATTTGATCTCTTTTATCAGATAAATTTCTTATTTCGCCAGTTACTCGATTCAAATCAGTAGTCATATTCTTAGTAGAGGTCATTTCCTCAATCAAAGAATTTTTTCTCTGTAATAGATCTTCTATTTTTTTCCAAAGATCTTTTTTATAAACTTCTATAGTATCAGAATGAACTTCTTGACCACAGGTGGGACAGATATCTGATTTAATTTTTGAATATGTTTCATAAAGTTCAGATCCATCTTTTTCAATACGATCTAATTCTTGTTTCATTCTCAAAAATCCATCTCTAGCTGACTTCAACATAGATTCCTGTCCTCTTAGATCCTCAATAGAATTTTCTATTTCAGTTAACTCTATTTCCAAAACTCCTCTCTGAGGTAATTGTTCAATTTCACCAGTTGCCCTAGCTAATTCCACTCTAAGCATTTCTAATCTTCCCATCTTTGATGAAGATTCAGACATATACTTAGCATACTTTTGATATTTCTCTTGTAGTTGTATTCCTTCTTGTTTTTCTTGAATTAGTACATCTAGAGTCTTAGTAGGGAGAACTATAGAATTAAGTTTTTGATCAATAAATTCAATCAGTCTTTGTGAATTATCATATTTTTCTATATAAATTTGAACTGTTTTCTTCAGTTGACCCATAAGATCTGTTGCTACTGAATTAAAATAATCAATTCTATCTAATCTAAAAAATTTAGAAATTAATTCTGATTTTCGTTCTGGTGATATATCCCCAATCAATTTAAGATGATCTTCATCGAAGAAGAATACATCCATATAATCAATAAATGGAAATCTTCTATGCATATCTTCTTCAAATTCTTTCTTAGAACCATATTTGATTGGTTCAGAATCAACCCATAATCCCCATCTTTTAGATCCTCTCTGAATCCTACATAATTTTCCTTGGTATAAGAAATCTATTTCAGTTACACATTCCTTCTGATCAAATTGAATAAAGTCCTTAATGAATCTGTTTTCAGTAAATGCATACTTAATAGCACTCAATAAACTGCTCTTTCCAGAACCATTTTTTCCCTTGATTAGAATCTTATCAGAATCTTCAAAGAATAATTCTATTTCCTCAATTGATCTCCAATTTTTACAATAAAATCTAGATAGTCTAAAGTCAAAATCAACCTCATAAGATTCCATATCTTTGCAGTTTTTTAATACTTCAGAATGAATCACTTCTAGGTTATTCTGTATAATTATTCCATCAATCAGATTTCCAACTTCTTCCCAAGCTGGTATCTTTATTTCAGACACACCAGAGCTTAGTTTATTAATATTATCAGGTTTATATACAAACCATGTATTAATATCAGCCTGGTATCCTTCTTGTGATTGAATTGGTGTGTATTGAAATTTTAATAGATTATCATGTGGATTTAAATCTACCCACTGCCAAGTTTTTGTTTCAGTATCATATAGAACTCCAGTTTGTTTTTCAGAATCTCCCATCTTACATCTCTGAGGAATACCGATTGAAACAAATTTTCCTATTGATGCTGGCTTGTGAATATCTCCACAAATAGCTAAATCAAATTTAGATTCATCTAAAACTTGAGATTTATATTTATCACTAGCTGAATAAGATATAGTTGCATGAGTAAATAAAACATCTAGTTTTCCTTTTACCCAACTAAGATCAAATTTAGGTTTCCAATTAGAAAACCCTATCATACTAGATCCTATTTGACATTGTTGACAGTCTGCATAAAATAAATTTGGTGGTAACATAACAGAAAGACATGCATCAGTAAACAACTGAGCTTGTTGTCTATTATCTTCATCATGATTTCCCCAGAATATAAATCCACTCCGAAAATAAGCCATTACTGTATCAAGAAATAACTTCGCTTCAGCTTGAATATAAGGTCGAATCACTGATTTTTCTAATATGTCACCAGCCATTACTATTATATCTGCTCCATAATTTTTCCCAACTTCAATTATATTTTGTGCGACCAATCTAGTTTGATATAGTCTAAAATTTTCACTTGGATTTCGTTGAGGATAGTCATGACAGTGTAAATCGGCAATTGCTAAAATTTTTGGCATATTACTTTTTATTATATAGTTTTCCATTTACTAAAAATTCTACATCTTCAGTTTCTGGAATAGTTAATACAAAAGGAAATCCATATTTATATGGCTCTAAAAAGTTACATTTCTCTGGAAGAAGAAAATTAATCTTTGTTTTTCCATTAATTCCTCTAGATACTACAAAATCATCAATCGAAAAAAATATAGTTGCATAACCATTATAAAATTTATTAGAAAATACGATAGTACTAAATACCATTTGGCAAATACTAGTAAATTTCGAAATTATATTAAAAGAGTTGTATACATTATAAATATCTTCTTGATCGAACTTAGTTATCTTTACCCTCATAATCAAATTGTATATCCGTCGTTATTATAAAATTACTGTAGGATTTTTTGATGATAAATGGAAAAATATTATTATTATATTTTTTATCTACCTCCAATGGTGGAATATAATTTATTAACACTAGTCTTTTATCTTTCTTATTCCGATACACTTCAAGTATATCATTAACCTCTGTAAATTTATTTTTTAAGGTATAGGTAGAACCTGGAGCTATTGATGGTTCAAAATAGTATATCATAACATTTGGTCCAGGAATATCAATATAATCTACTAATGTATTAAAAAATTCTTCCCAATCAGTTATCTTTTCCCAGTCAATTCTATTCATAATCTAGAGAGATTTCATTATTGATGTATAGTTATTAGCTAAATACATCAATGCTGCATATGAATGTTTGCAAAGAGTAGATGTTTTTGTCTTTTCTTTTGGAGCATCTTGAATACTAGTTCCTAAGGCCATATCAGTCTTTTGTGATCTAAACAATGAGTTATGTTGATCAAGTACCCAAGCAGATCTATACATAAAATCCTTACAAGAACAATAAATCTGCACTCTATTATTTAAAAATTCAATATTATTATAATCTGGTTGAGTTCTAATAAATATTGTACTAGTATTTCCACTGTCTGATAAAACACTAAATTTAAAAATAATATAATAAACATTCATTACATCTTTTCGACGGGTAAAAAACTTCTTAAATTTTTCTAGTATGGTTTCTTTTTTCAACTCATGATAAGTCTTAACCAAACTAACTTTACAGCTAAGAGATTTAGTCTGTCTACCCTGATCTATATTCATTAAATCTTTTATTGTCCAATATTTTTTGAATATAGATGACAATATACTAACCATAATTTACAGATCTATTAGTTTAGAATCAATAATTGGATTAATATTACCACTTAGTCCAACTATCTTTTTTGATTTTTTCATAAATATCCCAGAAAACATTGGTGGGATACTTTGATCATTTGAATTTATGAACGCTGCTTCATAATCTTCACCAGAAACTATCTCCCCGTTAAGAGAGATAAGTTCTGTTTCTTTATCATATTCGTATAGATTTCCATCTACACCATTAATCTTTATTTTATCCATTATTCACTAAATAATTTTGGATCAAATCTTCCTATAAATTCACTAAAATATCTATCAGATATACCAGTTACTCCATATTGATTACAGAAATTCTTAAATTCTGTAACATCACCTAGTTTTCCTATTTTATCTAATTGCTCTGCTATAATTTTCTGAGCTTCCTGAAATCTAGGAAATTGCTCAATATTAAACGAATTATATTGCTTTATAAACGTATCATAATCAGCTAAATTAGAATAATCTTCATTTAGTATTTTAATAATAGTTTCTTCTGGATCAACTCTATCTTGTCTAGTCTTGGTCATATCGTTATGACCTTCACCAATAGAATCCAAGAGAGCTTTATATTGATATACTGAAACCTTTCCTTTCAGAGAATCTGGAATTTCTTGATATACTTCATCATAAGTAATTACTTGTGGTTCTGATCCACCAGTTGGTATTCTAAAATAATCCATCATTGGTGTTAATGAATATTTTAGGTCACTATCTTTAGTAATAATTATACTAGGTTTATTTCCACACCCATATAACATACAAGACGCTAAATAAGCTAAATCATCAAATTCCCAACCTTCTACACTAATACATGGTACTCCAAAGTTTTTCATTTCTTTGATTAATCCCCACTTAGCTTCAGTCTTCACTTTATTAATATAAGCCTTCAATTCAGCTTCTTCTATTTCTTCTTGAGTCTTGGTAGGATCATTTCTCATTTCTTCTACCTTTTCCTCTGTTATATATTCTCGAGTTGTTTTATATAAACCACTTAAAAGATATGTTCTATAATATCCACCATAAGCTTTTGCCCAGGTATCTCTAACCAAAACATATTTATCTACAGTAATTCCATAATCTCTCGGAATTTTGTTGAGTGTTTGGATAGTCATCCTTATGACATCACCTGCAGTAAATTCTCCTGGTTTTTTTCCACGAGCTACTGCAAAGACATTTCTTGTTAATACATAAGATAAATCTATCAAACCATATTTGTATTTATTTCCTATCATTTCTATTTTTGTTTATTATAAATTTTATAAAATTATTATTGATAATATAATAAAAAATAATAGATAGGGAAATACCTATTACCTAAGTTTCTCCCTATCTAAGTTTCAATTTAAATTTTTATTATTGTTGGAATGGATTATTTATAGGTCTTTGAGGTTGACCTTCTCCACCAAACGGATTTGTTGTTGCTCCTGGATTAAAATTTCCAAATGCTGGTTTAGCAAAACCAGGTTGAGTATAAGGAGCTTGCTGTCCACCTCCCTGTGGAGCAACTGGATTTTGAGTCACAGGATCAATCTGAGCTGCCGGAGGAGTACTATACGGATTAGTATTATTCGTATAAATAGCTCCCGGATTAGCCAAATCCTGATTACCTTGTGCCATTTGCTGTTGAGCTAACATCGGATCGTTAGTAGGCATCGTAGGAGTTTGTCTTTTCAAAGCCTCAGCAGTTGTAGCTTCCATTGCTTTAATAACATCGACACCTGTACTTTGAGCCATTCTAACTGCAGCTAATTGTTCAGACATAAATGCAATAGTTTCCTGAAGTAAAGCCTTATTAAATAGTTTCCCTGGTTCCTTACCAGCTTGCCATCCTAAGAAACTCTCTACTGGATCTTGCATCATATCAGCTTCTTCTTCAGTAATATTATACTGATTTAAATACTGAGCTCTATCTGATTCATGAGTTGCTGTAATAGTATATCCTACTTTACCACCAACACCCATAGCTATAGAGAAGATTAGATAACCCCCTCTTCCTTCGAGTTGTCTGTTATAAATTTGTTCCAACCACTGATTATCCCCACCGTGGGAAATCGTTCCATCGGAGATATTATCACTGATTGCTTGGGAGAATCCTTTAGCTGTACAAACGAACAGAGCTGCAAAGTTCTGACGTTCTGGAGTTCTTGGATCACTTAAACTCCATTTATTTAGACATTTTCCATGAAATACGGTATAATTTCGACGACGAAGATATCCAACAGCTTTATTTAAATTTTGATCTTTTTGATTACCACCCAAAGCTTCATATAAAGCATCGAAAGTAGTTCTGGCCTGAATTAAAAGATTCTCATCTTCAGTAGTCAATGAGGATACAATTCGTCCAGTTGAATCGAGCATTCTATATGCATCGTCTGGAAGAATTTTAATCCATGCATCAAAAACATTTTCAGTTCCATCTGGCATAATGTTCTTTCTAGGAACTTTAATTTCTCTAGTACCGTTAAGATATGCAAATGGATAGCCAGTAACAGTACTATTCATTGGGAATACTTGATATTTTCCATAATTTCCAGGAAAACTTAGATAAAGTTTTTCCAATGATCTTGCTTTCTGTACCATTTCTTTTGGCTTTGGTTGATTTTGTTCTAATGTTTGCAAAAAACCGTTAACATTAAAGTTATTCATAAAATTGAATTAAAAAAAGTTATTAATTTAAATTTTTATAGAAATCCCCAGCTAATTCTAACTGAGGATATTTTAAATCCAACATGGATTTTCTATCATATATAAGAATATAGGATCTTTACACCCTACTTTTCTTCTTTTTTTTATGGAAAGAATCCCTTCCCAATCTTTACGATATCAAGGTCTATGAAAGGAGTTTCTTGATAAATATTTTCTCCTAATTGATATAACAAGTATCCTAAAGCATTACATTCATTATGTTGTCCTAGAATATTTAAATATTCTCTACATTTTGGATAATATAATGATGTCCCATCAAAAAGATAATCTATATTTTCATATATATCTTCATTCAAAAATCTTACATATTCTCCATTCCATTTTATGTTTGGACATAATCTTGGAAAATATGGAATATAGTTTACTCTTGAATCGTTAGAAAACAATCTAGATACAATTTTATTATTATTCTTGATTAAGATTTCAATGTCTGAACTAGAATAATTAAATTTATTTATTACTATTGTTTTTCCAACAAGATAAGTTATATTTTCTGGATTAACAATTATCTTAGAATCTCTAAATTTATTAGTTAATGGAATATCCAAATATAAACTTTCAATAACAGAATCTAGATTTGTTAATAAAATCATTTTAATAGATTATAAATACTACATCTTCAGAAAAATCAGAGATATAAAAACAATTTTCTCCTAAATCATTTGTATCTTTTTCTGATAATTCTTCCAGATATACAACACTTTGATTTTTTATAATTCCAGATTTACTAACAGATTTGGCTGTTCTTATTATTTCTGGATTTTCTTCTAAAACTTTTGATGGAATCTTTGCCCAAGATACTGAATAATAATCATTTGGTTCTCTGGGCATAAAATTTTCATCTTTAATTATCTTATAGTATTTTATCATAATTCTTGAATAACATTATGAGTAAATAAGATTGGATCAAATTTTCCAAGTTCGGTTAATCTCTTTTTTAATTCTTTTACTCTTTCAGAAGTATCTTTATTTTTTCTAAGATATCCAATTGGTTTAGACATAACACCTGATACTACTTCTTTATCAAGTCCAAGAGCTTTTGAAATTTCATCATTATCAGCTTTTGGATTTTTTGTCAATATATAATCAACCACATAAGGCAGTGCTTCTTGAATTCTGATTTCATGTTCTACCTGTAGAATTTTCTTATTATTAACAGAAGTAATTAAAGATATATAATTTTTATATGTATAATCTAACCATGCATATAATGGTATTCTGAAAGCACTATGACCATCAGTAACATTTAAAGAATAAACTGTAGAATCATAACAGATTTTTTCACAAACCTTTTCGATGTCTTCTATAGTGATTCCTCTAGCACCAGGTACTCTGGATACTAACAGTTTTGTTCCATTCTGATCAGATACATTATCCACAGTTACTTTTCCTTCATCAATCCATTTCTGTAATTTCTTCATTGAAATAGTAAACATTCCGGTATCACCATAGAATAAAACTCCTTCTGTTTTTCCATCATCTGATCTTTGTCTGGCTAGATGATAAGAATAAGTTACTTTTCCTTTACCCTTGGTCCACAAATCATTAAGATCAGATCTAGATTTATCCAAGATAAGATCCATGTTTGGTTCTAAGAGTTGTGGATTATTATTTATATAAGCTTCATACATAGATTTAGCTGAAAAATTTGGCATATCACATTTTATTGCTACAGCCAAACCCTGAACTCTCTCTGACATCATTAAACATAATGGAAGAGGAACCGGGATGTATGATGGCTCAAGTGCTTCATTTGGTGATGGTTTCCAAGGTACTTCTTTATACAACTCTCCTAAAAGTTTAATATACACATCTGATATAGAAACTTTAGTGTAACGAGGAGCTGCCGGAGGTGCTGATTTACCATCAATATAAGTCTTACCAAAAGAACCATAACCTTTAAAAATTCCACTATTCACAAACATACTAACTGTTCCAACTAATCCATCAGTTGAGTGTGGATGTGTTTCAGAAATTTTTCCCAATAACGAGTTTGTTGGGATTAATTTTCCAAGTGGAAACGTTAAAGCATGATGAAATAGTCTAAGATATGATATTTTCAATCCATCAGCTACTCTTGGAAGAGCTCTTGAAGTACTAATATATCCACCAAAACGAATATATGCTTCTTCAGTTATTTCACCAATTGATTTAGAATAAATAGGATATTCTGAATATTCTTCTACTTTATTTATATTTTCTTCTTTTTTCTTTTTTGCCATATTAAATTAAATATAAATTTCTTCATAATCAAGTATAACAGACCACAATTTATCAATCATGCCTGCTGTACTAATATAAGTATCTTTGGTGTCTAAATTAGTAAGTTTTATATCAAAACTGCTTAGTCCACTTCGTCTTGTTCGAAAAAACAGAAGAGGAAATTCAATCATAATCAATGAACCTTCTTCAATAGTTTTACAAAAAGATTTACCTACTCTCGCTGGCCAGTTCTTAGGGTCAGGCTCTATTTCTAGAACTTTCAAAACTATTCTCATAGTGGGAACAGAGAATTTTTTAATTCCATCCATACAATTGTTCATAAGTTATTGGTAATAAATATTGATCTAGAGAATTAATTATAAAAACAAATTCTCCAGTTCTCATATTTTTAATTCTAAATCTATGTGCCATTAAACAATCACCAAACAATAGATCATCTACAATTTCTAACACATCAGATTTTTCTATACTCCATATAAATTCTGGGGTATCTTCTTTTTTATAAGGTGCTATGTCTAACACCTTATAATATTTAGTCAAATAAACCATACGGATTTCCAAGTATTCCTTTAGCTGTTAATAAATCTTTTCTTGTTTGTAATTCCTCAACTAATGACACTGCATAATCAATTCCTTCAAGAGTTACTTGATAGAAATGTCTAGTACTTGGATTATAAAATACATCATAAACATCTTCTGGATCTAAACTACCCAACCCTTTATATCTCTTAAAGAACTTTCTAGGATCTAATCCTACAGGAAATCCAGTTTTTGAATCTATTGGATCAGTTGGATAGAAATATTTTCCATTTTGAGAGAAAATTGGAGAGTCTGAAAGATATACATAACCAAGATCAATCAAGAACGGTGCATATCTTTGAATTGAATATAACACTTGAGCAGCAATAATACTACCATCCTCATCAGCATCAGTGCTTATAACTATCTTACCATATCTACATATTCTTTTTAATATCTCCATAGCTTCTTCTCTAGTAGATGCATTTGATACCTCAGAGTTTAGTGATATTCCACAACCAAGACATTTAAATAATGTATACAATTCTTTATTCTCTAACATTCTTTCTTCATCCATACCAGCAGTGTTTAAAACTCTTCCTTTAAGAGGTAAAACTGCATGATATTTTGGTGAATGTCTACCGTTCGTTAGAGAACCACCAGGGGAATCTCCTTCACAAACAAATAATTCACATTTCCATCTCTCATCTATCCCAGCTGTTGCATCAATAAATTTATCTTTAAATTCATTTTTAAGTTTATATGATGCTGATACAGAATTTCCTGTCTTCAATTTTTCAGCTTTTTCTACAGCCGATAGAGATTTCATTGATTCTGCTAGATAATTCAACTTTTCAACATGTTCTGCCCAATATTCTGGATTAGCTCGAAAGATCTTAATAATATCTCTAACTATATCTCCAAAATCAGCTACTTTAACTTTTGTAATTGATTTAAGTCTAGTCTTAGTTTGTGAATCAAATATAGTTTCTGATGCCAGAACTACTACACACATTCTCAATCCATTGAAAATACATTTATGTTTTATTTTGAATTCACTTCTTAGAGCTTCTTCATAACAACACTCAGCTATTTGAATATGATGACCAGAATCAGTGACTAAGCCACCAACAGAACCTTCAGTTACTCTACCAGAAAGACCTGGATCAACTTCAAAAGTTAAATACATTGATACAAATTTATTCTTACTAGTATCAGCTGGAGTAATTGTTCTTAGTACTTCATACTGATACGGTTGAAATGTACCAACTAGAGATTCTCCATTAACTACAACATTTACTTTTCTCTTATAAAATTTCTCTTGAATTAAGAGAAAATATTGTATATTTCTGGTTGGTACTTTAGATTTAGTACTTTCAAATAAAGTTGAATCCGGTTTAAACAAGATTATAGTTGAATATCCACTAGGTAATTCAGAATATCCTTTTGGACAGCCAGCCGAGAAGATCATATCTTCAATATCTTTTTTTCTATGAGCTCCCTCATATACTTTATATCCTTTCTCATAGGCCACTATATAGTATAGTTCCTTTTTACTACGTGGCCCCATACTATTCCATAATTCATAAACTGGTGGTATTGATTTATCAAAGTTTTCTTGAGTAATTTTAGATAATACTATAAAAGACTCTGATAAAGCATTACATACAGCTGATCCAACTCCATTTTGTCCAACCCTAGACGAATCTGAAGAATCAAACTTAGATCCACTATGAAGACAAGATACAGCCAAATCAGCCATTGTTTGTTCTGGTTTATCTGGGGACATTATAATTGGTAATCCCCTACCATTATCCATTACTAGGTGATATCCATTATAATTCTGATCTATAAAGATCTGATTACAAAATGAACAGCTATAAGATTCATCAAAAGCATTATCTATTATTTCTCTAAAAATAACACTAGAATCTTCTAACCCACCTACATACATACCACTTCTTGTGCGTACATTTTCTGGATAATCTAATAATTTAATTTCAATTTCTGAATCAATCATTATTTATAATTTAGTTATTAAATATTTTTTCATAAACGAAATATATAGAGAATGGTTAAGTACATCCTCTATCAATATTAAGGCAATTAAGTTAAAATAAAATTCTTTTAAAGAAAAATAAGAATACACAACCCAACTATCGAGTTTGTATTCATTTTAATTCCATTATTTAGTATCTAACGGGAACTTACAAGAGTTTTAATAAATTATTTATAAAGGAAAAGAAAGAAAAAGAGGAACAATGTCCTCTCTCTCTCTTCTTTTTTGTTTAATTCTCAATCAAGACTATCCATCAATAGCTGAAGGTGTACCTTCTCTTTTTCTTCAAGATACTCAAACTTTTCTGTTACAAACGAAGTTTCAGCAGCCTTTTTTGAATGGAATTCATTACGTTTCTGCATAATCCGACTTGCTTTGTTATAGGCTTTCTTTTTAGCTTTTGATTCGGAAATCATTTTTCCAAGTTTTTCACTAAATTCATCACCATCAGAACATTTAGCAATGCCTTTGACTTTGAAGTCTTGTGAACGTTTAAGACCTCTTCTTACATTCTTCAATCTACAATTCAAAACACATACAACTGTTTTCTTTTCTTCGTTTACAAAGAAAGCTGCACCTTCACCAAAACTCAATTTAATTTCTGATTTAATTTCCTGATTTTCCATAATTCATGATATTTTAAAATTTTCTATCATATATAAGAGTATTAGATTATCGGACCTGGAGAAATTCTTCTATATCTAATCCTCGATATAAAGTATCTCCAAAACTACCAGAAAATGTTTTATGATGATGTCCATAAAACCAATACTTTGGATGTAGTTCTAAAAATACTTGTCCTAAATACTCCCTATCTTCACAAATATGTAAATAAGTTTCATAATTCATATCAGGATTTCTCATCACAACAGGTTCAAATTGAATTGGGCTTTCATGAGAAACTATAATATCTATTTTATTTGGTAAATGTTTCATCCCAATTTTAACTGGTCTTTCTTCTTTCCACCATACTCTTTTTGAGGAATTATATTTCCACATTTTATTATTGTAATCTATTCTATAAGATTTATCTATGCTTGTTGCTCCACCAATACATAAAATTGTTTTATTACAAGCTTCTAGAACAGTATAATCACTAAGTAATTTTAACTTGGGAAAATCAAATCGATCTGTTGGATTAAAATAACTTGGATCATCATGATTACCTCTAACACATAAAATTAAATTATTCATAATATCTAATCTTTTATGTATTTTCTGGTATATCAAATTATAATATTTTGGCTTATTAAATCCAAATCCACAATCACCAGCAATAATTATAACTGAATTTTTTATTTTATATTTGTATGTAATATCAAATACTAATTTTCTAAATTCTCCGTGTATATCACCCACAACATACACGGAATCATACCCTTCTATTTTCATAATTTATTTGTTACTGATTAGTAAATAAAAACTTACTTGATAATTCAGTATTTAGGGAATCAAGTGTAGACTTGGGTAGATTGCATATTAAATCAAATCTAAATTTTGTATATTCTATTAGTTTCTTTGACTTATTATTTTCAATAACTATCTTCTGACCTAATGAATTAATACCTGCATTATGTAATGATATACATAACTGAGAAATAAATAATCCTAATTCAGGGGATTCTGTAGACCAAGATAACTCATGAAGTTTTTCATAGAATTCTGAGATCAATTTCTCAACTTCTTCACCATACCTAGAAAAATCAGAAGATAAAATCTCTAAAGTTTCTTGAGAACTAAAAGAAATATCATCCCTAATAATTATATCATGATATATTCTTTTCATATTTAATTAATTTCTGTACAAACTTTATTTCTCTGAGATAAAAAAGAAAGAGGAATAGAATCTCTCCTACTCCTCTTAACATTTATTTGGACTTTTTATATCTCTCGTTTCTAAAATATCTTTCTAAAGTATGAAAATTAGTTATACTTAATTGTTCACGATCATTTTTATCTGAATATGAACCATAAGATATAATCAAATCCTCAAAACCTATTTTAGCTGATTTAAGAACTAATTCTAATTTTTCAGAATTAAGATATTTTTCTGAAGTGCCAGGTCGTAACTCGGCTAGGGTCATATGAGGTCGATAAGCATCAAAATCAGATACAATATCATACTTCCTAGATAATCCTTTGTTCAAGATATTTAAAATTCTGTAAATCTCATTATCTGGTTTCATCTTCATAACTAGATAGTCTGAAGTTGCTCCATTAAATTTACTTAAATCAAATATATCTAAAATTGGGAATTTTCTCTCTGATTTGAGAAGTTCTAGGAATACCTCATAATCTTCATCCCCCAATAGAATCTCTACATCACTCAGTAGATTATCTTTAGGGATCACCTTCTCTTTTGCATAGAATATTGTTACATGTGAATCAAATTCTATTCCATAATCTGTTAGATCTTGCTCTAAGATAACACTATCAAGATCGATTGCAGTGTGAAAACTCATAGCAAGCATCATACAACTGTTTAAGTTATTGCTTTCCATTAATTATTTCCTCCTTTTAATCGATATTTAGTTTTCATCTTAGATAGTGAGTCTTTCAAATTAGATCCACCCTGTCCATAGCCCTTCTCATCGACAACCATCATACCTAAACCAAGTAGGTTATCAAGGAATCTCTGATTAGATTCACGTTCTGTATCTTTTCTAGAAACTTCAATAAACTTCTTGGCATTTCTAGATAACAAAACTGACAATTCCATTTCACCAATCTTCTGTCCTTCTTTTCTATATCTACCTCTACCAGCTATTGGCTCATTCTTACGATTATCCACCATATCCGTTGTTACTTTGTTACTGTACATCGGCATATGATATAATCTCTCCATTGTCATATAACCAGTCATAAGTGGCTTTTCAACTTTAATAAATTTTCCAGCCATACTCTTAACAACTTTATCATATTCTTCTTGAGTAAGATTTGCTCGTAGCTCTTCAAGATCAGTCAACTCAGACTCTGGCATTAATACCTCTGATTGAGTTGAAACACCTAATTCATCCATCCACTCTTGGATAAGTGATGGAGTGAACTTGGAGAAGCACCCTACTTTAAATCCATAAACTTCTTCTATTTTGGATTTATTATGAAGATCAATGAAATCTTCCACTGACATATCTTTATATCGATTGTCGTAATATTTGTTTACCATTGGCATAATCTTTTTTCGACCTGCCGCTGTCTTTTTTAATTTTTCTACTTCATCATGTATTTTAATTGCGCAGTTACCTAGTGCTGTTTCCATTATTCAATTATTGTTATCCCTATGGTTTTTTATCCTTAGGTTCTCTAAGTTTCCTTAGATGTTCAGCATATATTTTCAGAATTTCTTCTGGTAAGTACTCTTGGGATTTCTCCTATGCGTTACACTAAGATTTTATCTCAGCTCGGTATTTTATATTAAATAGTTTCACCGAATTTACTTACTTATTCACTATAAAGTTTCCTCTATAGGCAGCAATATTTTACTGATGGAATTTTACGGTTAATTGTCGAATATGGATTTAAGACAACTTCAATCTTTCTTCCATTAACAATTGGCATCTGCTCATCTGGTACAATTTTACTCACAACGCCCTTACCTCCGTACCGTGAAGTAATTTTTTCTCCAACAACAGCACGAGAGTATTTAATAAGTCTTACTCTGATAGTATAAACTACCTTATAGGACTTACTATCTAAGTTAATTGGATCTAAAGTATCTGATGCAATATATTCTGGATATTTATCATAAATAATTTTTCTATCCTTAGTTTTTATATATTCATCAATAATCCCTTGTGAAGTTTTTGAGAAAGTATAATCAGGTTCCTTGACATTTTTTGGTATTTTTGGTTTTATATTCTCTTGAATCAAAACATCGGATACCACCGCATCATCAATATTATTAGGAACAATCAAGTTATTCTCAATAGTATACTCAGATATATCATGACCTTCTTCATCTTTCAAAAGAGATCCTAATTTTTCATTAATCAATCTATTTACTTCATCTAACCTTACGGCTTTGTAAGTAGATACGACTGAATCTTTAGATTTTACTCTAGTCCCAATAGGAGCAATCCATTTAAGAGCACTAGAAGTTTTAACATCGATACTTAAGTCTATAATACTATAGGATGCAATACGATCAGCATAAGATTCACTAATAACTACTGCATCTTCATTAACCAAACCATGATAAGCATGGAATAGAACATTAGTATTTAGACCAGCCTTGACTGTATCTTTTTCAAGACCTACTGCTCCTGTTATAATATCACCTTCTTTAACTTTATCTCCTACTTTAACCTTAGGCTCAGTATAAACTGATACATCATTAATACTTTGAATTGCTGTTCTTCGAGCTACCTTAGTAATACCACCATCTGGTAGTTCAATTACTATATCATCTGGAGTAATGTCTTTAACAACTCCTTCTGGGTATTTAAATTTCTCATTAAGAACATTTCGATCTAAGTCATCATAATTTCCAGTATCAACCAAAGGCCTCTGAGCATTAACTAGAGGTATAGACTGCTTCAACATAGAAGTACCCATAGATATACGAACTGAGTCAGTATAATTAACAAATGGTATACGTCTTGTTGTTGTACTTAGTCTATAGTCAGGATGAAGATCAATGAAATCTATATCATCAAGTGAAATCATTTTTCTCTTCATTCTATACTTAACCTCTACTTGATTTGCATCATTTGGTTTCAAAGTTTTATTCTCATAGTCAACATATTCTGATGTAACTACCTTAGAATTTAAATAATCCAAGTAATCGATAGTTACTTTTTGAAAATCTTTTGTGTAGACATCAAAAAGAACACCAGTATCAGTAATATGAGCAGATACAGTTAAAGAATTCTGTAAGTTTGTATTATTATTTCAATTTCTCTCAGTATTTTTAATACTAAGTTAGACTATATCATATTACATATTTATATGTAACTTTCACATGTAGTCGTTGAATACTAAATTTTTTGAATAGCTTCCTCATTCGTATTTAAAACCTTTCTCTGGATTTTCTTTTATCCATCTAGCTATAGTATGTCTATCATGTTTGGTTTTAATTCCGCAGTCAGTGATAGATTTATAAATTGTACCATCTGGACCAATAACTCTAACTGATCTATGAAATTCTATATTATGATCATTTCCTGCATACAACTTTAATCCTTTTTCAGGAATATTGGTAATCCAATATTTTATTGTACTTGCAGAAACTTTATAGACTTTAGAGCATTGTTGTATAGTGCTATAAATGATTCCAGAATTTTCGTCTAGAACCTTAGTTCCATACTTTTTTCCAGATTTTCCTATAGAAATTTTATTACACGTTTCTTGAGTAAACTTTTTTCTTTTTTTACCTAATTTTGCTTTAGATATTTTCTCTTTATGTTCTTTTGAAAATACTTTTCCTTTCTGTAATCTAGAATTTTCTTCTCGAAATTTTGCGAATAATCTAGTTGATATTCTTACAGATTCTTCTCTTCCTTCTGTAAATTTACTTACCATTAACATTGCAATAACTGCCTGATTTAGTAAATAATTTTCTGGATAAATACAAGAAAGAAGCATATGAGCTATGACATGAGACCTAGCATCTAATAATACAATATTAGATTGATCATCTGTCCCTCCCATGCATTTTGGGATAATGTGATGTTTTTCTTTATAAATATCATCATTATTCGTAGACGAAAGAATTGCTTTATTTATTAAAGCATTATAAGTATTTTTATACCAATTGATATTATGAGATTTTATATTTTCTTCCATTTTATTAATTCTTAATGGAAGCTATTCAAAAAATTTAGTACTGCTGATTGAGATTTTATTCTTTTCCAGCAATTAGTGAAATTGTTCCCTAAATACAAAGTTTAGGGCCACAAATAATTTATGGGAGTATCTGCCAGGTCGATGAGATCTGACATTGTCATATTATAAGCTACACTTGGAGAAATTTGAATCTTAGTTTTAAAAGATTCTAAGTTAACTGCATTAACACCTGGTGGTATCTGAAGTTCGGTTGATCCTAATCTCCAAAATCTAGCACACAAAGTTGTAATAGCAGTCGTCTGCTCCTGTAGTTTATTCCATTTAGTAAAGTAGGAAACAATTCTACGACGTGCCATAAAAAAGTTTCTACCATTATTTTCTTTAAACAAAAATTGCATAAAACTAGTCGGAACAGAATCAATAGATTTATCTATGATTAAATCCCTAACTCGGTCATCACCAAATGCAATACATTGTTCAATAAGAGTCTTAGTAATAAATTCAGGTTTGTAATCCAGGTCCAACTTAATCATCAATTTCTTAGACTGTCGTTCAGTTAATCTTAGCAACTCCTTTTTACTAGGATCATCTAGGACTCCTTGAATTTTGTCTAATCTAATATCCATTGGATGATCAGGGATTCCTAGATCTGGATTTATTCTTTTTATTTTAAGAACTCCTTTATCTATATCATAGACACGATCATAGTCAAAATTTACTTTATGTTCTCCTGATCCAAGTGTTTTAATTCTACAATCATAATCCGTTCCAAGTTTATTAGTTGAAATACGATAAGCCCCTTCAATTATAAAGGTCCCATCTATTTCCTTTGGTACTTCAAATTCAGTGTATTTTGGATCACTAGAATCATTATTAAGTTCATAAGTAATTTTTACTTTGTTTGTAGCAGTCAGACCGTTTTCTATGTAATAACTTGCAGGATACGGAGGTTCTTCAACTATTTCATAATCAAGTTTTGTTATTTTATAGTCAGGGTTATAGGAGTCAGCAGTTCCGAAGAATCTATCTACTATAACCTTCATTCCAGTATTCCTAAAATAATCGTTAAAGTTACTCATTAGATAAATGTTTTTATATTTACTTGTCTATATTCACAATCAACTGATTCAAAAAATTCTTCAAGTTCTTTTTGAACACCTTCTTTTATTTCTCTAGCACTTACGTATTCTTCCATGGGTAAACCATCTAGAGATCTGAAGAATGAACTATAAGTTACTAAATAATTAAAGGTATCTTTTAGTTGATATAGAACTAATTTTACAGAAAATCTTTCATATTTTTCTGGTATATTTGATTTTAACCTTTCATATAGTATCTCTCTAGCTTTTACTATATCTGGTTCAGTGCTATCTAAAACATTATATGGTATCTCATAGGATACATGTATTCGATAGTATGTATCATTAGTTTGTTCCATACTGTTTAAAAATTAATATCCATCATATTCCCACCAACATTATTGCTGGGTGATTTTTCATTACCAAGATTAACTCTTGAACCAGGTCCTCCACATATTGGATTTTGTTTCCATACTGGACTATTATCTGGTTGACCAGGGAACGGTAATGAAGTTGGACTTTCATTAATATTTGTTTTAATCTCCGTAGGAGTAGATGAAGTACATAGTACCTCACCATCCTTACGAAGTGTTACTGAAATATTTAATTCTTTCTCAAATTCTGGTAATTCAAGTTCTATTTTTATATTTCTTCCCATTATTGATCTGCATCTAATTGATTATTAAGAAGTAATCCTAAGACTGTTTCTGTCATAACATCACCCTTCAATCCTACTTCTCCCTTAAGTGCTCTAGAAATAACTTTACTAGAATAACCATAAGAAAGAATTGTATAGAAGGAATCATTATCCATAACTCCAGTTTGTGTTCCTTGGAATTCAATATGATCAATAGCAGCAGTCTTAGAGTCTAGAGTTACTTTTGATAAAGAAATAAACAACATTTCTACCAACTCTTCCTGACTAGTATGTAAACTAGAAATTCCAGTTTTCAGATAACCTGCATCAGTTAGTGAATAGAATTGTTTTCTAAAAATCAAATATATACTCTGTAAATCAGTTTTTAATTCTGATATCACATGTCCCATATTAACTACCCCAGAACAGAATCTTTGATGTTTTTTAATCTCAGTTCCATCTGGGTAATAATATATACATTCTGGGTTATAATCATAACGACGTGTTCCAATTCTAACCTCAATTTCACCATCCATATTTTCTGTGTAAGTAATCTTACCAGATTCATAAGCGTAACAATCAGAAACAATCACATTATCTTTTTCAAAATAACGTGTGCCATCCGACCCTTTTGCCCGCATAAGCTTAATTAAAGCATTAAGTTTATAGATAGGTGAAGTAGTAGAATAAGCAGTGCCGATTAATTCACCAGCTGCATATTTTGGTTGACCTGTGAATACAAAATTATCAGGACGAGGATATTTCAAGTCTCCTCCACGACTTTCTAAGATTAACCATTTTCCATCCTCACGGACTTTACATGCTTTAGGGGCTCTTAGATACCCACTTTCATCTATAACACGTTCATGACCTCCGTGTTTTAATCCTAAGGCGCTTTGAGTTATAGACTCGGTCAACGAAGTACCGAATGATAGTCCAATAGCTGAGCCTGGTACCAAATCTTTATATTTAGTTCCAATCAGGTCTGATGTGACTATATCTTTATTTTTAAATTTTGTAATTATACTACGAACTGGTACCAAGTCTTCTTCATCTGGTTTAGAGATTTCTTTGTCTGGATATCTTTTTCCATTAGGAGCTACTCTACCAAGTGCTTTATATCTGGGTATAAGGATGCATCTGTTATCTGGATCCTCACCAAGTTCGTAACGATAGTTATTCATCAAGAATGATAATTGCCTTGTTAGATCGTATGTAGGGAATATAGAATAGAGTCTTGGACTTCTATTTCCCATACGGACTTATATTATTCATATAAGACTAGACTATATCTTCTTAGGGATACTGCCCTAAGCTACACACATAGTCGTTGGACTTATTGTTTCTTAGTCTCTCCCAATTTATCTGGAAGTTGACGAACGATTCGTTGTGAACCGTATTCTTTGTACAATTCAGTAACTGCTGTAATTAATGCTCCAACAGCTAGAATTAGATTAATTGTATCTTTCATATACATAATCTTTGTGGGATCTCTCCCGGTTAAACATAAAGTTGCTGATTCTTCTTCGTCCCCAAGGCAAGGCACGAGAAAATTCCAGCATTTGGTGTAGTTTAATGTGAACACTAATGTGTAATCACTCACACATCTCTACATATCCACTTGATGGCACACCCATCACTTTGATTGATTGTAGTGATCTATTTTCGATAGCATGAAAATTGTAATCCTTTTCTGTCAATCCAGAGACAAGTGTATGTCTATTGATAACTGGTTTTTCATCAACACCACTAACTATCAAGGCCGGTGCTACCATTTCAACAATAGACGCTAATTTTACACGATTTGCTCTAGCTAATTCATCCTTCAAGTCTGAACTAAATGAACCTTCCATTTCTTTAAGATACTGTTTATACAGTTCATTCATCATTAGAAGTTTCTGTTTATCAGTCAAATCTGGAGAATCTGCTATTCTACAAATCTCTTTGTAAGTATCAGTATCTGAGTTAGCCCATAATGTTTTAAAGTCAAAAGTTACTACTCCTGCTTTAGATACTACCATTAGGGCATATTTCTGGAGATCTCTAATCTTTTCAACACCATCAGGAAATTGATAAAGATACTGATAGAGTTTAGCTCCACTCTTAGCTGATATACGTTCGAATGGTTTAGAAAATATTCCAATCTTATCTATATCAGCATCAATTATTTTACTTAATCGAAGTCTACCATAAGTTGTTACCTTACTCTGATAGTCCTCTGATCCTATTTTTCCAGTAAATACAATAGGTTTACCAAGAGGTAATGTTTTGTTTATCTCCACATCCTTCAATAGATCAGTATAAGAAGTATAGTACTCCTTAGGATCTTCTAATTCAGAGGGATCTGAATAAATAACTTCCGATGCAACTGCCAAGCCATTAAGAGTTTCATGATTTGGAGTGTAGATAGGTTCGTTAGTTTTTTTATAAACATTCATGTACCTTGGTGACATTCTTTCGTATGTTTCCTCAGCTGCTTCAGGTGGCACCAGATGCATTGACATGGTGTCTCCATCAAAGTCAGCATTTAAGGGTGAACATACTGCAATAGGTAATGCTATTGTATATACATTTCCGGTTGTTTCTTTACCAGTCACCGAATCTACTGGTTGTTCGTCGTTAAGCCGCAATTTCCGAACAATTCTCATAAATCTCTTCATGAGTCAGACTATATCTTATTACAGTTTCTTGTAACTCTTGCACATAGTCGTTGAATATTTTAGCTAAAATACTGCTGATTGAGATAATATCCTTTCCAGCAATTCGCAAGATTTTTTTAGTTGGCAACCAAATTTTGGCTCTATTATAAAATTGCCAACATGCTATACTCGTGCAATGACGGTTGACGATTAACTCGTTGATATTTAAGCATTTAGCTTAAAACTAGACTATATCTTTCCTTACTCTAGGTAAGTCTTTGTCCATAGTCGTTGAATCTCATTATCGATTTTTGATTTCAAACTTTAAGGTAGGATGTTGGCGGACATAATCTTCAATATATTTATATACTTTAGATCTAATCTGCCGATCCATGAATTCAGTATATCTAGTTCCCTCCTGGTTTAATTTAGTCCAATTCATAAATTTCATGAAAACATCAAATTCTAAATCGGCTAGATCATTAGTTGGGCCAGATATAATCATTATAGTTCTCCCGCCAAGTATCTGTTTTGTAGTTCTTCTCTCCCAATCCTTCGAAAAGCCAACTTTAATTGACTCTGGAAAGTCTAGAAAATAGAAATAACCAGATTCTCCTTGGAATTTATTATGTAAGAGTTCTCTATTTGATACTCTCATATGATACTCAGAACCATAACCTCTAGATGATTTATCCAGAGCATTTTTAGATCTGAGCTCTGCCATTCTTTCTCTTTTATCCTCTGAGATATTCCATAGACCAATCTTAGATGTCCCTACATATCTTCCTTGAGCATGTAGTTCTCTCATATGTTGTGATCTATTAAAATCAGAGGAAAAGAGTTTACGTTTTATTATGTATTTCATAAATCTCCTTTCGCCCGGGAACTAATTTATCCCAGATTAATATAACTAACTTATCGATAATAAGACTGCTGATTCCTTTTTAGGTTCCAGCAATTCACAAAGTTCTAAGTCATCAGTATTACTTTGACAACTAGTAGGATTTACACCTAACGTGACAGTTTTGAGAAACTATATCTATCACGATCTGCTTTTCAGCATACTCTTTAAACAGTTTTTGTATTTCAGGATTATCATACTCCTCCCTAGTCGATCTAGCTGCTTCTTCTTTGGTAAAATTTAATTCTCTTACCAAGTAATCACAAAAACCAGATCTACACATTTCATATGCTATATGACGAGGTATTGATACTTCATCAATTGCCAATGTAGTACTAGGAACAATAGGACAACGAGCTGAATTTTTAGTACGAACTGAATACAATCCTCTAGCTAAATTCTCTTTGGAAGTATTAAGAAGTTCTGTAGCTTCTTTTTTACCAACATTAAGCATAGCTCTTAAGAGGGCAGTATATCTTACTTTCTCACCTGGGGTTTGAAATTTATCGATTACTACTTGATAATTCAATTCATTGGCTGCTCTATCCTGAACACAACATAAACGAATTATAACACTATACCAAATACTTAATTTATGTGAACCAAGAATTTTTTTACCATTCTTAACAGTAAAAGTAAATGGTCTCATCATAGCTGGTTGAACTAGGTAAAGACGGTTAACCAATCTTTTAAATTCAACAAGTCTACTTGGGAAGTGTTCTTCAATAATTTTAATTAATCCTTCATAAGAACATTTATCCATATCATCAATAAATTCAGATACAGTTAGTTCTTTCATAACTGGATTATAGTCGAATTGACATGAATCAAAAACTTTAATTCCTAGTTTCTTCGAGCCCCTTGAACTATAACCACCAGTTCTTAAATCGGTAGCAGCAAAATTTAAGGTAATCTTAGAATCTCTAAAAATATCATCAAATAATTCTTTAAAAATGTCAAATCTAAGTTCATTTAAGTAATAGAATGGAAGTTCAATTCTAGCGAATCGTCTAAGACCATCTTCTACGGAATATACTCTAGCCTCGCATTGTGGGCCCTTTAATATTTAAGTTATTCACTTAACAGTAGACTATATTATCTCCCTCTTCTTAGGAAGTACTTACTGTAGTCGTTGAATCTAGTATTATTTTTACTAGACTGCTGATTGGGATATTATCCTTTCCAGCAATTAAAAGTATTTTCTATATAAATTTCTTCATATAGCCTCAATAAATTTTAAGGTTCATTTGAGATTGTTCGTATTTTTCCGCAAATACATCGGTCTTCCATTGGACTACCAAAAATAGAAACATCATAAACTCCTCCGGCATATGGCTTAAAAGGCTAGCCAAATATTTTCTATAGTAATTCTATAGATCCAGACTATATCACTCTTTAAAATAGTTTAAAGATTTAGGTACATAGTCGTTGAAGAGAGACTTATATTATCCCTCCTGCTGATTAAGAATTTCTTCTATTCCAGCAATTCTCCTAATTTTCTTAGATTTAATTTATCTAAGCCGCCCTTTTAAAAACGGAATTTCATATTAAGATCTCGATGATCATAAAGTACACGCTGCCTCCCACCGGGATCAGAGGTGTAATCTATAATACTTTCATCACTTAGTATTTCTAATTGTGCCATAGAAATAATTTTTTAGTTAATATATTTTTTAATTTCATTTAGTAATTCATTTATATCAGTATAAACTGGTGCAAAGAAATTTATTTTTGATTTAGGAACATCGGTGTAATATAAAATAGTAATTCCATGTTCCTTACAAAGATTATATTTTAATAAATCCCGTTCACATTGTATCTTATATTTCTCTTCTCCACCAAAATAATTGATAGGTCTAAAATGTTGCTCTCCTTGGCATTCAATTGCTATATTTAAATTTGGAATAATAAAATCCAGCTTTAAATTACTTTTATATCTCATCCAAGAATCAGTCCATTGAGATATGTACTCAAAATTATTTTTATTAAGTATACTTATCACTAAGTCTTCCATTTTCCAATTAAAAAGACATTTAGGACATCTATATTCAGATCTGTTACAAAAATTAGAATAATCTATGTTTATATTATGATTATTATCACAACATAAATTTATTCTAGATAGGTTATTTTCCCATTTTGTTTCAAATCCTAAAAACTTATATCCTAATTCATTACATCGTGAATTTATATTTTCTAATGCCTCTGCTTCTGATATTCCTAATGAGAGTCTACTCGAGCACTTGGAACATAATCCTTTATATTTTGAATCTAATGGTTGAGATGATAAAAAATTATGAAGTTTTATTATTTTGATTTCTCCACATCCTAAACATCTCATATTTAGTCTAGCTGTATGTCTTTTTAAAGATCCATCATCTTCACCACTAAAAATATCTACTAATTCACAATTATCTAATAATTTGCAAATTTCTTTAACTTTTGCAGAATATAATTTTATAAACTCTTCTTTATTGTGACTAGTTATTCTTTTTCCCATTTATCCATAAATATGTACTTTCCCAGAAGCATCCATTAAGTACAAGTAATCCACACCATCAAGATATTTAAGATAATCTTCAAGAGTTTCATGAAACCTTGGAAAACATCCTATAGTATTCTCTCCTTCTCTGTTGATATAACAACTTTCTGGTTCATCTAAAAATTCATCTTCGGATAGTTCACTACGATCACCCCATTTGATAGTTTCAAAGGCACTTGCTAGTGAATACTTACTAAACACATTACCCACCCCATCAGGGTATCCATCAAAATGAACATAACATGATATATACTTAGTGTTATCAGGGATAGTATAAGTTGCTACTTTATCCTTTAAACCCTGATCCTCAATACCACACCATAATCCAGATAGACTCAATTTAATTTCTTTTCCTAAAAATTCACTTGGAATTTCACAGGCAATTCTAGATCTTGTACTCATTTGTTTTTTTATTTATTTAATTCTTTAAATATAACCTTACTAGCTAATTCAGAATGTTGTGGATCTTCAGTTTCTACAAATTTCTTATATTCTTTCTTAACATCGTTTATGGCCTCAGTTCTAGTTTTATCTTTTAGCTTCTCAAAAATACCCTTCTCTGGATCAACCACTACCTCAATAAGATCACTAATTACATCTTGTGTGATTGCGCTAGATGTATTGGTAAACTTACCTCGATACTCACGATAAATTGCTACATCCTCAGAAGTTAATTCTAAGTCTCTATATTCTGCAGCATACTTAATTTCAGCAGGTTCTTTATAAAACCAACCAAGTCCTAAATCTCTAACACGTTCAGCTACCTTCGGACGACCAGCTTCTTCATATCGTTTCGCCAGTGCTTCTACTATATCATATTTTGCCTGAGTAATTTTCTTAAGAGCATCCTGAATTTGATCCTGATAATCTTTTGGCATATTTGGACAATTAAGAATTAAATCAAACATACCACTAGAAAACAAGAAAATAATAAATGCAGGAATTTGTCTCTGCTTACGGCGACGAGATACAACAGAATCTTGAGATAAATCTCGAGTAGCTAAGTATCCAATAAATCGATTAATCTGTTCACGAGCCTCTTGTGCATAAGTTGCATTAAAAGATCCGTCATCATCTTCTTCAATTTCAGCATCCACTTCCTCACCTCGTAATGGTGAATCTGGAGCATATCTTAGGTTTTGCATACGAGAGTGACCTTGTTTATGAAAAAGGTCTTTGATGATATTAGAAACTGTATTAGTTGATGTATGTTGTGGGTTTGCCATAACAATTATTGTAGCAGCTTCTTCTATATCTTGAGCTTTAGTTATATCGTCGTATGCCCCGATTAACCAAATTTCATCTTTTGAGAGTTTTCCTTCATAGATGGATACGTCTAATTTTTTACCATCCTCGTCTTGAGACTCACTCGATTCATCTTCATCAGTGGTAGTCTCTGCTTCGGGATCAATTATAAATTCCCCACCTTCAAGGTCTTCATCCTCATCTAATAAAAAATCATCATTCATATTATTATAATTATTATTAAAGTTAATAAACACAGAAAAATAAAATAAGAATACACATACTCTTATTTTTTTATAATTTTAAATTTTGCATATGTATTCTTATCTCTCATACTTCAGAGCATCAAGTCTCCAAAGGCGAGTTTTAGGTATTTTTAAGGAATAAATTTAGGTGACGGACCTAAATAAATAGAAGTTCTAAATCTTGCTGCTATAGTTTGATTCATCTTATACTTCTTAATTTGATTTTCAATTATCTCATCACAAAGTGTTTGTTGAATTTCATAATCATCAAAAGGAATTATTCGACGACCACTTGAATCTTTCTCAGCTTCATCGTAGAGTACTTGAAAGTTAGCGGAGGGTGTTGAAACATCATAGATAAGTTGAAACGTTTCAAAAATAATATTAGTAATATCTGGTTTTTTCATTATTCTTATTTTATTTTTATTAATTTATATCCATCTCTTACTCCATCTGAAGTAGTTATTCGTGTTTTACTAACTTCAAAATATTCAGAAAGATTTGAAGCTTTTGGAGTTTTAGTTATTCCCAGAGTAGTATATATTTCTCCTAATTTCTCTTTAATTTCTTTGAGGGTATATCTCTGAGATTCTTTAAAATTAGAATAAATAGAAATACTAAGTGGATCCTGAAGCAATTTATCTGAAATTCCATCACGTAATGGTTTATCTTCATATCCAACAGATCTGCATCTATCAGTTCCATAGTAATTATAATAATTTTCAAATCTAGGATCTTCTATTTTATAATGAAGAGATAATGATATTTCTTTATTATCTAAGTACTTATCTCGGAATTCACAGTATAACTTCATCTTATCTCTAAATCTTGTTATTTTAAAGAATTCACTAAGAAAATTATCTATAATAGGATTTAAAATGTTAGTAGTGTCTTGTGATTTAATGATAATTTCACTATAATATATCTTATCTATCACTTGCGCATTTCCCAAAATAATATTTTTATCATAATCTATTATGTCATGGAACCTGAGATCTTTTCCATACTCTTTAAGTAATTTTTCATAAATAATTTTATTTAATGGAAATTCATTTTTAGAAGTCTTCTTAAAATCTTCTTTCTTAAATATATTATCTCGATATTTCCATAAATATTTCTTTATTCTCCTGAGATCTTGATGAAAATCTCTTAATATTCCATCATCATATACGTACCATTCATCTAATGATTTATATCTATGGTACTTATGAGACAAATAGAGATGAAGTAGAGTTTCTTCTAGAATTTCACCCTCCCTAATGGATATTAATTCACAAAGAGGATTATGAGAAGTATACTGATATACTCTTTTCTTAATATCACTAGCAAAACCTACTTTAATTATTTCTTTTCCTTTATTTCCAAATGATTTTATTATATACAACATATTATTTAAATCTAAGTAATTCATAACCTTTTTGTCTCTTTCCATTATTTTCAGAAATCAAAATACTCTTAACCTCATAATATTCTTCTAAATCAGAAGCCTTAGGGTTTTTAGTTATTCCTAATGAAATATAGATTTCTCCTAATCTCTCTTTTATTTCTTTAAGGGTATATTTCTGCGAAATATGAAATATCTGATATATCATAGAAGACAAAGGATCTTGTTTTAATTTATTTTGTATACCTTCTCTGAGTGGTTTATCCTCATATCTTAATGATTTTATCCTATCTGTCCCATAATAATTATAATAATTTTCAAATCTTTGATCAGAAATTTTATAATGAAGGGATAACGATATTTCTTTATTACTAGAATAAATATCTCTGAACTCACAATATAATCTCATCTTTAACCTAAAATCTCCTATACTATAAAATTCTTGAAGAAAATTATCTACTACTTGAGTATTTTCATCCTTATACTCACAAATTTCTCCATTAAGTATTTTATATATACTTCTAGTAACACTAAGATTATCCTGATAATCTATTTGTGCAACTTCCCATGCTCTCCAATCACTAACTTCAACTAAGTAATTAAGTATTGCATAACCAGTTTTTCTAGATACTGCTACCAAATCATATTGATATAATTTAGAATCTCTAATAAGTTTTTCAGAATACTCTATTTTTCCTCTTTCTGACATTTTCTGATATTCTTCTAATAATACTGAAGTTTTTCTTCTCTTCTCTAAAACATACTTCTCAAAATCCTCTCTTGTTATCTTGCTAATATCTCGAAGTGTTTTATAGAAAATAATTATATCATTCTTAAATACATTTTCCTTTAACCTCTGTCTACCAATGATTTGAGGGAGATCAAGAGAGATATCAAGAGCCATTGACTCTATATTAGCATCACTAAGAATTATAGTACTAGCACAAGGAGAATAGAAATCAGCTCCTAAATATGTTGTTCTGGTACAGAAGGTAAACATTTTATGAGACTGTCCTTCAAGCGGTATAGTTCCTATTGTGTGTTTTATTTTTTTAAGTTTTCTTTCATTTTTAGGAGTCTTAGAACATATTATATTTACTTCATTAGAATTTAAATTATTTCTCTTAATTAATTGAGTAATCATAGAAACACTATTACAAAAGATTACTAATTCCTTACTCAGGTAGATATTTCCTTCATTATCTATCTTTTGAGGGAATTTACCATTTTTATAATCTTGTATTATCTTACCCGTATCAGTAACCAACGATTTAACTTGTTTTCTTTGCACCTTAATTTTCTCTACATAATTAGGAGACCACTGTAATTCATAATAGGGAAGATCTCGGAAATAATCTAACTGATCTAAGTATCTATCCAACATCGGAGTGGCAGATAAATATAAAACATTATGACAATCTTTAAGATACTCTACAAAATCTAATTCCACATCACTTTTAAAATATGAATCTAAAAATATACTTTGAAATTCATCTACAACTACCCTAAAATTATTTATTGATGATCCTAATGCATCTAAAATATATTTAAGAGAATCATAAGTTACTAGAATCTTACATGGTTTCTGAAGATTCATTAAGCAATTAGTATAATGAGATAAAGTTCTTTCTTTAAGATCTAAAACTGCAGAATAATTATTAGAAACATCATCCTTATCATCACTACATCTATCATCACTGCTTTTATCAAACTCTATTATCTTTTCACTGTCATTTCTTAAATAAAGAATGTTAAAATTTCCTTTCTTATGATGTTGTCCTTCTTTATTTTCTAAAAGAACTTTACGGGGAGAACAGAGGATTACATTTTCATTATTCCTTAAACAAAACTCTGTAAATCCACAGCCTGTTACTGTTTTATCTATTATACAATGTCCGAGAGGACATTGATATTCTGCCCATTGAGATATGTATTCTACATAATCAGGGACTTCAATAATTATTTTATTCATACTATATTATTTTATTCATATATACAATACAGATTCCAGTTTAATTTACACCCAACGGTTGGGTGTAAATGGAATCAATTGTTATTTTCATTATTCAGGTTTTAGAGGGAAAAGAGGAGAGTTTTGATACTTTTTTCTGTGAAACTTAGGATATTGCTAAATAAAACAATACTGATACTTTTTTTGTTCTCAAAGATAGATGGAATTTTCTATTAGCGGAGCCTTGAGTGAATCCCCGAAGAGTTCCCGATTACGACGAAGGAGTAACGGAGAAGGGAACGTGGGTGAACGTTGCTCCGAGAGAAGAGGCTTTGGATAACGAAACGAAGTGGAGTGATGGTGGGGTAGTGAGGAAGAATGACGAACGAAGGCGGGAGCCTCTTCTTATCTCTATTGATTCCATTTACAGCAAGAAAAAAAAAGAAAAAGGGATATTACTCCCCTTTCTTTTTTAAATTTAAATCAAGAAACAAAGCAGCATAGCCTGCCACTAATGCAGTTCCAGCACACATTAAAGTTGCTCCTTGAGCCATCTTTAATGTACTTTCTAACACTGCCATTCTGTTTCCGTTTGGTTTTTTGAATTCAAAAAGTTTTTTCTTTGTGTTTTCAAGTTTAGGAGGTTTGAAAAACTTCCGTCTACCACCACACTCTTCGTCATTTTTTGATTCACTTTGGTTTTGTTCTGATTGTTTATTTGAACCCCTATGTTCTCTGAGATATTCGTTTTCTTTTCTCAGATTTTTATTAGAATTCACTAATTTAGAATTGATTTTTCTCAATTCTTGATTATCAGCACAATAACTTTTTTCTTTTTCATCCATAGATTGATAGTATTCACTGAATTTTTTCAGCTTCCCTGTCAACCTACCTAATTTTATTCTCAAAGATTTATTTTCGACAGCTAATATTTTAGCATTTCTGTTTAATGCTTGATTATTAGACTCGAGTTCTCTGATTTTGAAATTTAGTGAAAGATTATTATCACCTAATTTCCCCTTTATTTTCTTGGGGTTATTATAATGATTAATAGTTTTTTCATTTAAATTTCTTGAACTGTTTCCATTCTCATCCCGAAGTATAGCATTTTCTTCTACAATCAAATTTAATTCTTTGGAAAGTTCTTTAATAGTCTTTTCCTGTGTTTTGATTTTGTTTTCTAATGTTTTTACTTCATTTAATGGTTTTGAATTTTCTAGGATTAGCTGAATTTGATCAGAAAGATTTTTATTTTCTTTCTCATATTTTTCAGCTATGATACGATAAAAATCAATATCTTCCTGCGCTTCAGTTCTTGTGGCTAATATTTTTCTTAGCCTTTCTTTTTCTTTTTTAAGTTCTTCGTAATTCTTCAGTTTTCTTTCTAATTTAGAAACTTCTAATTGTTCTGTTCTTAAAAAGTCTTTAGTTTCCTGAAGTTCTTTTTCAAGTTTTTCGATCTTTTTGTTTTCTTCTGGAATTTCTTTGATCAATTGACTAACGTCATCGAGTAAATCTTCGATATTATCTTTTTTCCAAAGATTTGTTATTCCATGTGTTTTCGAACAACTTGGGCTAGTTTTGCAGATCTCTAATAACTTAAGTAATTTTTTCATTACAACTGAGTTACTGGAGATCTCTTTTTTATACCACCATTGATATTCTCTTAGTTCACTTTTCTCTTTATTGACTATATCCCGAAGTTCTAGTAGAGAAGTTATTCTGTTTCTTTCCAGATCTTTCTCATTATACTTCAAGTATTCAATTACTGTTTCTCTAAAGATCATGTGATTTTCCTGTGATTCAACCAGTATTCCACAATCAATTAGATACTTTACTCCATCCTCATCAGTCCCAAGCATTTCTGCTGCTTCTAGGGCACTAATGTAAAGGCACTTATCTTTGTACCTTTCAATTTCTCTCTCAACTTCCACAATACATGGAAATTTTTCGATTAATTTATTAACTGATTCTTCTGTATAATAAGCTATATTTGTTTTTTTATCTTTTATATTTATCTCAGTTAATACTCCTTCTTTCCCCCAGTTAGTAATTGTTTCTGGGGTAACACCGAACCATTCTGCTAGTTCTGTTCTTTTTACTAATTTTAAATTTTTCATTTTATTTAATTTTTTATTTGTTAATATGTCAAGGGGATATTATCCCCTCAAGTTGTTATTCTAAGCTTACCACTTTATAACCCTTCTGTTTATATTCCTCGAGTGTTTTTTCATTAAGTATTAAGTACTTAAATTTATCTGGTAGATACCTATCTACTATTTTTCCAGTTTTTTTACTAATCATTTTAGTAATAGCGTGAGCATAAGGATCAAGTCTATTTATCTTCACAATATCTCCTACTTTGACGTCTCTGTATTTATCACCAGTTCCTCTGGTATTAGGATCATCTGTGTTGATAATTTGTCCGAGATAGATTATATAATCCCCTCTTCTAAGAGATGCCTCACCAACTTTGTTTTTATGATATTCTTCTCCCCACTGATCCCAAACCAATGCTTCACCAATAATATTACCGTGGATTGTTTTAATTTCCTCCTCTGGTTCTTCTACTCTCATAATAATTATTCTGCCATTCCTAACAGAATAAAATTCATATCCTCTTGGAATAATTAGTTCTTTAAATAATTCTAATTCTTTCATAATTTTGTTCTTTGTTAATTTGTTATTTGGGAAATATTTCCCTGTGTCACCAGGATTTCTCCTGGGATTGTTTATATTTAAAATAAAGATTGAAGATACTCTTTAAAATATTTTTTCTCTATTTCAACTTTATTTCTTAATAATCCAATATTCCGCCCACCTGTTTTTTCATTTAACCAACTTTTAAATTTAATTGGTGACCAATGTAGTGGAAATATAAAATCTCCTTGTTTTAGGAGATTAATGATTATTATTTTCTTACCATGAATATTTTCTACTCTTGGTTCTATTGAATTTCCAAAGATTTCTTTAATCTCATTTTTGTATACTTTATCTAAGTATTGAAATTTAAGGATATTATCTTCGTTATATTCAATTTTAATTTCTTGATTACTTGTTGTGTGTTTCATTAATTCTTTCATTTTGTTATTTATATCTTGTTAATATGTCAGGAGGATTTTACTCCTCCGATTGTTCTTTTGGTTCTGGTACTTTTAATTCCATTTTCTTTAATTCATTTAATAATAATTGTGCCTCCATAGCCAATAAGGAGAACATCCCGCGAAATTTTCCCAAACCTAAACCTAAAAATCTGTGAGAATGAAGAATATTAATTCTAAGATTTCTTTTAGATTCAAAATCTAAAATTTTTCTTAAATGAACAGTAATTTTACCTCGCTGTAAATCAGTATAGATAATTTTTTCAATTTTTCTGTGAATAATCTCTAAAGATTTTATTTTATCTTTAGTTCTAGTTCCCTTCTTAAATTGTACTGATATTCCCTGTCCATAAAGAATAGGTTTTGCTATACCAAATCTTACATCGAGTATACCAATCTCTTCATTTGATAAATTTTGAATGAAATTTAGTTTTTCGATTTTTTGTCCTCTTCCTACTTTAATTTTTTGTTTTAGGAGGTTAATAATTTTGTTGATGTTAATATTACTATAATATTTTTCTTCTTTTCCAGTAGTTATTACTACCATAAATTCGTTTTCTCCAATTGCAATACAAGATTGTATTGTTTTAGGAAATATTTCTGATAAGTCCATTACCACATCTCTTGCAATTTCTTTTCCTATTTTACTATAATAAGTAAATCTGGTTACTTTAATTGTTTTCATAATTTGTTATTTTATTTTTTGTTAATATGTCTAGGAGAATTTAGTATTTATTCTCCCACTATAGTTGTTATACTTGTATAAAATCTACTAATTCCACATTGACTTTAGTATACTCATCTTTTATCTCTTCTAAGGAATTACCTATAACTTCTAATACTTCATAGCTCTTGTTTCCAAGTTCAGTGCCAAATTCATTGTGAATTTTTGCGATTACTTCCTCCATTAGGATCATTACTTTTTCTCCTAACTCTATAAACTTTTTATAGTTATTAGATTTTTGGTTAAGTAATTTTTCTTTCTTTTTTAGATCTCCTACCAAGTTGCATTTAAGTAATTCTATTTCAATAGTTTGTTCAAAAATAGATAATTTTGATTTATTTTTTGAATATTGTATACTTAAGTCATTTAATCTTTCGATTAATTTTATTAATTCTAAATCTTTCATAATTTTAATTTTTTTTATTTGTTAATATGTCTAAGGTTCCTGTAATATCCCAATAATTACAAGAAAAAGAAAATTGGAAATACTAGAATTTTATTCTAATATCTCCAGGATTAATGCTGTGGGATGGAATCGAACCATCTACTGTAGCTTCATCACCAGTAGCACCTGCACACTAACACTCATCTTTTCTTTCATATATTAGGCTTTGAGATGATTATAGGCGGAGACCTAGTTTTCTCAAAAATCGATAAAACTCTGTCCTTATCCGCTAAACGCTTAATTAATGTACTAGAATATGCAAATATTCGAAATAATAATTAACTAAATATTTAATTATATGTACTCCTATCATGCTATTATATATTCCTGGACTTGTGTAGTTCCAGGAAAGGATTTTGGAAAAAAATATATTGGTCAAACAAGAAATGAGAAACAAAGATATTCTGCATTTTTCAATTTGTCACGTCAATATGCTGGTGTCAAGTTAGAAGATTCTAGACAAAAATATGGACCTGAGGGTTTCAAACGAGAAGTCCTAAGGGAAATTGAGGAAGAAGATTTAACTAAACTTCAAGATCAGATAAGTAGATGGGAAGTATATTATATAAAACAATACGATACAATAGAAAAAGGATTTAATACTCAACCAGGTGGGGGAAAGTATTATAGAAATGTATCTACTGAAATAATTAAATCCCCTAAACAAGAACTTCCAAAAGAAGAAGATCCAGATTCAAAAGTAACTATTTATAAAATAAATATTATTAATTTTATTAAATTCTTTGGTTGGTCTCATTGGAGAAGTTGGGATGCAGAGAAGAAAGTATTTGAAAAAATAACACTATCAGATATTCCATTAGAATCTAGAGATGAAATTAAAGATTCGATAGAGAATAGAACTGATATTCCTGGAAATTATAGATATTTTTCTGAGAAAGATTATAATGAGTTATTGGAATTATCTAAAATTAGATGTTGTCTAAATAGAGATAGTACTAATACTTATGATACACGAACTAAATCTATTATTAAGATTAATTATTCTTGGAAATCAGGTTATGGGAAATATATTTCTGGCTGGAAGAAATTTGATTCAATTAAGGAAGCTGCCGAACAGTCTGGATATACATATTCAACTATTAGACGATATTGTAACTTTGGATTAGAAGGATATATGTTAGCTTATGATTTTATCAAGAAATACTTAAAAGTTCAGTATGATATTACTATAAATTAGAAGAGCATGTGCTCTTCTTTTTTTCTTTTTTATCTCAAAGAAGAAATAAAAAAAAGCGCCGAAGCGCTATGTGTTAAATTTGTGGGCCCAGAGGGGTATGATCCCCCGACCTTCAGATTATGAGTCTGCTGCTCTAACCTACTGAGCTATGGGCCCTTGTGTGTCAAGTTTGTTTTTTTTTGAAGATAAATTATAAACGCTAAGTCATATTTCATACTTAATTTAATTGCGAAGGGTTTCAACCATTCTCCAAGATTTTACTCTCAGTCAAGTCATACGATATCTCACTTTCCTCACAAACGTTTATAGCCGATATCACCTAAACTTTTATTTATCTCCATTTATTAGGTTATCAAGCCTTGTGGGACGGGGAGGATTCGAACCTCCGAAGCCGAAACACTTGATTTACAGTCAAGCCCATTTGACCACTCTGGTACCGTCCCAATTGATCTTTTAGTTAATAAATGTCGTGATTCCGTTGCGATTCGAACGCAAGACCCACGCCTTAGAAGGGCGTTGCTCTATCCAACTGAGCTACGGAACCAAAAAATTATTTAAGTTGTCGGGATGACAAGATTCGAACTTGCGACCACATGCTCCCAAAGCACGCATTCTACCAACTGAACTACATCCCGAATATATTTATCCATATATTAGAATTTAAGGGGTTTTAAAAGGAGAAAATCTGTAATTTTTCCCATCCG